GTCTTGTGTTTGAATGTCATTTTGCTATTATAACGATGTAGGCAATAATGCAGACAAACAAAACAAGGTAACAAAATATGTCAAAATTACTAAAGAAAATTAAAAACGCGCAAGTAGCTGACAATAACGGCGTTGTAGTTGGCACAGTACACAACGTATATGACAACGAAGGTCAAACAGTAATTGTGTACAAGCTAGTAAACGGTAATGATGACGAAGCCAACTTGAGCTGGTTGCTTTGGAACAATTACTCGTTCACCCGTAACGGCAAAGTACTTGACAATATGAAAATTTTAGCTGCGTCAGTTTAGTAAATTATCAATTAAAACAAAGCGCCTACGGGCGCTTTTTCATGCCTGAGTTTCGGTGCTAAATAATAAACACAAACGAGGTTTATTACACATGGCAGTGAACGGAAAACAGAAGGGCAACTCCTTCGAAAGAACTATATCAAATATGCTCAGTGAACGCTTCTGCGAGCACTTAGGACTCGAGCAAGGGTTTAGACGTAACCCGGACTCAGGAAGCTTCTTTGGGGGTTCTAATAAGTCTAGGGTGGAAACCCACGACACCGACTTCGCTGTTTATGGTGACCTCATTTGTCCACGTTCCTTTATTTTCAGCATTGAATGCAAATCCTACAAAACGCCACCTACTCTAGATTCCATAGCTAAACAGTCAGTTAAGCAGTGGGATACCTGGATTAGTCAAGCCGAGCAAGACGCTGAGATGGGCAATAAAGAGTCCCTACTCGTCGTAAAATATAATCGTACAGAAATCATGTGCTTCTTGAAAAAGAGCTTCCATGCTACTTCGGATTGGAAAGAAATTGAAGGATTCGCCAAATACAAGGACTATATATTAATGAGTGTTACAGATTTCTTATCAGTTTCTGATGAGAAGTTTTTTAAAGAATAAATTTTTAAAACCGTTGGAATTGCTTACGAGCATGGTTAGTACTAGAGGTTAAATTGTCAACGCTACAATCCCTAGTGATGATGGATTCCAACGTTAAAAGGCAGCACAGACTTTACACAATACTGACGGCGTGAACGGGTACTAAAGACACCCAAAAACGTGACAAGATTATTAATCAGTGTGTAAGGTAATGGCAAACTGTGTGGGCCTTTAGTGAGATAGGCACCTCGGTTCTGTTAAGCTTTACACTCGTGTTTAACGGAATATTGGTTGGAGAAGCCAACCCGCATTGAAGACGGCATTGAAGAATGCACCGTTTGGATGAGCTTGCGAGTGCCCCGGGCGAATGGGTAACATAGTGGGTGTTTCGTCCGGTGATATGACTTATATGGTCAGGTTCCATCGTGCTTGAGTACTACATTACATAGTAAGAAAGAGAGTATAAAACGAACTACCATAACGGACAAGGCCTCAATAACCTTGGTTTGTATAGTGAAATTAGACGAGCTTAGAACTTAGATAGCTAATAAGGCTATGAGTAATTATGCAATTTACAGAGATTGGAATACCGGATATAAGTTAGAGGTAAGAGAGGGACTTGTGGTGTTTTTTAACATGCACTAAGATGTCAACTGTCCGTGAGGGCGGTTTCCCGCACTGTACAAAGAAATTTCTACAGTGTATGACCCCTTGAAGGTCTGCTTATAAAACTTAAGTAGAACTCAGTGATGGCCTCGCAAGGTAGTTATTACCCTAGTTAGTAATCTTGACGGGTAATCACAACGCCTTGGATGTACCACAAAAGGATATCGCTCTGCAAGAAAAAGAGTTCATCATCCGCAACCTTACGGACGCACGTATATGACGCCAAGTCAACGTAGCAAATGATGAACGGCAACGATAGCTGCTTAATGGCAACCGCGTTGGTCATTAGGCAGTCGCAATACTTGAAACAATACGACATGGGCTTAGACAGAGGGCTAAGCAGGCGAATTACATAATGTAGCCTATAAGCAAGTCGAAACCATAGTATGTCACTTCTTTAGTTTATTCTAATCCATTACTTTTGTTAAGAAACTATGCGCTTCCGCCGCAGGGTAATGTGTTAAGGACCTGCTCGAAATTGAGATGTAGTGATCTCAACGTTAGACAGTTATTAGACAGGGGAAAACGAAACTAGCATTCTGTATAAAAATGTGATGTTTTAAAGATTTGGTATATTAGTTTTAAACCAGCGTTTGACGCCGAGAGGTTTAGTTGGGGAATAACACAGCTTCTGATTAAGTTCTTTAGCTTGTGCCGGAGGATGTTGCAGACTGTAATGTTATAGAGTGAACTCACTTAGTTGGGAGGTGATTTATAATACTGCGCATCGTTATGTTGATACGATTAGTAAAAAATTAAACGTAAAAAATGAAGTAAAAAATTAAAGTAAAATATTATTTGTAAAGATTAGACTGTAAATTCCGAACCCAGTAAAAGAATTCAAAGATAATCGTATTCAACAAACAAACTCATTTAAAACTAGCTGAAAAGTTATGGCATTGGGAAACGAGCACTCGCACTAGTCAATGGTATTCGCTAGGCTGCACATCCATAAAAATGCAGTAGAGAACGGGGATCGACGGCGACGGAATGTTCTTATTTTTTTGTTTTTTAAGAATTTTTTGTTAATCTAGTTGTTTAAGGCTTGCCCATATCGGGCGAGCCATAATCTTCTAACCTTGGAATGCCTGCATACACATAATAGTCACTTCGTGCTATTAATATTAATAACAATAATTAAAATATAATCAATCATTCGAAATAATTAATAAGAGTTAAGCTATCGATAGATATTATAGACGCAGCAAGTTCCTTGCGAAGTCTACTAATAGCTAGCGAGTAACGGCAACGGAGTTGCAGGAACATTACTATCATTCATTATTATAAATGATTCATCATATTCTAGGTTGAATATCAGTAAAAATATCTAAGCGGATCGGCTAGAACATAGGACGGGATTAATAGGAATTCAGGCAATAAAAAAGGGCCAATGCTATGACCCTTCCTTGTAGTACTCTTTGAGCTTTTTAACTAATTGCTGCCGTTCTCGGGATGACATCATCCAACATGTTTCGTAACCAAAGCCACCTTGTCCATAAATAGCCAAGTACTGGATTTCATCAGTTAATTTATCTTGATTCTTCTCAAGACCCCGAATCATGGCCATTACCTGTTGTGGGTCGCCTGATCCGAGGAGCGCGTAAAAAAACTCATTTGATCGAAGTTAACATCAATAGTATGTTCGTGCTGGCAGTTTTGGCATTTCGTATCCAATTTACTCTGCACGCCGTGATTATTCATGTCGTCCACCTTTTCCTTTATCTTCGCTGACGATTCCCTGTCAATTTCCATGAAGAACTCAGTTATAAATTGCGGCTCAGTAACAACGTTGCCAGCAAGAGATACACTCGCAATAGAGCTCATAAGTATGTCTCGGTTCAACGTAGACATCTCTTTGTACATTTTACTGAATACAGCTAAGCGCTCATCGTCACTTACGCCAGAATCGGGTGATAAAGCACGCAGACTCTTACTTTCCTTGTAGCCAATATCAAGTATTTTCTTGTATTGACTAAAGTCGTACGGGTGCAACATCACTTCCAGATCACCATCCAACTCTACAACATTAAAGCCCTCGCCAAAACGTCTAACACTAGACAACACCATATCTAAATCAAGTGTTTTCTTTTGTACATGGCCGCATTTAGGACAAGTTTCGTCAATGTCATGCTCCTTGCCGTACGAGTTGCGACGGATTTCAGTCATCAACAATCTAATGTCAATGTGTAAAAGCTTGGTTGGGTCACTAATTGCAGGACAGCAACTCTTTATAACCGAAACAATGCTTTCGCCATTTAGTAAGCCGTCTGGGTTGTTTAGTAAAGTTTCGTCTGAACCTGTCATGGGCTTAATACCCACTTCAAGTTGATCATTATCTGCTGTGATGAAGCCTTCAGGATAAGCACCGATGTCAGTGCCTAAAAGACGCACCCAGGATTTAGGCTTCCTGAACGCCCCTGCCAAAGGGTTGTTGGCTGTCATTTGTGTCATTCTGTTACTCCGTTTTAAGATATACGTGTATTTAGTTAAATTCAAGCACTGTTTTTAAAGTGCTAAATATTCATATAGGATAAGGTTTAGTACGGAATTATGGAAGAAGTAAGCCCGGTAATTATTACCGATATAGACAGTGTCGCCATAAGAACACTAGCTCAAGAAGAGACGTTAAAGTCCCTAATAAAACTCGTTCAGAAATCCTACAACTTAGACAAAGCACACGGTAAAAAAGTAGAAGATCAGTTAAAACGCATTGCTGACAAGCTTGATGACCCAACCGGCATGGGCGAGATAGGCGATGTTGTTGATTCCATAGAAGGACTTGACTTCGACGAGCTAAAACAAGAGCTAGCCGATATCGGCGAAACACTCGAAGACAATTACAAAGAACAAGTTAAAGAAAACAAGCGCCGCCCGTCTTCAGGACCTGGTCCTGCCAACGCGCCAATGAATAACCGTGAACCTGATTTATCCGGGAAATTAGACACCATGTTAGGTGGCTTTATAGGCCGTATGGATATGGGTTTCGGCGGTATAATGGCCAAAACAGGCCAAATACTGAGCGCGTTTTCGATAGCTGCACTGGTAGGAAACTTGGCAAACCTAGCCGAGAACTCACGATCAGCTGGCGCACTTATACAAAGTTTTGGATCATCTGCAGAAATAGCAGGCAACTTTATTTCCAACACTGCTGATAACGTCCTTCGTTTTGGTACAAGTGTTGAGGACTTAAACAGCATTTATAATGAGCACGCCATCGCGCTTAATGCGTACCAAAGAGCCACAGGAAAAAGCTTCGCCCAAACAGTTTCGGGCATGGCTGATTTTGGTGATATTGTCGGCGTAACTTCGAGACAAATGCTTGAGTATAGCGCAAGCGAATTCTCCCGTCAACGTCTTTTAGGGCAAATAGACCAACTCAATCAAAACCAAATGCAGAACTTAGCACGCCGCGCCATAGAAAATATGACGGAATACAGTGCTAGATTGGGTATTGGGATTGAAGAGATAGACAAAGCAGTAAACGGGTTAATGGATGCGCCAGATACTCGTTTTATTATGAGCTCATTAAGCTTAGCTGGGCAAGAAGCTGTTAAAGAAATGACAATGGCTTTTGCCGACGCGCCTGAGGTGTCTAAAACATTAAGAGACCAACTTGCTAATTTACAACTAGGCCGCCCGATTGATCAGGAGCTCGTAAGAGGTCTAGCATCAAGTGGTTTAGGTGATGTTATACCAGCGCTAACTGAAGAACTAAACAGCGTGATGTCGGGTGATACGACCGCCATTGAGCGCTTGCGTAATACATTAGCAGTTCGTTTCCAGCAAATGACAGACGACCAACGAAAAGCAACTCTAGCAGTAGCACAAAGCGTCGGCGGAACTTATTTGCAGTTTGCGAATGACGCGCTTTCTTTAACCGAAGATATGCGCAGTAGCATGACTGATGAACAGCGTGCCGCTGAACGCAGAATACGAAACCAAGCTGCGTTTATACGTGAGTTCAACAATCGCTTGACTACAATGTTCCAAGGCTTGCTTACTCAAGTACTAAACTATTTCGTTGGTTTTGATGATGTAAACAAGCTGTTTAATAAGGAAGGCGAATTCACTGAAGAAGCTGTCAACAAGATGAGTAAATTCTTCAGTGACATACGTAGTTTTATAGACGGGTTTGTGTCCGGCTTCGGTACAGTATTTGACGTCCTAAAAGTGATTGGATCCGGTCTTTTATGGGTGGCTGACACTATTGGGTCAGTTATGTCTGTCTTTGGGATAGAAACTGAAAATGCGGCTAATACGCTTGGTTACGTAGCGGGATTATTAGTAGGCGGCGTAATGTTATTGGCTACCCCGGTTAGACTATTAGTAGGCGCGTTTAAAATGGCAGGTCGTGTATTGATGGCTTTTGACATTGTTGGCCTGTTTAAGTCACTACCCTCGATGGTACGTGTGTTTGCTGGTGGTGTAATAAAGGCAACGACCTCTGCTTTCAGCACAATATCAGGCGGATTAGCTCGTTTGTTTACTGTGTTAGGACCGCAGATGTTAGGCGGCGTATCGACTTTCCTAAACAAGTCATTATTCTGGTTAGGCGCGGTCGCACAACGGGCATTGCCTTGGTTGCTGTCTAGAATCCCTGCTTTGTTTGGTCCGGTAGGTATCGCTATTAGTACATTAATAACCGGCATAATAGACGGCTATATGAACTCTGACGCTGATACTTTTATAGGGAAAGTAATAGACAGCATTATGAGTCTGCCGCGCACTTTTGCAGGCTGGATTTATGACATGGTCGACACTGTCGCTAGCTGGCTTGGTTTTGACTCTACATCGTTTACTAACGCATTGCGTGATATTAACTCACCACTTGGTATACTGTTTGATTTGCTAACTTTTGTTGGCCAACAAATATCAGCCGTGGGCGACTGGGTAGCACAGAAATGGGATGCTGCTAAGTCGTGGTTTACTGGTGACGACGACAGCGCAACCGTAATGAAAGACACCGCTAAACAAGTCAATAATGATGTAGTAGAGCACGCGTCCGGTGTTGCCAAAGACTATGCCAATAATGTTAAGCGTCAAGCCCCTAGGATGAACAGCGGCAATATACAACGCGATGCGCAACTAATTAGAAATGCTTCGGTTTCCAACATAGTAAATAACACTAGAGCCGGTAATATAGATAACTCTACATTTACTGAGCAACGAAACTCGCAAATAACTGAGGCAGAGAAATTAAAAGAGGCGGTAGTAACTGCGCAAGAGACTGGCAACACAGCTAACCTTGATGCGCTTGTTGAAAAACTAGACCAACTTATAGCTGCTCAGACAGAGAATAATAGATATTCTCGTGAAATAAGCTCTAACACAAAGGGCACAATTAAGGGAATAGGTTAATAAATGACTTGGAAAAAGTATTTTAATCAATCGCCGACTAACACGAATCCAGGATCATTCAAATCTTCTGGCGCAAGCCATGGGAGCTTCGATAAAGATGCAGCATGGCTACCAGAGTACTACTCCGGTTCACAAGACAGAATACACCGTTACGCGCAATATGACACAATGGACTTGGATCACGAAGTTCATTTAGCGCTTAACACTATTGCAGAATTCTGCGTACAGGACGACGAAGACAATAAGCTGCCGTTTGAAGTTAGCTGGGTAGAAGATCCTACTGAGAGTGAAACTGAAACTATTAATCGTTTATTGCGCCAATGGTGCGAACTAAACGAATGGCGCAGACGTGCGGTTACTACATTCCGTGGCACTATAAAGTACGGCGACCAGTTCTTTATACGAGACCCTGAAACTTTCAAGCTTCACTGGGTAGATGTGGCTGATGTAAAATACGTAATTGTTAACGAAGCTGACAACAAACGTATTGAGTTTTACGCCATGGCTAATATCTCGTTTAACTTAAAAGACGGTGTTGCTAGTGATTTCGATCCTAATAACACTCACAACGCTAATAACCTGTCAGTGCAACATTGGTCTAAATCGGCTAAGACTACAGGTGTTTCGTCAGCTAATACTGATGAAGAGATTACTTACATATCGGCTGACCACGTAGTTCATATAAGTATGTCCGAGGGCATGAATATGACATGGCCGTTTGGCGTTAGTGAGCTAGAAAAAGTGTTCAAGATTTATAAGCAGAAAGAACTGCTTGAAGACAGTATTTTGATTTACCGTATTCACCGAGCACCTGAACGCCGTGTATTCTTTATTGATACTGGTGACTTACCGCCACACAAGGCAAAAGCTCACTTGGAATCAACTCGTATGGAAGTACAGCAAAAGCGCATACCGCAAAAAACAGGTAATGGTGAAAACAATATCATGGACTCGGCGTACAACCCGCTAAGCATGATTGAAGATTACTTTTTCGCAGTAACAGCGAGCGGTCGAGGCTCTCGAGTTGAAACACTTCCAGGCGGCCAAGGCCTAGGCGAAATTGATGACTTGAAATATTTCAACAACAAATTAATAAGAGCGTTGAGTATTCCTAGTTCGTATTTGCCTACTGGGCCAGAAGACGGTACGGCGCCTTTCCAAGACGGTAAGGTGTCTAATGCGTTTATCCAAGAGTTCAGATTTGATAGATATTGTCGTCGTTTGCAAAATATTGTTATAGACGAATTAAACCATGAATTCAAGATGTATTGTAAGCATTCCGGTATCCGCGTAGATACTGGTACGTTTGACATCCAATTCTGTGAGCCTCAGAACTTCAGTAACTATCGTGAAGTTGAGATGAATATGCAGTTCGCTAGCGCGTATGCACAAATGTCGGATTACGAACATATCTCTAAACGATTTGCTATGAAGAAATACTTAGGCTGGGATGATAACGATATACTAGAAAACGAACGTCTTTGGAAACAAGAAAACGGCATTAAAGACGAGGCTGGTGAAGAAATCGCCAGAACCACAGTTGCACGTGAAGCTGGTCTAACTAGCTCTGCGATTAAACAGTACCAAAACAAAGCTAGGGAAGAATAATGCGTATAGATGAAATATACGATCCTGCTAGGGATAGAAGTGTAGTTAGATTATCTACAGACGTTCGCAGACCTCAGCTGACACTTAAACACCTACAACAGATGCGCAAGTCTAGGGACTTCAAAAGAATCGAAGAGATTGAGCGTATGAAGCTGATGCAAATAATGTACGGTGGCGATGTAGGCGGAGGCGGCCCTGGAGGCGGCCTAGGCGGCGGAGGTTTCGGCGGAGAAATTGATTTTGACGACGGACCTGCTTTAGGCGAAGAATAGTAAAAATAGTTATAAGTAGTAAGAATGCGCTTTTTGGACCAAAACCAGGCCCCTAGAGCGCATTTTTTTATGCGCTTCATAAATAGAACATAGAAAAACTGTGATTTTTCAATAGGAGTGTAAGAACATGAACAAGCTAGAACAAGTATTTGACCTTCTTATTAACGAAGACAATACTGCTGCTTCGAAACTCTTTCACGAAATCGTTGTTGAGACAGCACGTGACATTTATGCAGATGTTTCAAAGGCTGTTGGTGTTTCTGAATCTTCAGATGAAGAAGACGCAGAGGAAGACGATTCCGAAAAGAAGGACAAAGTAGTTAAAGAAGAAGACATGGGCGATTTGTCTGACGAAGTATCTGACGAAGTATCTGATACTGAAGTAGACGACGAAATGTCTGACGACGATGTTGAAGTAGACGACGAAGTATCTGACGAAGATGCAGGCGACGTTGAAGACCGCGTCGAAGATCTTGAAGCTGCGTTTGCTGAATTAGCTGCTGAGTTCGAAGAACTTGCAGGTGATGATGTAGACATGGACGCTGATCCAGAAATGGACGGCGGTGACTTAGACAGCGAAATCGATGATCCAGAAATGGGTTCTGACGAAGAGCTAGCTGGCACACTATAAGGGATAATGATGAATAAGCTGTATGAATATATGGGACCTGAACGTTCGCAAATTCGAATTACCGAAGGCGCAGACGATAATGGTCGTGCTTTTTATATGGAAGGCATCTTCATACAAGCTGACGTTCGAAATCATAACCAGCGCGTTTATCCAATGGACGAAATCAGCGGCGCCGTTGCTCAACTTAAAGAGCGTATGGAACGCGGAGAATCAGTCCTAGGTGAGCTGGATCATCCCGATGAACTAACAATTAACTTGGATCGTGTTAGTCATGTTATCACCGACATTTACATGAAAGGCAATAACGGAATTGGCAAACTTAAAGTGATCGAGAATACCCCGTGTGGTAAAATCGTTCATGGCTTGCTTAGTTCTAATGTTCGTCTTGGTGTGAGTTCGCGCGGTTCTGGTAACGTAGACAACCAGGGCTATGTAAGTGACTTTGAAATCGTAACGGTTGATATAGTTGCCCAACCTTCTGCCCCGGAAGCATATCCGCAAACAATTTATGAGAGTCTTTTTAACATGCGCGGTGGCGCTGGAATTTATGAAGCTGCTGCGCAAGCTGCGCACGGTGACAAAGTTGCAGATAAACACCTACCGTCAATGCTAATGGCACTCATAAAAGAGTTAAAACCTTAAAAGGAGAAAGCCGAATGAGTGTTAACAAAGTTTTAAAAAATGCTCAACTAAGTGAGTCTGATCGTAACATGGTTCAAGAAGCATGGGACAAACAGATCGCTGAGGCTCGTAGTTCAATTGGTGCTGAGCTTCGTCGTGAGTTTGCTCAAAAGTATGAGCACGACAAGTCAACTATCGCAGAAGCTGCTGAAAAATTCGTAAGCGATCAATTACGTGAGTCTATGACCCGTATCGCTAATTACGAAAAAGAGCTTAGCGAAGCCAAGGCGAAGTTGCATAAACAGAATGCTAAGCAATTAAAAGCTATGCAGGAATTTGTGCTTCGTAAGCTTAAAGGCGAAGTTGGCGAGTTGCATGAAGATCGTAAACGTATGAACGAATCAGTTAAGAAAGCGAATAAATTCATTAAAGAGTCTATCGCTAATGAGTTAACTGAGTTCGCTCAAGATAAGAAAGCACTTAATGAACAGCGCGTCGCGTTGATCAACGAAGGCCGCGCTAAGTTGCGCGAAGCCAAAGCGAAATTTATCGCTCGTGCGAGTAGCAAGACATCTGAACTAGTAGAGTCAACTCTACGTTCGGAATTGACTGCTCTTCGCCAAGACATTGCCGAAGCTCGTGAAAACAAGTTCGGTAGAAAAATATTCGAGGCATTTGCATCAGAATTTGGTGGCTCTCTACTTGTAGAAGGCACTGAGCTGGGCACTGCTAAGAAGGCAAACGCCAAGGCATCTCAAGCGATTAAAAAACTGTCTGAAGCACAAAACAAGCTTAAGGCGGAATTAGAAGTCACTAAAGATAACCTGGCTCGCACCCGCAAGATGAACGAGATGTTATCTCCGCTTAGCGGGCGACAACAATCGGTGATGGAAGGTTTGTTAGAGAGTGTTCAGACTAAAGATCTGGACAAAGCTTTCAAGCGATATCTACCAACTGTATTGGGCGAACAACAACAAAAACCGTCAGAAGGACGTTCTAAACTGTCTGAACGCAGAAACCGCAAGTCTACTTTGAGTGCCAGAGATGGCCGTCGTAGAGGTGCTGAATCTCGTCGGAAGCAAGTAAACGAATCGAATGATGACGTAGAATTGAAAGAGATTACACGACTAGCTGGTATCAGCAAAGTTTAAGTCTCTACACTAATTAAGAATAATCAAGGAGAATAAGATGAGTAAGGTTCTTAATGAGAATTGGGGAGTTACCAAGAACGCTTTGCTGGAAGGCCTTCAGGGTTCTGTTCGCAAGACTACTGATGTAGTACTGGAAAATGCTCGAAAGCAAGCGCTTAGAGAAAGTGCCACAAGTGGTTCAACCGGTACTGGTAATATCGCCACTGTTAACAAAATTATGCTTCCGTTGCTACGCCGCGTTATGCCTAGCACGATTGCAAATGAAATCATGGGTGTTCAGCCTATGACTGGTCCAGTAGGCCAAATCCATACTCTACGTGTAAACTACGCAGAAGACGGTGCTGGTTTTAAAGCTGGACAAGAAGCGTTTAACCCGTTTGACATCGCGAAAGCGTACTCAGGTAACAACGTAGCGAACTCGTCTACGTCACCACTACCTGGTCCAAGTTCAACTGCCTCTATGGAAGGTGAACCTGGTCGCCGTATGTCTGTAAACATCTTGAAAGAGACTGTTGAAGTTAAATCTCGTAAGCTATCTGCGAGCTGGACTTTCGAAGCTGCACAAGATGCTGAAGCTGTTCATGGCATCGACATCGAAGCAGAAATCATGGAAGCTATTGCGCAAGAAATCACAGTTGAAATCGACCAAGAACTACTTGGCCGCTTACGCAACCTAGCTGGCGCACCTGCACAGAGCTACGATCAGAACGCTGTTTCTGGTACTGCTACATTCGTAGGTGACGAGCACGCTGCTCTTGCAACTATGATGAACCTTGAAAGTAACTTGATCTCACAACGTACACGTCGTGGTGTTGCTAACTTTGCGGTAGTAAGCCCTGTGGCACTAACTATCCTACAGTCTGCGACTACTTCTGCGTTCGCACGTACTACTGAAGGCAAGTTCGATGCACCTCTTAACACTAAGTTAGTTGGTACTCTGAACAACGCTATGAAGATCTACGTAGATCAGTTTGCGTCTTCTGACGAAGCTGTATTACTAGGTTATAAAGGCAACGAGACTGACGCTGGTGCGTTCTACTGTCCTTATATCCCGCTTCAATCAGTTGGTCCAATCATTGATCCTACTACTTTCCAACCAGTAGTAAGCTTCATGACTCGTTACGGATACTGTGAGCTGACTAACACAGCTAACTCTTTCGGTAACGCAGGCGACTACTACAGCCGTATCGGTATCAACACTTCTAACTTATCATTCTTCTAAGAGTGATTTGTTGAAATTAAAAAGCCGCTTTCGAGCGGCTTTTTTGTTGCTTGGAATTCTGTTAGTATATAAATAACTATAAAGGAGGACGTATGAAAATCGTAGAAGATAGAAAACTAGGAAACCCAGTCAGAGAACCGTAAAGAATTTTCTTGCGGTAATATAAATTGTGCTGTATTGTGTGTAACACCTGAAAACTATACATGGATTATTACAATGCAGCCTTATGTATATTATGGCTACGGTATTAAACTAAGTGAAGTTACTGAAGAAGAGTTTGACCAAATAGAAGAGGATGACTTTTTTCAAATTACTTGGTTTAGTGACACTTGCCGTGAGCAAGAATACGGCATTGCATTTATAGACAATGCATATCACTCACCATGGGACGAAGACACTACTGAAGATCCTTCCCTGTCTTATGCGGTGGATACTGGTGAAATTGACTCAGCGCGTATGAAGTATTTGCCGGAGTTACAAAAAGTTCTTGACCATCCGATGGTCAAAAAGTATAATAAGCAGATTAAATTTTACGTTTGTTGTACTGAAGTTTAACAGTAAACGTGGCCCTGATTTGGCATAAGTAGCCGGTCTCTAAAACCGCGAAAGTGGGTTCGAATCCCGCCGGGGTCACCAACCTAATTTACAAGGATATATAATGGTAATTCCTGTTGTCAATATTTATGTCAACAACTCGTCGTTCATATGCTCGTTTGGCGGACTCTGTCAATATACGACATCATCTGGCGGCTGTCATTACCCTGGTCCATGCAAGTTTAAAGTATAATTAAGGAGAAACGTCATGCGTTAGAACACTCAAAAACCATCACTTAAAATGTGGCGCTGGGGCAACGATAAGTTCGCCACCGGCTATAAAATATTCACTCTATTCCATTCTAAAACACTCGGTATCGACTTGTATCTATTCAGGTATCCCGAGGGTTCATTCATTCCTAAACATAAAGATCCTAAAACAAACGGTCCTACTACTCGTATAAACTTAGAACTCCGTAAAGCTCAGCAAGGCGGTGTTTTCAAGTGTAAGCGTAAATGGTCGTTGTTTGATAGATTGCACGTCTTTAGAGCAGATAGAGACTATCACTCTGTGTCTAAAATAGAGAAAGGCTCTCGATGGGTTCTGTCTTTGGGGATAGCAAACGTGTTCAAAAAACCACAGTAATAAAAAGGTACCTTATTCAATATAAATGTCCAGTAATTATGTAGGTTGCGCAGCTTTTGGATGAAAGATTGCTAAATAGACATATATAAAGAATAAGGTACCCTTTGATGAGATTCCAAGATATTAAAGAAGCCCGTAGAACTGGAGACGGTATTTCTTATAAAGAGAAAAAAGTAAAGGGTGAGCTGGACCGTGTTATAGCCGAATTGAGCGGTAAAGAATCACAAATGTTCACCGTTGCTGCTAAATACTATCGTAAGATAGCTCAAGAAGAAGAAAAAATTAAAAGAGCACGCGATGCTCTAAATGAAAAAATGAAGCAACGGTTCGATACGCTTTTTGATCCAACGGATGTGATCTATACTCGTGTAATCGAAACGGCTAGCTTAACTGTTTCAATGAGTAAGAAGTCTGAAAAAACCACCCAAACGGTGACAGACGTAGACGGCTTATTCGAAGACCTATTAGGCCTTGCTCCTGAATTAGCTGACAAAATCGGTCAGTTACGGGAGCAATACGTGAAAGTTGAGAACAAAGTTACTCAGTCACGTTTAGGCAAACCGAAGTTACACGATCCCAAGGAATCGGTTGACAACGGCGAAAGTGCACTCGCGGAAGGAGTGCTTGATAGTATCGTCGACTCTATCAAAGCTTACGCTATTAAACTGATGAATTGGATTAGTGACTGGGCGCGGGGGTACGACCGCAAGCTTGATTCAATCAAGTCTAGAGCACAGGCCGTCGGAATCCTGTAACGTACCGAATTTACTCTAATCGGTAATATTTAGGCCCCCTTGTGGGGCCTTTCCGTATCACTTTTCCAGCCTCGCCTAAACTAAATACTATGAAAATATATCAGGGAATGAATAACTAATGTCCTATGAATTTAATATCAATGGCGGCACTCGTTTTGTACTAACTAACGGTGAGTCATCAGGGATTGAAAACATTCGGTTAGAAGGGTCTGTTATTATAACAGAAGACTTAACTGTGCTAGGCAATAACACAGTTTTGGAAACATCAACCGTAACAATTGAAGATACAATTATCACTATAGGGCGCGGCACTGCTGAGCTAGACCCAAGTGATGCGTTTTTGTCTGGCGGCTTGATTGTAGAAAGACCGGCAGGTGAGAATCACAAAGGACTTTGGTACACACCTTCGGCGGGTAGCTTTATATTCGGCGAAACAGTAACAGACAGTGAAGACCAAATTACTGAACTAAGCCCGGACGCCTACACTGACGTTTCTATGGGCCATTTAACTGTGCATTATAACGCTGACGGCGCTGCTGATGCATATATTGGCGACCCGTCGTCTAAGTTTACTTCGTCAGGCACAGTACAGTTTGGTAAGCTTTCTAACGCTGAGTCAACGAACGTACAAGGCGAAAACGCGTCTTTTGACAATCCCAAAGACGTCCGTGTTAAAACGGGCGGGGCTGTGCGTGAAGAAGTTCGCGTAGAAGACTCTAGCTTTGGTGAATGGCGCGTTCGTACATCGTCACTCGTAGGCGCAGCTGGCTCAGAAATCGTTTATGATCAAGACCTTTACATGGGCAACGGCGAGTTCACTTACAACGGTGACACCGTACTTACTATGGGTTCTGGCGACTATGTTGTTTCTATTAATGACTTGCAAGGCGTAGTTGAGTTTAGGTTATTTGACTTACTAGATGTCGAAGGCGATCACCAAGAGTTTACGGGCGCGCCAAGGGAAGACGGCAAGTACTTGAAATTCAACGCTAGTGAAGGTGTATGGCTACCGTCCTTTATTACGCAAATAAACGAGATTGAAAACGTTAACGCTAGTGAAATTGAAGGCCATGTGTTGCAATATCGTCTAGACTCAGCAGACGGCGTGTATCGTTGGATGGAGTCTACAGTCGCTATGCCTGAGAAACTATTCCAGTTATTGGATGTAGACATGGCAACTGAGACAGTAGCAGAACCCGGCCAGTCTCTTATATGGTTTGAAGAAGACGAAGTATCCGGTGCAGGCTTCTGGCGTCCGTCATTTATCCCTAGTATACATTCAATCTTGGATGTAGAAAGCTCGCTACCAGACGCTGGAGACGAGGGTAAAGCCTTAATCTGGAATAACACAACAGGCAAGTGGGTTTTAAGCGCTACGAGCTTTGTAGAGGTGTTAGACGACCTTGCTGACGTTAACGGAGTACTTAACCTTGACGATAAGGCGTTTCTTAAGTATGACTTGGACAATTCGCAATGGGTGCCTGGATTTGTAGACGACATTGGTGAAATTACTAATGTTAGGGAAATGACAAACGGTGCTACCCAAGACAACAAGATTCTTAAGTACAACTTCAGTGACCAAGTCTGGGAAGCCGGTATAATTGACGACTTAGCTGAAATCGGTAACGTTGATATTGCTGATTACGGCACAGTAGAAGAAGGCCATACAATAAAGTGGGACGTGGTAAACGCTCGCTGGGTTACTGGACCTGCATTGTCTACGTTATTTGATGTAACTGATGTAAAAGAAACTGAAGGCTCCATGGCCGAAGGACGCTTCCTTGTATGGCGCGCAAACGGTGCAGATGGTCCTGGTTGGTATCAGTCTGACATGGGCCAAGTGCAAGTTCTGGATGATTTGAATGACGTTATTATCGCTCAAGGCGACTTGTCTGACGGAAAAGTCCTGCGATACAATAGTTCTTTATCCCAGTGGGAACCGGGTATAATACAGCAAATTACTGAGATCGGCGATGTTACTATTGACTATGATTCGCAGTCAATTAACGGCATTAAAGATCAACACGTATTGAAGTGGAACGGTAGTCGCTTTGTAAATGGATTTGTTAGTAAAATTTCAGACATTGAAAATGTTGACGCAGTTGACAACCCGACTGACGGTGACTTCTTACGTTATGTCGAGAGTACAGGACGCTGGTCTAACAGTCCGATCAACTCAATCGACGAAATAGTAAACGTTGAATTAGGCGGAATCGCTGACGGCAAAGTACTGGAGTGGGATTCGTCTGCGAACAGCGGGCAAGGTGCGTTCGTCCCTAGTGCAGGAACCCGTGTCGAGTATTTCGGTGATTTAATTGATGTCACTGTCCCGGAAGACCCTACCCAAATAACTGTTGGTTCTGCACTACGTTTTAACGGTAGTAAGTGGACACCGTACGATTATTCATTCCCGGAGGCTATCGGTGATATGAATAATGTTATTATCACTGGCCCTACTACTGGTGATGCTCTTTTATTCAACGGCACTGACTGGGTAAACGGCAACATACCTCATCCTACTCGCTTAGAACAGCTACGCGATGACGTTGATTTAAACACTCCGCTCAATGGCGAAGTGCTAATGTACGATGGTACTAATTGGATTAACTCGACGGCAGTTGTGGTTGATGTGTTAAACGACTTAGATGACGTTGAACTAACTGCGCTAAGTGATGATCAGTTCTTGCGTTATGACATTGCCGAAGCGCGATGGAAAAACCAGTCTGTAAAAATTCCTGTTAACATATTAGATCTTGAAGACGTTAATCCTAACTACAGATTACCGGACGATAACCCTAATTACGAAGAACCCCAAAACGGTGAAGTACTTCGATTTAACGGTGTATTTTGGCAAGGCGTAACACTGCCTGTTTACGATCAACTAGATGATTTGCTGGATGTGAGTATTAGTGGTGCAGCCGTTGATCACGTGTTGTATTACAATGGCGCTGGCTGGCAAAACCGCAAGCTAGACTTCATATCCAATATGGGTGATTTACTTGACGTTAGCGCTGATTCGCCTACTAATGGATCCATATTAATTTATGACGGCCCGACCTCTGAATGGGTTGCAAGCAGTGTAGGCGATTTAAACATCGTAATTGACGATTTAGATGATGTCGACACGCTTAGTGTACAAGCAGGTCACGTGCTAACTGCTGTGCCTGACGGTGACGGTTTCTCATGGACTAACCAAGCCCCGGCTTATAGTACTTTAGGTTCACTAGATGACGTTAATGATGGCTCACGCGCACTAGGCAAATACTTGCGTTATGATGGCACTCGCTGGGTTGCTAGTGAGCTAGTTACTAGTGAAATCTTGGACTCGTTGATTGAAGAGTTATCACTTGATGAGCTAGGCGATGTCACTATAGACAATACCCTTGACACCGGCGACATGCTTGTTCATGTTGAAGGCGTATGGGTTAATCAAAACGTAGGTGAAGCTTTCGGTCAATATGCAACCATTGGTGACTTAGGTAACGTAACCGCTGATACACCGCTTGCTGGTGACACTATTGTCTATGACGATGTAACTGGCAAATACGTGTCTGTTAACTTGGTTCAAGTAGTTAAAACTGGTCTAAACCTTGCAGAACTAGCAGGAACTGAAGACGGCGAACAATATGTCTGGGACGCAACTGGTGCCGAGTGGGTAGTTAAACACTTAGGTGACCCAACAGGCGCACCTGACGCTGGTAAAGTCCTTACTTGGGATGGCACAAAATGGACCACTCAAGATTTGCCTGAAGACAAGTTCATCAAACTATTGAGTGAATTAGACGACGTTCAAACCGACGATTTGGCTGCCATACAAAACAACCAAATACTACGCTGGAATGCTGCTAGTCAGTTCTGGGAAAACGTAGATTGGCCTAGTATTTCACTGCACATGCTTGAAGACGTTAATTTCGTGACACCTGCTGTAAATGATTTAGTTGTTTACGACGGTACCGAATGGGTTAATTTAGATTTACCGGTAATTGCAGGTAACGTCCTTGAACTGGATAACTTGTCTAACGTAAACGCTTCTGTTCCTAGCGATCACCAAGTATTAGCGTATAACACCGCTGATGGCGAGTGGCAAAGTACTGATATTGCTACAGTTGCAAATAACAACTTGAATTTGTCTGACTTGGCAGATGTGTTCGATGGTGTTTCTCCGAGTGGGGAGACAAAATTCTTGGCTTGGGACTTTGACAATTCTCGATGGAGTGTTAGTTCAGTATCGTTAAACGCTTTCGCAATTAACGAGTTAAGCAACGTTACAATATCGTCGCCGACGTCTGGTGATTTCCTTAGATTTGACGGCGCAGAATGGATAAATGATAGCGTAGTTATCCCAACTACATTAGATAGCTTGTTAGATGTTAGTACAACAAATCCGTCAGACGGCGCGTTCTTAACATACGAAGAACAGTCAAATGAATGGGTTGGTAGAAACTTTCTAATAGTTGAGTCATTAAGTGATTTAACAGACGTTAATACAACTGGTGTACAAGCAGGTGACACACTAATTTACCAAGGCGGCGCATGGGTTCCTATCCAAGTTCCTCCAGTAACACTTGAGTCACGTGACTTGACTGATGTGTCGGATACGGCTGCTACTGACGGACAAGTTCTATTATGGAACGAATCTGCAGGGCAATGGGAACCAAACGACATGCCGGATCCGTTTATTCCTGCGGTCTTAAACGACTTAAGTAATGTTAACGTTCCTGCACCGTCCGCTGATGACGTGCTTGTTTTTGACAGTGTTAGTGGTGAATGGATAGCCGCTGCTTTTAACACGTTAGTTAACATAGAACTCGGCCAGCTTACTAATGTGTCGTTGTCAAACGTTTCTGATTCACACGTACTAGCGTATAACTCAGCAACTGGTGATTGGGAGAACGCGACCTTAGGCTCACTAGGTATTGGCGTGAGTGACTTAGGTGATGTTTCCGGTACAGCGAATGCCGACAATCGTTTCCTGATTTATAACGACACTACTGGCCAATGGGATATAACTGTATTCCAAACAATTAGTATGATTGAGGATGTCAATGCAGCTGGCGCAACAAGCGGTGATGCCCTTGTGTGGAACGGCACCCAATTTGTTCCTGGCTCTCCGGGCAACGTAAATGCCGAATCACTAAATGGACAACCTGCGTCTGCATATTTGCGCTCAGATGAAGCTGATGTTGGTGTGGCTCTAGAACTTAGTGACGTAAGACCTCTTGAGTTCTCTAGCACATCAGAGGTAAGAATTGGCGCTGCCGCAGCACCGCGACTTGGTATATACGCCCCGCGTGTTAGTGTGCTGGCCGATGGTATATCGTTGGATTATAGTCCGCTTGACACAGCTGGTGTCAAACTTGTACCCGACACGGCGCCTGCACTCACTGAAGCTGGCTTCATGTGGTGTGATTCAAGTGATAACTCGTTAATGTTTTATAACGGTTCTGAACAGCTTAACATTTCAAATATAGCGACTCAGAATTATATCGTTAATGATACTGACGGTGAGCTTACTAGCCTAACTATTACGGCAGCCGAAGCGAAAATGTATGTAGAGGGTACGACTAACGAGAATACACGTTTCACGTTCTCTGACAAAGCCACAGACAAAGCCGCACTTGTTGACATGGGCGCAAGCATACTAACTGATATCGGCGGCACTAACGGTAACGCTGGCGCTCAGACGGTAGCAGTCGCTGGTAAAACAGTGTTGTATAGTGACGCTGGTGATGTATACAGACGTAACGGATCCGGTACTGATCGTTTAGCGACTATCTCTGACATTCAGGCTGAAATCATAACAGCTAACGCAAGTTATACGACAGTAAGTGGTGACTCAGTAGCGCTAAGTGAAGGTAATAGTCTAGTTCGCTATGCTATTCCGGATAATACAACAAGTGTGATGAACATCTCTGGTATTGATCAATTAGAAACTGGTAACTCAGTAGTTATAGCGGCAACGGCAAATACTGTTATATCTAATTGGGGTACTAACTCTAGATTGAGAATGGAGGTTACAGGCTTAACGGGCATGTACGTAAACGGCGTTTATACGTCAGGTACTACACATATTATTGACTTAAGTGTTACGCCTAACATTACACTTTACTTCTACGAAGACGGATCCAATAAGTACTTTATTTGTCAAGCGTCCTAGACGCTTGACTTGTAAAACGTGTTACTTATGCACGGGTAAGTAGGATATTCAGGGGCTTCATCAATCATTTGGTGAAGCTTTTTTATATTCTTTTTAGGCCTAAGAGTGTGCGCTACTCCCTTATGTAAAGGCGTAGGCCATTGACCTATATTGACCCAAGCATAACTTATATGCTCGTCGTTTAATATTGGTGTGAATTCATTGGGTATTATCCAGACGTAAGTGTAATAGAAAAAGTTACTGTCGGCGCCTTGATAGATGTCAAACGGATGCACTTTTAAGGCTGTAGGCACTTTGCCTATTTCCTCATGTAGCTCGCGCCTAAGCCCGTCTATTGTAGTTTCGCCGTTTTCAATCTTACCGCCCCAAATACCCCAACCAGCTCGTTTGGTATTTGCTTTATTGCGTAGGGCGAAAAGAACACGTCGAGTGTCCTTCGCCACAATAATACAACCCGCCGCACTTATTTGATTAGTATTTTCCATCGTTCCGGTCCGTATTCGTTTAAGTATGTGTAAACCCAACCGTTTATTTTATCGTATTTAAGGTGTTTGTTACTGCTAGAGACATAAACAAAATCAGTTATGTCTTCATTAGCCCTGTCTTCGGCAATTTTGCGATTAAAAACAATAACCCAGCGCCCGTCTTTAAACTCAATGATATCATCAGCTTCGGGTAAAGTGTGGCAATCAAAAAGCCAATTCTCGCTGTGCTGTGTTAAATCCAATGTCAGTATATAACGCTGCCCTTCAGCTGGATCGGGTAAGCCGTTTCCTGGTTCTGTTTTATTCGGGTTAACAAGCTTATCAACATTTGGTAGCGTGTTAGTAGGCAACGTCGTTTCGTCTAATTCAATGCCAATAATGTAAGAGTTACTAGGCATTTCTGTAAACTTAAAGTAAATGTCACCTTGTTTGTTAGTTGGAAAACTCGCAACGTTTACAACCAAAAATGATTCCAGGCCAGTTTGATAGAATGAATCCTTCCAATTTACAGGCTTTCCTTCTTGGTCGAATAATCCGGCTTGCATGTCATGTAACCCGTCTACCCCTATTTTGATATAGTAGTCTTCAGCACGCACAATTTGAGTCTTACGTTCTTCAAATTCTAATACACCGGCAGCTGGATCGTAAAACTTAGACATCTCTTCTTCTGAAATCTCTTTAGTAACATCCAAGCTCAACACAATATCTTCTATTAAACGCGAGCGCGTAACTTTAGCCGGCGGACTGATTTCGATAGGCACGTTGAATGTTAGTGACGCATATTCGCGCTCTTCATCAATTTGATTGCCTATTGAACGGTTAGTCCAGACAATATCATCCAAGCGAATAGAGGTGATATTAGACCAATCCAACATATTTGAATTTTGTTGAATTACCACATCCGGGTTAAACACCATAAGTATTTGCTCAATAATCTGCATCTTAGTGGTTGTGGTATTCGTTGAAATGTCAAGCTGAATAGTCAAGTTATAGGGCGCTGTCATATGGCGCTCTACGTCTATTTTGTTCCCCTTGCCTGATCTGTCGTACCCGTCCTCTGTATGGCGCTGCTCGACAACAGACACAGTAGATGTGTGAGTTTGGTGCTTTCTACGCTCAGGCGCTGGCTTTAGGTCTACAATGTAGTAACTCATAATAACGCCGGGCAAGATAGAGTTCTCACTATTCTTGTTAAGAATTTGTGCTGCCTGACGTTGCATGTCGCCGTATATGATCGGAACCTCATGTTCAGTGAATATCCCGTCACTGTTAGGCCCTGTCTGATATCTTAGGAAGCTGAACGTCCTCATAAACTGTATCAGATAACGTCTTATTTGCTTATCATAAAAGAATGTGTTCATTAGTCTTCCTTGGGTTTAACCACGCTACTCAGAGCTTGACGTTGTTTGATAGTAGTACCGTCAGTCATCTTGTCTGTTTTGTCGTTGTCTATGAAGCTGTCTGTTACACGGTTAGCCGCAGTCCATGGCTTCTTAACATAATCGATTGTGATTTTCTTAAACTTTTTGCCTTGCTTTTGGTACAATGTTGCGGGCGAAAAGTCAGTACGCAAAAAGTAGTCGCCGTCTTCCATTTCTTCCGGGAACTCATCACCCTCGCCAAATACTTCTGTACTGTGAGGCGGAGCACCATCACCTGAACCGTAGTAGAATTTAGGATCGCCGTTATCGTCTTCAAATATATAAAGGTGTTGTGATGTAGTGACAATTGGATCACTTGGCACGTAGCTTTCTGCTTCTTCGAGTCCTGTTTCTTTTATTTCGTCTAACGTTGATTTACCGCTAATAATACTAGCGAGAGTTAGGCCGCCGTCATCAACACCTGCAACGTCTTGGTGACTGCCGTGTCCGGACTGGTCAACATCAACTGGTATTTTGTTGCCGTCTGCGTCTAACACAAACGTAATACCGGACGAACCTATAATGTCAGAGTACAAGTCACTAGCTGAAAGTATTTTGGCTTTAATGCGCCAAATATGCGGCCACCATCTCGGGTCGTACCCAGTGTCTGACTTGTAGCCGTCCTGCACAACGAAAAATTTGTTGTACGCGGGTACGTCTTCGCCTAAAGCAAAATGCTCGCGTAAGTGCGGCAACTCTAACACGTCACCGTTCATTAGTTTCCTGCCTAGGACGTCAACCATTTGATTGATGTGGAAGTCAATTACAATAGTGTCGTTAGACAGCATGAAGCCGAACTGGGTTAAGTCAAACTCAGTATCATTCGGCGTATACGATCCTGGCAATTCGTAAATCGCATCATCGTACTTCCTGTTTCTGTTTTCCATGAAAACAACGTCTTCAATAGTTGACTCGTCTCCCTGGCTAGTACCTGCGTATTTGTGGATAAAGACACCTGTCCCGCCCACTTCAAAGTTTTCTTTTATAACGCGGTCTAGAAAATGGTAATCGCTAGTCTTTTTAGGATTCCATAGCTTGAGTTTCGGCATTGTAAATTCCTGAATATAATTACAAGTATTTACCAAAAAGGTCTTGCACATTGGCGGGTAGATGTTAGAGTTAGATTGTAAACAAAAACAAGGTGAAACTTATGTCAAAATCGACTAATAAAATTGTAATACACGGTATTGATGACGCCGAGATTGTAGCCAGACAACTATCTTTAGGGGTAGCGCCGCGCGAAGAGGTCGAAAAATTCAAACTCTTCATTAGCGAAAAACTAAAAGACGATCCTGAGTTCCTTTCTATTTGCATTGTGCGTTTTGATCCTGTACTGTACGGTACATCAATAACGAGCAAAGAGCACAACGACAAAAATGACGTTGTTATTGATGTGAATGTACTACGTGCGCTCGCCGTTGTTATGAAACGTGCCTACCCTGACATTGCCGAAATGCTACGAGCAGAAGCACAAGTTAATTTCTACAGAGTTGGTGACTAATGACAGTTCAGAGAATTGGCTACGCCTGCAAGTTTATTGTGGACGACAGAGCCGAATACAAACGTTTAAATCAGCGAGCAACGACTAAGAAAAAACTTATGTCGTTGCCTGTACCTGACGCCCGCGCACTAGTGCGCGAGGTTGTCGAACACAATATTAACTCAATGGCGCTACAGTTTGGTAAGTTAGCGGCATTGCCGCATGCCTTGCGTATGTGCCGTATAGGTTCAGAAGTAATCCCGCTTTACAGTCACGAGTATTTCAGTGATGTTTTGTACCCTGAAAATGACGAAGCAACGGTCGAATTTAACGAATTCCTATCAGCAGGGCTTTATGCTGTTGGTGAGTTTGCGCGTGCGAATGATATACGCCTGAGTTTTCACCCAGGCCAATTTACCGTACTTGCGAGTGACCGCCCCGACGTCGTTGAAAAGTCTATTATTGAATTCGAGTACCACGCAACTGTGGCTCGTTTAATGGGCTACGGCCGCGAGTTTCAAGACTTCAAATGCAATGTTCATTTATCAGGCAAGGGCGGCGTCCCTGTCTTCCGTGAAACATTCGAGCGCTTAAGTCCCGAAGCACAGCGCATAATTACGATTGAAAACGACGAGTTCACAAGTTCACTTAACCGCTGCCTGGAAATAGCCGATTTGTGCCCTGTCGTGCTTGATGTGCACCACCATTTTATTAACAGCGGCCAATATATTCAGCCAGAAGATCCGCGCATAGAAGAAGTTATAGCGTCCTGGCGTGGCAAACGACCAGTACTACATTACTCAGTATCACCTGAAGAACTCTTCAGTCCTGAAGAATACATGCCTCAGACTACTGGTTTCCCTTCGCTTTCGGAGTTAGTTGAATCCGGTATACCTCGTAGTAAGTTACGAAAACATAGCGACTTTTACCACAATACTTGTATGAATAAATGGATAGCTAAGTTCAGAGACAAGTTTGATATAATGTGTGAGTCCAAAATGAAGAATGTAGCGTCGTTCCAGCTTTACGAATCCATAAAATAACACGAATGGATCTTGGTAAATATAAACAAAAACCAAGGTCCGACAGTGAAATATATTGTAAAAGTTGCACAACCCTATACCATTGATGAGGTGGTATCTGAGTTTGGATTATCCGTTGTTAAAATCCTACAAGCTGTCAGTGGCTATTTGATTATTGACGAAACGGATAACGACAAAATAGTTGAAATGCGAAAATCAGGGAAGTTTCGCATTATTGATGCTGAGCGTGAAATATCACGTTTCCCCGAAGAACACAACCAACCAATTGAAAACATTGAGTCGCAGGATTCCACGTCTGACTCACAGCTAACCATATTAGAATATTGGCACCTAAACGCAATCAGCAATACTGCTGGTGCGACTTCGGTATACGAAGAATACGACTTTAGGTTGGACGGATCCGGTACTGACATTTACGTAATAGATTCTGGAATTAACCCCGATCACCCCGACATAACGGGGCGCGTGTTTTCTGTCCCTGGTGTTGATTCAGATATAGATTATAATTTAACTGACACTGATGGTCATGGCACAACCGTGGCCATTTTTGCTGCTGGGATTAATGCGGGTATAGCACGCGGTGCGCACGTATGGTCAGCAAAGTGGGAATCTACTAATATTCAAATAGCAATTGCGCTCGATGCAGTGTTAGCACACCACCAAAATAAAAGTAACGGCCGTCCAAGTATAGTAAACATGAGCTTTGGTACGAGTGTTACTAGCGATAATCCTTATTATTATAGTGACGAGCCTGACAGTATAAAACCATTTGACGAGTACAGCACTGATATGGCTAAAGCGATGATTGCTGAAGGCATGCATGTTGTGACGGCTGCTGGCAACGGATTTGAGAATAAAACCAACGGCACGTTTTTACCGATGTTGGCAGAACTAATCAACCCAGCCCAGGCTAGTATTACCTCGGATGTAATTACCGTAGGTGCTACAAACACTGGGACGTACACAATTGCCAACCAAAGCCAAGAAAGTCCTAATAACGAAATGTCAGTGTTTTCTAATTACGGGCGTGCTGTTACTATTTCAGCCCCTGGACATCGCTTGCCTCACTTGCGTTACGATCAAACATATCATTTTGACTTTTCCGAATACGTTGTATCAAGTGGCACTAGTTTCTCGGCACCGTTAGTTGCTGGGGTAATTAGCTGTTGGCTACAAGAAAAACCAAACGAAACCCCTGCAAGCATAAAATCACAATTAGTGAACATTGCGTCAGATGGTCTAATAACCAATTTAGGCGGCACGCATGAAAACACTGACGGCGTGATTGCATGGGGCGGTGATATAATACAAGTAGAAGACACAAGTGCTACGGACGTTGAATATTCAGTTTACGACTACCAAATTGATTTAACTACGCCAAATAAGGTTCTATTCAACCCATGGCAAACGTATACCCCTGTTTATAATAACTCTAATTTAAGCCAGATCAGCGGGGACACGGACGGGAATATCGCCCCGGTGGATCTTGCAGCCGTATTTCAAACGATACTGGGAGAAGAGCCCTACGGTGTTCAATACAATTATGACGGCGGCATACCTGGCGTGACTATTGACTCGAACGGTACGTTGTCTGGTACGGCTGTACCCGCCGGTGATCATACATTAGAGATTGAATTCACCAACGGCTATCAAACATTTACTCGTGTATTTGATTTGACTATACCGTCTATATATGATGCTGAGTGGGTAACATTCACCGGGCGATTAACTGTGGAGCAAGTATAAGTATGATAAACAGAATAAAGAACTTTTTTAAAAGCCTTATATCTCCGCCTAAGAAGGAAGGATTAATCCTAAACGCCAAAGCAGAAATCCTGTCTAATTGGTCGTTTATTATTAGTGGCGAGCGTAATCCCAACGAACCGACTAATAATTACGCTGCTGTTCAGTTTAGGACTTCTACCGGGCAAGTGTATGTAAACGACCACACGGACTCGGATATGAGTTCTCAAACAGGGTATGTGAGTCGAGCAACATTTATGAACGTTAACGACACTAGTGATTTCAGTGACTATTATATTTGGGTTACTACTGAAAATTTCGACACGTTCAGCGACACTGCCCCTGAAGAAGAGAAAACAACTCGTTGGCAGCCGTTAGTTGATTACACGTTCAGATTTAGGTACGACCCGGAAGTCCATAACTCTAGTGCATTTAATAGTGTTTGTAATGTTTATGTGGTTTACTCGCCGTTTGGTGAGCCTACTTCTGTGCCGTTTGGAATGGATTTTAACGGAAGGATAACGTTTAATTATACAGAGGCTAAAACCCTAACAGTTAACCCAAATATAAGAGATCACTACTACGTGACGTCAGAAGGCAAAGAACTACAACCGCAGTCTTCATTTTACATTAGTTTGACTGAACTTAATTTTGCAGCACGCGGCCAATACGGCGCTGATTACGGCAATAAAATTGTTGCTGATAATACTATTTTGGCTGGCGCTAATGCCAACCGTAGCTCAGCAACATTCAATGAAGAATGGCAAACAAACGAAAACGCCGGCGTAGTGTATTGTTATGTGAAGAAGATTAGTGGCGTAACTACTAATATGTCAGTGGGCTCAACAAGAATCAATAAGTGGTTCACACTGCCTGTCACTGGCTCTCCGTATGAATTTACAGTACAAGGCCAAACTAACGCAACTGGATCTAATATCGAGTTTGAAATATACATATCGACTTCTTCGCCTAATTTTACGCCTGGTACGTTACAGGCACCAGACGAAAGTAGCGAGTATTTTAAACTATGTAACGCGACAATATATTCGCTACGCCACCAATAAAATAAGTGAGTAACTGATGTCAAATCAAAAAAATAAATTAATAAAACAACTTAAGCTTGAACTCGGTTCACAGATGATTGATGTCGAGCTAGACAAAGAGCACTATGAGCTGGCAATAGAACTCGCTATTGAGAAAATGCAACAGATTTCCGACGGCGGTGTGGAAGAAAGCATCTTGTTCATAACAGTGCAAGAAGATATGGGTCTTTACCAGTTGCCGGATGAAGTAAAGCAAGTTCGACACGTACATCGTAGAGGGCTCGGACACGCAGGCCAAACAATTACATTTGATCCGTATGAAGCCAGCTTTATGAATATGTATATATTGAATAACAAACAAACTGGCGGCCTTGCTACGTGGGAATTAGCACACCACCATTTAGAAACAATGGGGCGACTGTTGGGTGCCGAGGTGCCATTTATATTCAATCGTTCAAATAAGACGATTCACTTCCAGCGCAAATTTAGGCGCGATGAAGAACTCATGTTGACTGTGGATAATATTAAGCCGGAGATTGCAGTTTTAAGCGACGGCGATAGTCTGCCTTTCGTGCGCAAGTATGCACTTGGAAAGTGTAAAGTGATGTTAGGCGAAGCGCGTGAGAAGTTTGCAACAATAGCAGGCCCTAATGGCGGAACCCAGCTTAACGGTTCTCAGCTTAAGGCCGAAGGCACGCAAATGATGCAAGAAGCAGAAGAAGACCTTAAAAATTTACAAACAGGTAATGCTGGCTTGCCTGTTATTATAGGGTAATTATGAAATCAGGTATCATACATAATTCCAAAGACTTGAATAACAACGTAGTGGGCTCCAGTTATGAAGTCTCTACGTTTGTTTTGAGCGGCGATGCTAACAATTCTAACTCATATACCATGATGCGCTTTTCTATGACTGAGGTGTTATTGGAAGCAGGCGGCATAGGCGAGCGCGGATCTGAACAAGTGCGCAAAAACGGCTCACAAATTGGCACAACAGAAAACGGCTATAGACAAGCATCAGAGATCTGGAATAATAACTCAAACCCAACCAGCACACTGTGGTACTATGTGAAGGTTACTAATGAAGATGAAGCAGGCTGGCACGCAGGTGAAAACCTAACTGACGCTTGGAATCCACTCACAACTACAACCGGGTCTAGGTTTATTACCCAGCCTACCAATACAGGCCGCAACTCTAGATCAATAAGTATAGTAGAGCTTGAGGTTTACGTTAGAGCCTCTGCGTCTAAACCAACGTTTACTCCCGGTGAGTCTGGCGAACCAGCTTTTGATGAAAACTATGTGAAAATATGCGACGTTCTCTTGCGTAATACTTGGGAATACGAAGATAGGTGGCAGTTATAATGAAAGAAGGATTTACGTTTAATTCTAAAGGACCTGCTCGAGTTATGTTGAGTGAGTTTTACACTGGCGACGCTATTTTAGGCGAGCCCGGCAACGGCGTGATATTTACAAGCGGTAGAAACTGGGAACCGCAATATCCGGGCGGTGGCGACTATAGAACAAATGGCCGTATCGCAGTACTGGACAATCCTGGTTCTTACATCATCTCTGAACAAGTGCAGGGCGATACCATAGAGTTTGCAGCAACCGGTGGTGTAAACGTAAAAGTATATGACGGCGCACGCTTAATCTTTGATGAAGACGGGCCGTTTGTAATGAACAACGATATTGTATTTGAAGCAGGCTCCGGGCAATATGCAAACATAAACGAAGAGTTTTACGAGAACTGGACCGAGACAGCCAATACTGACTTCCCTTACTCAAGACGCCTTACATACAACACAGACTATCAAGGCGAAGCTGTGAATAAACATTGGCAAGTGGTGATTACTCATTTATGAACACTATAGGAACTAAAACAAAATTACAGTTGGCTTCTGGCGAACTAATTAACGCGACTGCCCTTCGTGCAGGTGATGTGTTACGTACTGTTAAAATAAAGTACTTGCCTGCTATAGACTCGCCTGAGTTTTTATCATGGCGTACGGGCGAACTTGAATTAGAGTACACTGAAGCAGAAGTAGTCACGCTCAAAACCGTACAGGAAAAAGTTGAGTTGATTAATATCAATAATGATGTATGGCTTTCGCCTGTTATGTTGGTATTGATTAAGCGCGAAGAACAGTGGATGTGGTCTCTTGCTTCGTCCCTTGTACCCGGCGACATTATTGTAGGCCATGATCGACAAGATATAAACGTCTTATCAGCCCATACGAGCGAAGAAAACTCGTCCATTAACGTGATGACATCCGTAAATAATAGTGCGATAGTTGGGTGTAATGGCTGTTTTGTGATACTTACGCAAGTAGCCGGAGGCAAATTAATGCAGTTTGGCAACGAAGTATTAGATCAAGACGCTCTTGCAGCAATGGGAATGACTATCGAGTAAACTTACAATTTGGAGTTCGTCATGAAATTTATGAAACGAGTACGTGTAGACAATACTAATACTGATTATGGTTATATGGTATATGGCGGCGGTACAGTAGTGTACTGTGATGACTTGGACGACTTGAACAGAGAACTTTACACGCCTGTTCAGAATGTTAGCTCGTATGATGGCAACGTGCCTTTAGTGACAGACTTGCAGAAGTTTGCAAATCTGAATGACTTGGAGGTAGTTCCAAACTGCGACCCTCATATGGATACATACGAACTCCATGATCGTAACAGAAACATAAAATTTGTGTTGACTGATTACGACGATGAAAAGATGTTTATGCACTTGATGTTGACTGGTAATCCGTCAGTTAAACTGGAGATGCCTGAAGAAGTGGATTGACATCCTTTCAAAAATAATGTATAATGGGGCCTAGTTAAGCGGAGAATAATAATAATGATAATTGCTTTACTAGGCTTCATCGGTTCAGGCAAAGGAACCGTTGGCGAGTGCCTTGTCGAAGATCATGGCTTCGTCCAAGAAAGTTTTGCCAAACCCCTAAAAGACGCAGTTTCCATCCTATACAGTTGGCCTAGACATTTACTGGAAGGCGACACAACTGAATCACGTGAATGGCGTGAACAACCCGACGCATATTGGTCTGAAATAATGGGCCGAGAAACCACCCCGCGTTCTGTTTTACAAAGTTTCGGTACTGACGTCATGCGTGAACATGTGCATACTGACTTCTGGGTCAAAAGCATGCAAAAACGTATAGCGGACCTCCCGGAAGGCACGAACGTGGTAATTACTGATTGTAGATTCAGAAATGAAATCAAAGCAATTAGGGAAATGGGCGGCAAAGTCGCGCACGTTAATGATGGCAAAAAGCGTGACTGGTTTTATATAGCACACCGCGCAGCGCAAGGAAACCGACAAAGTATCAAAGAAATGGCTGAGTTAGGTATCCATCGCAGCGAGTGGGATTGGATTAATACTGACCCTGATATTATTATTAATAATGTCTTTGAAGAACGCAATGATCGCAGCTTGCAACTCTTTAAGCAAGAAATAACCAAAAAGATATTCAATTAGGTCTTGTGGTTGAGTAGTGCCTGCGCTATATTGTATATGTTAATGAAGTAAAGGTAACTATGATGAAAGATTTAATTGTTTATGTCCATGGCTACGGCGGTAGTAAAAATTCAAGTACTGCCGCTAAAATTGCCGAACACATGCAAGAGTTAAGCAACGGCGAAATTGAAGTTATAGCCCTTGATTATGAATACATGAACCCGACTAAAGCGTTGCAGAGCTTGCATGACCAAATAGCTGAGATTGCCGATCAATACAGCAACATAATCGTGCTTGGTAATTCTTTAGGTGGTTATTACGCTGACTTATTGGCTAAATTTTATCCTGAGTTAGTTGACATATTATTGTTAATCAACCCAAGCTTAAATGCCCCTGAAAACTGTGTAAAATATATCGGTGAAGTAGTGAACTGGAAAAACAACAAGTACACTATTCGCGGTAATTTCGCACAAGAGTTGGCTGACATTGCGCACGGTGCTCCCGAGAGTTACGCGCCGGAAATGCCAGCTGTGGTGTTCTTGGGAATGGCCGACACTGTCGTTGACCCTAAACACACAATTGCTGTTATGAAAGAGCGCGCCGAAATCGTGCGTTTCAAAGGCGAAGGTCATGTGCTAAATATTGATAGAAAAGTAGTTGAAAGAATCTACAAAGAAATCAATATAAGCCAGACAGTATGAAAATAAACCAAATAATTACCGAAACAACCGATAACCTCTTCAATACAGCGGACGACATGGCATCCCGCAGGGCCATTGCTGATTACGTCTACGATATGCTTCAAAAAAGTTACAAGCGTATCGGTGGCCTAAAAGGTAGTGGCTTCGCCAGCCCTGAAGATATGGTGAACAAAATCCCTTTCTGGAAAGTGTTCCGTCGCGGCAGCGATATCAAAGCTGTAATGATGTATAAGGATAAAAACGGCCGTAAACGCGTCGCTACAGGCTCGGACGGTTCAGACGATGCCAAAGACTGGATTGCCGATCAATTTTTGCAAGACGCCAACGGCCGTTCTTTCGCTGAAATAAGCGGACCTAGTTTAGGCTTCCATAAGAAAACGTTAGGTGATACACTCGACGACATAAGCTTTACACATGACCAAGTCCGTGCAGCGTTACCTGGCACTGAGATTCGTCCTGTCCCAGGTAGCAAGTACGAGTATGAACGTTTCCTTAACGGTGAATGGATAACAAAGCGTATGGTGGGCAAAACCGGTAATAAGCTGTACCGCAAGTAAAAGAGATTATTTAGTCCAAAACTCCCAAAAAAGAAAAAAGCCCGTTTTAAGACGGGCTTTTGTTTGCCCGGTAGCTAAATACCGGAGTAAAAACAAAACCTAATAGGGAGTAATGAATAATGAGTTTGGTTTCACCAGGCGTACAAGTAGACATTATTGATGAATCGGTTGGTTCAGGCGCAAGTAACGGCACAGTGCCTTTAATTGTGTTGGCTACCGAGAAAGATAAGCTAACACCGGCTGGCAGTGAAATCGCCGAAGGTACTACTGACGCATATGCAGGTAAACTGCAATTGTTTACATCACAGCGCGAAATTCTACAAGCAATGGGCAACCCTAAGTTTCATAAACTTGGCGGCACCTCGTTGCATGGTTACGAGTTGAACGAATACGGCTTGCTAGCCGCTCACTCATATCTTGGTTCTAGCAACCGTGTTTATGTTGTGCGTGCGCCAATTGATTTGGCAGAGCTACAACCGCTTGACGAAGCACCTACGGGCGCACCACAAGCAGGCACTCACTGGCTTAACCTTAATGGTTCCCGTATCGGCATCAGCATTTATGACGGCAATACCGGTTCTTGGATTCCGCAAGAAGTTGAGTTTATTACTGATGCAAGTTCGCTTGACGCAAATGGCGTTCCACTTTCGTCTATTGAAGGTGATATCGGCCAATACGTTTGTGTTGCTGGTGTAGTCGCTGGCGCAGGCACAGGTCGCGAAGAGAACCGTATTTTCCGTAGAACAACTTCTGGCTGGGAATTACTAGACACTTCTGTAATAAGCGAAAAGCTAATTTTCCGTAGCCACACTAAGCCTCCGTTTGTGGATGAAATGGCTTCAATGACAGTTTCGGCACAGGGTTCAGGCTACGGTGTTGGTGATCGTATCGGTCTTGCTGAATCTGCAGGTACTGGTAGACTATTAATGGTTGACGTGACTGGCGTTGACTCAAACGGCGCAGTTACTTCGTTTGAAGTTGTGTCTTACGGTCGTGACTACTCTGGCGCCGGTATTGTGTCTACTCAAACAAGCGCATTACAATCCAACGGCAGCCCGTCAGCTGGTACTGGATTCGAGATTACAGGTGATACTCTTGCGTCTGGCGACATTTGGATTAAGACAAGTGAACCTGATTCTGGCACAAGCTTTGACATGAGTCTTTACGACGCGTCTGTAAGTCAGTGGATTGAACTAAGTGTACCTGTACACTTGTCACGTGACGCGGCTACTAAAGCAGGTTCTACTCCAGTAGCGGCTGTATACGACTTTAGTAACGAAGCACCAGGCACAGGTACTCTTGTTGCTGACTTTGCTATTATGCGTCACAACGGCCAAGGCGAAACAGTGGTTGAAGGTACAGTAACAGCACCTACAATTGGCGCGGGCAGCACATTAACTATCAATGGTTACGATGTAGTGTTAACTGGTACCGACGTGGCGTCTGCTGTAGTAGACATTACTAACGCTGGAATTCCTGATATCAAAGCTAAGCACGAAGGCGGCAAGCTTTATATCACGAACAAGAAAGGCTACGACATTAAACTAGTTAACACCGCTGGTACACCGACTGCTGACCTTGGATTAGAAAACACTTCATTCGCAGTAACTGGCGGATTCGTCCACAGTAACTGGGACTACCTTGACTATGTAGCAAGCGACAATGAAGAGCCGTTCCAAAACCCAAGTGACGGTACCCTTTGGTACAGTGAAAACTTCGGTGCTGACATCCTTGTTAATAACGGCGCAGGCAGCTGGGAAGACTTCCAGGGCACTGTATATATGCAACCAGCACTACCGCAAATTGGCATAGTGCGCGGTGACTTATGGATCGATACTGATCAAGTTGAAGATTACCCTGTAATGTATCGTTACAATGGTTCATCATGGGATAAAATCGACCCAACTGATCAGACTACGTCGTCTGGTATAGTGTTCGCTGATGCTCGTCCAAGTGCTACATTTGGTTCAGCTACTGGCGCAAATAACGGTAACTTAGTTGGTGCACCTGACTTAGACGCTGATGCTCCTGATCCGTTACTATATGCACGTGATATGCTGTTATTCAACACTCGTGCAAGCTCACACGTGGTAAAAGCTTGGGTAAACGAGCATGAACATGACGGCGTTCCTATTGGCGGCAGATGGGTACTAGAAAGTGGTCTGCGTACAGACGGCTCTGCATACTTTGGCAGACATGCGGTTAAACGTGTGATTATTGAAAGCATGGCAAGTGTGATTGTTAGTAACGAAGTTATCCGCGCTGAATCAGTTGAATACAACTTAATGGCAGCACCTGGATTCCCAGAGTTGTCTGATGAGCTACTTGCACTGAATGCTGATCGTAAGTATACAGCGTTTATCCCGCAAGACGCACCGTTCCGCTTAGCGCCTAAAGGCACTGATATCGAATCGTGGGCCAACAACCGTGCTGGCAGCCCGTCGAACGACGATGCTGGTCTAGTAACGTTCAGCCGTTATATTGGTGTATTCTACCCTGGTTGTGCTTATGCAACTAACGTAGATGGTGAAGAAGTAGTTGTTCCAATTACCCACAGTGTGTTGCGTACTTACGCGGCAAACGATTCAGTTTCGTATCCGTGGTTCGCTGCTGCTTTCAGTAGACGCGGTGTTATCACTAACGCGACAAGTGTTGGTTATATTGACGATGAAGGTGAGTACTCTACTGTTGAGTTGAGTGAAGGTCTACGTGACGTGCTTTATACAAATAAAGTAAACCCAGTTGCGTATATTCCTAACTCCGGCTTAGAGATTTACGGTAACAAGTCACTATACAATCTTTCAAGCTCGCTTGATAGAATCAACGTAGTACGACTTGAAAACTACCTACGTCAAAATATGCCTGGTCTAGCTCGTCCGTTCCTTGGTGAACAAAACGACAGACTAACGCGTGATCAAGTTCTTGATGTATTCGAAAGATACATGGAGACACTAATCACTCTGCGTGCAATTGAAGACTATGTTGTGATCTGTGACGAAAGTAACAACACGCCGGCTAGACGTGATCGTAATGAGCTATGGATTGACGTTGCTGTTATCCCGCTTAAGACTGTAGAATTTATCTACATTCCGGTACGATTCCGTAACTCAGGTGATAGCTTAAACATTAACTAATTTAATTAGTTAGATAAAAAGGGGCGCTATGCCCCTTTTTTGTGCCCTGAAGGCCGTAAATACTTTTGTAATCATTCTGTAACATTGAGGTGTTTTGATGAACTTTAGTAATATGGTTGAAGGCGTTAAGGCGATTGCCGAGTTTGTAACGCCGCTTGTACTGGTAGCGGCTTGTATTCTACTTGCTTAATATGATAGAAGAAAAGGGGCGCAAGGCCCCTTTTTAGTGCGAGAACTAGACTGGTAGCGACACCTACGCCCTCGACGTACCATACCTTAACGGTCCTAAGGCTGGATTCTTTTTAAATTATACTTGTATTTAGTGCCTTCAGTTGTTATAGTTACTTTGAACTTAAAAACGACAAGGTGAATGATATGTATACTCAAGAACAAGAACGAATCAAAGCAAAGACTATCGCAGCAATTAACAGCGCTCGCGAAGTGCTTAAGGCTGCCCGTGAAGGCAAAACCACCCAACGCGAGGCGTTTAACGCTCGTCAGAGCATAACTTCTGCTTTGATTATTTCTGACGCGGCTAACATTAGTCGTGATGAATACATCGGCTTATATGAGGATTGTTATGAGTAATACAGCCAAAATCGGTGTAATTAATGAAATCTTCGGTAGCGAGTTTATTATCAACGCTTCTGCGAAATCAGAGCCATACGGTGTTGATGGCTTGCCTAAAGGCTATGACCCGTTAATTACACCCACTTGTACGTTTGAACAGAGAACGTCTGAAACTCATCGCAATGAGCGTCGAACCTTTTTCTTAATCGAACATGGCGGTTTTGTGGTCGTTGGACGGCTATGCACTGCCATGCCCGGGAGCGGTTATGACGAATACGCTGTGATTCATAACTGCGAGCCTGCTGACACCGAAGACGGTGATATGGCAAAGCGCCGGTTTTATTCATGGCAAAAAACACTAGGACAGTGAGCATGACTACACTCAGAGAGTTTGTTCAAGAAGCGGTAATGCGCGACGTCTGGGTTTATGAAGAAAAAACTGAATACGACTTTTCGTATGAAAATAAGTACTTTGCTTTAAACCGAGCAGGGCACTTACATGGCATGTATTGCGGCACAACCAACAAAGCAACATGGTATAGCCGCCCAATGATGCAATTCAGTAAGAGCTATCGTAAATTCCAACGTATTAAATTAAAAGATGTGGAGGCCAAATGAGCCAGATTTTCCCTATACTTGAGCAGCTCAGTTCAAGTCGTTCTCGCTTGCACAAAGAAGCTGTGCTGAAGGATAATAAAGAAAACGTGCTGTTCCGTCGTGTTCTGCAATACGCACTTAATGGATTAATGCCATTTTATATGCGTGCCGCTCCTGAATTCACACCTGCTACGACTGACGCTTCTGTTACACTTGACGAGTTTTTGGATGTGCTGGATTTGTTATCAGCACGAGTAGTCACCGGCCATGCTGCGCGTGACTTAGTTATTGAGAACTTAAGTAAAATGTCACCCGGTGATGCTGATGTCGGCGCTCGTGTACTAGCCAAAGACCTGCGCTGCGGGATTAGTCATAAAACAGTAAACAAAATACTAGGCAAGGACTTTGTATCTGAATACCCTGTATTACTTGCTGAGAAAAAGTCAGACAAGTACATCGCTGAAAATATTACATGGCCTGCATTTTGCCAGAATAAGTTTGATGGTATGCGTTCAAATGCGGTGCTTGATACAGATGGCGCTGTGCTGTGGTTCACCCGTAACGGTAAAACACTGTCGTTCCATAACGTGCTAGACTGTTCAGTCACACAATTCGTTACTCATACAGGCCGTTCTTCAGGTATGCTGGATGGCGAGCTAGTGGTGCTTGACGAAAACGGCAACGTGCTACCTAGAAAAACAGGCAACGGCATTTTGAACAAAGCAATTAAAGGCACGATAAGCGAAGAAGAAGCCAGTCGTATCAGATTCCATGTTTGGGACTTTGTTGAACTAAGTGACTACACGATGCGCCGAGGTGAAACCCCGTATGTTGCTCGCTTGAATGACCTTGCCAAAATGGCAGAGGCTGACGTGCACGGTATTACAGTGGTAGAGACGAACGAAGTGCAAGACTTAAGTGAAGTTGAAGAGCACTTCAAGAAAGCTACGTCGAATGGTGAAGAAGGCGTGATGCTCAAAAACAAAACGCACTTGTGGAGTTCTACTCGCTCTAAGGAAATCATCAAATTCAAGATGGAACTTGAAGCTGACTTACTGTGCGTTGGCTGGGAGTTAGGTACTGGCAAAAACGCAGAGCGTCTAGGTGCATTAGTGCTTACAGATGGCACTGGCGAACTTAAAGTAAATGTTGGGTCAGGGTTTAACGACACACACCGCGACAATATAAAGGCAGAAGATGTGGTAGGCCAGATAGTCGCTGTTAAGTATAACGAGAAAATCCAACGCAACGACGGGTCATGGTCGTTATTCTTACCGATTTTTATTGAGATACGAAGCGACAAATCTGAGCCAAATACTCTTAACGAGCTGGCATAAAATAGTTGCAAAAATAATTTAAGGTACTATAATAAGTAGTACCTTAAAACACTAACTAAAAATAACAACAAAGGTGTTATCATGAGAAACAAAACTGCCAAACTAATTCGTAAGAAAGCACGCCAGACAGCACAGCAAGCGAGTTGGCCGACCTCTAATCCGGTTGTGCAATTTACTCGCAAAGTGCAAGTAGGCGGCGGCATTGTTGAGCTGCCCGGAACTATCGTTGAAGAGAATTCCGAACGTGCTTTGTACAAAACTTTTAAGCGCAAGTATAAAGCGTTTCGAAGTGCATGATTTATTGACGCGCCTCTCCTTTTAGCGCAATGCCCTCCGTAGGGCATCCCCCTTAACCCGCCTCCCGGCGGGTTTTTTTTGCTCAAAATACAAATACTTCTAGACTGCTAAATAGATATGAAGATCTACTTTTAGGAGTTTTAAAACATATGGCTGATTATTCAAAATTCGGTGTGCCGCTAGATGGTAATAAGTTAGGTATGCTTCAGCCGAAGTTCCAGTATAGGTTCCGCGTTGTTTTCAAAAACATCGGGTACTCATCTGACTCAAGGGTTCTTACACAGAATATAATTTCTGCCGAGCGTCCTAAGGTTGAATTCGCAACTGTTGAACAGAATGCATACAACTCGAAGGCGTACTTTGCAGGTAGACACACATGGCAACCAATCACTATTAGACTATACGATGATATGTCTAACGGTGTTGTATCTCTTATTGGTCAACAAGTACAGAAGCAAATGAACCATAGAGAACAAACTTCGGCAACCGCGGGCGCGAACTATAAGTTCACCTGCGAAATCCACACACTAGACGGTACAAATAACGATGAAATCGAGCGTTGGGTATGTGACGGATGTTGGATCCTGAACTATACTACGCCTGACAGTGAGTACACGTCGAACGAGGGTATGAATGAAGTTTCTATCCAACTTCAGTACGACACGGCTACCCAGTTAGTTGGCCCTAATGACTTAGGCGGCAACGTACGATCTGGCGATCCTATGCCTAATACCCCTAGTCCGGGTGATTCAATTAGCATCGGATAATAATTGATGGCAAGGCCTGATATTAATAGCCCTGGTATTGTGATCCAAGATTCCTGGCATGCCGCCAGGATCTTCGATCCTACTGATTACAACAATCCAAATGCGGTAACCTCGCTACCCACTTCTAAAGATTTATTCTTAGTTGAGTTTAAGTTTAACAACTTAAGCGAAGTAGGAAGGAAGTACGAAGAAGACATCCAGCAATCGTTCCTTATGAGCATCGTTCGCTCGGTAACAGGCGGCGGCATAAACACTGATGTGGCTTATGCAAAGGATCACCGCAACAAGAAGATAACGTATCATACCGGACTGTCGTATAATGATTTAAGCCTGACTATTGCTGATAGCGCAGACGGGCGAGCTCGCCACCTATACAACCTTTACCGTCGTTACTATTTCGGATCCGGGTGGGATTCATACAAAAACGGCGACAAAGAAGAAAAAGAACAAATAGGATCCGGCTTCCACTTCCATGGCTACAAAGTGGACGATGAAGATAACGTACCTGAGTACTTGCTTCAGTATGTGCGTATAGTGTCGTTATATGGTGGCCCACAGGGTCAAGTAATTGAGTATGTGAATCCACTCATTACAACATTCCAGCATGGTGGCCACAGCTATGATGAAGACGGCTTTAACTCGTTTGATATTACGCTTAAGCCGCAGTCTGTAGCATTAAAGACGTTTAACCGCCATGACTTCTTGGCCGTTATGCAAGACAACCTGCCGTTCTATGATGATAATATTAGATCAGGCGGCAAGCACTATTACCCGGACGGCAGTCCTACTCGCTACATTGGTAATAGATTTGACCTCGCGTCTGCTGCCCCGACTACTGAGATATTTCTTAATCAGGGCCAGAACACCACTAATGCCGCAGCCCAAGCCGAAAGAAACACGGCAGCTAACGCCATGGCGTCTGCACAGAACGCGACTACGACCCCTGCAGGTAGTACCTCGGTATTGTCTGGTGCTGTAGGCACAGGTGCAGTAGGTGGCACCGCTGGTAATACGGCAACCGCCGCAAAGAAAGCAGTGCAAGAAAAGCAGAAAGAAAAATCGTTTTTGGATAGCTTGCGAGAAAACGTGCCCGGCTTTGACGGATACGTGCAGATAGTAACTGACGCTCTCCCTGATTTTACTAACATTAATAGTGTTGCTAACTTCAGAGCTAGTGACTTGAAAAATGTACCTGATCGTTTAGGTAACCGCGCTAAGTGGCAAGGCACCGGTTTTGTAGAAGAAACAGCAAAAGAAGAATGGAAAGGCGCAGCCGAAAGCGTAAAAGACTGGTACAACTCGGAAGACGAGCCAGAGCAAGAAGATCCGGGCATCACTAATGGCTGATTTTAATTTTACAAGTGATACGAATAAGGCTGCTGAAAAGCGTTTATCGGGCATGCAATATCAACGTGAGTCAGTTGATTACCGACGTATATTCCCGTTAGTAAGTATATTCAGAAACGCTGGTGCGAGTAATACGGTTGCTGAGTTCGCTGCCCTGCAAATGTTTAACTTGGCTGAAACAACCGGTAAAAGCCCGTTCACTCTTGCACAAGAAACGATAGCCACAGGCAGCCTGTCTCTTGCAGATGATATCATTGATACACTTAATAGACTAGGGTACTCTGATATGCAATACGGCTCATACAGAGACTCTAGCGACCAAGTAATAGACCGTAACATTAAGAGATTTTGATGAGAAACCGATTTAGTCAAGGTATATACGAAGTACAAAATACCGAAAAGTATGTCGGTAATAAGCGCCCTACATATAGATCTTCGTGGGAAAGGGGATTCATGCACACGTTGGATCACCACCCATCTGTACTTGAATGGGCATCCGAACCTATAAAAATACCTTATGTCAACCCCCAAACTGGCCGCCCCGCTAACTACATTCCTGACTTTCTAATAAAGTATACGAAAGCTGACGGCTCTGTTGTAGTGGATTTGATTGAAATAAAACCCGCTAGTCAGACACACGAAAGTCGTGCAAAAAGTAAAAACGATAAAACACAGCAAGTTATCAATGCAGCAAAATGGGAGGCAGCAAGTAACTTCAGCAAAATGCGCGGAATAACTTTTCGGATATTAACTGAGGATCAGTTGTTCGGGAAGAAGAGTGGAACAAAAAGAAAAAAACAGGGCTTCGGATAAGCCCTGTTTTCGTATGTGTATAATTACGCGTTAGTAGTGTAAACTGAATCAAACGCTCGTGATTTACCAGTACCGGTTGAGTTAAGGCGCTGTGCAGTTTGGCCATTAACTTGGGCGGTAAGCTTACGGGTTTCAACGTTATAAATCATTTCGTCACCGTCGAACTTGCCTGGAACAGGAACAAACGTATTCGGTGAAATTGTCTCAGACTTAATACGGCGTAGCTTGATGCCAGTAGGACCTTTTAGTCCGGTAACTTCGTAAAATGTCGCTGGACCTTCTTCGGCTGTATAGAACACTTCACCTTTAGAAATGCCTAGCGGTTTCATGCGCTTAGCACGAGTTTCAAGCTTTTTAGCTTCCTTACGTGCAACACGCTCGGCTAGTGGCTTGACCCAATCGTTAATACGTGCGTCGCGAACTTCTGCGCTATCATATGCAAAAAACGCGTCAGGTGTTGCACGCTTACCTTGGAACATAGCTGCTTGGAATTTTTTGTTTTCTGGGTCGTCAGAAATATAAACCACAGCGTGGATTGATTCAAGCCCAGCAATACGAACAGGTGTTTTTCCTTCAATATAAGCTGCGCGGTCTTTGATCATTTCGTTAATAACGTCACGTTTTGACATACTATAGTTCCTCATGGGATTTGATAAGTTTACAATAAATTATTTTGGCATACGAATCCTAATTCTGCGCCAGTTGCATCCTTCGATGCTCTACAACCACAATTAATACCGTAGTTGGATAAGTCATTTCAAGCGTAGTATTGCACCAGCCGATCATGTTGTCAACACATTTTAACTAAATAAAAGAAATAAATCTGGTGGTAGTAATGCTAAACAAAAAAGTAGAAGAATCCTTAGACATGATGCCGGCAAGCGATTTACGAGATATTATAGACGATAAAGAAGTTATATCTAATTCAAAAGAAACCAAGCAAGAGTTGGTTGATCGTTTAAGTGCAATGGAGAAACTCGACGTTAGCTTGCCTAATATAAACGGGCTAGAAGAACACGAGGAAGAGATGAATCAGATCTCGGCTAAGGCCATGCAGTCTTTTAAAGACTTGATGGACCTAGGCTTGCAAGTAAACGACAACGCTGCTGGGCGTATGTTTGAAGTCGCGGCAACTATGCTAAAGATTGCACACGATAGCTCTTCGGCTAAGGCAGACAGAAAGCTTAAAATCTTAGACATGCTAATGAAAAAAGCCAAGCTAGATAATGATGTAGACCCTAGTAAGGGACAGGGCGGCGACGGTGTTACGTTAGACCGTGAAGAAATATTAAAGCAAATCAGGGATGCTGCGAAGAATGAGTCTTAATTTTACACGAAAATTTTCAGATTACTTGGGTGAATCTAACAAAACATATGAGGTGCAAGTAAAGCTAGCAAACGTGCACATGGAAGACGATATCGAAGAGGTTATCGAAGCAATAATCTCTAAGCTAGATATCGTTGAATCAACTGGGTATAGTGAGACACCAGTAGTTACATGCCATCCGGCATTCCCTAATCTAGGTCCAACGTTTGTTACGCACTGCAAATATGTGGTCAAGTACCCGTCAACCAATGATGAAATTCGTCGCCATCTTAATCATGCGCTACGAATGGACGAGACCAACTTGCACTTAGTAGTAGACGTGCACGCACGCGCTACACCGCCAGTTATGTGCGAAGATGACGACAGCGAATATGTACCTAAAGTGTCACACGAAATACAAGACGACGAGATTCCACAAACTGATCCTGAAGTTGTGGAGGTTGCTGAGTACGAACATCCTGAGCATTTCAAGCTGAGCAAATATGACATGAACAAGGAAACGTCTGGATTTGAGCGTGATATTGCAACATACGACGAAGAGCGCGACAGCGTAGAAAGTTCTTATACTGCTCGCCCTAATGCGCCTGAAGGCATAAGCCTGTTTTCAAGTGTAGATAATCCTGATCCAGGAGCGTAACTGTGCGAATAAGTGAAGTTCTTAATCCGCTATACGAGTTTACCAGCACGCCGCCGGACAGACCTATCACTAAGTCAGAGCTTGATGAGCTTGAAAAATATCTAGATCAGCTTTATGCGAAGCATGGTCTAGATATTGAGTTCACTCGCCATTTCCTTGATAGAGTAAACGACCAGCGCAACAAAAAGCAAATAACAACCGGCGAACTTTTTAAAATGTTTGGTAAAGCCCAGCGCGACTACGGGTCAGATTTTTCCACGATCCGCAAAAGCGAACAGGGCGTAATACACGACAAAGAAACGGATTTAAACGGTCCGTTTGTAATTGACTTTGACCGCCGCAAGAAGCAGTGGACTTTATTCGCTAAGACTGTTATGCGCAAGTCTAATTTCAAAACCACATCCAAAAAGTACGAGGTTTAAATGTCTGATGCGTTAGTAAAAACCCCGCACTCTAAAACGGCCTATACTAAAGCACAGTTAGGTGAGCTTGTAAAGTGCGGCAACCCGGATAACGGACATCTTCATTTTATTGAAAACTATTTTCAGATACAGCACCCTACTAAAGGGTCAATGAAGCTTAAGCCTTTTGACTTCCAGTACGGGTTGATTGATAGCTATCACAACTATCGAAGCTCTATAAGTCTCGTATCAAGGCAGATGGGTAAGTCCACGATAGCGGCTGCCTATCTTCTTTGGTATGCTATGTTTGTGCCTGACAGTATGATATTGATCGTATCTAACAAACACGACGGCGCTAAAGAGATCATGCACCGTATAAGATACGGCTACGAAAACTGTCCGGACTACGTGCGAAGCGGCGTAGTAGCGTACAACAAGCACTCCATAGAATTTGACAATGGCTCTCGTATCGTGGCGCAGGCAACAACTGAGAACTCAGGTCGTGGTTTGTCAATATCATTGGTATACATGGATGAATTTGCATTCGTACAGCCCCGTATCGCTAAAGAATTCTGGACAGCACTATCGCCGACGTTATCAACAGGTGGTAAATGTATAATCACATCTACACCGAACAACGACGAAGACCAGTTCTCTGAAATTTGGCGTCAGGCTAACAAGTTAATAGACGACAACGGCAACGAGCGTCCAGTCGGTATTAACGGATTTAGACCATACTTTGCTGATTGGCGCGAACATCCTGATCGCGACGAGGATTGGTACCATGAAGAATTCAACAAAATCGGCGAAGAGCGATTCAAACGTGAGCACGAGAACCAGTTCATATCGTTTGACGAAACTCTTATTAGTCCTAAGTTCATGTTTGACTGGGAGCATATTGATCCGCTTTATAAAGAAGGCACAATACGTTGGTTTAACACACCGGCCGAGGGCATGGATTACGTAGTTGCCTTGGATCCTAGCATGGGTACTGGCGGCGACTTCGCTGCTATACAGGTTATTGAGTTGCCGAGTATGGAACAAATAGCTGAGTGGCAATCTAAGCGTACTATAATTGAAAAGCAAGTCGGTATGTTGCGGCACATATGTGAAACACTTGATGAAGCAGGTGCCAACGAGATTTATTGGAGTTTAGAAAACAATACGTTAGGTGAGGCTGGCTTATCAGTAATCCGTGCAATGGGCGAAGAAAACATACCCGGTATTTTTGTTTCAGCACAAGGCGGCAAGCGTAAAGGATTTACACTAACTAACCGCAGCAAACTAGAGTACTGTGCCAAGATGAAGTCGTGGATAGAGAGCGACACGCTTCAGGTGTTTAGTAAGTTCCTTATCGGTGAATTTAAAACATTCGTTAGTTCAGGCGCTACGTACAAAGCCAAAGACGGAAACCACGATGATCTAGTTCTGTCACTTCTTCTGGCTGTACGTATTATTGACGTAATAAGTAAGTGGGACGACGAGATCATGGATGCTGTCACGGGCTATATGGACGAAGAATCGTTTGAGGAACCTATGCCCCTTGGGATCTTATAAATAAAGGAAAACGGCAAAAATTATGGTACAATCAGAAATCTCACTTAAAGTGTTCAAACTATTGCACTCTAAGTACAACAATATATCACTATTTGACCAAGACGGCAAGCAAGTAATGACAGCCGACTCAGCTGTTCGTTTCTTTATAGAAAAGCCTAATATTATGGTTTACGTTAGTGAAGACATGGTGGAGTTAAACAAGGGTACTGAGGTGCAGCTTACTGATATAGAAGATATCATTGACTCCCTTAAAACACTTGCCCACCAAAACAGAAAGTCATTTAACTTAAAAGTATTCGGGAAGAGCATCGTGCCTAAAGACTTCGCACAAGAAATTACTGAATCTAAAATGTTCAGTAGCATGTACGGCAAGACCAAAACCAGCTATCAAAAAGTTGGCGAAAACACAGTAATCACTTACCGCCATACTAGTGCAGTAAACGACAATGCCCAATCACGCATGTCTAAGCTACGTGAGATTGAAATAACGTCACATGGCAAAAAGTACATGATGCCATGGCCACATGTTATGGGCGCACGCGCTATCGCTAAGCATTTAGAAGTAGGCGGCGAGTACAGCGATGATATAGCTGAATCGTTATACGAGGCGTCTGAGCGCATACGTATGATAGGCCAGTACAGAAACTTTATCCGCAAAAAGGATCCGGTTGAGTACAACCTTGCGACTAAAGCTGCAAAGGATATCAACGGCCAAATACAAGACTTTTTAAAAGTAGGTACTGACGGCGAAGTGTCGGATATTATTGCAAGCTTGCAGGAAACTATAACAGCGGGCGCAGTTGCCACAGGCGGCGTAGCTGATAGAGCACCTTATAGTCGCAAAGTCTCTGGCATCATACGTAGATACAAAACACCTGAAAACATTATTGCTATGGTTAGCGAGAAAGTTAAGAAGGAAAAGAAGGGCATCCTCCCCAAGTCGTTTATGTTTGAAGACGCAGGCGACGAGTTCGATTTCGTAATGAAAGAGATGGAAGAATCCAGCGATGTGTTCTACAAGTCCGTACGACAAGCAATCGAAGAAGTCTGGGACAGTTATGACGAGAAACGTCGTAAAGCAATAGTGTCACTTGCCAAAGGCGAACTAGCAGACAAAGTAAAGTAATACAAGGCAGCTATACGCTGCCTTTCTTCAATCCACCTCCCTGTTAGAAAAAAGTGAAAACTTTTCTAACAAAAATTATCCTTGACAACTAAATAAAGACAGTGCTACAATGAACTTGCTCATTATGGCACTAAATGAAAATGTAAATTTTGAATCGTAAATTTTGAATCGTAAATTTTGTTTCGTAAATTAGATAGCCGTAAATTATAACAATAAAAATAAATTAAGAGTATCGTAAAATGCCGGATATTAATGAAATTCGTGCACGTCTACAACGTGCTGCCGCTCAAAAAGACAACCAAGGTTCATCACGTGGACCAAGCCCACTTTATCGTCACTGGGATGCTCCTGACGATTCCCGTATTGAAGTAAGATTCCTTCCTGATGCAAATGCCGACAACGTCTATTTCTGGCGTGAAAAGCAAATGATCAAGCTTGAGTTTTCTTCGGTGCTTGGCCAACCGGACTTTAACAAGGGTAAACCTTTTATCGTACAGGTTCCTTGTGTTGAAATGTACAATGACGGCAGATCTTGCCCTGTTAGTCGTGAAGTATCATCGTGGTTTAACACTGATATGGATAGCCTAGCACGCAAGTACTGGAAGAAACGTTCTTATATTATGCAGGGTTTTGTTTTACAAGATCCAACTAATGAAGAACAGCCGCCTGAGAACCCTATCAGACAATTCAATATTAACTCGCAAATATTCAAGAATGTGCGCGAGGGACTACTTGACCCTGATATGCTTCACACGCCAACTGACTATAACAACGGTACAAACTTTGTTATAAAGAAAACTAAGAACGGCCAATACGCTGATTACACCACGTCAAACTGGTCTCGTAACGAGTCTGCGCTTAGTCAAGAGCACATGGATGCAATTCAGAACTACGAGCTTAAAGATCTGAATACATTGCTTCCTAAGGTTCCGTCTGACGAGGACTTGTTAATCATTAAAGAAATGTTTGAAGCAAGTGTAAGTGGCGAACCGTATGACCCTTCTCGTTGGGGTGAACACTTCCGTCCTTATGGATTGAAAACTGAGTCGAACAACTCAGAACAAGGTACTAAACAGGCTCCGTCTACGCCAGCTGCCCCTGCTCAGTCAGCTAAAACAGACGATGCTCCTCCGTTTAAACCTTCTACTGCTGAACCACGCCAAGAGTCACGCCCAGCACCTGCTGCAAGCGCTACGCCGGCACCAGCTGCCCCGGCTGCACCGTCTAGTTCTGACTCTAGCGTAAATGATATTCTGGCTAAGATCCGTTCTCGCCAAAACTAATATCATGGGCAGGGGTGTAAAAACCTCTGCCGACTTTCATACACACAGGTTACAATAAAAACAATAATATGAAACCTATCGATATCTCCAAATTCAGTAAGGACATTACTAAAGCCGTACCCGGTATTAATACAGGGTTTCAGGATCCAGTAACGTGGGTATCAACCGGCTGTTACATGTTGAATTATCTGATCTCAGGCAATTTCAACAAAGGCATCCCGTTCGGTAAAATTACCATGTTGGCTGGTGAGTCAGGTTCCGGTAAGTCGTATATCGCATCCGGCAACCTTGCGCGTAATGCACAAGCCCAGGGCGCATTCGTAATCTTGTTAGATTCAGAAAACGCGCTAGATGAAGAGTGGCTTAAAGCAGTAGGCGTGGATACTGACCCTGACAAGTTGTTACGTATCGGCGTGGCTATGATCGACGAAGTTGCCAAAATTATCAACGAGTTCGTTGCTGGTTATAAGGCAGAACACGGCGACAAACCCGTCAAAGAACAACCACCTGTACTATTTGTTGTAGACAGCTTGGGTATGTTACTTACTCCTACAGACAAAGATCAGTTCCAGAAAGGCGATCTTAAAGGCGACTTGGGTCGTAAAGCGAAAGCACTAACCGCGCTTATCCGTACTACCACAAACTTGATTGCACCGTATAACGTTGGTGTAGTTTGTACGAACCACGTATACGATTCGCAAGATATGTTTGATCCGGATCCTAAAATTTCCGGTGGTAAAATGGTTGTTTTTGCGAGTTCCATTATTGTTGCAATGAACAAAATGAAACTTAAAGAAGACGCCGAAGGTAACAAAGTTAGCCAAGTTATGGGTATACGATCCAAGTGTCGTGTAATCAAAACCCGCTACGCTAAGCCTTTCGAAGACGTTACGGTCTACATTCCTTATGAGACTGGCATGGATCCTTACTCTGGTGTATTTGAGTTTATGGAAGCTCAACAGCTTCTTAAACGATCCGGTGCTTATTACACTGCTGTTGATATGGAAACTGGCGAAGAATTTAAGCTGCGCCGTAAACAGTGGAAAGAGCCTGCCAATATGGAACACTTACTTCAGTTGTTCCTTAAAGTGCAAGAACTGGAAGATAAAGCAAGCCTAGCTGACGCTGAAGAAAACTTTGGCGCCGACGAAGAAGAGCAAGCTTAATATATAGGGCACACCGTGCCCTATAACCAGAGGTTTATTATGACAGAAGAAATCATGCACAGTCCGTTTCCTTCAGATTCAACTGAATTCAAAAAAGCGTATTGTCAATTACTTGCTTTCGTAAAGCAAAAAGAGTCTAAAGCGACGGTGATATCACAGCTCGAAGCTTTGGAAAAAACACTACTAGTTGACATGAATGCCGCTATGTGGGCTAAAACACCTACGAACTTCGAATACACTGTTCGTATGTTTGTTGAGTACGGTATAGACCGCAAGTTTATACGACTACGACAGCGGTTCCCTAACCCTAAGAAGTTGGCCATCATGTTATTCCGTACCATTAGAGTAGCAGTGGAGCGAATGGATGAGCCTAACTAACTGGTTTTATGTAGTTAGTAGTGACTTGTCACGCATTCCGGACGCGGTTGCGTTTTACGAGAAAGAGTATGAAGAGGGTAGGAAGTTTCTACCCTTGGAAGGCGCGATATCCCGTAAGTGTGGCCAGCTTGCTACTGTAGTTGACAAGTACTACGCCTATTACCAAGAGATAGAGGCAATACTGGAACACTTGAATATAGAACAGAAAAAAGTTCGTGCGCAAGTGTTTAAGAAATACCTCGAAAATTACCAGCGTTCGTTAAGTTCCCGTGACTGTGAGAAATACTGCGACGGTGATCCTGCAGTAATTAACGTTGCGATGCTAGTTAACGAATGGTCTCTTGTGCGAAACAAGTACCAAGGATTGCATAAATCTTTGGAAAACATGAACTGGATGATCGGGCATGTTGTTCGCTTGCGAGCTGCTGGCCTTGACGACGCTCATTTTTAATTTAGGACTAAATATAAGCGTAGGTATTATAAAGGAAATCACATGAAAGTTGACCCTCAGATTCGTTGGAGACAAGTAGTACCTTGGATCGAGTCAAAGAGTCAAAAGCGTAACGACTTACTCAGAACATCTGGATCGCCATGTGTAGATAATCCAATAGAACAAATTTATAAAAGTAGCTTCAAACCGAAACATCGAAAACCGTCTTATATTGACATTTATGTCTAATTACTAATAGATGCAAACGTAGTTTCAGGTTAACGGGCTTAGATATAATACCTGCGCCGAATTCGATTATGAAAACGGCAATTATAAAAATATTAGACGAAGTAAACGTCAAAATAGAAGGCGCTGATCCACTAGTCAGACGTAAAATGGTAGACGCTTGTCGGTTCTTTGTACCGAATGCTCGCCATACACCTGCGTATAAATTAGGCCGTTGGGACGGGTACAAAAACCTATGTACTATCGGTGGTAGAACTTATCTAGCTATGCTGGAAAGAGTGTTGCCTATTCTAATAGAAGCAGGCTACCACGTTGATATAGACGACCAACGCCAAGACTTTAGTTTCATTAAATTCGATGAGCTTAAGTCAGATTCCTACTCTCACTTTATATGGCCTGAGGGACACCCTTTCGAAGGTCAAGCCCTTTCTCTATATGATCACCAGCTAGACGTACTTAACGGTTGTGGTCAGAACTTACAAAGTGTTTATATTGCGCCTACTGCTGCCGGGAAGACAATCGTCACAGCTATACTGAGTGACATGATAGGCAAGTATGGCGGTTCTCTCGTAATAGTACCAACTAAAGACCTTGTAGACCAGACATGTGAAGAATACCACAACATGGGTTTGGATTACGGTAAGTTTTACGGGGACGAGAAAAACGTCACAGCGCAACATATAGTAGGCACATGGCAGTCACTTGAACAAGCGCGCCTTAACACTAAAAAGCAAAATGGCAAAGTTACTATTGAGCAAGTAATGGACGGCAAAGTCGGTGTTATTGTGGATGAAACACACAAAGCAAAAGGCACTGTATTACTTGATCTACTTTGTAACGAAATGGCACATATTCCTATTCGCTGGGGACTAACAGGCACCTTACCGGAAGACGAGATTGGTCAGTGCTCGCTAGAGTGCGCGGTGGGTCCTACCTCTGGTAAAATAGATAACCGTGACCTGCAAGAAAAAGGTATCCTCAGTAAGTGTCATATAGATGTGTTACAGACTGTAGAGCTATACGAAAAGATAGGCGACTATCATACGGAGAATAAGTTCTTAACAAGTGATCGTAAGCGTATAGAGAGCATAGTTGAGAAACTTATCTTACCTAAGAAAGAAGGCCAAAACGCGCTTATACTAGTTGACAAAATACCAACTGGCAAACTACTTGAAGAACTAATCCCGGGTAGTATTTTTGTTCACGGCGGTACCCCTAAAGACAAGCGTAAGGAAGCATACGACTTGGCGAAAACTAACGACGACATAACGGTAATTGCTACGACCGGGGTAGCGTCAACTGGTATCTCGATTAACCGTATATTCAAGCTGTTTATGTTTGAGTTAGGCAAATCGTATATCAAAATCATTCAGACGATAGGACGTGGCTTGCGTATTGCTAAAGACAAAGACTTTGTCAACATTTACGACATATGCGCAAACACCAAGTATTCTAAAAAGCACTTGACTGTGCGAAAGAAACACTATCGCACGCATGGATACCCGCACAAAGTGAACAAGGTGGAAATCTACTAATGATAAAAATGATTGCAGCACACGACACAAATAAAGGCATTGGTATTGACAATAAACTGCCCTGGCACTTGCCCGAAGACCTCGCTCATTTTAAACGCGAGACTGAAGGCAAATATGTCCTGATGGGTAGAAAAACTTTCGAAAGTATTGGAAGGCCATTGCCGAATAGGCACTCAGTTGTCTTGACACGTGATACCGAATGGCCTTATAATAGTGACTTGGCTAGTAATGATAACTTCGACACTTTGAACACGCGTGTTGAGCTGCTAGAGTTCTTAAACTACGCTGAACAGCGCGGCGAAGATGTCATAGTTATAGGCGGCAGTGAGATTTACCAAATGCTGATTAAGTCAGCAGACGAGCTTATTATCACTGTCGTTGAGGGCGATTATAAGGTTGATTCTTATTTCCCTGATTACGAGCAACTTTTCGAAGAATACGAAAGAAGTCAGCACACAAGTAAAACTGGCTTAGGCTATACAATAATAAGAATGAGAGCCGTATGAAAATACTCACACCCGATAACACACTGTACGACTTGGATCAAATGCCTGACATGGTTGACGATGTCAAGTTCAGCGTGCTTGACTTCAGTAAAGGTCGCCGTAATATAGATGAGCCTGATTTTTACTTCAGTAGCTTAATCTTTATGGAGCGCTTTTCTACCCCTGCTGCGCTACTGCAAATAGGTGAATTTGAACTTAAAGTACCACTAAACTGGTCTATTATGATTACCAGTAATGAGTTTGATGAAATGTGCATGGTGCCTATTAACTCAATACCCAAGCGCAACTTTACCGCGTTCGTGTATAACCCGTTAAAAGGTGGCCTTCCATCAGCACTGCCTGTTGAAATTAAAACACTGTATCGCAACTATGAATGGCACGCGCCTAAGGTGAACCCGGCTAACTTGATTACTATGCCTATTAGTAATACAGAAAAAGCTATTAGAGGTCCACACTGCGTCTATATCGCACGCGAAACAGCAAACGTTCCAAAGACATTCTCACTAGCGGATATACTGTGATATGAGCACTACGAGCAAGCGTAAAATTGATCTTAAATCGATGTTGAACGCAGTTGCCATGGCTGACTTTGGCTGGTACGATCGCTTAGACGAAGACCAACAAAAAGAGCTCAGCGTTTATGCGCTCAATCGGTTTGTTAGTAATTCGTCAAAATACCCTGATATGTCTATTATTATGGTAAATGACTTAGCCAACGTTCATGCGAACGTATTCTATAAGCACAAAGCGATGCACTGGAAGCTCGTATGTGCTGCAATCGGCATGGGGCACGCTATGCGCTTTGAATATGTGCCTCCACCGAAGCGTAAAAAACTTGATCCTATGACTTCTATTGTTATGGAAGCCAATCCTTTATGGAACGAGACTGAAGCCCAGATAGTACTAAGTAGTATGAGTAAGAAAGAAAAACGCATATATCTTAAAGACAGGGGCTATCAGAACGATGAAATTAAAAAGTTGGTTAAGTAATGTCAGATAAGTTTGAATGTAGATTTTGTAAGAAGAAGTTTTCTAAGGAAAATACTTTACTTGTCCATAAATGCATGAAGAAACAGCGGTACGAAGATCGTGACACTGTTGGCGCTCGCTTAGGGCTAGAAGCCTATAATTTGTTTCTAAAATCATGTTCAAACCGCAAACAAGAGACACAAGAGTCGTTTATACACTCCAAGTATTACAAGGACTTTGTAAAGTTTGGTAGAGCTCTGTGCGACTTAAACCCGCTTAGTACCGAGGATTATATCAAATACTTGGTAAAGGAAGGTGTAGCACTAAGCAAGTGGTGTCGTGCTGAGACGTACGACAAGTACATAATAAATCACCTAGAAACTGAACCGGTGCAGCGTGGACTTGAGCGCTCCATAACCGTGATGGCTGAATGGGCCGAGCGCAATAATATGGCGTATACTGATTATTTCAATCACGTGTCTACGTTTGAAGCAGTTTCTCATATTCAATGTGGTAAAATAACACCGTGGCTTATGTACTTGAGTAACGGCGGACAAGCCCTTATGGAGCGTTTTAGTCAAGATCAGATTAAAATAATACAAGGTATTATTAACCCTGGCGAATGGCAGCTTATTTTTAATCAGCGCCGTAGTGATGTTAACTTTGCTTTAGAGATTATAGATTCAGCATCCTTATGAAAAGACATGGTGATATAGACATTGACGTCTGTGATCGAGACACACTGTTAAAAGAATTAAATCACATTGACGCTTCTATGTTAAATCGTAACGGCGCCCTAACCCGACATAACGTTGGTGTATATGGGCACGCCGTGCCTGTAGATCCTTTCAGTAACTTGTGTTCACTTACATACACTGAGGCAGAAGAAGCAGGCTTTAAAAAAGTTGACTTGCTTAACCTATCCAGTTTAAGCTTCTTTAAAAATAAGCGCCATTTGCGCAACGTCATAGCCAAAGACCCCGACTGGGATATGTTTCTCGATAAGGGTGTTGTTATGCAGTTGAGCCAGATATCGGGTCACTACGGGCTTCTACGAAAGAAACGCCCGCGATCCGTATTAGAGTTAGCAATGTTCATCGCGCTTATACGCCCAGGTAAGAGTCATTTACGAGAAAAATCCTGGTACGAAATGTCTTCGGAAATATGGCAGAAAGGCACTGATGGCTATCAATTCAAAAAGAGCCACGCCATCGCATATGCCTTGAATATCGTTGCTGAAATGAACCTGATCAAATACGAGAAGGTCAAGCTGAATCAGTATGTAGATGTAATTACTGATCAAAAAGTTATTATCGACGATTTGTAAATTCTACTTGAAATAACATTCATAATTTGTTACCTTAGTTGTAAAATACAAGGTGAACCCTATGAATGTAGAAGAAAGACTGAGTAGAATCAACTCAGTGGTTGAATATTTTCACAACCAATACAGCGAGATAGACACCGCTACTGAGCGCCATAACATTTCGTACGCCAATAAGTTATCACCGCGGCCAGCATATGCGGCTGCTTTAGTACTTGACCGCAACGTTATCCCTGTGGGTACCGGGTCATTGTGCTTAGATGGTCGCTATGAAATCAGCTATGTTATACGGGCTGGCCGCACGACTGGTGAGATACTCGAAATAGATACTCGCCTTCAACAAGAACCAGTGTCTGCAGGCCAAATCGACGTATGTATGCGCACGGCAAATTCAGTAAACGGATCTCGCGACTTGGGATATCGTTCTCTGAGCGAAGCTACCGCGAATGTGTTTATTGCCGGCATGCTAGCCGAAGCACGTAAAACGTCGCTTGAGTTCCAGTTAATCGTTCTTGACAAGGAAAACGAGACTGAATCTGTGTTTTCAATATCATCCACGGAACCGTCATCAAGTAGAAACTTGGAATCTTTTGACATCCAGTTTACTAATTTCGCACATTTGGGAATACCTGATTCTTGCATAACTATTGATCTGATGGTAGAAAATTCAGCGTTTACTAGCGTACAACATAGCAGGACAATCGCACTAGGTGACGACCCAGTTAGTTACTATAGTGGTCCAACTAAGGTACAAAAAACGTTCAGTGGTTTTACTAATGCTAGAACGGGCAACATGATGGTGCCTGATACTGTGCAGGTAATGTGGGTGACTGATGAAGGTGCCACAACATATGACAACTTTTTTGTATTCGTGAAAAAGGAGTGTCCGGAAGCAATCCCGCATCTTGTCTTGAATTACGGATACCCGGAGGATTTCAATGAACAAAACAATATCATTAAACCGTGACAATACGTTCTTTACCTCCGATTGGCATTTTGGTGACAAGAACATCATAAAAAATTGTAATCGTCCTTATAGTGATATGGACGAAATGCACGCTGCCTTAATTGATATTTGGAACGCAAAAGTTTCCGATGATAGCACTGTAGTTAATATGGGCGACTTTGCTTTCTGGGGACCGTCAAAGTTCAATGAGCTAGGTAACGTGCTTAAGCAGTTAAAGGGCAAGATACTATTTGTCCCAGGAAATCACGACCGGTTAAATCTATGGCACAATACGCTTGACGCGTATCCTGAGTTAAAAGATAAGGTGCGTATATTACCGCCTGTCGCTGATTTTAGAGTCGGTAAACAACATATCGTCGGGTGTCACTACGCAATGATGATATGGAATAAGCAACACTATGGTGCTTGGCACTTATATGGGCACTCCCATGATAGACACTTGACTGGTATTGGCCTAAGCATGAATATATGTATTGATGCTCACCCTAATTTTGATCTGTTCACATACGAAGAGATTGAAGAAAAGATATCAAAGTTAAAGATTTTCCTTCCGTTCTAAAAAATCAAATTAAACCTTGATTTGGCAGGAAGTAGAAATTATAATACTTTAAAATTTGGAACCCTTATAAAGTGTAAGGGTGTAAGGAGTATAAAATGACAACACATTTTAACACGCAACACACTCCTGTAGAAGAAGTTACTGAAGTAGAAGCCCGTACAACAAACGGCGCAGTAACTAACATCACTTCCGGTGAGAAATCACTTGATTTGTTCTTTGTGGCAGGTGCATCCCGTAACATGAGTGACGACGAAATCATCATAATGTTTGATGACGCGCACGACGAAAACCCAGAACTGGCATTCCGTGTCTTGCAATGGGCTCGTGATGTGCGAGGCGGAGCAGGCGAACGTCGTTTCTTTAAAGTAATAATGAAACACTTGGTTGCTAACCAACGCACTTACGGTGCTAAGAACATCAAGGCGCTGCTGACCAAATCGTCTGAGATTGGCCGCTGGCGTGACTTACTTGACTTGTTCATCAAGTGCACTGATGCCAACAAAAAGTTCATCGGTAAGTTGTTTAACGAAGCGCTTGATTCAGGCAACGGTTTGGCTGCTAAATGGCTACCGCGCAAAGGTAAATTCGCACGCGCTGTTCGTACGTCTATGGGCTACAAGGACACGCCGAAGGAATACCGCCGCAAGATCGTTGACTTGACTAAAGTAGTTGAGACCCAAATGTGCCAGGGCAAGTGGGACGAGATCAATTACTCGCACGTACCGTCGGTCGCGTTTAAGAAATACCGCAAGGCATTTCAGCGTCATGACCCTGTACGCTTTGAAGCATTCATTCAATCAGCTATTGAAGGTGAAACAAAGGTCAACGCCGGTGCTATATTCCCGCATGAAATATTAGCGCCGCTTGGTAAGGGTAGAACCTCGTCAAAAACTGAAGTTGACGCCATGCAAGCACAGTGGCAAAACTTGGCTGATTCGATGGTAGACGCGCCCGATGTACTGCCTATGATTGACGTGTCTGCGTCGATGAGCGGTGACCCTATGCATATTGCAGTGTCGCTAGGCATGTACTTGGCTGAACGCAACACTGGTCAATTTAAAAATGCGTACATGACTTTCGAGTCACAACCTAAGTTTGGCTTCGTGAAGGAAGGCGCAAAAATTGACGCTCGCTACAAGGATATTTTACGCGCAGGTTGGGGCGGTAGCACTGACTTGTCAGCGGCTTTTAAGAAAATCCTTGAAGTTGCTGTAAACAACAATGTTCCGGCTGATCATATGCCTAAAATGTTGCTTGTGTTATCTGACATGGAGTTCGATTCCTGGGGTAACCGCGGTCTTACATCCAATGTAAAAGACTTGTTTAAAAAGGCAGGCTACGAGTGTCCTACTATTGTGTTCTGGAACTTAGACGCTCGCCCTGGTAACAACCCAGTAAAAGCTACTGACAAAGACATGGTAATGGTGTCCGGATTTAGTCCGGCTATAGCGAAGACCATAATGGAAGGCAAGGACCTGTCACCGATGGGAATAATGCTTGATGCTATTATGAAAGATCGCTATACACTGTGAGGCGTAGTGCGCCCTAGTATTTAAAGAAGGGGCTTTTGGTCCCTTCTTTCGCATTGCGAATAAATACATAAAAATACAGGGAGACACATGTACACGAGCTTTCAACTAAAGAGTTGCACAAAAACTCGATACTATATCAGAACAGTGAACATAAGTACGCATTGCATGTTGACTGACGAGTTACGGACGATATACGGTGAAGAGTTGTGTGAGGAAAAGTATGAACCGGGCGTTGCCTTACTAAAAGGCTTTCGTGTTGAGTTTTATGAACTTGATGATTTTCTCAACACAGATATGGCCATAGACATAGACAACAATAAAAAGGAAACAATACGTGAAAGAACGCTATCAGGCATTGATTGCCCCGCTGCTTGAACTCGATCCTGGATTTCAAGAGTATTTTGATTTCGCATACGACGCGCATAGTGATCGAAAAAGAATCGGGACAAACGACCTATATATTATTCACCCTATTAACGTAGCGTTAAACGTCCTAGAAACGGGCTTGTCGCATGATGATAAGGTGATGGCAATCCGTGTAGCAGTAATGCACGATGTAGTGGAAGACGAAGACGTAGAGCTTGTTACGGTAATTAATAAATTCGGTACTGAGTTTGCGTATCATCTGTATTACACTTATACAGAGATAACCAAGTCTTCTGGTAACCGCAAGTTTAGAAAAATACTTGAAGCCAATCACTATGCTGCTGGTACCCGAGTATCACAGACCGTCAAAGTGTGCGATGCTGCCGATAATATAATGACGATTCATTTGAAGTCGGGCCGCAAGTTTGCATATGATTATATGAATGAAAAAGTTACACTTCATCATAAACTTGCATTGGCCGATCCAATGGCTCTCAAGTTATTTGTTAAAAGAATGTCGATTGTTAAACAAGCGCTAAAGGCTGCCTAGCCCATATTAGTTACTAGTTTAACAACGCGCTTTTTACCGAATTTCTTCTGACACATTTCGTCTAAACTGACGTAGGGTCCGAACAAGACTTCTACGTCTTTTTCCCTGTATGTTCGTACAGTATGCGAAAACGCTTGCATCTCTTCAAATAAATACACACCGATCGGGATTGATCTGTTTGTTTCCCACCACCAGTTCGAGCCAAGTTTAAGGAATAACACCTTTTCAGCGTGGTCCGTTAGTGCTTCGAAATCATAGAACGTAACGGCCTTACTCGCTACATTTTCAATAATTCCTAAATATTCGTCATCTCCTATTTTTAAGCCAGTTAGGAAAGGAAATTTTTTAGTTAGTTCGTCTTGGGTCATTTTGTTACCTGCTAAATATCTTTAAAAAGGCATATTTGTTGTGTTGTACACCATATATTTATGTAACCATGAAAGTACCGTTTTCGTGGGAATACCGAGGACTTATAGCATGAATGACAATGATACCATCACCCTCCACCGCGGTGTTGACAATACTCATTATTTTAGAGTCCGTAACCGTGACATGAAACGCCAGAATGTGAGCGGGCTTGTGGTTATGGCGAAGATTGTAGATCGCATGAATGGCGATAAAGTATTTGAAAAAAGATTAGTACAAACTGACGATGATCAGTTTTCATTAAGTGTACTCGAAGGTGAGCTACTAGAGGTTGAGCCTGGCTATTACGAGATGGTTCTTGAGTCTATGGAAATGTTCGACACTAACAATTACGAACATAACCCGCGCCAACCTCTTTACCGTGACTTGAACGGCGAGATTCGCTTCGAAGTAGAGGTAACAGGCCACGCAGATAGCACACCGCGCCCTAGTAGAGAAGAGATAAAACCGTTTGAAAAGTGGCTTCCTACTTTAAAAGACGGCGTAACTGTGTATAGTAGCTCAGCCATACCCTGTAACGCTCTAAGAAACCACAGAAACAGTTTGCACACGATGTCTATCCAAGCAGATAACTTTAGTGGAACGCTAGAGATATACGGTACTCTGGAGTTAGATCCGCCGCCGGACAATAATTCTTGGTTCCCTGTTACCATACAGGATTTGCCAGTAAATGAGATACAAATGGATAAGTTCACAGGTACACACGCGTTCAACGTAGTGGGTAATCTTTACTGGGTGAAGTTCATTCTCAAAGGCGATTTGGAAAACATGGGAACTTTTGACAAACTGACTTGGCGATCTTGATTATTTTGGTAGCCGGTATTATACTACTGCGCATAAAAGCCAAAATAATAAGAAGAATATGAGCTGGGATCAGAAGTTACTAGATACTATACTAGAGAATTTCGGGCCACATAAAATATCAAGAAAAGGTTTCAGGACTAGAAATTGCCCGATGTGTGTTACTAAAGGACACACGCCTGACACCAAGAAACGATTCGGTATGAAAGTCGATCATAAAGGCTTCGGTGGGTCGTGCTTCAATTGCGGCTTTAAGTTCAAATACGAATATCACAAGAAACAGCTGAGCAAGCCGCTCAAGTCATTTATGCGCCAACTCGGCGTTAAAAAGCAACTCATAGATGAGATCAAGTACGGGTTATTTGAAGACCTGCACAGTGGTGTCATCTCTGACTTGATGCTTGAGCCGGAGCCCGAAGAAACAGAAGTTCCGTTTGCTGAACTATTCAAAGACAAGAAGCCCAAACTCAACGAAGTTGCACAAAGTCTTATTAAAGACGAGAAACAAATACGTCAAATACTCAGAACAAGGATAACAGATAATGTCATGCCTGAGTTTAACGAGTTTAGTACCCGTTACGTGCAAATAACAAAGCGCTGGTCACGCGAGCATAGTTATCCGGGTGATGCTAAGCCTATGAGTTATTACCTTGATAGAGCTGAGCTGGGGCATCCTATTCCTGCTGATGTGAATGAGTGTTTGCTTTATATGTACGAACGTGACTTGCTTGAGTTCGACGACATATGTTGGAGTTACGCTGTCACTAAAGAAGCAGGCAATCGTATAATACTTCCGTTTGAATTTGGCGGTAAACGGATCGGTTATACGGCGCGTGCAGTAAATGACCGCGCTGCAAAGATTAAAAAGTATCATTCAATGATGCCGGACGATGCGATATTCAATTACCACTTATTCCATAACAACTACAAACGAACGTTTGCGGTGTTGTATGAAGGTGTTATTGACGCGTATGTTATGCAAGGCATGGCATGTGGCGGAAGAAACATTAACGATGATCAAATATACATGATCAAAAATTTAGGCATGCCTGTAATTGTTGTGCCTGATAACGACAAAGACGGCGACGACTTGATCGACATAGCTATAAGGGAAGGCTGGTCAGTATCGTTTCCGCCTTGGAAACATAAATTTAAGGACGCGGCGGCTGCCGCTGCTAAGTACGGTAGGATTTACACAATCCAAAGTATACTAGCTAGCGTAGAGACTAATCCACTAACAATAAATCTAAAAAAGGATATGAATGTCTGATTACATCCAAGAATATACTCCGCAGGTCGAGGAGTTATTCATTCAATTTTTCTTAAGCGATCCTGAATTATTTGTGCGCTGTCGTAATGTGATTAAGTCTGATCACTACGCCTCTGAGACAAATAAAAAGACTGTCGATTTCATGGTAAAATATGCTGATGAATACAGCGCATTGCCTGACTTAGATCAATTAAAAGCGGTGGTGGGCAAACAATTCAACGTAACAAAGGACCTGCAAGATGAGCACAAGGAATGGTTCCTTGATAACTACGAAAAGTTTGCTCGACACAAAGAAATTATCAAAGCTGTCCTTGATGCTCCGCGCTTAATTGAAAAGAAAGAATACGGCAGCGTTGAACAACTAGTTAAAGAAGCAGTGCAAGTAGGTCTTGTTAAAGACTTGGGTACTGATTACTTCGACGATCCGTTAGGCCGTTTGCGGCGCATGAAAGAAAAGAAACCTCTTGTGTCCACCGGGTATAGGGATTTGGACCACGCGTTGTTTGGTGGTGTTGAAGTAGGTTCACTTAACATTTACGCAGGACAATCCGGTACTGGTAAGAGTATTTTCCTACAAAATTCTGCAAGAAAGTCTGTCATGCGCGGTGAAAATGCGATGTACATATCACTGGAACTGTCGGAGGACTTGTGTGCGTTGCGTCTAGACGCTATGTTTGCGGGGTTGAGTACACAAAACGTGATGAGAGATAGTGAAGACGCTTCGACTCGTATTGCTATGTTTGCTAAAAAGTACGGCGGCTCACTACAAATAAAACGTTTTCCGTCCGGTACCACTGCTGCTGAGATTCGTGCTTACGTTAAAGAGTATCAGATCCAGACAGGCCGCAAAGTAAACAAACTGTGTGTTGACTACTTGGACTTATGCTCGCCTTACCGTACTAAAGTAAATGCTAGTGACGTATTCACCAAAGACAAATATGTGTCGGAAGAGTTGCGTGACTTGGCAGCTGAATTAGACGTTGTGTTGGATACAGCCTCGCAGCTTAACCGTGACAGTCACGAAGCAGTTGACTTTGGGCACCAACACATTGCAGGCGGTGTATCTAAAATTAACACAGCCGATAACGTGTTCGGCATTTACGTAACAAACACCATGAAAGAGAACGGCCGTTATCAGTTACAACTTTTGAAGACACGCTCTTCAAGTGGTGTAGGTAAACGTATTGATTTAAAATACAATCCTGCTACTATGCAAATGGACGATCTTGAAGAAGGCGAGCGCGGAAGTATTGAGACACAAACCAGTTCTATTCTAGATTCTATAAATAAGAAAGGGACAATGGGCAAAGAGCCGCCCGCACCTACGCAAGATGCGTCCAGTACCGTGGATGCGTTCTCTAAAGTTAGGAATAGTTTGCGTAGAAGTGATTAACTCTAGGATAAAACAGGCAGGATAATGAAAGTATCTGATTTAGATAATTATGATTCGATACCAGAGAGTCGTAAATCGCTACAAGATATTCTTGGGCAGTTTGCAGACATTCCCGTAGATCATATGTCTGACGAGCACACTGAACGCGGTATCAAGGTGCTCGAAGCCGCACTGAATTTTTTCAATTCACTAGAAGCTAACTATGGCGAAGAAGTTGCAGTAGTAGTGGAACGGAAATTCTGTAACGCAGTAAAAGCGAAGAATACTGACAAGTTTGAACGTCAGTTAAAGGAATCCATCAATGGCCAGAAAAAGTAAAGTTTGGCTTAACCCGAACGGCTCAGCCGACAAGGAAACGGTAGACCCGAAAGCGGAAGCTGTCTACAATAGTCTAAAAAGCACAGAGAAGACCGTTTTTGTAAAGGCATTGCATGATGAAAAAAGAAAAAAACGCCTTGACCGGTAAGCTTTTGCAGGTTTTAGAACCTCGTGATATATCTATATCGCGCAAAGCCGGCGAGATTATAGAACAGGCGGTGACTACTAACCTGCAGATGATTAACCAAGTTGCTGCGTCAAGCAACGTGTCTGCCAAGGATGTAGTGGACCTTTGTGTGCAACTATCAGCACAACCGGAAACATCTGTTCTTTCAACTCTACGATATGTATCGTCGTCGTACTTTCTTAGCAATGAAGCGAACCGCGCTTTTAAGTACGTTATTATGACGGGTTTAGATTCAGATGTGATTCGCACACATGATGGTCAAACTGCAATTGGTGACCCCGATCTTAACCCGGATTTGGTCTTATCACAGCACGACGAATGTGCATTTATAACCATGCTTTCGTTAGCAAATTACCCGTACAAGCACGCAACCACGCCGCAAGTACAGGATTATTGGCAACTATTACTGGGCGAAATACTTTCGCTTTACGGTGGTTCATTATTGCCAACCGCGTATATGGTACTATCCGAGGCAGTGGGTGTCGTGTCTACTATGTTTGATTCTGCGCCACGTATATACCGCAGTATTATTCGTCAAAGTACACTAAGCCCTGAATACAAGCATTCACTGATTAACGAACACGCCGCGCCGGTTGATAAGAAGCGTGGCATCACGCATTTAGAAGATTTAGACGATGCTCTGTTTCACCGAGCAATTAATGATTTGGAACTATGTGTTGTAACTGAGAAACTGGACGGAAGTAATATGCGATTTGGCGTAGAAAACGGCCAGATGTATACCGTGTTTGGGAATCTGGATAAGGTATATTCAGTTGACGAACATCCCGAAAACTTCAGTAGCAACTATCGGATATTTGCTCACCGCGCATTGTTAACTCGTGAAAGCGAAGTGACATCGCTGGGCGACTTTGAAATAGAAGTAGAAGTGCTTTACGACGAGATACCCAACGTAATTCGTTACGACGATACAGTGAATGACATCGTGTTATTAAGGCAGTTAAAGGGCGACCCGCACATACTGCCTAAAGTCGCTGAGATTTACGAGTCAAATGGTATCACTAGTGTCGAGCATGATTGCTTAGTTAGTAGAGACGGCAATACTGCGCTAAAAGAAAAGCGAACATCTAAAGTTATGTTCAGTGAAGTTCCGCAAATGTCACAGAAGTTCTTACAAGAGTCCTTGGCTAAAAGCGACTTAAGTACTGCAATTGAGCAATACAACGCAAATCTAGGTGAGACAGACGCAGAGACAGGTATGTCAGTAAGCGAAGTTGCAAACTTTAAACTGAACGGCAAACGTCCCGAAGATACTGACCAAGATACTTGGAATTCTTTAAAACAAAAAGTCAAAGACTCAAGAAACCCGTGCCGTGACAAGATCAAAAAAGCCAAGCAAGAGGTGAAGAAACACCTCTTATCTGCGCTGGTTCATTCTAGTACAAGTAAGTTTTCTGACAGAGAAGACAGCTGGATTGAAGGCATAGTTATAAAACACCCTGACGGTTTCATGTTTAAAATAGTTGACAAAGATACTTTCTTAGAGGCTAAAAACTTCATTTGGCAAAAGCGAGAAGAAATCAAGTCCACTGTCTTAAACAACAAAAACGATTCCCTAGTAGGCAAGACAATGTTAGAACTTGCCCATATACTAGGTGACACTCGTTACGCTACCATCTCGGCTAAACGAGTAATTCGTTCACAAGCAGAAACCCCTGATAAATTCCTTAAGCTTATTAAAGGTAGTCTTGACGTGGCTTACGTAAAAGAGAAGTTCACCGACACTCTTACTCGTGCGCTCCGCAGTCACCAAATTATGCTTGACGAGTACCTTAGTACATATAAAAGCTTGGCAATCACTATACCCAACGGCGTTGATATTTCTTACGCAGACGACTGTATACACAGCCGTACATTGGCAGCATTCTGTGAAGCAAGGCGAAAGCTAGAAGCCCTAATGCGCATTACGAAGGCAGCAAGCGAATCAGCCCAGCTGTATCGTGTAGTATTGGGCAACAGAATAGAAACTGCTTTTGGATAACTTCCTTAAATAAGGTATAAGAAACCTTATTTTCGGAGTTATGCATGCCATTAAGAAAAAGGAAATACAACCGAGCTAAACTGGCTGAGTTCAATCTAAACCTAGATATGGACTCAAAAGCCACCATTATGTACAATGACCCACAGAAACGCTTTCGTATCGTTAACAGTGACGCGAAACTTGTTGTTGAGGGCATGGGTGATTTTTCGACCCTTCGTCGCCGTACTGGTCACGACATCGAAACGTTAATCAGTCAAGCTGAACGTGACATAAAATCTGTATCTGAAAAGACCTACCGTCCCGGATCAGCTATCATTACTGATAATAATCCTGACGCTGAGTACTTTGTAAAAGAGTACAACTTAGAATATCCACAAGCCCGTGCACTTGTAGACGCGCTAGAAAACGACGACTATGATGATGAAGTACTAACTCTTATAAGATCGTTGCCTGGCAGCCGTGAGTTTGACCTCGACACGTTCATTACTATTTTGAAATCTGAATTGCAGTCGTTCAGCGGTAATACAGATTAAGGAATACAAGTGTTTTTAGAAGATATTTCGGGATTAAAACAGTCGTACAGCGCTATGCTTCTAACTGAGGGCGGCAACGCCTTCAGTAACGTCGGTGCCATTCATATAAGTGAAATAGAACCTACTATTAACGGACTAGCCCAAGTCCTTCAAATACCCGATCTAGGTTCACATGTGCTTGGGTCAGTTGGCAAAAAAGAGTACAGCGGTGATGTTGATATTGCACTTAAGCCTAAAAACCCGGAAGAACTAGGCAAGTTTATCGAAAGGCTAAAGAAAGTACTAGGCCAAGAAAACGTGCGTCAAGTAGGTGGTTTAATAACAACCGCAGTTAAGATCCAGGGCTACAATCCTAAAAAGGACAAGAGACAGCCGCGCACAGGCTACGTGCAGGTGGATTTTATATTCGGTAACCCTGAATGGCTTAAGCTTTATTTTCACTCACCGTCTTCTAAGGATTCTAAACTGAAAGGCACCCACCGCAACTTAGCAATAGCCAGCATAGCCGCACACGTTGATCGCCAATCAAGTGACGAGCTAGATAGCCATGGTCGTCCGGTTAAGATTATCCGCTGGAAGTGGAGTCCCAAAGACGGGCTAGTGAAAGTGGAAAGAACCTCCCGTAAAAAGGCTAACGGTGGATGGGTTAAGAAGCAGGATGACAAGGTTATCAGTGAGCCTGTTACTGATGCCAAGGGAATAGCGGATGTTCTTTTCCAAGGGAAAGCAGATCCTAAAGTACTAGACAGTGCAGAGAGTCTTATCGCTGCTGTTAAAAAGTACTACACCGCCGATGCGGCTGAATCGGTATTCAGGACTATGGCTAGGAACTTTGACACCAAACCCGATTTAGCGGGTGGCGACTTCGAATATCCGCCGGAAGTTGCGAAGTATATGGGGACAGGTAATGGCCGATAATTACACCAAACAGTGGCCTTTTAGTGAAACAAAGAGCGAGTCGTTAGTTTCTGAATTATCAGAAGCTCGCGGCTTCTTTTACACATTAACTGGGTTGAACAAGTATAGTTATAAGACGTTGTGTGAGATGTTGTATTTGACATTAGTGTCTATGGCTATGCTTGTACAGGAACGCCAAACTCACAAGGATATAGCGCGATACGCTGACGAAGCACTTGTGTATAAAAACTTCAACAAAGCATACACTAGGTTGAATGATGTTGCTCTTATGTGTGCAACTGTGCTAGGCAACAATCCTAAGTACAAGTACAACAACGAAACAACAAATCATTCACAGCGACATTTGATTGACTATTTTAAAATGTTGCGCGGTGACATGCCTGTTACTAAATCAAAACTAAGCTTTTATCTGTTTTCATTTGAAAGCATGTTCTTAATAAGCGACAAGAAGATTAAACGCCTTAGACGTAAAGTTATCCAGCTTGCAGAGATTACCCCTGTACAGCGAGTCTATGCTTACAAAGACGCCAAGATGCTAATGCGCAGGTATAATCCTCGTTTAGAGATATTACCTTATTTCGATCCATTAATACCGGCTAAGATGCAGGACGCCGGAACTACTGTTGACACTCTTTCAACCGTAGCCTTAGCCGCCCTTACTGGGTATCAAGTAGGCAGACAAAAGAGGCGGGACTAACACTCGCCTCTTGTTCATTAAAACTAAATAAGTTTATTAAACTATCTAGGTACCATAATGAACAAATACATTAAAATTAAATTTTTGTCAGAAGCGGCGATGGACACGTATATGTCGCACCCCATTCTTTCTGAGAATTCTAAATTTGAAGGCGACCGTGAACTTGCACTGGACGCTGAGTATGCTGCTAAATTTACCAAGTTCCTTCAACATTCTGATCTATCAGAAAGTGTAGAGTACAGCATGCAAGAGCCCGCCCCTAAAAAGAAAACAAGCAAGAAGCAAGCTATTGTTAAAGAAGGCATAATCGACTTCAAGAAGAAGCTAGACTATATGTCCACTGGTCGTCTTGGCTTAGCTGACCCCATGTCGTTTAACATGAACGATCCTGAAGTAGACGGTGTGGACGGCTGTACGTGCCTTAGTCAAGTCTTTGACGAGTTTAGTGTTCTTTGTAAAGATGTGAAAATACAAAAGAACGTGAGCTTCTTAGAAGACCTAAGAGAGAATATGCCTACTATACGCCGCATACGTGAAATGTGCGAAATGATAGAAGCTTTTGAAGCTGACATCGACGCAGCACCTATGTTCAAAGAACTGTTATCTGGCGCAGTTGTAGCAGGCGACAAAGCCCCTGAACACAACTTATCTCACGACTTGCCGTATACTATATCTCCTGAGATAGATTCAGATATCGCCAAGACGTTTGAAAAGATTAAGCCTATCGGCGCAGCTCTTAGCAAAGTACTTCGTACTAGTCCGATCGATGAATCTGTTGCGATGATGACGATGGGTGATTTCGAGAAGAAACTTGATAAGCCGTTTAGTGTTTCGCCTAAAAATGGCAGCGACACGGTAGCCGCATTCTTAAATAGTGTGGCAAGCAGGCTAGTTATGGTTAACAAGTCTCTGAAAGGCCAAAAGTCATTAAGTCCAGAAGCTGCCAGTCAAGTTAGATTGGATCTTGCTGAGTTAATGAACGACTTGACACTTGCTTATCAATTAACTGCGCGTTTACGTCAACTTGGTAAGCAAAAGAAATAATATTAGCCGTTGGTGCTAAATAAATATGTGAAAAGGGCACAAGCCCACAAAAGATTATGGAGATTTTTAATCATGGCATTTGATGTATACACTAAAGGTTCAGTACAAGAAGGCATGTTCGTAGAACCAATGTACTTTGTTACACTAACATTCGATTCTGACATTTCAAGCTCAGCTTTCGGTGTTCGTGATTCTGTACTTGAAAAAGCACTACGCGTTCTTGGTACTCGTGCAGTTGTTACTGGCATTGGTCCTATGTACCTTGACGGTGCGGGCACTGCGTCTAAAGTAGACGTTATCCTAGGCACTGGCCAAGGCTTCTACGTAGACGATCCAGCGACTAGTCTTGAAATTGAAGGCCTACAGGCTGAAGCAGTTGACGGTCTTGACAATGCAGGTAACCCGATCTCTGCTACATTTACAGCTACTTTCGCTGTATTCTCTGGCTTAGATGCGGCTACTGCTGCTGACTTAGTAGAAGGCCACGACGGCCAACACCGTCCAGCTACTGCGCGTCACTTCAAGTAATATTTTACTTATTAAAAAAAGCGGGCTTTGGTCCGCTTTTTTTGTGCCCTGAGTTCGGTGAACATTTAATACTAAATAAGTGAAACGGGAGCTCGCAATGGCCACACATGATTATGCATCCCTTGATATACGTGAGAAAATAGTTTTTTATTGTAAATCAAATGGGAAACACGGCAGGGGCGGTGTTGAAGTTTCTAATAGCGGGGACTTTAAACAAGCGTCACAGAAGAACTTCTCGATTATATTACAAGCAATAGGCCTTAGATGTCAACCACATGTGATAGTAGAACCGTATACTGTACTTGACCTCAACGATGTATGCGATTTAAGAGGCAGAGGAACTGCCTTTGTACTTGGCTTTGAACACGCTGATGCGTTTTCTAGAGGCGAAGACAAGCTGTGGTGGATACGGGAGAACCTCGATAACTTAATCCTTTACGATGGTGGTAGATTAAGGTTATCAGAAAAAGCAAATGCAGCGGTAGGGATTTATGCTACTTGAAGAACTAACAGGCGGCCGTGTTAACTTTATTGAAAGTAAATGGCTTGAACTAAAAACTCATTTTAACGATGGCAAACTCACGGAAAGTAATCGACTTTGTGAAGCAATTTCGGTAGACGGCGAGGTAGTTGCTATGTATAATAGAGTCAATGGCAGTATCGTTTTCGAAGTAGAAGACTTGGACGCTTTGCCGTCTGGTGTCAAAACTTCTATAAACGAAGCAAGACGCGTCTGGAGCCGTGTAGGCGACACCGTGGTGCGTAAATTCAGATGCACGAGTGGCCTCCGTAAAGGTCGCATCGTGTCTGATCCTGCTACCTGCCATAAACCGATTGACATTAAAAAGCGCGTCACGATGAAGCGAAACCAAGCTACAAAAGGCCGCACAATGTCACGCAAAGCTAAAAGAACAAAAAGAATAAATCCAGCAAGCAAACGAGTCGCAAGACTCAACGATCGGGAGAACTGATGAAAACATCTTGTGCATCATACGGCGAAACACCATACGGCTTCACAGTAACCAACGGTGGAGAGGTACACACTAACATCTTTTTGGAAGACACGGCGAAAGCCCTTGTTTCTGCTTACAATAGTGGGTACACCTTCCTGGTGCCGTCCTTAATTAACGACGATCGGTATTACGGCAAGTACACTACTGACGTCATGTTTTACGATAATTCGGCTAATTATGTATTGGCTGAAGACTCTGCGCAAATGGCCGGCATGTACAAGAGACGCCTTTACCAAAACATTGCTCGCATCCGTGATGAAGTAAATAAGCTTAATGCTGAACAGTTTTTAGAGGCGGATGTATTATGAAAGTAGATTCACTTTACCTGAGTGAAAAAGTAAACTTCGGCAAAAACGTGCCTAAGATTAGACCTGATTCTAATATCAGTGATATCAAGGATGCCGTGAGTTACGCATTTAGAAAAATCCATGAGAACAGAAACGACTCAATTACCAAGATCGCAATGAACGGTCTTATTAAAGAAGCGGGTTCTGTTATATCGAAACAAATTAAGGACGGCCGAATTGGTATGAAAGAGTTAAACGAATTTAGACAGTGGATTGACACAGTCGCAAATAATGAAACGCAACTTAACGAAAACGTTGATCAAGCGGAAGTTCTTGTTGCTGCTAAAGCACTAAGCGGCGATATCCAGAACATGTATGAGAAGGTGGCAAAAATGGTTGCTACTGACTTGATCCATATCACTGAAGAGATTAAGAACAAATTCGGCGAAGACCAAGCCAAAGCGTTTTATAATCTTGCTAAGTCTAATTTAGAAGGCCTAACCGACACGCTACAGGCTAGCTATGAGGAACTATCAGGGGCAGCTGATGACTTGTCTTCTGGTACGCCTATTAGCTCAGGCGGCGATATGATGGATTACGACAGCCTTGAGGGCGACGATAGCGACGATGAAGGCGATGCTCCTGATTTAGATAGCGACGGTACCGATGCTCCTGATTTAGAGCTAGGCGGCGACCGTGGAATGAAGGACGACGCGTAATGCGCATAGATGAAATTATCAACGAAAGCGACGATAATTTGCGAGCCGAGTTAGAGAATTTCATCTTACGCCAGCGAGCACAGGGTCAAGAAGAGATTGATACTTCTGTTGCCGTTCAGTATATGCATGACATGACGGGCGTACAAGTTACGCCTGAAATGATTGTTGATATGCTGTCTGGGTCTGACATAATAGGCACAGCGACGGTTGATACGATTTCGTTTGGATCCGAGCTTGCTATTGACGTAGGTGACGAAGAATCCGCTCGTGATGCGGTTCGCAAAAAAGCTTCACAATTTGCAAAAAAAGAAATGAGGTAGTGTATGCGCCTGGGCTTCAGTGCTGACGAGCTTGACAATGTAAAGCCGTATAGTGCGATGTTGATGGATGACTTGAATGTTGCTGAGAAGATGATTCTCGATGCGCATCATGCAGGAAACCGTTCGGTAGTAATTGACTCGGGCACGCACCTCACTGAAACGTCTGGTTTTATTGAATCAGTTAACATCTTAAATGGCGGCAAGAACCTGTCGCCTATCCCCGCTAAAGTACAAATCGAACACTCTGTCGGTTACGGCGCCAAGTTTAAAGTGAACGTTGATAGCTACGGTGCCATAACTAGTGTGGATGTAGTAGAGCCTGGATCAGGTTATTACCCTGTTTTAGCCAAGGCTTACCCGCCGGTCCGTTTTACGGAGAACGAACATACGTCGGCTGAGTTTACTGTAGTCGCTAGCGATACTGGCGCAGTACTAAAGGTGGTGCCTACTAAAGCAGGAACCGGGTACACTGTTGGTTCTGATATTATTATAGATCACCCAAATGGTTTCGGCGCTTCGGCGCAAATATCCGAGGTTGATTCTCAGGGAGGCATCCTGAGTGTAAGTGTATCTGCACCCGGTACAGGCTATTCGCCACGCTTACCTAGTATTGTTGTTTCCCACCCAGCAGGCAAAGGATTTGTAGCAGGCGCCATACAGACTGAAAATGGTCGCATAAAGTCGATAGCAGTAAAGAGTGGCGGGTCTGGTTACAGTCCTATCCAGTGCCGTGTGCGCATGTCTAGTCGTACAGGATCCGGTGCAAAGCTTAAGCCCTTGTTTTCGGCTGCGGGTGAAATTATAGGTGTTACCTTGTTATCAGGTGGCAGCGAGTATTCAGTGCATGATACAATTACCGTTACCCCGAGTGAGTTCCATACAAACCCTGTACCAGCTATTTTAGAGCCTGTTGTAAATGTTAGCACGCCAACATCTACACCTTACTGGCAAGCATACAGGAGTCCTGTGAAGTCCCAAGAAAGAGACTTTGTTTACAGATTTATAAGTATTTTAGAGGCTGCAAAATTTACTGTTAATGTAGTAACCAATCCGAGAACACTCAACACACTAAAAATAACAATAAGTTGGTGATATATGATAGAACGTCCTGTCCTTGAGAGCCGGTTCGATTACGGCTCCGTAGAACGGGTTCTTGTTGATAGAAAATGGCGCTATGGCCCTGAAGGCCTTGCGCTCCCCGCAATAACAAGAATCCTTAACGCAACCAAAACAGAAGAATCCAAACAAGCACTTGAAGATTGGAAAGCGCGAGTAGGCGAAGAAGAAGCCGAACGCATTTCAAAAGAGTCAACAGGAATCGGTGATGCAATGCACGCCAATTTAGAGAACTGGCTCCTTGATACCGGCAAGGATCAAGAAGGCGCTTATTTGGCTAAACTCCTCACTAAACTAATGCAACTTGAAATCAATAAACATTGCGACGAAGTATGGGGCGTAGAAGTACCTGTATACTTGCCTGGCATGTACGGCGGCATATTGGATATGTCTGGTGTGTGGCGCGGTAAGCGTTCCGTTATTGATTTTAAAAATAGCAGAAAGCCTAAGCGCAAAGAATGGATAGAAGATTATCGCTGTCAGTGCGGTGCTTACGGCATTGCACATAACGCATTATTCAATTCAGGTATCGAACAAGCAGTTGTTTTGGTTGCGTGTTGGGAGACAGGCACGGTACAAGAGTTTGTTTTTTCTGGCGACGAGTATCGAGAATGCGAATCTCTTTGGGTGTCGAAATTAGATGAGTATTACTCGACTAATCCGCTTCCTTCCAGTTAAATAATACTACTATTTGAAGGAATAACGATGAACCCAACTACTACTATTAAGGTGGCTAGGCAAACGAACCTACGCGGCCGACAAGTTGATCTACCTCAACCACTTGCTCCAGGCGAATTCGGCCAGTGCGTTGATACTCAACGAATCTACATCGGTGGTGATCCTGCGTATACGCCACCGGGCATTAACTATCTTGGATCTACCGAGGCACTAACTGGACAGAACTACCTAGAAACGCGCTTTATCCCTGTTCGTTTAGTAGAGGGAACAACCAAAGCTGACTTGGAAAACGAGTTCGGTTCTATGGTATCTGACCCGGCTACTGACATTAGGTTTAACGTGGAAACTGCGCTTATTGTTCTCCCTGCAGGCACCACAGCTTCTGAGAAACTAGGCGCTGAAACCACGGTATCGGGCAGCTCATTGATAGAAGAAATTCTAGATACTGAAACGGTTGGATTCACTGTAGAGACCGGCGGTCACGGCGAAGCTTCACTAATAGCAACGGCCATGAACGAGATGTCTAACAGGGCAATAGCCAATGTTCGTCTGAATATAGAGCTGAAGACATCGGTTGACACTGAAACCATTATTGTTACTAGTCCGGGTGAAAACATTTACGCGCCGTTGCGTTGGACATTGCCGCCAACTGGATCCTTTTTGGATTTTCCAGACGGCGGACTAATATTCGAAACTACCGAGAGTGACGTGTTCACGTGTGAGTATTCACTTGAAATGGCAGACGGTGGCGAAACGTATTTCAGTTCAGGTATAATTTCCGCCCACTTAAGTCCGTTAACCCAAACTGGACAAGTTTCAACGCAAGGACCGTCCGTAAGAGTACCCGATGGCTTATCTGGCTATGTTACGTTTTCGGTGGACTTTCTTACGCCTGACAGGGCGGTGTGGCGCTATAAGAACACATTTAACGCAGACGCCAAGCTTTCAATGGTTATAAGGCGATTTGCTTCAAGAGATTAAACAGGGGTGCGTATGACACATACAGATTGGACTCAACTTGACTTTGAAGATTTTATGGCACTGTGGCGCAAAATGCGTGTTGACCTGCCTGTACTAAGCGCTGAAGAATTAGGTTCTCATTTGCGTGAAAAGTTTGCAAGGTTTCCTATCGAGACGGGCAAAACACTAGATCCCTATTCCCCGTCTAACTGGCCTAGTCCGTGGGAGCAGATTACTGATAGTCTGTTCTGTTCCTGTGGCTTAGGCGTATTTCTTTACTACACAATAAGTCTTTCAGAATCGTACGCCGACGACGATTTCGGGATTTATTACGTAGAAAAAGAAGGCTATGACAGGATAGTCATCGTAAATAACACACATGGTTGGTTTATAGATACACTGACTTATGATGGCGGTACGGTGTCTGACTTGCAAGTAGGAAAAATACTTGCCTCTTACAGTAGTCAAGACCTACCGAGATACAATAACTAGCGAGACGAAAATGACAGAAGAGATCCGCATTAAGAAGCGTGACGGTTCACTCGAGCCCTTCAATATCGAGAAAATCCACAAAGTAGTACAATGGGCATGTAACGGCTTAACCGGTGTTTCGCCATCACAAATAGAACTTAAATCAAAGCTTTACTTCTACGACGGGATGGAATCGCAAGCGATTCATAAAACGTTAACTAAAACCGCAGCTGATTTGATCACTCCGGAAGACAGTAACTATCAATACGTTGCGAGTAAGTTGGTGAACTTTAACTTGCGTAAAGAAGTATACGGGCAACCCGAGCCGTGGCACTTGCGTAAAATTGTTGAGCGCAATATCACGCTGGGATGGTACACTGAAGAACTTAAAGAGTGGTACAGTGACGAAGAGTTAAATTATCTTAATAAAATCATTAAACATGACCGCGACTATGATATTAGTTACGCTGGTATGGGGCAGTGGTTAGGTAAGTATTTGGCACAAGATCGTGTGAAAGAAGAGCACTTTGAAACCCCGCAGGTGGCTTATGTGTTGATCGCTGCTACGTTGTTCCATGATTACCCCGCAGACACTCGTATGAAGTTTGTTAAGGACTACTACGATGCATTGAGTAAATTTAAGATTAGTGTACCGACACCGGTTCTAGCGGGCGCCAGAACACGCGAAAAGCAGTTCAGTTCTTGTGTACTTATTGAGTCAGCGGATAGCTTGGATTCAATTAACGCAACATCGTCTGCCATTGTAAACTACGTTTCACAGAAAGCGGGCATTGGTATTAACATCGGTCGCATTCGTCCGGTTGGTACTAAAGTACGAGGCGGCGATGTCGAGCATACTGGCGTTATCCCGTTCCTTAAGTATTTCCAGGCAGCACTTAAGTCTTGTTCGCAAGGCGGGGTACGCGGCGGCTCTGCTACTGTGTATTATCCATACTTCCATGGCGAAGTAGAAAACCTTCTTGTTGCTAAAAACAACAAAGGGACTGAAGAAAGCCGCGTGCGTCATGTAGACTACGGTATTCAGTTTAACAAGCTAATATATGAGCGTGCACTAACCGGTCAAGATGTTACCTTGTTTAACTCAAGTGAAGTGCCGCAGTTATGGGACACGTTTTACTCGGGCGATAACGATGCATTTGCCAAGCTTTACTGTGAGTTAGAAAAGTCACCTAAAGTTACGTACAAGCGCAAAGTCAACGCGTATGAGTTAATGTCGCAGTTTCTAGATGAAAGACAAAACACTGGTCGAATTTACTTGCAGAATATCGATCACTGTAATACTCACAGCTCGTTTGACCAAACCAAACACCCTGTGACTATGTCTAACTTGTGTGCTGAGATTACGTTGCCTACTAAGCCTTTTGAGTCACTACATGATGAATCAGGCCGTATTGCGCTTTGTACGTTATCGGCGATTAACTGGGGTGTAATTAATAAGCCCGAAGACTTTGAGAAACCGTGTGACTTAGCTGTTCGCAGCCTTGACGCGCTGTTATCATACCAAAACTATCCGGCTATCCAGGCTGAGCTTTCTACTAGAGAGTTTAGAACTTTGGGTATAGGTATCAACAACTTAGCATACTTCCTTGCTAAGAACGGTACCGGGTATACACAAGAGTCGGCGCTAGAGTTAGTTGACGAGTATATGGAAGCAATGAGTTTCTACATCATTAAAGCTTCTGTTCAGTTAGCTAAAGAGAAAGGCGCGTGTGAATTATCGCATGAGACCAAGTACGGACAGGGTTTATTCCCGTGGGAAACTGCGCATAAAAACGTTAATGACTTGGTGCCGTTGAACTTACGCATGGACTGGGAATCGCTGCGCACTGATATGAAGAAGTACGGTGTTCGTAATGCTGCGATGATGGCATGTATGCCGAGTGAGTCTTCTAGCCAGCTTATTAACGCTACTAACGGTGTTGAGCCACCGCGTGGTTTTGTTAGCGAAAAGTCAAGCAAACACGGTGTGTTTAAGCAAGTAGTGCCTGAGTACAACAAGTACAAAAACAAGTACGAACTGTTATGGGATCAAGAGTCGCCGCGTGGTTACTTGTCTATTATGGCTGTGTTACAGCGCTACATGGATCAGACCATATCCGCTAACACAAGTTATAACCCGTTACACTTCAAAACTCTTGATGCTAATGGCGGCGAGATGAAGAGTAAGATTCCACTTACTACGTTGATTGAAGACTTGTACTTCACTTACTCTCACGGCGTTAAAACGTTGTATTATGCGAACACGTATGATGCAAACGAAGGTGACGGCACTGAGAAGAAAGACGACGTTGAAGAGCCGTTACCGGTTGAGATTATCGACGACGATGACTGTGAAGGGTGTGTACTGTAATGAATATTGAAGCACTATCCAATATGACAGCCAAAGAGTTGGGCAGTGCGGCCAATAAAAACATGCAGGAGGAGTTGCTTATGGCAACTCCGTTTTTACCGGAGAGTGCGACTTGGACTCAAAGGAAATGGCATGTAATAAACGAAAGCTATGAAGCGGTGCTATGTGACGATTGTGACAAGCACGCTAAGTGGTCTGGCCGTGGCTATTCAAAGTACTGCGGCGGTGATGTGTGTAACACACCTAGCGAGCCTATTAGTGACATTATTGATAAGGAAGTTAGTGAAAAGATCACCTTGCCTTATTTCGAACAAATTGTCGCATATATGCGTCGTTTAATAGGTGATGAAAACATAGTTATAGACGAAAACAAAGTCGGCTATAAGCAAGGCAACTACCGCGGTATATCCGCTAAACCTGCGCTTGGGTACTTACATGTGAGTGAGTACGACTGGGTTAAGAAGAATTCGCTGTCTATGAGCTTCATAAACAGAGAATACGGGGCTCATAAGGGCCATGTGCATCCTAACTCCATTAAAGTAGTTAACGTGCCTGTCGGTTTATACAGAAGCTTTTTCAACAAGTATAGTTTTGACGATTCTACTGTTGGTAAGACCTGTATAGGGCTCTATAGTGGCACTGAGCTTATAGCCGCTGTGCTTTTTGACTACGAAAATGAAGCGCAAGGGAAGTGGCGGATTATAAATAAAGCAATAAAAGTAGACAGACACGTAGATGCCGCAATAACTCGCATCACTGAATACTTTAAGGCGACTTTTTTCCCTAAAGAAATTAGTTTAATCCTGAACCCTTACAAAGACAATGTGCAAGCCTGGGAGAACCGCGGGTTTATGCAACATGAAGATCGATACATTTGGAAGAGTAAATGAAGTCAGTATATAACCTCGACAACGTAAAATCCAACGTGCAGTGCAACACGTTCTTGGATGCAGACAATGACGGCGTGACAGTTGCGCGGTACGATAAAATTAGATACAGTACAGTTCAGCGTATGACTGAACAACAAGTGGGCTACTTTTGGCAGCCGGAAGAAGTTGACTTGAGTAAAGACGTTCGTGACTTTAAAAAGCTCACACCAGCTGAGCAACGTATCTTCACGTATAACTTGCGCAGACAAATCTTGTTAGATTCAATTCAAGGACGCTCGCCTAACTTAGTGTTCTTACCGGTTGTTACCTTGCCTGAAGCAGAAACGTTTATCGAGACGTGGAGTTTCTTTGAGTCTATCCATAACAGATCATACTCGCACATTATCCGTAACGTGTATTCCGATCCAGGCGAAGTATTTGACGGCATTAACAACATCCAACCAATTGTTGACTGTGCTAAGTCAATTGCCAAGTACTATGACGTGCTTGATTATAACAATTGTTATGTGCGCGTACATGGCTATGATGATAACCTTAGTCTTTATGAGCACAAGAAGTCACTATGGATGGCACTAAATGCAGTAAACGCACTTGAAGGCATTCGTTTTTATGTGTCGTTTGCGTGCTCTTGGGCATTCGCTGAACAGAAGAAAATGGAAGGTAACGCCAAAGTTATTAAGTTTATTTGCCGTGACGAAAATATCCACTTAATGTTCACCCAGAACGCTATTAAGACACTGCCTAAAGAAGATCCGGACTTTGCAAAAATACGTGAAGAAACCCGCGACGAGTGCAATGCGTTGTTTGTGGAAGCCATCGAGCAAGAAAAAGAATGGGCTAAATTCCTGTTTGAAGAAGGCTCAATGATAGGCTTAACTGAAGGCCTTTTATGTAACTATGTTGAGTGGATTGGCCATAACCGTATGCGTGCTATTCAACTAAACAGTCCGTATTCTCCAGGCCAAGCTAACCCGCTACCGTGGACTACGAGCTGGATTGCCGGCAAGACACGCCAGGCAGCACCGCAAGAAACAGAACTTGAATCTTACGTTATTGGTGAGATTGACAAACGTGTGCCTGAAAACTTTATGAAAGATTTGGCATCCAAAATAAAACTATAAAAAGGAAACACACATGCTCATACAGCCTACATACTCATTGAACGAGACACCTGGAAAAATATTCATGTTCCAAATGTCAAATGGCGCTGAAGTCATTGGCAAAGTAAAGTCTGTGGACGACAGTAGTCTTATAATAGAAAAACCCATCCGACTTGCGATACAGGGACAAGGACAAATTATGCCGTTTAGCTACGCAATCGGCAACCCGGAGGCAGACACCGTTGTATTCATGCGCCATGCATTGACGTCGTACTATTCACCTTCCAAAGACATGGAAGAAATGTACATTCAGAATACAACTGGTATTGAACTCGCCTAATAGCCGCAAAAGGTGAAAATATCGTAAATACTCCTAGTAATACACAATATTTAGGGAGTTTTACATGGCGAAGAATGCCTTTGAAATCCGTACAGACATTTTGGAATTAGCTACTAAGATTGTTCTTGCCGGATCTAAAGAATCAGAAAAATGCGAAGTAGAAGAAGTACTTAAAGTAGCAAACGAGTTGAACAAATTCGTAAGTGAAAAAAGTGATTCATCCTCGCGATAAAGTACCGCAGTAGAAAGCGCTCATATAAAGGGCGCTTTTTCATTTCAAACAAACCGCACAAAATTAAATATCTAGACTTTTGCGTAATACTAATATAGAATTGATGTAATATTTCTATAAAAGTAAAACGCCATGATTAAATTGTCAGAACCGATATTTGTGGCTGACCCTATTATTGATTTAATAGGCGAGGCTGCCCCGTTGTATACCGTTATAAACTACGAATCAGTTAGTAAAAAATTCCTGACAAAAGGAATGTGGTGGGTGCTTGATACAAGCCTCCAGGACAAACTTTCCCAAGGCACTGATATCTACCGACAATGGATCGCTTATGTATTAGAAGATATTATCACCGAAGCGACCAGTGTTAGGTACGATATAGTATGTGATGCAGAAGAAATAACAGCTATACCGGGCGGCGAGGTTTTCCGTAGCTCTTTCCATTGGCGCAAGGGAGGACCAAACAATAGTGGGTCACGTCCAGAAGCCTTAGCAATCGGTAAGGTTGCCATACAAGTAGACGATAATAATCACCTGCACAAAACAGATGGGCCTGCGGTCCATGCTAAATTTTTCCATTGTCTGGAAGGAGAGTCTAACGTTTTTGACTACGAGTACAGTATGTACATGTTGCACGGCATGCCGCACCGTTTAGACGGGCCTGCGATTGAGGTCAAGATATTTGATCCTCTAACACAGGAATATATTCTTCATATTGAAGTATGTGCAGTTGCCGGAAAACTACACAACGTAGGTGATGTACCTGCGATTCATATGAATAAAGGTGATTACACACTTAAGCTGTTCTTTGAAAACGGTACGTTAGTGTCGGGATCCAGAAGTGACGAATACGGTAATGTGACTATAGATACTACCCGGCACGGGTTTGTTGTATCCGAAGCAAACGTTGACTCTGCTGCCGTAGACGGCGTAGTCCACTTTGATAAGACAGGCGATCTGCATAATCCGGTAGGCCCTGCTGTTATAACTCCTAGAAGCGCCAGTTATTACCTACATGGCAAAGAAACAACATTTGAAGCAATGTGTTCGTTAGGGCTGGTTACTAAAACTGAAGAAATAATGATTGCGCTATCACACGGTGAGGTGGTTTCATGAGATACGACGAACACGCGCTTGTGACATATACGCCCGCGTTTTACCGGACCGGGATGCCTAACAATATAGATCATCATTTGTTAGAGATGGGATTGAAAAACGACGGCGCTATCTATATGGAAAGCATTTCGGATCTTATACGTAAGACGAATGATTCTGGTATCGGGAGAAGGATAAAGACACTTGCTCTGCACTACCGTGGAGGCCCTGACAACCGCGAGTACTTGAACGATGTGGAGGACTTGGCGCTGACTATTATTGAAGCGCTAAGTGTGCACCCACTATTTCTTGGTATGTTTATGCTTAAAGACTCAGATCTTGACGCTGATTGGCTTCAACGTTTCGAGGTCAATAAGGTAGGCGAAGACTTAAACCAAGTCGTTATTTATTCTGACTTCAGAGGTTACAAATCCCACTACACTGAGTTCTATTGTACTGATAGAGCTGAGATAGTTACGCCGGAAGACGACAAACCTGCGCTAGTTATACGCGCTGCTAAAGGTCTGTCGATAGGCACTAATACTCGCTTGTCGATATACCTGAATCGTTTTGGTAAATTACACCGTGATGGTGATCGCCCCGCGCTAGTATTAAATGATCGTGACGGATACCGAAACTTTATTATATGCGCACGGGATGGCGAGTTACATCGCAACCATGATGAACCTGCGCTTTACGGAACGTCGAGAGACTTTACCTTGTCAGTTCACGCACGTGACGGCCACATACATAACGAACAGGGTCCTGCCATTGATTATAATGTTAAGAGAGAAGAATCATACACCTCTTATATTGTGAACGGCAAGCCTAGAACATCTACCCCGTCGGCTGCGCATGTTTACCTGACAACAAACCTGCTTACTCATTATTACTTAGATGATAATTTTGAGATACACAACGAGTACGGTCCTGCTATTAAAAGTAGCAACGCGGGCAAGTCTGTTATGCGGGTGTACGCAAGGCATGGACACAAAATGTCTGGTAAAGAAGAGTGGCTAATGCGCTCAAAAATGACAGAGGCCGAAAAGGGGCTATACGTGCTAGGAGAAGACCTCGATGATTAAATTGCCCGACATGCGAAATTTAGTGGTTGGCCGCTCCGGCGTGAACCAAGTAGCAGTTGTCCTGACACGTCTTACAGACGCACATACACAAGAACATCGTTACGGGTCGAAGATATTGGGGTTCGTCAGTGCACTGGCACGCGGCGAAGACCTCGAATCAAGCAGAGTCATAACCGGGTGTTGGCAGGTTTACGAGTCCAAAATAAAGCCGTATTTTGCTAGTACTATATTCATGAATAGTATTGATATGGACAAATATCAGCCAACTAAGCATTATACAAAAGACGGGGTCGCGTATTGTAAGTTTGAAGACTTGAGCGAGACCTCAACGACAGCCGTTTATGAGTTGACTGTCACTGCCGAACATGCGACCTCGCACGACTTAATCCGTGTTGACGTAAAAGGCGACATTAAAAACAAATATGGCGCGAAACACGGCTTTACGCATGCTACTTTTTACATCGATACAACGACTGGGCTCTTAAGTGACTTTGGCGAAACCCCGGCACTGGCTATGCATGTGATGCGTAACGTGAATTTAAACATGTATACTAACTGTATCGCGGTCTACGCAAAAAACGGTGTCATAAACGACAACGGTGACCGCCCGGCTTTTACAACAAAAGTATATTTTGATAAAGATAGCAAAAAGATAATAGATATTTCGGTGAGCATCGAAGATAGGCAGCTTAGTAAAAAAGGCTTTGAGTCTACGTTTGTGAGTAGTGGTGATGTTATTGAGACTGCCAGGTGCTCGTATGTAGATGACAAGTTCGGATGGAAAGTGACACTAGATAGTGACCCTAATTACTGGTTACTGATTGATCACAATATGGATGTGGGGTCTAAATACTATCCGGGGCTCGTAACTGAACAAGACACCCATTATATAATAAAGAATCAGGTGGTAACGCCGTCTGAGTTCGTAAAACAATGTAACTTAAGTGATGAGGAAAAAGCTATGATAATTTTGGGTGAGACCCAATGAAGGGTATCTTAGCGTCAGTATTTGAAATACCCGCATCTATCCGTGACACCTCTACGGTACCGGATGTGCTGCCCGTGTTAAAGACCGTACTCGACATTTCTGGTAAAAACAACGCATCGCATGCAGTGCATATATCTGCTTTCGATGAAGTGGCCGAAACACTTGTACCCGATGGCACTTATAGCGTAAATGAGGTTGTTTTTGCAGCAAAGGAAAACGCACTAAGACTTTTCGTATCGACAACCAATAGACTATATTCCAATGCGGCAGACAGAAAACGTCCTGCCGTCGAAGACCTCGAGGTAGAAATAGACCATAAAAACGAATCAGTGGAGATATCCATCAAGTGTTTTCACATTAAAGTCAATATCTTTTTGTCGTTTTATGAAAGGGCAGATGGGCTAATGCTACACTCTGATTCAGGCCCTGCATTCGTAATATCCACAAAATCCACTGAACATCCATATGAGAACACCGATATAAAAATATACGCAGAATATGGATTATTACACAGAACTGGTGATCTGCCTGCTCTTACGAGTAGCTATTGTGTTGGTATATTAGGGAATCGGTTCCATCAGAAATGCTACGCCGAGAATGGTCTAGTAGGAAGAAACAATACCGCGCCTGCTTTGATCGTTGAGAAGTACAGGATAAGAGAAGGATTTGAAGACGAGTTATCTTCCAAAACCCGTTTATACGCAAAGAACGGCAAACTTGCACTAAGTTCGCAAGACTATTACATGGTTCACGAATCGTTTAGGCTGGATAAACCAGCGCTATTAGAGATGACGGTTGATGAAACTGGACACCCAGTTTTACACACGTACTGGCCAAAAAACGGTAAGCTAGTGAGATCCAACTCGCGCTATTTAGATGACAGCCTATCATATTTACACCGCGTCGACGGTCCGGCGGCAGTGTTTGCCTATACCGGAGGAAGAACCGGTTTTGAGTATTGGTATCGCGGCGTGGCATGCTCTATAGACCAATATTTGCGTATGAACAATGAACTTACAGACAGTGAAAAAGCAATAATCAGGCTTGGACACGAAAAGACAAACTGCGTGAGATACGTAGATAAATAAACAAAAACAACTATAAAAGGACAAGACAAACATGATTACATATAGTATATTTTTCGATAAGAGATTCAGCGAAGCGTTCACTCGACTAGTTGAGTTACCGATGAAACCGGCATTGTCGCAGAAGTTCAGTAAAATGGCTGAAACTATTAGCAGTGCTGAGCAAAGCTTTGGTGAAGAATACGGTGCTATAGTCAAGGAGTGCGTAAAACTTGACGACACAGGAAATCCAGTAACTACCGACAACGGCGGTGTAGTCATAGCCGAAGACAAAACAGAGTATTATAAGAACTCTATTGCTGAATTAAAACAAAAACCAATCCAGGGCGTTGTTCCTGTCTATATTTCTGACTTGGGCGATGACATTAAAATATCCCCCAAAGACCTTGGAATATTACGGGAAGTCCTAGTATAAGGAAAACTCATGTATCACAGCGGCAGCATACCGATGTTGGACACAGCGGCAAACAATGTCCGGCAGTTAACATACGATTGTTTGAATATAGTTCAAGGAGGCTATGCACGCACCGGAATTTACCCTGGTGACTTCAAAGACCTGCCGCCGCCTGCCCTTAGCGTTGAAGAAGTAGAATCATCGATTGTGCTATCCACAAGGGCTTTTGGCGAACTAGAATTTTTTTGTGGTGTCACTGTTGACCTTTTACGGGAGATGGATTCGGCCATCTCCCAGTACGGTGCGAGTATCACCAATGTCGAAATTGGTGTAGCCGATTTATCTAAAAAGGTCGAAGAATTAGAGGATCGTATGCGGAGGCTATTCGAAGCACTTGAAAATGCAGCGCCGGATACTACGGTTGCTGAGCTAAAGAGTATGATTTACTATAGCTACCAGCTCGACGAGATAGACGTCCAAATAAAGAACAACGGCGGCGTTGACGCTTTTGTGCATTTAGATAACATGGCTAAAAAATCTTATGGATAACGACGATAATACCTACGACGGGTCTTTGGTTGCTAACCTTATCGACACGTCAACTCTTAGTATCGAAGGCCGTTCTTTATGGGATAATGCACTGGCGACACCGGCCGAAGTAATTACGTCTGAATCAGATGAGATCAAAGCACTGAAATTGTTACTTGAGGCCATAGATATGCTACCCGACGACAACGAACTAAAACAAACTTTCAACTCACTTCGTGCATCAATTAAGCTACAAGGCGAATAATAATAAATGAATATTAACGATGTATTAGGCCAAGCACTAACTGTGCCTGGATTTTTCGGTACGCTGGGTAGCGCATGTGTTATCCTTGCATATTACTTAAATGTTATGGAAAAGGCAGGTACGTTTTCGTATCGTTATACGCTCTTAAACTTGTGCGGCGCCCTCATGCTGACATTCAGTTTAGTTTACCATCCCAACCTACCTTCACTCGTTATTGAAATGTTTTGGATTTATATCAGCGTAACTGGACTCTATAAGACGTGGCGAAAGAAGAAGATTACGGCATAGCGCGATGTGGAGGGTGTGGTGAGTTTTTCACCACACCTAGTAGCCGGAAAACCTTAGCATCAGCCGCCACCCCGTTGAACGCTATTGACTACGCTATACTGGATCACGCTGGTATTGACGTGGAGAAACTGCCTGTTCCTACTATTTGCTGTTCACCGTGCTACAAAGAAATATTTTATCGATAAATAAAAATTCTGTTTGATTAATTCTTTAAAGTTTGTTAGTATTGAATTATATTTTAACCAAGCTTTAAGGTATGTAATGAAAGTCACAACTAAAGGGAAAGAAACACGGACTTCGAGCGGAGTTGCCTCGACAGGTTTCACTATAAAATCTAACGCGCACGCTTTTAAGATATTATCAAGCAACATGTATTCAAACCCACGACACGCTATTATCCGTGAGTTGTCTACTAACGCACTTGACGCACACGCGATGAATGGCAACACCGACAAGCCGTTTGATGTGACCCTCCCGACTCAGTTTAATCCGGTATTCGTGTTACGGGATTACGGCCCGGGATTGGATATGGACAATGCAACTAATCTCTATACCACATATTTCGACAGCACTAAAAACGACAACAACGAAGCCGTAGGCGGCCTTGGTCTTGGATCCAAATCACCGCTTGGTTATACAGACATTTTTAATGTTGTGTCTTACCACGAAGGCAAGGCGCACCATTTTGCCGTAATTATTAATGAAGAAGGCCTCCCGTCTATCAACCATTTGGGCAGCTCGGACACTGACGAACCGTCAGGTCTTGAAGTTTCTGTTCCGATGAAAAACAACGAATCTTCTGAACGTTGCCATTGGCTAGCAGAAGCCATTGACATTTATATGTGGTTCCCTGAAGGTTCTGTTAATATTGTTAACCCGTCAGCGTACGATGACCGTCTTATTGATGAAGATATAGCTAGTATCGTCCAGGCAGGCAAAGCAGCGCTAGAAGAAGCCGCTGACTACGATATAGTGTCGTATTCTACTAACATATACTTCAATGAAGGTAACGGTAGGCTGAATTATCACACCTCCAAAGTACGGATACGTAGCTCAGGCCTTTACGCTCAAATGGGACCTATAATTTACCCAGTAAGTATGGACCGTTTGGTGCTTCCGAACAACATGACTTTAAACGCGCCTGACTCCGCAGTAGTAATGAAGTTTGGTATAGGTGAACTTACGATTGCACCTTCCCGTGAAGAACTCCACTATGACGACGAAACAGTCTCTGCCTTAAGTAAACGTGTATGGCAAGCAGTTAACAACACAATCACAAGTATCACAGATGCAGTTGAAGAAATACAAACCATTGAACAAGTAATTGAAATGGCTAAGTCTGGACTGGAACTTGATGTACCCGGCGGTACATATGCAGCTCGTATGGCAAGTATGGATTTTCGTTCGCTATTAAGTGATCGTGTTCAGAAAATCGTTGACGCTCAGTATAATCCTATACTATCTGTATCGACACTTTCTTTGGAGTCTGCGCGAGTAGCGCATAAGAAGAACAGGTACAGTATTAACCTTAGCATGTCAATACCTGACTTGTTTGTGACACATGGTACTATACCTGCAGAAGATGTAGCTGAGGTCAAACAAGCGCTTTGTCGTGCACGTATGATGAAAGCCGATAAGACATTTGACGTTGTCTATACAGAAGTAGTACACCGACACATACTGGACAAAGTTTACGAAAATTATTTGGAATCTGACCAAGCCGACGAAGTAGTTGAAGCGGTTGCTGAACTGCTAGGTCTTGACCCTAGCGATGAATACTTTGACGAGACAGATCTGCCGTTGGGTAGTCTACGCCCGCGACATTTAAAGGGTTTGGTGGATGACGGTTTCGAAAACTTCAGTACTGCTTATGCTTTTGAATATGATTTCGGCAAGTCGTGGACTCGTACTTGGACAAGTAGCAAATTTTTCAAAGGCAGTGTGGAGATTTTGGTTGAAGACAAGCCCGGTCATGTGAATGCTTGGCGCCAATACGTTAAGGAAGAACGCGCTTACTACTGCAACATGAGTATCCTTGCAAACGAAAAAGACGCTAAGCTAATCAAAGCGTTCCTTGATGCGGTTGGCTTAGAAGTATCACATTACGGCAACGTAAGTGAGTTTAAGCCTGTAGCTTATATTAAGGAAATCAACAAGCGCGATACGTCTGCTATGAATATTGGTGTCCGCCGAGTGCGCAAGGACGGCTCGCTAATTGATTCATATTTAGAAAACTGGGATATTGTTAGCGTACATTCCGATAATACGTTGTACGTGAGTATAGAGGCAGGCACACTGGGATCACCGTATTCTCTTGAGACAATGGAAGCGTGTAGCAAGTATTCTGATCAAGTCAAAGAGCTAGTTAACAAGGCATATACGCTGCCGTCAGGTGACCCGGTTTCTAATATATTGTTTTATACAGCAAGCCAAAGGAACGTGAAGGCCATTGCCAACCTTGAAAATTGTTTGTCTATTCCGGTAAAAGACTTCCGTGATAAAATATCTGAAATGGCAGTATTGGATCACAAAGACTACATCGATTCTATTAAAGGTGTATCGTCTGGCGAATTAGCTGGTAATATGCCGAGCTTTATAATGGAAACTATAGAGTTCATAACGGATTTTTGTCCTGAACTTAGATTTAAGATAGATGACGATTTCACTAGTAAATACGTCAACAAGGTCTTAACAATTACGTCAGCCACTACGAGCAACACTTACAAGTTCTTAGAGGCAGTAATTGGTAAACAAGACTTCCATGCTATTATTGAAGACGAGTCTTCAAAAGAAAGTAAAATGTTGCGGGACGCCAAGTTCTGTGGTAAAATCGCTAACGTTTTCGCGACACCGGTACTGTATTCATTCGTGCGCGGCTTGAGACTTGCGAATAATAACGCTTATTCGTCTACGGGCATTTATGACTGTAGTGCGTGCGAACTAAAGCAATATAATGGCCAGGAGCGCACGGTAAACATACCGGAAGTTTCTATCAAAGAAGCGCTAAGACAAGCACGGAATATAATACGAGATCAGGTAATAACTGATACTAACACAGGAGAGGAATAATGATATCGTATATCATACGTGAAGATAGTGTTGTCGTTTTCGTAGACGGCAAACAACACATCGTTTCACAGAGTAATCACCCGCGATTTGCTGGTATTGTAGATGCCATTGATCGTGAAGATCACGAGTATATTCGAGAGAATATAAACGTTAAGGACGCAATAACTCGTGAAATCACCGGCGCTTGTGAAGGTCGTGTAGAAGTAACCGACTCACAAGTATTGTTTAACGGGGCAGTTGTTACCAACTCAATCGGTAAGCGTATCCTTAAATGTATCGAACAAAAGCTACCGTTCAGACCTCTGATGCGCTTCCTGGACAATATCATGGAAAACCCGTCTCGTACGGCAGTTGAAGAACTGTTCTTGTTTTTAGAACATAACGACTTGCCAATTACAGACGACGGTCACTTGCTTGCGTACAAAAGCGTAACGGAAAACTTCAAGGACCGTCACACCGGTACTATTGACAATTCGCCCGGACAAGTAGTGGAAATGCCGCGTGAAGAAGTTGATAGCGAACGTGAAAGAACATGTTCATCCGGTTTGCACTTTTGCGCGTTGCACTACTTGAGCACGGCATACGGCTATGGTGGCCAAGTTGTTATCCTTAAAATTAACCCACGTGACGTGGTAAGTATTCCGTCGGATTACAATAACTCTAAGGGCCGCTGCTGTCGTTACGAAGTGTTATGCAAACAAAACAAGCCTGGCGACGATATTCTAGCTCAAGGCCCAGCAGTAGTTGAGACCGAAGCGGTTAAAGATATCGTGAACAAGACTTCTACTGAAGTATATAACACTGACGGTAGCGAGTTTGTTCCTGAAGAACGCGGATCAACTGTACACTTTGAAAAACCGGTTGAAGAAGTACCGGAAGAAGTAGTTGAAGAAAAGCCGGCTGAAACTGTTACCGGGTATAGTGTTCCTGGCGAATTACAGGTACCGACTGTTACTGATGAAACCCATCCGTTTGTTGGTAAAAACTTAGCGCTATTCAGTGTATCTGGTACGTTCTATAACGGTCGTCGTTACGTTGAAGCTAAGCTTCCTATCTACGTTGCATTAGAAGATGGCATGAGTTTAGACGATGCTGCTGAAACTCTAATAGAGTGTGAAGAAGCTGTTCGCTACCGTGTCTCTAACTTCCGTGTAGGCGCTAAGCAGACATTACTAGTTAGACGCGGTGATGGTCCTGATTCTCTTAATGTTGAGATTCAAAGCACCGGAAAGGTTAAGCTTAATAAACACGTTTCGTTTAATGGCGTATGTGTTGAAAGTACCGAAAACGGTAAAACTTTGATTGGTCTTAACGTCGGAAGCCCTGGCCGCTTACAATAAAACACGCAAAAGAAGGGGGCTAGTCCCCCTTAGTTCATAGATAAAAAGAATAATAAATTATGGATACTTTTGACACACAGTATTACGAGCTTCTTCTCCATTTGGTGAATGTAGCTGAAGAAAAACCTTCATCCCGTCCGGGCATGAAAACAAAGTCGACATTCGGGCATTCCATGTCAGTTGACTTGAGTGAATCCTTCCCATTGACCACATTGCGCAAGACTCCACTTAGATGGATATTTGAAGAAACAATGATGTTCGTGCGCGGTGAATCACAAACGAAAGTCCTAGAAGAAACCGGTATTACTATTTGGAAAGGTAATTCAAGCCGCGAATTCTTAGATAACAAAGGTCATACTGATTGGCCGGAAGGTGAAATCGGGCCTGGTTCCTATGGTGCCCTGTGGCGTGCGTTCCCCGGTAAGGACGGCAAGACTGTCGATCAACTTAAACAGCTTGTAGACGGGCTAAAGAATAACCCATACGACCGCAGACACTTAATTAGTGCATGGCATCCGCAGTACTCGGTGGATTTTGCTGCGCTACCCGCTTGCCACATATTACAGCAATATGATGTAACGCCTAGCGGCAAGCTAAACAGCAACTTTTACATGAGATCCAACGATGTGTTATTCGGGCTACCGTTTAATATGGCGCAGTACGCGTTCATGAATATCTGTATTGCTAAACTCGTTGGACTTGAACCCGGCAAACTCACTTACATGTGTGGTGATTCGCACATTTACGAAAACCAGTATGCTGCGTCTGAATACCTACTGTTACAGACAGAGCAAATGGATATTCCGCCACCGCCGAAACTAGAAATTACAAAAGAGCTAAACACATTAGATGACTTTGTAAATCTCAAGTACACAGACTTGCAGCTAACAGGCTATAACCCTAATCCGGATATACCGGACAAACCAAAGATGGCTGTTTAATAGAACACACTCGAAATTTTTGACTAAATAGTATTGTGACAAGGACAAGACGATCGTTGTTTGCGTCACACTACAATTCACTAGTCATTAGATATGTAAGGAAAATCAAATGTCATTTAATAAAACTAAAACAGACCCAGTTCTGGGCGCTAAAATCCAAGAACACTTACTTGCGAAAGGTGTAGCAACTCCGGTTGTAGACGAGTTTCTAACAGTAGAAGCCAAAGAAAAAATATCTGTACTTGAAAAACACTTCTTTGAAATTTGGAAGAACTTAGGTATGGATATGACAGACGACAGTCTGTGTGAAACCCCTAAGCGTATGGCTAAAATGTACGTGTTGGAAACAATGTGGGGCCTACTGCCTGAAAACTTTCCTAAGTGCACCGCCGTTGACAATAAAATGTCGTATGACGAAATGGTTCTTGAGTGCAACATTAACGTTCAGTCTAACTGTGAGCACCACGGTGTAGTGATTGACGGTCTTGGCTATGTTGCATATATGCCGAAAGACAAAGTACTGGGCTTAAGCAAGATCAACCGTATTGTTGAATACTTTGCTAAACGACCACAAATCCAGGAGCGCTTAACTGAACAGGTTTACTACGCGCTACAATACATCTTGGGCACTGACGACATCGCCGTTGTTATTGACGCGACTCACTATTGTGTTAAATCGCGCGGTGTTGAAGATACTGGATCTAGCACTATGACTAGCAAGTTAGGTGGCCAGTTCAAAGAAAACCAAGCACTGCGCCAAGAGTTTATGTCTCTTGTAAACGCGAAGCGCATCAAGTAAGGGAGGCATTATGGCCGAAAGTACAATGTTCTTGTCGAATATAAGCGTTGTGGACCATGCTTATATTGACGACATGGGTATGATTATAGGCGGATCCTATAACCCTAGCTTTTTAGTAACCGGGAAAGTAACAGACGACGAAAGTGTAGTTATTGATTTTAGTACCGGTAAAAAAGCACTGAAGAAAATAATCGATCACGACGTCTACGGATTCGATCACAAGCTGTGGTTGATAGAAGGTTTTAGTAACGTGTCTACTGTTACTATTGTGTCGTCTGCTAAGCGCGAATACCTGAATAAGCAGTTTCTGGCGATCAGTGATCCCCGTCTTAAGCAGTACATGGAAGAAAGCGAAAAGACTATGTCTATGAGAAGTGATGTTGTTAGAATTACTTCTAGAGCGTTTGAAATCGATGTGCCGCGCGACGCGATTAAATGGGTGCAGAACCTTAAGCCGAGTAAAGACCTGCAAGAAATAGTAACCGAAGCACTTGTTGCCTTGCTTGAAGAAAAGCTACAGGCCGAAGCCGATTACGAAGTTTCGCTTGAGTGCAAACTAGAGGTCACTGAGCATGTGTATAATCAACATGTGCCTACCGCACCGTTTAGATATACTCACGGCTTAAAGTTCTCTACGTCTTGGGGATGCCAAAATATTGCCCATGGGCACTTGAGTTATATGCAACTTATTTTCGACGATATGACGAAGACTATTCGTCCTGAATACGTAAATGCAGTTGCCAAAGAGTTCGAAAATGTAGTGTTTGTGTTTAAAGAAAATGTCATTGCACACGACGATAAACACATCACTATTCAATACAGAACTAATCGCGGCCATTTCCGTGCAAAGTATAACTTGAAACGTTTTGATATTCGCTTGCTTGATACTGAAACTACGGTTGAGTATCTCGTAGATCACATCTCCAAGTGTGATGCTGTGCAGTCACTTCTTAAAGAAGGACTTAAAGAGCTATACGTTAGTGAAGGACTATCCAAAGGCGCTATGAAGCGTTTCTGATAATCCAACACTGTAATAAAAAGGGGCTTCGGCCCCTTTTTTCTTAAATATGCTTATACGAAATAGGAAATCTTTATGCCAAATCATTATGGAATTAGCGTAGTGGGTGCTGAACCCGGACAGCCACCAACATCCGGTGGTCCTACACTAGAAGCATTTATGTTCGATACATTCGAAGACGCTGTGCCGTTTATAGCTAGTTATGAGCCGCCTACGAATTTCGAAGTGTTTCAGACATGGAACCGTTTCTCTAATAACCTTTTCTTTGAACCCGGCGACCCGTTGACCAATGGCGCAGGCGCGTTTATTTACAACTCATCAGCAGACCGCATACAGTGCACGGCTAATACTACCCAATTTGTTGGATTCTCAAGCCCAACCAAAACCCGTAACGTGACAATTGAAGTCACAGTTGGCTCTACCGCACAAGATGATGATGCGCTGGCTGTTATTGTTGCCCATGAGCCTTACACTAACGCCGAGGGAAATCCAGCTAGTAGGTTCTTAGCCGTCATGCGACACACTGGCGGGTTGGTACTAGGTCAAGGCGCAGGTCAATATTATCTGGTGTGTTTGTCTTATAATGATCCTGATTTTACCGGGGGCGGTTACTTACCTCTCGGCAGTCCGGTAAACTGGAACAACGGCCGTAATTCAAACAACGGTGGCTGGGCATCAAGCGGTAAAAGTAGGATTCGCATAGAACGCGAGGGGCCGGTGATACGCACTTGGGCAACACCGTTTTTAAACCAAACATTAGCTGCGATGTCGGAGATAGATCCTAGTGAATACAATCCTAACAGCATTATCAACATTAACACCAGCAATTATCCTGAGCTTGCGTGGGTAGGCGCTAATGAGTTGGCTTTTGGCTATGGATGCCAGTCCCAGGACGATGCATACTTCGCAAATATAGAAATAGAAGGCGGCCTGCTAAACGATACTATTTTTGTGGCGTCTACTAACAGTGTTTACAAATACAACTACGACACAGGTGAATGGGATATTGTGGAAGGCGAAACTGTGCAGAGTCGCTTAGGTAACCGCATCGATATAGTTAACCCGAACACTGGTAAAAAGTACGTCGTTGACATAAACGGTAACTTAATAACTTAACTTTTATACTAAAGTTTAATAGACTTATCAGTAACTTAAAAAAGTGTTAAAAAATATACTTATTGGTCTTGATTTATACTTTCCGGCTTACTACGCTTAGAAATAACAAGGGTGCTGTAATTTTTGCAGATTAATTACATTTTTATGCACCTAGGTGTTTGGATTCGTGCACGGCTATGTTATAATTATTTATACTAAAAAGCAGTAATATAACTGTAGTCGCAAGAGACTTTCTTGCGAGACTTAGATAAAAACTATAACAGAGCCATGCATAATAATAACAATAATACGGGCTTGTCGTGTGAATCCTGGTACGAAGAACATCGCCGTACAATTAACGGGCTGTATAGCTTGGATTCAGGTACGGCCTTTTCACAGGAGTTATACGGTGCATTATTTAAAACGTGCGATTTTTTGCCGGTAACCCTTGTAACGGACTATCACGAAAACGGATTTAAGAAAAACGACTTGTTAATTCGCCGCTGCGAGTTTACGGGCTGCTTTTTCACAACCACGGTTTTGAGTGATTGTCATATGAATACTGATTTTGACGTCGACTTTGTTATACGACTAAATTGTAGTAACAAAGTGTAAAAGGACATAAGTATATGACACCCATCAAACAAAGACTTATCTACGTCACGTTTCAAAAAGAAGGCATACACTGCTACCCAGCTGCTGCTACTGATCCAGAGTTAGCAACAGGCGACTGGAAAGACGTTAGTTTTCTTGCTCATCCACATCGACACATCTTCCATTTTAAAGTCACTATTAGTGTGACTCATAATGATCGTGATATCGAGTTTATCCAGTTTAAGCGTTGGTTAGAACGCTTATATAACGGTACGCTTGAGTTAGATCACAAAAGTTGCGAAATGCTAGCCGAAGAATTAGGTGAAATCATACTCAAGGAATACGGGTACGACGGTGTTTACCTAAAAGTAGACGTTAGCGAAGACGACGAAAATGGCGCTGTGCTGGTGTGGGGTGATAAATGAATACGATTTTTATTGTCCCTATTGAGCCTTTAGAAACGCGATACACCGGTGAGTGGTATGAGCATTTACCTACTACCCTTACTCGGCAAATTACTGACAACGAAGCAGAATACCAAGTTCGGGTTATTGACGGTGATGTTGTGTCACCTAGACCAAGCCCAGGCGCATTCTTAGACTTCGCAGCAACCAACATTTACAAGTCATCTCAACTAATTAGTATAGCAGAGCTATTCCGCGATGGTGAAGTTAAGCCAGGCGACAAGTTCCTGTTTACTGATTTTTGGAATACGTGCGCTCTACAACTGCGTTATATGAGCGATCTTAACAATATTCCGGTTGAGATACACGGGTTAGCACACGCCGGTAATTATGACCCTAATGACTTCCTAGGGCGCATAAAAGACGGTGACTGGGCTAAAGCTACAGAGCAAGCATTTTATCACGCATACACGAATATCTGGTTTGCAACACACACGCACTTGGATTTATTCAGTGACAACGTGATGGGCAGCGGTTTTGAAGATTCAGCTGACAAGCTACGCATAACCGGCTGGCCAATGGAATATATGCACACGATGAATAAGCCGTATATTAAAACGGAAAAGAAAGACATTGTGTTATTCCCGCACCGCTTAGCACCAGAAAAGCAACCCGAAATATTCGACATGCTCGCTAAGCGCATGCCTGAGTATGAATTTATCAAGTGCCAAGACAAAGAACTTACCAAGCGCGAGTATCACACACTGCTCGCCGAGAGTAAGGTTGTCTTCAGCGCAAACTTACAAGAAACGTTAGGGATTAGTGGACCTGAAGGAATGTGCTTTGGTGCAATTCCGTTGGTACCATTGAGACTTAGCTATCTTGAAATGTTCGATCCGGAGTTTACTTATCCTTCGGAATGGACTACAAGCCTTGAAGCTGCCGAAGAACATGCAGACGACTTAGTTGCGTTAATACGCCACGCGGTGCAGAACTACGGGAATCTTCAAACTAAACTTCAACATAATAAGAATAAGATACTACGCAATTTCTTTTCAGCAGACGCGTTATACGCAGAGCTGTTAGATCTCTAAGGCGCTAGGTATAAGGGGACGAGATATGTCGGACAACAAAAAAATCACATTATCGGTATTGGTAGAAGACGACAACGGCACTACTAATGCCAATACAGTGATCACAGAAACAGAAGATATGGGGTACGAAGACATCCACGCCGAACGTGTAGGCCATTTTATGGACTTCATTATTCAGGTTGCTAGTGTGTCAAATACTGACCCTGAGTACATGGCAGCTATGTTTTCTACTGCTATGATGAGTGTGGCCGAGTCATCAAACGCTAACATTAGACTAGTGTGTGGTGAAGGAAAATATGTGGATGTTGTTATGGATGAAAGCGATCCAGAGTATGTAATGATTTACGCAGAAGATGCGGTTCCTGCAGACGGCGTTGCTGAAGGCATGGTGCCAATCGGTATTCAAGGCGAGTACGACGAAGAAGACGAAGGTGTCGACTTAGACGCTGCTGGCCGCGCCAGTATCACCCCTCCTCACAAGTTACATTGATATAAATAGTCATAAAGAAGGAGTTTCATACTTCTTCTTTACTTGACTAATTTATGGATTTACTGTAATATGAATACTAGAAATAAAAACTATGTTGACCTTTTTGAAGGAGTCGATAAGAACGAGAATTGGCGCGCACTAAACCAACTTATTGTTGAGGTTGTGGGCGAAGATTTGACTGAGGGTCAAATCATCCGTGACTACTTAAGTGAGTCACTGGGTGTAGAGACCAGACTGTCGTGGGTCGTTGAGACCAACCTTAATGCCAAAAAGGCATGTTCACGTTTTTTATCCGAACTTAAAGAAAGGTGCAAAGTAGAGGGTATGGAGTTGTCTGCTCATAGCAGTGTTCCTAAAGAAGTCAACTACGTGATGAGTTATCCTAAAGAAGACGGTGGCCCATTCTGTACGTTGACATATTTTAGTGACAAAAACCCTATCCCGGTTTGTGGATTTCAATTTAACATAATAGGCAACTTTGCCGAGCCCAATAATATGGAGTAAACAATGACGTCAGCTGCTGAGTTCGAACAAAATCTTCAAATAGGACAACAGTTCGAAACAGAAGTTGCGGAAAAGGTTATACGCTCCGTATTAGCGCCAGACGGGTACATAATACCCACCCATAATTGGCAAGTAGATCAAGGAAACAATAGAGGGCCACGCATACTTCTGCCTAGCGGCGGTAAAGTAACGTTGCCTGATTTCTTTGTGATCGACCCAGTTAACGGCACCAAAACGTTAATTGAAGCCAAGTACAAAAAGAAAGCCGCATATGTAAACGGGCACGATGGATATTGCGTAGAGCAATACAAATGTTGGGATTATCAACGCGCTGCCCGTTTAATGGACGCGACCTTGCTGTTTTTAATCGGTGACGGTACCACACAAGAAGTACTGTTATACGATCCTTCTGAAACCGACACCTATACTACCCATACTTTTAATAATAAGTTTACCAAATTCAAGCCAGTTGATAACTGGGTGTTTTTAAAACACAAAGGAACCAAGGTGGATATCAAATGAAATACGATGGATGTGACACATGCGCTTCGCCTGACGTAACACAGAAAGTCAAACTAACAACTGCCCGCCGTCGCCTTGATGATGCGCTAATGTACTGTATAGAAAATGCCACCCAAGAGGTAGCAAACGTGCGGTTCGTAGAAATCGGTACTTCTGTTAGTATTGGTAAGTTTTTCAGAAAGCCATGGTCACTTGGCATATGTAAGCGCCGCATATATTTAGACACTTCTGTGATGAGACAGGTTATTGCCAACCTTGAACGTGTTGTCCGTTTCCACGGCGGCGCCCGCGCACTCGCTGACTTGTACACTAAGGCAGTAGAAAAAGAAGATCCAGAAGTAACGCGTCGGCTAATGCTGTACTTCCTTTACTTAGGTTCTCTCGAGGTGCCAGTAAGCAGAAAAACTGCTAATCCAAGCCGCTTTGTCAAGTTAGACGTGATGGTCTATAGTCATTTAGCTGGCGTAGACATGTCATCTAATACCGCAGCGCTTGCAGTAATCAGTGGTGACTATGAACCTTTAGTTGAACGCACAAAGTACAAACTGGGCATAGCATGATTACCGTAGAACCTCAACGAGGGCTTGAGCTATTATCCGGGATAAAATACTTGATTCATCAGCATCCTGATATGGATATTGTGCAAGCCTCCATACCGCCGGAAAAATGGGTAAGAAACGGCCCACATCACGCGACCGTTTCGGTGGAGTGTTTGTTGTTCAAGCGAGGCTCTCATTATTCAATTATACCGATACCTACATTAGGTGCATTATTGCATTCGTCAGCCGCTAAGCTTCGTTGGTATATTCCGACTGCGCCGTTACATGAAAATGTGAAATCATGGCAGCCCATGTTCTTCGACGTTCTTTGTAGTGTCAATGCAGTAGCCAACGGGAAGTACTACTTCGCCAAAGATGGCGGGTTCCTTAAAGTCAAATTAGACTCTCTTATACATCGCTTAACATACAAGCGAACCGCCACTTATGTGCCGAGTGAACAAGTGTGTATGAATTCACTAGCAAATGACTGGACTCCGCTTTTGATGAAAAGAATGGAAAAATCAAAGGCATTTTCTACTTGGGTTAATATTTCTTTGGATCTGTGCACGTCGTGGTAGTGGAAATTCCTGACTACATTAGTATGACATGTGACTCGCCGGCTGAACCGTTTTATATGACTGCCAGGCGAGCATTGCGTAGATTCGTAATATCATACGCTAACCGTATAGATGGTGATATATACGAGGTAATAAAACCAATACCCGTAGTTGACGGAACGAGGTATATGACATCGTATATTAAACCCGTTCATGTTCGTGCCATGAGTTACTTGTTTGCTAAACAACCACTCGAGGACGGCATATATGAAGTAAGCGTGTTGGGTCTAATGAGCCTGTATAACGCGGTTGATGCTTCGAATATATCAATGACCCAGTCCCCTAGGCCAGCGATCATTCCGTCTGATCTCGAGGATACAGCGAATATCATATACTCGGAATTTTTGTCAGACATGTATAATGATCAGAAAGAGGCGTGTTATCGTTACGAGGATATGGGGATTAATCTCAAGGATTCAGTAAAAACTGCGTGTGATAAAAACCGAATTCGATTGATATGCAATCATAGCGAATCGTTTAGGACCAGACTCAATGAAATGGGATATGTTCGAATCCAGCCCGGCTCTGGAAAAGATAAAAGAAAACCGGAAAAAGATGTTAGCTGATATACTAAGATCAAAAGCCGAATGCGAGGTCGGCCATGTAAATGCGCCTTCTGTCCAGCCGTATATTAAAGATATGCGCGAGCATGCTTGTGTGTATCTTTTTGAAAGTACCTCGATGACCAACCGCTTTCTTAATATGTTTAGAAAAAATAAACGTTGCGAGTATGTAGTTGTTTTTGTTAGTGTATACAACATAACAGGCTTCGTTCGATCGTTTTTGCAAGAATACACTCATAAGAAACCATTGAGTGAATACGATGCCGAAAAGCTTGTATTGGCACTAGTGTTGTTCAGTGCGCAATATGAAATCATGCGATATCTGCCTAGCATGCCTGACTTGAACTCACCTAGATTGACACTCAAGAACGTCCTGCGTGAATATGAAAAGGTAGGTGACACGGTTAAGATAGATGCAGCTGAGTTGGCACTAGCAAGGCTCGAGGGCTATACTTACTATCAGCGACTATGGGATAACGTATAATGGCAGAACTAGACAACACCTGGCAAGGAGGGTACTTGGACCACTTCACACGCGCTGAAGCGTATACCAAGCGAGTCGTACGCGATATTGGTGGAGATACCGTATTTCTTGACAATAAAACGTTCATGATAATTACGCCTGAATATATCTTCGTACAAAAGGCACATTATCCGTGGTACGCTATGCCGTGGCAAAAACCAAAAGTTTATGCAAGTATATGGGATTGTCCTGACACTATCGGCTTGTCGTTTGCTTCAGTGTCATCTAAGCTGACAATGGCTATGCACATGTCAATGCCATCCACTGATTCATCGAATAGCTTCAATGAGTGGTTTAAGTACGCACGTACTGATACTAAAGAGTTGAACGACAACATACGGTTTTTCGACAAATTTTTTAAACTGGCATCGCCTCATTTTAAACGAATGTCTGAATTCGTCCCGCTTACTGAGGAAGAGCAGAGTATTAATATGCTCTATGCCAGGCAAAATGTTCGTCCGCCGTGTGTTAGTGAGCTTAGACCAAAGAAGCGCCGCTGGTATTGGCCTTTTGATTAATAGGACATTATAATGAATCTTGCAAATCCGATAGATTTGACTAACGTACATATGCATGGTGATGTGATGTACGGTGCTGAGATGGATACCCAGTGGGCACTCGCTGATGCAATGAACCAACCAATATTTCTTAATGAAGTGACGTTTGTGTTCTTTCACGAGGCTGGCATATTCGTGCAATACCGACACGATAGATGGTTTACTAACTCGTTTAATAAAGCGAAAGTGTATGCGGCCAGCTATAATGTAGACGACCCGCAGAACCCTCGGCCTGTGAATTTACCCAAAGCAACGTCATACGAGATATCGGATATGACTAGGCAGTTAGACATCCGAAGAATGTTCCTGCGCAGGTCTGAGTTTGCCAAAAGGTGGCGCAAGCACTTTTTCGACAGCCCGACAGAGCTTGACAAAGAAGTTAACTTTTTCAACCGAATATTTTTGTCTTTGTTGCCTAGATGTGAGCTAACGTCTGACCTTCGGCCCCTTACTGAGACAGAGCAAGCACAAAATGTCTTTTACGCCAAACAGAACTGCGTGCCTAGTATAGTGAGTGGTTATGATCGAACATGATGAGATTTACCTTTCTAACGGGTATTTGGAAGAAGATCCGGATAACAAGTATAAGTTCTTAGTGCCGTCACCGTATTATACGAGTGGTAGAGAAAAGAACTTTGCCTTACTAGGATCCAAAGACAGAGAACTTATTAACCCGAGTAATGGTGACGAGTTTCTTTCTGAGTATAAGATCCTAAGCGTTGCTGAGTTCGAGGATGAAGAAGGCAACAATGGCTATGTGCCGTATACTGTGATGCTGTACTCAATTAAGGACACTATCGCAGAAAAGTCTGTATCGAATATGCTTGGTCCGGGTTATTCCCCTGACTTGTTTACAGAGTTTACCAGGTTAAGCTACCGCAACCTTTATCCGGTTTACGCATGGGCACTTTTTAATGATCAGGTTCCTGAAGCCAAACGAATAATTGAAATGGTGGAAAGAAAGGAAATTAACGACGATTTTTTTGACTTTATTAGCCAAACGGTATTGACTTTTAACAATAATAAGTTATTATCGTATGAAGAACTACAAACCGCGGCATCAGTACTACGGACGTTTGGCACTTCGCCAGATGTACTAGAGATGCCGAACCAAGTTATACAAAGGGCAAGTGATGTCTTCACGGAGTAATATCAAGCTGATGCGACTAGAACAGGCAAGAACTGGCATGCGTAAGATCCAGTCCGACGCGAAGGAGTTGTTAGACGGACTCGAGCCTTTCAAAGATTACTACGAGTTTTTTGATTACTGGCAATCAGTGCTTCCGACTGTGCGCACCCTTGCGTTACGTCACGCCGCTTATTACCTTTATACAATTGGTCGCCCGCATTGTGCGCTCAACTGCGTAGACGATATGATATCCGATCACTATAGAGTAAAAATATCCACACTGAACCGGGTGTCATCAAATACAATCGCTATAACCACCTCATCAACCCTAACTGAAATTAGCCTTAAAGTCAAAATATCCGATAAACACGATAACAGTGATCTCTTTAACGTGTTAGGCATGCGTGGCTATGTACCTGTATTGGAAGCAATGTTCAGTGGGCTAGGTAGTATTGCACGCTACGGACACAATGGGGTGGTGGTTGTGTTAAATATAAACAAAGATAACCCGATCACTAGTCACGTAGTAGCCATGTCGGATGACTTTTTTGCTAACAACCTACTACATGTAGCGATGGAAAAATTACAAGGGGTATCTGACACCCGTCAATTACGTGAACGGATCGGAATCCCAGCAAGTACTTCCCGACGTCTATACCCGTGGGGAGAAGAATTCAGTTCGAGCATAACTCGCACGGACGAATACGTCGAAGAGACGCCAACGTATAAGTTGGTTTAATTAAAACAAAAACCTATCCGTGGAGGATATAATGTCAAGTAAAAAACACAAGTTAGCTGTCGTTATTGGCCGCTTTCAACTGTTCACCCAATCTCATATGTCAATGATCGAAGAAGCTTTAGATGTAGCGGATAACGTCATCGTATTAGTTGGGTCCATCAACCGATCTCAAAGTTTGTCTAACCCGTTTAATTACGAAGAACGCAGAGAAATGATCCGTAAGTCATTACGTGGTGATTCACTCTACCGTGTCGAAATTAAAGGTGTGAATGACTACATGTACGTAGAGTATGACTGGGAGTCTGAAGTTCAACGCGTTGTCCACGAGCATGCTCAACGATTACGCATTACGTCGAACAAAGACATTGTCCTTGTGGGTCATATCAAAGATAATACAAGTTACTACCTGCGCTCGTTCCCTACTTGGGATATGCATGATGTCAGTCTTCTTAACAACGGCGAAAATGCTACCGAGCATCGCAACCGTTACTTTAAAGAAGGCACGGTAAGTGATTCACTGCCAAGCGGTACAGTCGGCTTTTTAGAAGAGTACAAAGATGGCGAAGGGTTTGAATGGATGCAAGGTCACATCGCTGGCATTGAAGAATTTCAAGCACCGTATAAGGACTTGCCTTATGGTATGACATTCCAGACAGGCGACGCGCTAGTAATCAACCGCGGACACATTTTAATGGTAGAACGCGGTCAACATCCGGGCTATGGTCAATGGGCTTTGCCAGGAGGCTTTAAGCACCCAGGTGAATGGGCACGGGATTGCATTTTGCGTGAGTTGGAAGAAGAGACTCTAATAAAAGTAGGTCCTAAGGCGCTGAAAGGCGCGTATAAAGGCAAGCGGTTTTTTGAAGGCCCTGGACGCGACGATCGTGGTGACTTGAGTACCCATGTTGGTTTGTTCATCCTAGACGAAGACAAGCTGCCAAAAGTGAAAGGCGCTGACGATGCCAAAAAAGCTCGCTGGATACCTTTCGCGCAATATCGAAGAATGAGCAAAGTCTTGTTCGCTGACCACTATTTCATTATCGATCAGATGTTGAAGAGCGGTTACGGCACAGGCTTTACTTTATAGGCGCAGAGCCGGGGCATGGTGCCCTTATTTTAAGAAAACAACAACGATCCGTGGAGGATACTATGAAACAAATACCATTAATTTTTAAAACTGATTCGTATAAAACTGGTCACTTTGAACAGATGAACCGTGATGCAGATCGAATTTACATTTATGGCGAAAGTCGTTATGGATTCGATAACCTAGTATGGTACGGCCTGCAAGGTATCATAAAACTGCACCTCACGGAAACGATTACTGTCGAATCTGTGGAACAGATGCGCCGCTTTACTGAAGCGCACGGCACGTCATTTAACTATGACGGCTGGATGGACATCGCAGTTAACTTTGAAGGAAAGCTACCGTTTACCATTCGTGCATTGCCCGAGGGTATGGTAGTACCTAGTAGAACGCCTGTATTTGTACTTTACAATGAAGGCGGAAAGCGCACTTCGTGGCTTATACCTTATTTTGAAGCATTGCTTCAGCGAGTATGGTATCCTACGGTAGTTGCGTCTAAGGATCTTGAGAAGTATGCAATGTTACGCAAATGGGCCGAAAAGTCGGTTGATGATGTTGATGCCTACTTGGCGTTTGCATTACACGACTTTGGCGCACGCGGTGCAAGCTCTAGCGAAACGGCAGCAATCGGTGGATCGGCTCACCTTATGGGGATGTTCCGTGGAACTGACACATTAGAAGGTGCTTGGTTTGCCAAAGAAGCATATGGTCTAAACGACGATGTCGCCGGCTACTCGGTTAACGCTATAGAACACAATGTAGTTCTGTCGCATGGCGTTGAGAATGAGTATAATCTGTTTAAAGATTTAATTGACATGTATTTGCCTGCCGGAAAAATCATCAGTATCGTGAGTGACACTCGTGATATAGATGCTGCGGTTGATTGGTATATTGCCAATCAAGACTACATTGCTGACCAAGCTGCCAAAGGCGGCGAAGGCGCCCGCGTTGTAGGCCGCCCTGACTCGGGCGACGCGATTGAGGTTCCGGTAAGAGTGGTTAAAAAGCTCATTAAAGGCATGAGCAAGTACGTCACTAAGAACGACAAGGGTTACCTTGTGTTGCCTAGCTGGATGCGTGTTATCCAAGGTGATGGTGTTGAGCTTGAGCAAATGGACGCGATCCATACTTTGCTTACTGACGCTGGCATCTCTGCTGAAAACATTATATTCGGGCAAGGTGGTTCTATGTTGCAAGCGCACGGTCGTGATGACGCGGGCTTTGCGATGAAAATGTCTGCGATGGAAATTGATGGCAAAATGGTTAAAACAGCCAAGAAGCCAAAAACGGATACTCGCAAGCACAGCCGTGAAGGTTACTTTAAGGTTGCGCGAGACGAAAACGGTGACATTGTTACACTAGCTACTGATGATCCAGAGAACTCTGGCTTACTAGAAGTTGTGTATTCAAATGGTGAATTGATTAGAGATATGACATTCGACCAAGTACGTGCCAACTACGAAATCTACGTTAATAAGAAATGGAACTGTTAATTAGTTCAAAACTGTAAAAAGGCTGGCCATTGTGCTGGCCTTTTTCTTTTAATGTCTTGCTTTGGATTATCATTGTGTTAGAATGTTCTTGAACAATTTAAAACAAGGTAAAAGATGATGCGCAATTTAAAGCCGTATACGTGGAAAATCATTTTCGAAAGTGTCGCTGTAGTGGCAGGATGGATAATACTAGGTCTTTTGAACGCTCTTGCTGCTGACGTGTTCTACTTCAACGAGGGTGTGGCTCAAGACTTACGTGTATCACTCGGTGTGGTAATCGGTGTAATGATACTAGTGGGCTCGTTTATCGGGTGCATTGTACTTGCGACTACTTTCCCGCGCTGGCGTTATTATAAAGAAGTGTTTGAAAAGGGTGAATCATGAAACAAGAAATGAATTATGCTTTGTTAAAACGAGTAGCGTGTGCGTGTGCGCTTCTGTTGTGTGTCATTTTTGGTTGTGCACTACAAATGGTAATCAACGGCACTGAGCCAGTGTTTGGCGGCGTAGTCCTAGTATTTGTAATGTTGGTGTTGCCACTGACTGTGCTAATGCTGCGAATTGCTTTCCGTAAGCAGGAAACCTTGAAGAAAGGCGCATGATCTAGCGCCACAGACTTCTAATAACAATAAGAATAATAATAGGAGTAACTTATGCAAAATCACGAAGAGGCTGTGTCTACGAAGCACACAGACTTTGTTAAATTATGTCTACGGGTCGCTTGGTTCGTAGTTTGTAGTATCACGCTGTACGCATCATCTATGTCATTATTGTCGGTGGTGATGGAAGTTGTCAGCGCCCAGAGCTTAGACGCAGTGTTCGTTCGAACGGTCGTCGGTATGCTTGTATCGGTAGTCTTTATTTTTACAGTTTATGTGTTGTTCCAGGCCATAATCGGTAATAGAATGCGAGAGAAGACCGATGCAACAGAAAACTCTAATTGATGTAGTTATTACCCTAATTGGGTATATTTCGTTTATTGTTGCTGAATACTTTTTAACATTGGTAGTGGTTGACGCACTGGCTACGGTGCCTGACCCTAGCTTAATAATAGTATTCTTACTGGTGCCGTTTGTGTGGTCAACATATGTTTGTTCGCAATATGCGATTGATGTGGTGTTAACTTACTATAACTCAAGGAAAAGGAATAAGAACCGATGAGTGGGATCACAAGCAACAAAACAGCCATGCTGATAATTCGTCCGGTGTCATTTATATTGGCGCTAGTTGGTATACTTTTATTAGTGATAGGCTTTTTTGCTACACTAGAGGGTATATCTGCCTACGCTGATTTACACGGCGTGCATCGCATGAATATTTTACCAGCAATCATGCTTGGCGCACTGGCGTTGACCATGTCGCTTGCTTTAATGTTGTCTGGATGGACAAGGATTTATTCAAACAGAAAATAAAGTTGAAAATAAATCTTGTTTGCTCTTTGAGTGTTTGCTATATTAGTGACACTTAGAGAGCAAAGCGAGATTTAAAAATGGCAGAATTAACTAGAACAGATTTCCAAAAAGCTAAAGAAATTTGCAAAGCGCATGGCGTAAAAGGCTTCCGTAAACTTGCGCTGAAACGTCCATTGTATATTGCAGGCAAGCAATGTATTAAAATCGAAAACGCTCAAAAACTCCTCATTGATTTACACAGTGCCGGGTACGGTATCCGTGACTACCAAACTTGTTTTGAGCTTGCCCAAAAAGGCATGCTTGATTGCGTAACTATCTCTTTATAAGGTGAATGACATGGCTTCGGTAGCAATCGATCCTAACACACTTGTCGGTAATGATATTTCTCACAACCGCAGCACGTGGCGTGTCACTAACTATTCACCGTACGATGCTGAAAAGCTGCCAAACTTGGTGCGAGTTTGCGAAGAAAACGACAAATTCCCAGGCGTGTTTACCTGCGCGAAGGTCCTAAAAAGCGGCGAAACTTCAAAGAAAGTCGCTAATTTATTTTTGTGCTTTACAGATGGAAAGTCATTTGTTAAAATGATTTAAAATAAAAAGACCTTTAGGACATTTATGACAGCTTCTGTTGAATGGAAAGAACAGCACCCGGGCGTACATCAAGCCTCATGGCAACAGTTACAGGACTTGATGCCCGATGTAGCGCTGCTAGTGGCTAAAACGTTCGTTGACGATCCTGCTTACTTTACCTGGGACGTGAAAGTCCACATGCTAATGCCCGGGCAGTACCCATGTATACCTAACTGGCATTATGATAATGTTCCGCGAGTAAACAACGTGCAAGACTGGGACAGGGTTAAACTCGACAAGCCTATGTATTTGTACCTTAGCGGTCATCCACTCACAGAGTTTAGGAAAGGTGATTCAATCTGGACAGTGCCTGCTGGTGAATGGTATCGTTTTACGCAAGAAGACGAGCACCGCGGAACAGTGTCGGAAACATTCACCTGGCGTGGGTTCATACGCGCAACACATAAAGACATCCTACCTGCCAACAAAGCAGGCTCCAATCCACTTAGGCGTCACACTCAAGTATACCTTGACGCTGCAAACTTCAAATGGTGAAACACTATGGTTACATTAACAGAAGTTAAGCAAAAAGCAAAAGAGAAAGGCATCGAAGCTGAATACGTGTACAACAAAGCGCGTAGCTGTATCGAGGTTATCATGCCTGACGGTTTCAAGTACAAGTCACTGTCAGACTTTAAAAAGGCACTGCTATGATGCTTTGGGGCAAGCCTGCAGGCGTTATGTTGCGTCTGAATACTGAGGCTGACTTAATCAAACTGATTAACAAAATGGGCGTTCATGACGAACACACATTAAACATTGCCGGTATCCATCTCAAGTACAGGCAAATGACCCCTGAAGAACTTGCCGAAGAAAAGCTCACGTATGATCCGGAAATGCCGGAGAACACCGAAGTATTCATGGCCGAATACGGCCGCGGTGACTTTAACATCATTCCTATGTTTGACAAAAATCAGTTCATGACTTTTGACGAGCAATTAGCAAAGCGCGAGCGCGGGTACGTGTTCAACCTAACACCGGGCACATACGACCTCGACAAGGACATATACCCTAGTTTCCCCGTTGTGCTTTATGCTGTGTTAGACAATAGCTACGGACGTGGTGGCAGCTTGACTATTGAAATTTGGAACGTGTCACCGATTGACAGTATAACAACTGTTGACGACTTGCAGCGTATCGAAGACGAGCACGGTGAAAAGTGGGTCAACAATTTAGACACAGCCATTGAGATGCAGAAGCGTCTTGAGGCAGCAAGGCAAAAAGAACAAAAACAATGACAGTATATTCTGATGAAGACATGAAGCGCATCGTGGATGAAAACATTCGCTTGCGCGGTGAGTTAGCAAGCTGTGAACGTTTGGCAGCTGGCGGCGTTTATTACACGTTGGAAGAATTGCAACACTCGCGCGATCATTGGGTGGTAACCGAAATTGCAAACTATGAAGGCGGGAATATCCGCCCAATTACTGCCCGTGCACTGAGTGCATTCGCTCAAAAAGAAAAGAAGGCGTTAGTGCTCTCTTTACTTAAGGATGGTACAATAACTTCCGTTCAAGCTGCTGATATTATTAAGGGGTTAGAATGACAGTTTCAATACAAGACAGGTTAGAATACTACCGTGAGCTCCAAGCAAACAACGACCCGAGTTTATTGCCTACAGCTGAAGGATACACCCGTGCATTTGATGGTACCGTTGTTCCTGAACGTGGCGAACCTGCACCGTGCGGTAATGAAACGTATTTCGACCATGATTCAGGCTATGCGTACCGTTGCTCTGCTTGTATGGCGGTTGTTGGGTCTACGGGTATGCCTCGTGAGTGTTACAACCTCATGAAGACTATGGAAATATTACAGTCAGGAAAGAAAGATGTATAATATGATTATGCCGATGTTTGTGCGTTATGGATTGCCTGTTATTTACTCTATTATTAGCACGCTGATAGCTGCATTCGTAGTTGCTGGCCTGTTATGGGGCTTGGCCTCCGAGGAGTCTAAAGTTCAATTTTTCACAAAGTACAATGACGGAGATGTTTCGTTCTTGTTCTTGTTGGCATGTGTGTGCTTTGTCGGTGTGTTCGCCGAATTACTTGGATATTTTGGAAAACTATTAGTAAAGGTTATAAAGAAATGATTGATGAAAATGAACTAATTGCAAAGTTATTGCGACATATATTGAACGACACGTCTGGTACTACCATTTATGATATGCGTATGATACTAGAAGACGGTGAAGACCCGGAAGGGTATGAGGCTATTGTTTTTCAGCCCGATGCGAGTTTAGTTCCGGTAGATGAAATGTGTCACGATACATTTATTGTTATTTCCTTTACTGAGCAGTTAAACTCTAACGAAAAGGTCACCACGGTTACTGTATTGGGTGAAACAGACGATAAGCCTGTGCGACATGCTAGTGACGTATTGCTTGGTTACCCTGAACAACTTTTCACAACAGACAGCACAAACGGCGGTTTTACCGAAGTGGGCGAGTTGTTTGATCAAATAATGATTCGATTACATACCCGTGAAGCTTCGGAACAAGATGCACGTCGAACTGGTACATTGAAATTATTTTCAAACTTATAGCCAAAAGTCTTTACAAAAGATAAAAGGTTGTGTATCTTATAATTGAAACGTTAACTTAATAAGGTACACAACTATGGCAACTTCAAAAGAAATTATCCACTCTATCCTTGATTCAATTACTGCGCCTGGTCCACTAGAGCGCGTATCAAGTGACCTTAATAAACTAGTGCTAAAGGTGCCTAGTTCATTGAACCCTGGCACACATGCAACATTTGAACTTATCCGTACTAATGTTGAGTTTAACGTAGTCATTAATGTGCGTTCAACTGTGTTCAATAACGGCGAAGAAGTTCGTAATTGGGTTGTTCATAACGACGTTGACTCGGTTGATAAAAACATCATTGACAAATGGTACGCCGCTGAAATGGCAGCTACTGTCAACGAGATGAATCGTCCGAACGACGGCATCACTGAACTCAAGCGCTTTTATCAATCAAAGCAGGCATAATATGAAAAGAAAATTTACTGAACTAACGTTCGTTGAGCTAGCGGCAATTGCCGCTAGCGTCAGTGTCGCTACTGGTAAAAATGTACTGACGACTGGCGCTGACGCAACATGCGAAAAATACGGCTTACTATCCGTATATGAAGCGCGTGCTATTAACCTAATACTTTGCGCACCCGACTCGCTGGAAGTTATGAACAAGCTCGTCGCACATATGGGCGACAAAGCTAGCACGCTCACACTCGGATCACCTGACGTGTTGTGTGACATATTTTCGTGCCCGGACGTTGAGCTCGACTACCTTGGTAGGTTCCTGTCAAATGTTGCCAACCGTGTTAGGTCTCTCGAGGAGCAATACCGTGACTGATATAAAAACGATTCAGGACATAGCACAGCTAAGCGTACATGACTATTATATCGTTGTGGAGCGCGAACCGACACCGACTATTCACGTTATTGCCCTGCCGGATGATATAAAGGGCGGCCAGTATTGGCAGTTACGTTCGTTGCAATCATCGCATAAACGCGCACTAACACATTGGTCCAACCGATATTACAACGCTAGGGATTTTGGCAGTGTTCACTTGCGCTTTTCAAACTCGTGTGAGTTTATGAACATCCAATATGCCGTTGAACATGACCATAAAATGTATTCTTTGCATAAAATAGTTGTACATGAGTCAGTTTGGCAGTATTATAAGAATATAGGGTTTGACTACAAAAACAAAGCAGTTAAGCACTTGGAAGAAGTTTTTATAATTTTTGACAAATAAGGTAAGTAATATGAAAAAATTTGTTGTTGATAACATGAAAATTGCACGCGCAATGCACTTTATTAAAACTGTTAAACAAGCTTATGCCGACAACGGCGTAACTGACCAAAACGCAGTACTTGAAGTTTACGGTCGTGCTGTGCATATGGTGTTCAGTGATGTAGCGGTTGACGTTTTTGAAGCATTGATGGTTGATCCAGCTACGCATAATGATCCGAATAATTTGAACGCTGAGTCAAACGCACTTGCTCAGTTTTATCACCAACTAGGCGCTCACGCTCCGTTTTGTGTGTTCTTTGAACCGTTTGAAAGCTTTGTAACAGAGCGTTGCGGTATGAACGCTGCGACGTTTATTGACACAGTTCGTATTGACTTAACTGAAGCGAAGCTTGACCCTGTAAGCTTAGAGGCACAAGCTGCTGAAGAAGCAGAAACTGACGAGGCTGAAACTAGTGTAGTCCACTAGTTTTAAAGCTAGTCAAAAAGGTAGTGAGATTGAAAAATTTCCTACCTTTTTTCTTGACCTGAATTTAAACTTATGTATAATTAATGAGTAACGTTTAACGACATAGGCAATTATCATGACAGCGAAACAACGAAAAATAGCGGCAGATATATACGTACCCGCGGTCGTTACCAGCCTGATTTTGGTAGTAGTGACGTCCGTGTTGTTGAACATTGGTTTTATACTTTTCTAGAAAAGGTGACCGACTATGCGAAAACTATTAGCCGCTGCCTGTATATTTGCAGCAACCGCACAAGCCGAGGTTATAGAAGTGCCTGCCGACTTTAAGGACGGTACGCCTATCACTACTCATACGTTCATGCAGCGCGACCCGGCAATCATAGATAAGTTCCTCCGAGTCCACGGTTACCTATGTGTCTATGAATTCGACGGTGGCGTGCCTATGTGTTTCGGTAAGCAAGCACTCGAACTCAAAGACGGCAAATACCAGTTCAAAGACGATGCGCCAGTTTTCAATTTTCCGGAAACTAAAATGACGCCCGGACTGAAAGCAATGTACACAAGTAAAGTGTGGTCGTAAGTTTTAAAAGTTGTAATTTTGTGTGATCTGTGTATACTAATCTTTAATAAACCAGCACGAGATAATTATGAGTGTCAAACCACAAAACTGTGCCGCCTATTTCGAAATAGGCCGTTCGTATAAAATGGACGGTATGAATTACGTTTGGATGCGTAACCTCATGTTTCGCTGTACCGGACATACCGAAACTGGTTCTGCGCTGCTCAGTGTGCTATACGTTAATCCAGAAAATCATTCCGACGGATCTGCTCTTATTACTATCTTGATTCAGACAGAAAACCAAATGAAAATGTTTTCAAGAGTGACGCATAGTGAGTATGAGTATAAAACGGTCTATGGCATGAACCTTACTGAGCTCCACTCCAATTTACGAAGCCTGCTGGGCTATCCTGTCACTGAGGTTCTTGAAGTCATGCCTAAGTCAGCACCGCTTGCTAATTTAAAAACAGGCAGCATGTTATCGGCAGTATACAGGCATCGTCCCGTCATTATAACATTTGATGTTTCTAAACATGGTCACATAACGCCATATTACAAGGTTAAAGGCTCACTATTCCGACGCAAAATATTCGGTAACATTGCGCCTATACCAAAGGTACCGCCTTCCACCATGGGCGAAGTTATGTTTTATATCAACAATACTTTCTCAAAAGTAGTAATAGCATAAGGACACATATGGAATTTTATTGCAATACCCCCACATGTAACGCCGGACTTCTTAGTTCAGACCCAATGCAAGCGCTACTTGGCAACATAGTATGCCATGAATGCGGCAACCCAGCCGAAATAAGTGAGCACGAAAAAGAAACTGCTGCCCTTGCGTTAATTAACATGGGCACCGGTTCGTATAAGCTTGGGCTAGGATCACCGGTAGTATACGTTGTGGACGACGAGTTCGGTAACCCTGCTATGTCGGAAGGCACTTTTATTTGTACCCACGACAACACGTTTGTATTCGCTACGGCGTATGGCGAAATGGATAAGGTTGACTCATCCCGCTTAGTGTCTATTACGTTAACTGAAGAAGATTACAACAAGTGCCTAAACGAAATCACTACTGTGTTGTCTAGTTATTTGACAGGAACTCCCATTGATTCAATTACAGAACTAGCACGCGGGATGATACAGGATAAGATTGAGTTCAGGAGAACGATGTGATAGAGTACGTCGGGTACTTGTTTTTGTATTTTGCAGGCGTTTTCGCTGCTGCTGGCGTCGCATCTCATCACTTGTACTACAACGTTATGACATTTGAAGAATGCGTCAACATCAGCCCCTGGCGCTATCCGATTGGATTACAGCCTCTCATTATTCCTTGCGTTGTAGTATGGCCTGTCGGGATGCTAGTGTATCTGGCGCTTAAAGTTGAAAACAGGTCAATGGCGACTATATTTGATACTGGTGATTCTCATCCTTATGCCGTATTGGGTGTTATGACTATCATGGTATTAGGGATCATGGCCTCTATAATAGTTGCCTTCTTCGAGTAAAGAATGATGGAACCAATAAAACTCACAAAAGAGATTACAGTCGACGCGTTCGAATTGCTAGACAAATTGGATGCCATATGTAACACTACTAATAACGACGAACTGGTTTCCGAATTGAGACAATTCGCAGCAACCCTTGCAGTCGACGTATCGCGCAAATGTGACGACGTGGTACGGCTATCAGGTAGATCAACTACTTTTTATGACAAAAAGGCTAGTGAGATGAAATCGCTATCCGAGAAATTATTATTGGGGCCAAACAATGTTTTTCCGAAATTATAGAAAGGCGCAACTTGAATTTGCTAGAAGTATTTCGCCGGATACACCGCATGTGCCTTGGCACTTAACCTCACGGACAAGATGGCTGAAGTCCAAGCTCAACTGCACAGTGTATTTTGAGACTCGGACGTTCTACTTAAAAGACATCAAGCGCCGGCATTTTTGGCTTTCGTATATGATGGACTATATTACATTTGTCCTTGCTTGGGGCGACGAGGACGAAATTGGATTCGCCGCTCACTTTAAAATGCTGTTGGTGATAATGGGTGGCATAGTAGTCCCGTTTACTGGCATTATGTACGCTCGTGAGATGAAACGCGAACTTGCTAAATGGAAAGTAAAGGATGGCGAAGACACTTTCTTCGCAACGCGTTCGCTTGAGCTATACTGGTTCCCATCAAACTCACTTGATATTCCGCCTACCTACGAGTTTAATGTTAAAGAGAAGTATAAGATGGGCACTGTGGGCTGCCAGCACTGCTCTGGTTTGTGTAACAGGGATTTATCCGGTACAACAAAGATGATGTGCCGAAACGATAACTGTCATTACGACGAGCTATCTCCTAAGAACTATTATAGCACATATAAAGGGGTAAACACATGATCGCAGCGTATCGGTATTTTAATACTGAGTTAGGCATGTGGCAGTATGTCGACTGTCGCCAAGCAAGTTCAGTAAAGGACTACGAAGTCAAAGCCGTATTCGGTAATGTTGACGCTTATGGTCTGCCGATTATCGAAGGTAATCGCTATGCGTTAATGATCCCTGAAATAGGCACGAATGCAGCATACGGTGATGTATATGAATGTATTGTGCATGATGAGCACGTGGATGACATACCGGCACTAGTACCAGTCGATGGCGACTTTTCCGATACGATTGTCGTGCACGTAGACGAACTAACGAAAAACTTTGCGTTAGTGCTTGAAAGTGACACTAAAACCGTGCCTCTGCGGGTAGTATCAGACATGGCGTCTGCATTAATAACCGCTTGCGTTGACTTAATTAAAGACGACCACTATGACGCTGCTGAATACATGATGAGTGAGTTTCTTGCAGCCGAACCCCAGCGCCGCAAGTATATAGAAGCACAGTTATCAGACGGTTCTGCAAGTGCGCGTTCTTTTATTGACGAGATCAGCTCACTACGTTACGCACTACACCAAGCAAAGCTTGCTATCAAAAACAGCAAGTGTCGTGAAGAGTATCTCAAAGATGAACTTATGCGTGCGTCACGTACTATTATAGAGTTAGAACACACACGCATGCGAATGTTCAACGACGAAGAAGTATGGATATATGATCCTAAAGGTGAAAACATAATTAGTTCGTTAGTGTGTCCGCTAACTATGCATACGTCAACGTTACAGGACATTACTAACGTGGCAGTTGACCGTGCATTAGCGGCAAAAACGCCCGAAGAAATAGAGAAGTTACGCAACGAAATTGAAACAGGAGCGTTTTATGACAACCATTCTTGATATGGGAAAGTTAACAAATAGTGTTGAGGTGGCTAATGATGATCACGGCCCACACAAACATTTAAAAGTGATGATTGGCCTGAATCCGTTAGATTATTCTACCACATCGTTTACTAAGGTGCGCAGAATTAAAGTGCCTGAAGAAAACATACATCAAGTCGCCGACGTACTAGAAGACCTTTTAAACTGTGCCATGAACACTGGCGCAAATGCTGTTCAAGAACAGGTAAGACTTGCAGAGCTCGAACGTAAGAACGCGCTGGAACGGGGTTGGTAATATGTTTCACCGCTATGAGTACGAATACGTACTTGATTTCTTAGCGACACTGAAGCTTGAAGGCCATGATGTAGAAGTACTGAGTTCAGCGTACCTTACCAATATGATATGGATAAGTTTTTCACTACAGTACTCTGATTCAGGCACACTTATCTTTAGTCTTAAAAAGAACAGATTCGGTTTCGGGTTGTCTGTATCTGACTTTGACAAATCGTCGCTAGTGGCAGTCTCGTCCCCACCACCAGCTATTACTGATGATATTTCAGGTGTTAAGGAATTGCTTGAGGAAGTAAGAAAACGGTTACCCGACCCGCGTTAGGCCGGAACCTCTGTTTTGAAAAGGTCGTCTTCACAGTAAGACGACTCTTTCGTCTTCGTGTTCAGATAAATGCGCCAAAGCCCGTTTAATACCATACCAGATATGACGTCACTATTAGGGTAGAGTTTGTCTACTTGTATTGTGTATGAATTGAATTCAAGTATATATGGTAAACGACAGTGCGGTGTGCCCGCAAATAGGCAAAGTTGTTTCATAGTTTGTCCTTTTTTATTTCTTTTAGTCTACTATTAGTGCAACCCTAAGTAAACCTTTTCTTGAAAGTGAAACTTTCTCAGACAGTAAATATGATAAAACAACATAACGGGGCAGAATATGATTCATAATGTTCGAGTGTATACCTCGCGCGAGCTGGCTGCTGAAGAAATAGACGAGTTGATAGACGCTGTGGATTACGTTGTAGACGTAGTGCCGCGTGAGTTCTACGACAGTGAACACAATATGCAAGTGAGCTACCTTAACGTATACGATCAAGAAGAAGGTGACTGGGTATATGAGATGTCAGTAGCGCGTATGCTACAAGACACAGACGCACAAGAAATCATCGAAATACTAAGTGAGTTCCTGGATGCAGACTTTGACTTAGACGCATCCTTTGAAGAAGATGAATGCGAGGCGTGCCGTGCCGATTAAATTTAGTGGTCCTGTGAAACCGCGAAAACTAAAATCACCTGATCCGATTAATATGCCTGTAGTGCGTGACAACAAAGCGCAACGAGTACGAAGCGATGTTGTGTACTACAAAGCAAATGGTGAATTGCCGCGAGTTGAGCCAAACTGGACTGCTATGTCCGAATACTACCAGATTCCTGGCCACACAGCAAACGGCGGGGTAGACTCAGTTGACGTAAACGGCGACATAATGGCTGTAATGTCTTCGGCAACTAACACAGTTTATATCTTTAAGAAAGACGTAAACGGCGACTACCAACAAACTGATTCAACCTCGCAATCTGGCGGCGATTATTCAGACATTCACCTTATGCCTGTTGAAGGCAAGGTTGTATACTCTGCGCCTTTGTCAAATAGTAACGAGGGGCGATTAGTTGCTATGGACTTGGACTTTACAACAGGCATCCTGGACCAGGCATCTAGAACAGTTTATCCATTAAGTACCGGGAGAGACAACTCGTACGACGGTCGTGGTATAATTAGTATCGGAAATACCTTATTCAGTGGCGCACCGGGGTATTACTTGAGCAGTGCCAGCGCACGTGGTGGCCTGTTATCGTTCCGTGACCCTGCGTCCGGCGCATTAAAGCCCCTTGACGTGTCTTACTTAGGCGGCTTAAATGAATCAAATAATCATGTTTTCGGTAACCGTATATATAACGAAGATGGTTTGTTCGCTAACACACTAGCAACTGATGGTAACCGCCTACTAGTACTTGCGCCTGGTGCTGCGTCACTCAACACAGCCGATAACGGTTATATATCTGTATTCGACTATGACGACACGAATCAGTCACTAACAGAGATACAGAAGATAGATAACCCGGCGCTGCCGCAGTATGCAGGAACCCAAGCTTCAATAAGAGCCATAGCCGCACTGAATGGTAAAATGCTTGCGCTACTCAATGTGGGCGGTCCGGACAACGACTACGACCCCTTACGGACGTCTTTGGTTGAATATATATGGGACGGTAGTGCGTATAATCAATCAGGATGGTCGGATGTAGTGTTATCCCCTGATTGGACGGCTAACAGTACAGACAGCGCAATAGCCCATATGACTATGCTAAGTGATACTGAACTATTAATACCCGGTACTAATATCTCGGGTGGCAAAATTTATAAGGTAACAAGATAATGCCAATTAAATTTACCGGCCCCGTAAAGCCGAAAAAACTAAAATCACCCGATCCGATTAATATGCCTATAGTAAGGAATGACAAAGTGCCAAAGATTAAATCTGAAGTATTGTACTATAAAGACAACGGTGAGATGCCACCAACCGGCGAACGCGTTCCTGAAAGTAGACTATCACGTATTGACTGGAAAGTAGCTGGAGACAAACTCTCTGTGCTTGACTACCAAACAGGTATTGAGTACTTGCGATTAAGTGAATCAGTCGGTCGATCAATTGATAATGTCAGTGCTAACTTTGGTCCTGGTGGCGACTTCGAAGGCTGGCGCCTAGCTACTGAAGCAGAGATCAATTCTTTTATGGATTACGTAGTTGCATCAGGCGGTTCAGGTCCTGGTTTTACCACTGACGGACAGAGCGCAAACGTTAGCACATCTCTACAAGAGTGGCAGGACTTTGTTCGTATAATGGGCTACACCTACACAGTATCAGACAGACTGCACTCGTTTGCTATATTCTACGACGGATCCGAAATACTTAACTCGGGTGTGTTAGGATACCTAAGCGGCGATGCGCGTTTTAGACGTAGTCACAACGATGGCGGCATTGACAATAATACTTCAAGTTCATTGGTATCTGCAGGTGTGTGGATAGTAAATGACGGCGGCGTTAGTATTGAGTCCATTGAATATCCTGAACTCAATAAAAACAACCCTAACTCGCCGTATAATCAAGGAGGCTAATTGTGCCAATTAAATTTACTGGTCCGGTAAAGCCAAAAAAACTAAAATCGCCTGATCCGATTAATATGCCTGTAGTGCGTGATAATAAGGCGCCGCGTGTTAAGCAAGACGTCGAGTACTTCAAAGTACACGGCACGATGCCTACTGTGGCACCGCCATTAGGACCACCGGAAGGACAAACAATAGGTGCCGCTGATATAGCACAAGCAGGCGATAATAAAGCTTTTATTGATTTCCGTACTGGGCTGGAATGGGTTCGACTATCGAGAACAAATGCGTTTACTGATGCGACTATCCAAGCTGAGCTACAGGCAGGCGGTCAATTCGAAGGGTTTCGTATTGCTAACGAGGCTGAAACGGATTCGTTACTTCGCACGATTACGCCTAATTATTTTAACCCCGTTCATGTCTATTCAGTAGATACGCACTACATTGTGCCGGAACAATGGAACAATTGGAATTCCATAATGGGCATAACAGGTAACAAATACGGAAGGAACTGGTCGTACGGTATATACGACACCGGATCTGGCTACAAGCACGGCGGAACTGACTATTTTGCTGAATCTAATAGGCTGCCTAATAGGCTGATGAAGTTCAATAAAGATGATGCCCTTGACTTTGATTTTATGGGCATATTCTTAGTGTCAGACGGAGGGAACACCTTGTTGAGTCAAGAGTTCCCTCATTACATGGCTAACAACCCTAACTCGCCGTATAATGCGGGTTAAATAGACTTAACTAGGGCAGCAATACCACGCCATGATTTGTATTGCTGCTCTACTTCTAAAAGAGTATCAAACTCTTTGTAACCAGGCCTACCAAAGTTATATGCACGAGCCGCAGCATTGTCGGTAACCATAAGCCAACGATCACCTAACTTTTCAAGTGTCATTTTGTTACCGCGCGACTCTGTGTAAAATTTGTTTTTGCTAAGCATCTGAATCATAACTATACCTTACTTGTTTAAGTTCAAATAGAGTATAGCAATGAAACAAATTATTGTCAATTAAAATGTGTGATTAATGACTCCATCACTTCTTTTGCTCTATCAAGTGCGCGTTCACGTGTCATTGAAGTTACCGTATTGTCAAACTTCCTTAGCGGGTTGCTCGACTCTATGGATGTTTCGATTCGTTTTTCGATAACTTTTTCAACATTAGCCATCCCGCGACATATTGCCAAGTTAACCTCTGATTCAGCTTGTGAGCGAATGTTTTCCAATACACGATTTGACAGTGTGACTTTGGGATTAATTGAATACGTGTTTTCCACTTTGGCAATTTCTTCCTGGATCACTTCTTTCGCTTTTTCGTCGATAACAGCACGCAAGCCAGACAGCGCTTCGTTTACCGCTTCTTTCATTGCTTTGTCATATAAGCGCTTAGTCATTTCAGCGATAACTGCGTTCTGTAATTGTACGCGAACCTCTGAACCCTCAGGGAATAGTGACTCTACGGCGTTAGTATCAAGTTTAAGTTGAATGCTCATAATTAGTAATCCTTGTGTTCGTCCCAAAGTTCAGGCAGGTCACCGCCCTCTCGCCACACGTCCTCCATCGTAATATTACGATAAGAAGCATGCTGTCGTGCTCTACGTCTGCGTGCAGGCGTTGCTTTGTTGTTGAATTTGTCTTTACAGTTGCCTGGCCCTTTATTAGAACAAAAGCGCTTGTTAGGGTGCGCATCAGGCATTGGCTTTTTACAGCACGCACATTTAGGACCAGTGTACTGTTCCATACCATAACACACTAACCCAGTGCGCTTTTCATTACAGCGCGTCGACATGCGTTGGTGTTCATGTAGTTGGGCTTTGTGTACCATTTTATGGCATGTGGTGCAACCAACTTTAGTTTGCTTCATTTGTCTGCGCAGGTCCAATTCAAGCTCGATCTCAGCGCTGACAAGCTCTAGCTCTTCGACTTTGGCAAGGTACTTGGTGTACTTTGGTCCTAGTGCGTCAGCTAAACCTTTCTCAGTACCCATGCAATCGTCATCGTGCGCTTGCCCTTCGGATACACAACAATGACAGAAAGTACAGTAAGAGTACATACGACCGGCATATTCAGATTCGTATGAGTCGTTGTGTTCGTGCATTTCGATAAGCTTTAATTCAGCTTTTGAGAACCCGCTGTGCGACGATTTGGTATCGCGCTCAAGTTGCTCTTTGCGTCGTTGCATATCAGCTAATGTAGTCATGGGATACCTCGCTAGGTAGATTATGCGATTGAACGTTCAAGTTCAGATTCGTAACGAGCACACGCCAACGTGTAAGCTTGTTTACGGAACTTGGCGTTCGCAATTTCTTCAAAACCGCTGATTTCGGCTTGCTCTTTTACCATGTAAAGCGGGCTGCCGTTTTTTAACATATCAACGATGTGGATAGCGCGTTTAAGGTTTTGCGTTTTAGCTTCTGTGAATTTTATAGTTTTCATCTTCTAAACCTGTTTGAGTATCAACTAGGCGTTATTGCCTAACTTCTGTGTGTAGTATAATACCAAGGTAGGAGATGTAAAGGATTTATTTGAACTTTTTATTTATTGAAAAGGCGTGTTGATAACTATCGACAAATTGTATAGATTTGGCTTCTGATACGTCGACAATTCCCATGTCTGTTAGCTGGAAAAGTCGCTCCACATCTTCGTGGTCAATCATCTCGGCGTATAATACATCAGTATCGAATTCCTTAAACAGGTTAATACTATGTACTAATAGCTTAACTGTCGGTAATTCTTTACCGCAAAATAGCAACTCTATTTTTATTAGCTCTGTATTAAAACACATATTACCGCCCTCTGTAGTATGCCTTAAGTCTATACACGTACTATTTATATGTCAATAAATTTAAAACTGGTTTTTTAAAAAAGTAGAAAATAAGTCTTGACATTCAATCTTAATGCCGTAATATCGCTGTGAAAGTTGAACACCTAACAAACAAAAGGAGAGTATGATGTCAACACTTTCAAAAGCTATCCCGGCAACTGATGCAGCGTTCTTGGATCGTTGGAAGTCTAATCCGGTTACTGTCACTGTTACCTTAACGAAGGGCTGGGGCGGGGTTAGAGATTCAAAATCAACGCTTGATATCGTTGTTCCTGAATCCGTACAGAAATACTTTAACGAAACTGTTATTGTAAAATGGCAGCGCTGTGGGCGCTTACTTATCCTACGTGACTGTGGCGGGCTATGGTTGCGCCGTGCTGAAAACGTAGGTGATCAGTGTTTCGGTGTTAGTTTGTCGTATTACTTATACGGTTTCAAACACTTGCGACGCTCTGCTGCCTATAAGGCGTTCAGTGTAGATTATACGCTACCGTCGTTTTCGACTAAGCGCATGATTGAAATGACTGAGTCAAGAATCAAATGGCAGCCTGACATTGCGCATGACCGAATCCAACGCTTTCCTGAACAGCAAATTGAAAGCGAGGAGGATCCGCTCTCGTGCATAGGTAAAGGAATATTCTTCCACGAAATGGAAAGCAAGAAGCACGGCTGGGTTTCATCACCGTACAGCGAAGAAACGACACCGGTTACTAAAGTACCAACAACGCACAACATGCCGAAGCGCGATAATGACGTCATGATTGCAGTGTACACCGACGAAGCGGATGAGCCTGAAGAACGACTTGGCGATCTCGAAAATGCGATGGTTGACATGGTTGAATCCAACGACACTGTAACAATACGCGGCATTGAGTTCAGTATTACTGACGCACGTAAACTACTAGGCATCGCGTAATGGATGCCGCTAACACTAAGAAAAATAGCGCTCAGGGCCTTGTGGTCCTTGGCGCTTACACAGCGGCAATATGGTCAATTGGCCAGTCGCTATTGGGTGCCGTTGTGCATGATGGTGACTGGGTAAACATAGCTCTTTATGCTGCGATGATGGCCGTAGCCGCTTTTTCTGTAGATAAGCGCATGCTATTTGATCACTTAGTTGTTAGCGCTGTGGGACTCGTGTATATGGTCGCTATTAGCTTCACAAGCTTTGACATTTTCGTTGAATACAGTTTCCTGTATAGTGTGTTGTATGTTTTCTGGCTGGTAACCGGACTATTACACTTTGGGCTACTTGTGCAGAACCATAATATTTCTACTAATGAATAGGGGCTATACTGCCCCTATTACCATAAAACGTCTATAAATCCCTAAGTCGAGATTGCCTAAATACTCGATCTCTGTTAAGCTGCTTTTTTCGGATAACTCGTCTCTGCTGTTTACGCAATTTATATGCCCGTCAATGTCATGTGCGTCGTTATTCTGTAGAATAACCGTAGTTCCCTTTTCCAACATACTCACCCAAGCTGGTATGTCAGCTATATGCTCGGATGAAGTATTAATAACTATATCGTAGCCAGAATAGTCGAAGTCGTACATATCACCTGTTACGGCGTCTAAGTTATCGACTTGGTAATTCATAGCGTCAGCGAACGTCTTGCAGCGTGGATCAATATCCAGCATTGTTACGAACGCATGTGGCATCACTTCTTTAATCATAGCACCCAACAATCCAAACCATGAGCCCACGATTAGTATAGTGGGCTGCTGGTAAAAAGGCGCTACACGATCAAGAACCCAGAGCTTACTAACTATCTGGCCGCGACTAAACATATCGCGCACTTCGTCAGGCCTAGGCTGTAGTTCCGGATCAGTGCCGTATTGTGCACCGGTAAAGCGTATCATTAACCCGGGGTTAATAGCCTTTTGCCATGTATGTACTAGATAATCAATCGACGGTGTGCGTGTGTTGGGCTTAATGAATCTCATGATAAATCCTTAATAAGGCGGTGTGTCGCTTCCTCCGTTGCAGTGTGTGCCAAATTTGGAATATAAGGCGCAGTTGCCACGTAAAAGCTGCTACTCTGTGCGTCTAGTAAATGGAAGTTGAGTGAGACCTCTGCTCGAATAAGTTCGCCTAACTCTTCGCACCATTCCCGCGCAAGGTTTTCAGAAAATTCCAATGAACAGAATTCACTTTTAGGCATAGCGATCCTTGGCACAACTTCCTTTTCCCATAACTCGTGGTTAAGGTAAGTAAAGTCACGTACTTGGATAAAGTCCCAGTCAGTTGCTATCGTCTTATAGAAACCAAGTCGTGCGCCCAGTATAGCGAATATACCGTTATCTACGTGTTGCCCAACTGACATCCATACACATAAGCGTCTTATGTTTCCGTGCCATACTTGGGATAAGAATTTAGAAGGGTGAACCTTTTCACCACGGTCCAGTGCGAGTTTGCATCCCTCACGGAACCCTGCTCTAAATGCCATACGCGGGCTTGCGTTTTGGTATGTACGGCAATAAGCGTTAGTCATTTGCACGTAACGGTCTTCCCAACAAAAATCAACCTTAGCTCTTGGGTCGGTCGCATTTTCGTGGGTTTTCATATCCTTTACGTACTGTGTTGGCCAGCATTTAAGACCACCGTTGCCGTACTGTAAACCGTTTATTTCGTTTACTGCTGCCCACGACAGCACCTTGTCTTTAAAACGCGCAGATTCGAAGTCATAAACCATATCAAAGAATTTTTCATCGACACGGTTATCGGCGTCTACTGTGATAAATCGTTCAGCGTCACCTACTGTTTCGGCTGCTGCCTTGTGCGCATTGTCAGAACCCTCAACCCCATGCACGCGGGTAGCCCATGGCACAAGGTTGAGTAAATGATGGAAGTTTTCGTCTGCGTTTTCTTCGTCGTATGACATGAATACGACTGGAAACTCACTCAGTCGTGTCTTTGATGAATTCATATGTTAGTGTTCCTCGGTCGCCTAAAAGCACTGGTTCACAGTACTCATTCATATAAGGCATATCTGTTTCGTGGTATTTACTAACAAGAATATCTCGGTTAATAGAAATTGTGCCAATTACGTATACAGGGTAACGTCTGTCCCTGAAGTAAATGGTAGTGCCTATGTCTACTGCGCCAGCGACAGTAACTGATACGGTTGTGCCCTTCACAGACACTCGCAGGTCTTCGTTACCGTTATTTGTAGGAAAAGACAACCAAGGTGTAGTTGGCCTTGATTGGCGCTTGACAACGGGTTCTATGGTAGGTTCAGCACGGCTAAGATCAACATAGAAATTTCTAAGGTCAACCTCGCCGCTATGTACTTTAGACATGTACTCTTCATCTACCACGATATACGGCAAGTCGAGTGCTTCGACAGTACCCGGGCTAGTGCCTCTGATCTTACCAGTTGTTGATTCGTAATAAATGTTGTAGTGCATTACTTAAACCACTTTTCTGCTTCTGTGATGTCAAAAATAGGATTCCTGCCGTAATGTAACGGCGCATTAAACGAAAAGTCGTTGATTGTGTAATCGTCTTCATTCAAACAGATGCGGTTACACTGATTCAAGTCCTTTGCGTCGATATAATCCATAGGTCCGTTGTGACTTACTAAGGGATGATTGTCAAGCCCGCTTGCACGCAATGCAAGTGATAGAGATGTGGCGATATGCAACTCGTCAGGACGAGATTGTACCTTTAATTCAGCACGGTATGCGTCTTCGTGATCATGCATGTATTGTCTAAACAAGTCAAAGAACTCGAACACTTCTTTATTCTTGGTAAAGTACATCATATCCTTGCATACGGGTACAAGACCGTTATCGCGCATAGGCACAAACTCAGGCGCTATTTGTTGTGGCTCGTTTAACTTAATTGGTGTAGACAATATGCAATTGTCTAGTGCTGCCCAGTCAGAATCCAAATCAGTAGTTGGTGTGACTAGCACATCAGCTGACAAGAAAATGGTTTTATCGTACGGGGTGGCATGCACTGCTTTCGGATAGTTAAGGATCCTAGGCAAGCTTCTAACACTGCTGTCATCGCCCCACGGTGCCGCAATTACTTGATCAAAAGCATCGCGGTATTCTTCTTTAATGGTACCATCACCTGTGATAACAGATACTGAGCGGTACTTGTTGCTCGTAACTGATATGCTTTTTGCTAAAAGCCAAGCACGGTACTCATAATCTACGATCACGTTGCCGTTCTCGTCCTCAAGATTTTGAGCGATAACCAAAAAACCCCTGTTCATCTTTTAATCCTTCATAATATTTTACTGTGTGGATCTTCAATTACAAAGTCTGACAGTATTTTGTTGATGATAACGTCGTCATCATCTTCCGTTACTAACGCAAAGTCTGAACCAATGCTACTAATAGTAGCGCCTGGCTCAATAACTGAAACATCACCTGCGTTAATAAAGCTAGGCGACATCTTGAACTCGTCCCATAGAACACTAACTGCGCCACTAAAGTCGGAAACCGTCTTTGGTATTTTAAAGGCACGCCTAATGTACTCGTAATTATTGCATATAGAGAAAAACGTTAGCGCTATTGACGTGTCAATATCGAGTGGCGTTTCTCCCTCGCGGTACTTGAGAATGATACATTCACCGTGTACTCGTCTTAAGTAGGTAGCCGGTACAGTGTCTTTACCGTTTACGTCGTCTACCCATACTGCGCCTGATACGTCGGTGTCCCGTACGAACCTAGCAGTGTCTTCTACCACTCTAGATTGCGGTATAAAATTAGTTGTAGCGACTACGCACGTTTTCTGAGCGCCGTGCTCGACTACACTTTCTGTTATTTTGCGTGTGTCGGTCGCCCTTACCGTAACTATGTTGTCAGCTAGCTCTGGCATATGTTTTTGCCATTGTGCTTCAACTAAAGCAGACCTTACATTGTCGCCTTTGGGCGACATGTCTAGTAACACTAAAACAACATTATTCATTTTTTATAAATATCCTCAACTGATTTGGACGATATTACGCGGTTATAAGCCACGGTATATGCGTTAACAGCCTCACGCTCCTTAGCTATCAAACGCTTGAAGAAGTCTTCGGAATTATGTATCTCAACTGGACGCTGATGATCATCTAAAATAGTGTATGTTTTGTTGCCCAAGTCGTGCATGGCCTTCGCATAACAAATCAACTCCCTGGTAGCTGCGAAGCATCCGCTCCCGTAATACAACACACGATCGCGTTCTACTACTTTTTGTAGCTGACGAATTTGCTGATTGGCTGACTTCCGTAAATTGGCCTGTTTGAGTAATGTACCTAGCTTATCCATACCTTTAACCTCGTCTATATACTAAAGTATACTTTTATTTATTGTTCGCTAAATCACCTGCTTAAAACTTTTTGTGCTAAATACCAATAAACCAAAATCGTGAGGTAATACAAAATGGGTAGACCAGTTAAATCTACATACTTCGGAAAACCTACCGGCAAACAGGCACAGATTGCATATACCGTGTCTAATTCTGGTAAGATACAGCCAATCATTAAAGAAGCTGGCGAAGGCTATAATAGCAAATTTAAGCTAGAATTAAAAGCTAAAGATGAAGAAGGCGAAGACGTATTGGCAGAACTTTCTGTTTCTGTTAAAGACGGCGCAGTGTCTGAAGTATCTGTAGCGCAAACAGGTGAGTTTCCTGCCAACAAGAAACACACTGCACTAGACGGTATCCCTGCACCTGTTTCTGGTGGCGGTGTTATTGTTGGCAAGGGCGTTATTGACGAAAAGATCGGCGTTGAGGATGTGTTCATCATCAAACAACGTGGCCAGCGCAAATATGCAATTGGCGCAGTAGCAGACGAAACCCGCACCGGAGTTGGTAGCCTTGTAGAAAAAGCTGAGTCACTTGGCGACTTTGAAGTATCTGCAGGTGACGCAAAAGTGCATACAATCCAACAGTATCAAGTAAAGACTTTCGGTGGTGAAATCAAACCAATTTCCGATATACTTTAATTGACAAAGTTTGCAAGATCTGTTATCGTATTGGTAATCATAATAACGATAATGGATCTTGCATGGAAACCTTTATAGATGTTGTACTCCAAGCCTTAGTGGCACTCGCTGCTATTGGCGTCTCAGACGGCGCACGTAGGAAGATGTATGCCTGCGCACGTGACATAGAAACAGACGACCCCAAATTTAACGATGCGTATCGTGAGTTTCTAGACTATAACAAAGGCATTGTGTCGCGTGACACACTTATCATATTCGTCGCTGCAATAGTCGCTATCCAATTTATTGGCATGGTGCCTACCTCTTGTGTTATTGTTGCTTGGTACATGTGGTTCACGAGAAACCTATGATTTCAAGACTACTAGAAGAACACGGCCTACTAAATCGCAACATAGGCGCAGCACGAACCATTAACGACATTCTTATCGAGTACAAGCGTAACCACAAGTATCGTGAACGTTTGCTTCATACTATCATGGCACATGATAAAGAATCAGATCACGAGGGTGATTACCTAAAAGGCTTGAAAGCTGCGCTTGCCATGCTTGACGGTTGTGACGATGTTGAAGCCCCTCCCAGTGATGCTGAGATTGAACACAATGCCGTGATGATAGGAAATAAATTGCTGCCAACTAAGAAGCGCAATAAGTAAAAACAAAAAGAGATTTATCAATGACCGAAATCAAATTGTCAGATATTTCAATCGGGTTTATTGGCCTTGGCAAGTTAGGCTTACCGTGCGCTGAAGTATTTGCCCAGCATCATCCAGTTTATGGCTATGACGTAGTTGACTATAAATCAGCAACAATAAACAAGTGCGAAGACATTGAAACCGTAGTTAAGCAGAGTGACTATGTCTTTATCGCAGTACCAACACCGCATGCGCCCGGCTACGGCGGCGAAACACCGACTAGCCACCTCAAACCAACTGACTTTGATTACAGCATTGTTGACAACGTAATTAAGGAAGCTGTCAAATATACAGCTGGTACTGATACTGTATTAGTACTCATTTCTACTGTATTGCCTGGCACTATCAGTGAACGTTGGCAAGACGATTTAAAGGGTACTACTTTCATTTACAACCCGTACTTGATTGCCATGGGCACAGTGGCACATGACATGGTTAATCCTGAAATGATTATGATAGGCACAGCTGACGGTGAAACAACCGAACAAGCTGAAGTCCTTGCTGCTATGTACAAGAACATGGCTGAAGTAGATAACCTGCGCATTGAATACGGTACTCATACTGAGATAGAAGCACTAAAGGTGTTCTACAATACGTGGATCACAATGAAAGTCACTCTTTGTAATATGGTACAAGACGTGGCTAACGCTGCCGGCAACATGAATGTTGACGTAGTAACTGGTGCTCTAGCACGTTCTGATTTGCGCATTATGTCAGACAAGTATATGACAGCTGGTATGGGCGATGGTGGCGGATGTCACCCTAGAGACAATATTGCACTAAGCCAAATGTCATCCAAGTACAACCTCGGTTACGATATGTTTGGCGCACTAATTAAAGCACGTGAAGAACAAGCGCGTAATATGGCTGAGTTTCTCATGCAATATGATATGCCTGTCGTAATTGTTGGTAAAGCGTACAAGCCAGCCGTGCCTTATTGCGAAGGTTCACCGTCACTGTTAGTGGGCCACTATCTGGAAGAAAAGGGTACTGAGCTGTATTACATAGACAGCTTAGCAAGCAGAACACAACCTAAGAACTTTCTCAATAAGAAGGTTGTTTACTTACTTGCACACTCGTACGACGTGACGTATCACAAACAAAAGGCCGCAACAGAAGACTCTGCCCAAGTGCTGTATATATCACCGGGATCAGTTGTAGTTGATCCTTGGCGCAAATTCAAGTCAATTGACGATCGCGTAACAGTAGTTCACTATGGAGACACTCGTGGCAAATCACTATGATTTCAAATATGCGGTTGACATTGAGTCAGTCGGCCTTGACTACTGGCGCTGGCTTAACAGCTATAAGAACACGCCTGGACTAATCAGTGAGATAAGAGGCTTTCACCGCGCCCGTAGGCCATTTAATATTGTGTGTCCGTACGAAGCGTATGTTGGTATAGACAACCAATACAATTCGTTGCTTGAAGCAGTAAACGGTGACGCTGACTATATTAAAAACTACGTAACGGTTATTGCTGGGTCTGAACCCCGCAAGAATGCAGAGCGCTATAAACGAGTCGTTTACGGATCTTTTATCTTTGATTGGATGCAACATGATCCATACAGTGTGCCTGCATATAACGATAAGATACCCGAGCATGACTTCTTGTCGTTTAATCGCATTATACGGCCGCACCGTTTGATGTTGATTGCTGCACTTGCGCATATAGGCCTACTCGACAAGAACTTAGTGAGTTACACACTAGCTCAGTTAGAACACTTTCCTAAGTTTGCATTAGACGGTGTTGCGTGCGTGCCAGATGAACGCGCCAAAAAGATAACAGAAATATTGGCTGAGTTACCTACTGAGCAAAAAGCTGACCCGATTACGTGGGATTCTAATTTGTCAGTAATGACAGCGCCAAGTGATCTTTACGAAAATGCCTTTTATAGTCTTGTAACGGAAACCGCATTCTTTGAAGATGATCCGTTCTTGACTGAAAAGATCATTAAGCCGCTGACATACGGGCATCCGTTCATTACATTAGCGCCTAAGAACACCCTGTCGCTTCTACAAGCGTACGGCTTTAAAACCTACTCAAGTATATTCGATGAATCATACGACACTGTAGACGAAGGCTACGTGCGATTTAGACGCGTGATAAAGGAAGTTGTCCGTATTGCTAACTTGACACAAGAAGATAAGGCGCATTTGTTCGCGAGTGCACGTGAAATAGGTGAACATAACAGTGCCCACTTTAAAAAGAATGTCAAACAGATAATTGAAATGTCTAGTAACATTAATGAGCACTTGGATATCAAGAACAAAGTCTTGCGTTAGTGAATGAAGCGTGTTTTAATGTCGTAATACATTAGGGAGATAGTATGAAGATTTTATCTAAGTTTTATGATTATTACGACAGTTGCCTCGCAGCTGGTGTAGACACTACTGTTATCTTCAAACGCGAGCAGGAAACAAGTGACTACCGTGATATTCTTGACGAATATTATCAGTACAAGACTGCTCGCGAACAGTTTTTCAGTAAGGATAAAAAGCCGCACGTGGTTAGCCGTTACGCTACCCGCCTCAAGCACAACAAGAAGCTGATTCTCAGAACCGGTGTTGTTGGCTTTTGTGGTGAGTTTTATCCCTACGCTTATGCTAACATCATGGACTATTTCGATCACGACTACGAAACCGGCGAGTACTTTTATTCGTACGATGAGTTGGTTGAATATATACGTGGTTATTTCCCTGATTATATACAGCGCGTCAAGGGTATTGACATAATAGACATTCCGAACGAGATTCATCGTTACCAAGCTGACGATTTACATAATCACTTCATCGGCAAATACACCAAGCTTGAATCGTTGTTCAGGGATCGTAATGTGGCGTACTTTGATATATCGCCTAGTCAATCGTTCCATTACGGTGTCGGGTTCGTTAAGTATCCTGAACTTAAGAAACTTAACTTCGCACGCGTAGTTGACCCGTTTACTGCGTTCCAAAAAATTGAGCAGTTTATTACTGGCGTGCTAGGTGTAGGCGAGCCCGAAACTGTAGAGATAGGTGACACGTACAAACGCGACGCAAAAGGCTTTGATGAGTGGAGTTTCAAAAACCAGCCGCCTATGCCCGGCAAAAGTCGCAAAATACGCAAACAAAAACGTAAACTAAAAGGCCGCACTGATGGGTGATTTGATTTACGATTATGAATTAGGGAAAGCCTGGGCAAAATGCTACCTGGCTTCCTACTACGGATGGTCTGACCGCAGCACTGGTGACGACAAAGAGTTGTTTTTAATTTACAATGCTTTCCGTTCATCAAGGGTAGTGTCTGTTAGGTTCTCACACGTCGATTGCCCGGATAACCGCGATAAGGCTAAAAGTCTTGTATTACACTTAGGCCCGAGAACTGAAGACTTAATAGAAGCCTTGCAGATAGAAATATTGCAGTGCCGCTGGCCGCGATCCGGTATTACCGGTGTAATCAAAATGATAAAGGCAGAATATGATAAACAATGTAGCACTGAGGCCTGTGCGAGTCATAGTAGAGACGACGAATGATTCTTTTTGTATCGATGCCTATGTCATTTACGAGGAAGGCGCTGAGACGTTAGCTCTAAGGATTGATCGTGTTGAAGAGCGTGCGCTATTCGAGGAAGTTGCACTGTCTGTCGAGTTAAGTGGTAACACCTCCTCGCTACTATATGTCGTGAACCACTCCGCCACTTATTTCGGGGAGGATTTTGAGTTGTGGTGTAGTGCCCCGGCCTCTCCTGAACACTTCAGATATGCATCTCGCGGAATGCGACTGGAACATATGTTAATGAAAGCTGGACTAAAAAACCAATTCAATAACGGTATAATATTGTTTGAAAACTGGCGCACTCCGGAAGAGCGCGACGAGGCAGTGACTCTTTTAAAATTACAGCACGGTGGCGTATAAAGTCTTGCGCTTAAACGACAGGCGTGCTGTAATTATTACCAATGTTTCCAGAACTGCCACCAGGGCGCTTTTTTCTTATCCGGTACACTGTCGGATGGTTCAGAGGGAGCGGGTTTTTCTGGTTCATCGTCTTGTGGCGGTTGTGTTTGCTCGACTATCTTCTCCTTGAAAACGATACTATCGCTTTCTTGGTCGACTGCACGATCGCCACAAACCTCAACCCCGCCCCAACCGTCGTCTTTATACAAGTCTTGTAAACTGAATATAATCTTACGTGGATAATGACGGTTTTCTTCCTTAGCCCAATCAGCACGCGCACTGACATCCTCAACTGAGTTCCAGTATTGATCCCTGCTGCCGCCTTGTTGTTCTACTAAGTTTTTCTCACGGAATATCCACCCAGCCCCGCCGTTATACGCTGCGAGACTAAAGCCGTAATCGTTGCACTCGTCTATGGCAGAAATGCGTTTCTTCAAGTCACCCATGTAAAGCGCTTGTGCCTTTATAGCCCATTTAGGGTTCATCACATCACCATCGTCTAACTCAGGAAACTTGTTGTTGACATAGTCGCGGGTATCGTCGGTGAACTGTGATAGTCCACATGCATATGGCGAGCATACATCAGGACGCCATGTGCTTTCCTGGTGTATTTGCCCTGCCAGCATACTAACAGGCGCGTCTAAGCCAAAGACGTATTGTGCTTCGGCTATCACAGAACGCTTATAACGGTAGGCGTTATCTGGTATTGACTGTGCGTTTACTGCAAAGCACAGCACCGCCAGCGCACTAAATGCCCAGCGATACACCAAGTATTACCCCCACAATAATAATAGCTCTACGGATCATAGCAGAGCCCGCAAGCTTGCTGAATGTCGCGTGTTTCTCTGTATCAATAGACTCGCGCATATCGGCAGCGATGTTATGTGGCCTAAAGTTAGGGAACAACATCAAGTCAATACCGTAGCCCAAGACCGCTGCTATCGACACAAGTGATAATTTATAAAGAACTAAAGGTACTTTGACCGGGCTTAGTAATCCTATGGTTACTAATAATAGTAAAGTTACGACGATGAAAGTTATCCGTCCTTGGTAAACTGGTCTCATTATGTTATGCTCCTTTAAAAGACTATAATATTTAGTCACATGTGGTTCTTAATATGACACGCTTGGTGTGTCACGCACTAAGTAACCATAAAAGAGGTAATTATGAAACAATTAGGAAGACTTGACCAATGGTTTCGTGTCGGTGTAGACGGACCGGGCAAATCAGTTATATTCGGTATAATTAGCGGTAGTGATGTTGCGGAAGACGGTGTGAGTTACTGTACCGGCGCTATACATATCCTTGATCACACAAAGGATATAGCAATAACAGCTGAAGGCCATTTTGCACTTGGCGACAAGAACAATGACGAGGCGATTCTTGATGAGATACTCAAGAGTTTTAACATTTATGAACACAAGGATTCACTGAGTTACTTATGAACTTGGAACCAAGCAACGCTCGTATAGTTTTAGAAGATTTAACGCCTCCGCTATTGTTTGGCTACGCATGGGGATTCTTCGGTTTATATGTCGAGATGACTTTCGGTCCGTTTCTCACCGGCATACTTGTCACGATACTCGGGTGCATCGGGCTAGCAAAGTATAGACGATCATTACGCAAGCACTTGAAGCAACTGCGCGACATGTCTAATATTGCGAGAAAGTGCCACGGCAATACATCACTCACATATTCAATCGACGACGGGCAGTATTACCTACACTCGCAAGAGTACGGCACGATATGGTTTGCTGACGGCGATGGGCAGGGCTTCTCTGTTTATAACCGTTTATAAAGTTTTCCATCTTGAACATTGACTTGGTAAAAACCGGTGTTATTATGCGGGTTTTACTGGAGGGAATAAGATGGAAAAGGCTAAGGCACTATTCAAAATTAAAGATCGCAATCTGATAGCCGATCTGGATGATACTGTTAAACGCTTTGTAACGCGCAAACAAGATGTCAATATTGATGTGACTTGCTGCGAAGAGGTGGAAAGCATTAAAAAGAAGCTTAAGCCATACCTTCCAGCAAGCGCACTTCGTTCACTTTACATGTACAGTCCAATGGATCTGTCTCAGGGCGTAATAATGCATGAAGACTGTGAGTTCGTCGAAAGTACACATCTAAAACCAAACGCGTATGTCATTGTTACACATGCAAGTGACGCACCATCAGCTGGGCCGGACAGTCCGTCGAGTCAACTAATCATTAATTCTGGCAGGCAGCTCTGTGAACTATCAGAAGGCCTCGCATTCAGGTTCAACGCAACAAAGCAACACGGACTAATCAACAATTCTACCTTACGTATGCTGGTCCTGTGGTTCGCTAAATAATCACTAAAGCAGTAAGGTTTGAGTATATGTCACAATGTTGGATCAAGTCATCTAATATCACAAAAGCACTCCATAATTTAAACTGGTTTAGAAACACTGGTAAAGTGCCCGTAATAGCCTGGGCAATTGATATGCCACTCGGCTGCCGTCATGTATTAATATATGAAGAAGGCAGTGACAAAATTAGAAAAGATCCGCACCGCGCCACCCATAGATTTGAATTTGTGTCTGAAGATGAATTCAGAGATATTGTTGAAGAAAAGTTGCTGTCCTAAAATTCAGGTGTTATAGTTTGTTTAACCACAAAAAGGATAATACTATGAAAACTATATTACAATGGCTTGAGAGTCTATCACCCTTTGCTTATATTGTATTACTGGCGATATTGGCGGCTATCGGCTTGACAATCGGTAACCTTATTGCGTTATTTATGACATCAGGGGTTTGAATATGGAACCGGCTGTTATAAAAGTACTGATAAGCACCGCTGGCCTATTTGTAGGCTTTGTGTTGGCTATGTCTGCGCACCTTTGGCTCCCTAGGCTGTTTAGGGCTATACTCAAACGAATGCCTCTCGCCCCTGCTAAAAACACAGTAGTTGGTGATACGCCAGATCAACGTGTACGAGAGTTTATTTGTAGAATTGACGGGTGTATAACCGTTGGGTCATACTACGGTATGGCACAGGCAACCTGTAGACGATGTGGGCATAAAAACGCTTGCGCTGGTACACACGTTCCTGAATGGCGCGACCCGACACTGGAGTGATTAAAAAATACTAATCCTCACCCTGCTCGTACTAAATATCACTAAAAATAGTATGAGTATCACATGCAACGAATTCAAAATGTGGTTGCGCTCGGGACTCCGGGCGAACCCTCCCCTATACCTGAAGTTACACTAGACGACGGCACTGTCGCTGAAGGCTCTGGCACAGGCACATCGCTGCTGGTGTTTCCTATTCGCTTAACTGCGCCGTCTAATGCGCCAGTACAAGTATCATTTTCCACAGAAGTAACGGGTTCCGCCGCCGATGAAGCAACGCCAGGCGACGACTATGACGCTGTATCAGGCGCGGTGTACACTATATCTCCCGGCCAAACCCAAGTAAATGCCATGGTTACTGTGAACCGTGACTTTGATGCAGAGTATGACGAGTTTGTGCAAGCCCGTATCACATTTGTTTCGGGTCCAGGAAACACTACTATTGCTCGTAGCGTGGCACGTGGCATTATTACAAACGACGACGGAGAGCCAGGCGATGCGTATACCGTTACATTGTCTGGCGGCACAGTTACTGAAGGCGCACCTGGCGAGAATCCACAATTAGAGTTTGTGGTTGATTTCGGCGCTGTGACTAATGTGCAGACAAGCTTTGACTTTGAAACATTGCCTACCGGCACTGCTACAGAAGGTGTTGATTATCAGTATACTCAGACTACTGTATTTCACCCAAGCGGATCTCGCTTTGCATATGTGTATGTTGATATCATTGGCGATGACGTATTAGAAAGCAACGAAACAGTTGACGCACGTATATATAACCTAGTAGCGCCTACGGGCTCGACTATAGCTACAGGTACCGCCTCGGGTACAATTACAGATGATGATGTTCAATACGCGATAGACTTAGAGACAGGAACAGGCGATCGTCTTGAATCCGATAACGCTGCTGGTGTAGTGAACAACATATTCAGGATACGTGTAATTGGCACTGACGCTAATGCGCCCCGTAGAGCAGGCGGGACTGTTAAATTCAGAACACTTGCAACAGGGACAGCAACACCTGGCACTGACTTCGAGGCCGTAGATAATTATGTTGTGTCTATCCCGTCCGGTTCTACTGCTGCATATGTAGAAATACCTGTCAGAATTTACGGCGACTATGATCCTGAATCGGATGAAACGATTGTTGGTGAGATATATGACTTGGATACTACGGATAACAGAGCCTACATAAATACGTCTCAGCATTCGGTAACAATATCAGATAACGACCAAGTGGCAAATTATAGGTTGGTTACAACTAGTACGCTATACGATGAAGATGATGGTTCGGCTGTGTTTCGTGTAGAAAACATAAATCCAGGATCAAAACCATTTGATGGTGCTACTGTGCAGATCACGTTTGAAACGTTTGTAAAAGGCGTTGCTAATGAAGCAGTCGCGGGTACTGATTATGTGGCTAAGACCCAAACAGTTACCTTCACTAATTCTTCTGCTACCTTTTTTGACATCCCTGTTTCGCTTATAGACAACGAACAGTTAGATGGTGATAGACTGCTATACGCAAGAATTAAAGATATGGTTACTAATGACCCGCGTGCGCAGCTAGCAGGGACAGAAGCCTACACAACCATACAAAATGAAGACACTGCATATTTTCCGTTACTAACAGGCTCAAGTCAGTCCGAGAGCTCGTCTAACTTGGTGTTTACTGTGCGAGCGTACTTCGAAGACGTGAACGGTAATTATGTTGGATATAGCTCACCGCCTGAGCCTATTACGGGCATGTTTAGAACGTTAGTACCGACACAGGATCAAATAGATAATCAGAACTATGCGGAGCCTGGTGTTGACTTTACGGCTGTAGATACAGGTTTTACTTTAACCAGTTCGTCGGTTAACATTAATGTGCCTATTATCTCTGACTTGGATATTGAAGGGATAGAAACAGTTATGGCTGAAATTTATAATATCCAGTCAGACTCGCCTCGTGTGATAGTAGACAGGGTGGCTGATCACTCAGCTACCGGGATGATTACAAACGACGATCAGCCGGTTGTGTTTACTGTTAACCGTTCAGCAACAAACGTGACTGAAGGTGATCCGGGCGACAATATTACTGCGAGATTTTACGTAACTAGTAACCGCGCCGTAGCGCCCGGTAAAACAATTAACGTGCGACTGGTTACAACGAGCAATGATCGTGGTTTTTCGTACTCTGCAGGTGATAGACTTGCAGTAGCGGGCACTGACTATACCGCTATAGATCAAACTCTAACGTTTACTAATGCTGATGGTGTAGTAAGCAACTCAAGCAAATTTGTTGATGTGCCTATTATTGCCGACAACACTGAAGAAGATGATGCATTGGTATTTGTCGAGATTGCAGAGATAACAGGTGATGATCCTCGCGGCCAGTCTACCGGCACTAATGCATATAACTGGACTCGTATTACAGACGAAGACTTCCCCGCATTGCAAGTAACATGGCCTTACCCGGCTAATACCGGTGAAGAGTACACTGCAAATCAACAACGAACGTTCTCTGAATCAATATCTATATCAGGCGGTGATGGCAATTATTCTCATGTGTGGTATGTGGACAAACCATCATTTGTGACTGAATTTAACGGCGACACACTTACTAACTATGTCGTTCGTATTAATGAGTTCACAGGTGCAGACGAGCTTATAACAGTGGGGCTAGATGTCAGTTCCACAGATGGGCAGACAGTAACAAACACAACAACTATTACCGCACTTTCGCAAGGCGCACCAATCACGTATGATAGAATGACTATTGTAGCGAGTGCGTGGCCTTTTGAAGAAGCTGTGTTTGATGTTAACTCATCCAACCGCAACGCACGAATAGCGGGAAACAAACCGTCATGGAGTGTGCCGCCAACACCTGCTGATAGCACACAAGCCGCAACAGGCAACGGTATAAGTGTTATTGAGTTTGACTCTGCTATAAACCTGCGCGGCCTTAAGTTCCTAGTAGGCGCTGACGGCGCTGGCGAACCAACTCGTTACAGAGTTAGGTACTGGACCGGTACTGAATGGGCTATAGCGCATAGTGGTAGTTATTTCACGCGAACATCAGGAAATACCGTTCAATCTCTGCTACTTAACCCAGTAACTACTACTAAGATAGAGATAGCCACCGGTAACGTGGCATCGGGTAATGACTTATTTATGACATATATTGACATATATGGTACTTGATTTGTGAATTAAAATGCCTTATTATAGATTCTAACAACAAGATTGGATAAAAAATAAAAATTATCCAACGACAAAACGAAAAGCAAGTCCTAAGAGACTGCCATTAATAAGAATAATAATAAGGCATTTTGCACATGACTGACAATACCCCATACGTACCCGATCCATCTGAATTTGCATCCCTCTTTTTAGGCATTGCGATGAACTTGAAAGAGCGCAAAAAGCAACAAGATGCTGACTATGTTGATGTGTCTAAATTCATTACCATGAATGATCGTGATAATGATTTTGACATATCAAAACGATCGTCCATGCACTTCTTAGGACACGATGCTCCGAATGGTTTTGATATCCTCCCGGCTGTTGATTTAGGCGGCTTAGCCAACACAGATAAAAACGGGTACGATATGTTTATGCAGGTAGATGGCAGAATTGTCCCAGCCGAATTAAAGTCAACATCACTTAGCCCAACTGACCGTAATAACGAATATTGCCTAGACGTAATGTCGCGACTATGCAAGCGTGTGGCATCCGGTGATTCATTTACGTTAGTGCCGCTTGAACAAGCACTAACTATCAGTTTTAAAATAAAAACCCACTCAACCATGATGTTGAAACACTGCGACTGTTACTTGTACTTATTTGACGGTGACGCTCGTTCAGACGTTATCCAAATTTGGAAAGTTGCCGGTGATCGTATCCTGGCATTCTTAGAAGAAAGACTTAACTTTGACAGCAAGGGGCGTTTAAAAGGCGGTTCCGGCGCGGTGAGTGTTCCTTTACAGTTCTTCATAGACAACGGCATCGTGGTTCCGCCAATGTCAAGTAAGCAGTACGGTTGGGAAAATGCGCTTAAAGTATTACGTGAGCACTGTGACTATGACTTCAGAACAGATCAGCCAGGCCAGAAAAATGGCGAACAATTTATCAAGTATTTGTCGCCGGCACTAGATAAAGAAACAAACGAAACTTTTAAACAGCTACTAGAGCACCGCGGTCCGTCTGAGTACGAAACTAAGTTTGCAATTAACAAGCTACTTACTGAACGCGGACTAGACACCAGTCGTGTAATTATGACAGTAGTTAACAAAACCAAAGACGGCAAGCGTATGTACTTTATGTCCGGTGCTCTACAAAAGAAAGGCAAACCCGGTGACGTGTTAATGATGCTTATGTACGAAGACATCTCCCAAAAAACATATATGGTGGTTGTACCATACCGTGAGTATGTCACTACGTATAACGGCCGCCTCTACCTTAATCAAGCTGACGGCACTTATGCACCTCGCCCAAGACAATCTAAAAGAGGCGATACTCTTGAAATGTATAACTTTCTTGTAAAAGATGTACATGACGCACTTGAAAAAATTGAAGTGTATTTGAACGAAGAAGCACCTGCTTCTGATAAATAAAAACTATAAAAAAGAAGGAAACTGAAAATGTCAGACGAAAGACCAAATGTACGCCACTATAACCAGGAAGACAAGGAACGCCTTAAAAAGCTGGTTAGAGAAGGGGTAGCGGTGAAACAAGAAGTTAAGGATCTTAACGACGGTTTAGCCGACGCGGTAAAGGCAGTTGCTGAGGAACTAGACATTCCTGCATCGCAGCTAAAGAAAGCGATTACTATTGCGCACAAACAGAACCTAAGTGATGAGCGTGCCAAGTTTGAAGAAGTCGAAGACATCTTAGAAACTATAGGATTCAAGTAAAATGAGCCAAGACACACAACACACTCTTATCAGTACTGCTGAAGAAATTAAATCGAACCAAGAAGCTGCTGCATTTGCGAGCAAGCTTTACAGCGACAACGATGACTCTATTGTTGATATTGACTTAACTTTCGATACTCAACGAGTTCTTATCGCGACAAAGCTGAGCGAGTTAATTAGCGAGACGTCACGACGACATTTCGCAACACAGTTACAAAGACATGGTGATGTGTGTCTTGCAGCCGGTGAAGCGATTCTAAACGAAGCTATTATCGACACACTCCAAACCGCGGTTGACAGCGGTATGTTTGAAACAGACGAAGGCAGCGAAGAATGAGAAAGAACGTACTTGTACTGGGCTTAGGCATAGGTTCAGTTTATGTTGACGAATTGTCTAAGACCCATGATGTGGACACTCTTGACAATAATCCAGAGTTAGACACGACATATAATGAGTTGTCCGATCTTGAGGTCATTGATCGCAAGAAGATGTACGACATTGCTATTGTGTGTTTGCCTAATTTCCTGCACGAACCGGCAATCGAAGCGCTGCGGGATTTAGCTGATATTATCCTTGTAGAAAAGCCGGGTTTACCGTCTCTTCCTGAATGGCAACGTATGCGTACTGAATGTGAAGTTGAAGGCACACGACTAGTGATGGCCAAGAACAACATGTACAGAAAAGGTTTAGGTGAGTTCTTTGACTTGGTTGATGTAATGATCGACAACGGCAGTGTCAAAAAGGTCTGTATTAGTTGGGTCAATAACGCACGCATTCCTAATCCCGGATCATGGTTCACTAATAAAGACAAAGCATGGGGCGGTGTTGGCCGCGATCTTATGCCGCACTTGTTAAACGAACTATACATGACAATGTACACTGATCCTGCGGATGAGCCATGCGACTGGATCAAGTCCGTAAAACTCACACAACGTTACGATATAGACAGTGCATCAAAGTTATGCAGTGATCCAGAATACGCGAATGGTGATGCCACAGGCGTTTATAACGTAGACGATCGCGCTGTGATAGTTGCAGAAGACGACGGCGTGGAATACCACCTCACGGCTGACTGGGCACACGACTATGGTGTCGAAGATGTGGGTATCTCGGTTGAGCTTACAGAAGGCTACATGTTGTATCGTTTAGGCCTATGTCCTAACGAGTGCTACGGTGATATGGTAAACACGATGCTCGCGTTTATTGACGACCAAACATTCTGGGAAGAACAAGCCGAGATTGACGATTTCACGCTAGGTGCAATCGACTATTTGTATGAAAATGGAGACAAAAATGTCTGAGAAGATTAGATACCTACACGCCTACGGTGACAGAAAGATCGTGTTTAGTGAAATAGACAAGCCTTCTTGTCCTGATAACGGTGTATTAGTAAAAACCATTATGACTGGCGTGTGTCGTTCAGACGTAGCGCAGTACCTTGGTGATGAAAAGGGTGTGCCGTTCGGTATGTTTGGGCACGAAGGTCTCGGCGAAGTAGTTGAGATCGGTAAAGATTGTCATAAACCAGGACTAAAAATTGGTTCTATAGTTAGCACATGGAGCGACCCTGCGTATGCTGACTACTATCCAGCCAAGATGAATGAGTTTGTTATCGTTCCTGAAGCCGCGCCTAAGTATATCTTACAGCCGGTGGCGTGCGCGATTAACATTCTTATGCAGACTATTAAATTCATGGAGCGCATGGATTTAGTGGGTGAAGAAATCCTGCTTCTTGGCACCGGCTTTATGAGTACTATTATCGGTGACGCTGCTAAAGCACGCGGGATTGACATGACTATTGTTGGTCGCGCTAATACTGAGAAGTGGGATTCGCTTGGTTTTAAACGTTATGACACCAGTGCTGAATTGTGCGACGAAATAAAAAATAAAACGCGTAAAAATTTTAGTGTAGTCATAGACTTATCGTCAAAAGAAGAAAACTTCTACGCCATTTCTGAAACCCTTGCCGGTGACGAAGCGTTAATATGTTATGCAGGCACTCCTATGAGTGATGTGAAAACAAACTTCTTTGCCAACTGCTGGAAATGTCATACGTTGATTATGCCTAGCCCCAGAAACCGTGACTTTAATGATAGTATGGCAGAGTCTGCAAAACTTATTGAAGCCGGTGTTCTTGACACAGACAAGCTTTGGACTTGCGGTTATACACGTGATGTTGAAGCTGATGTGATTCAAGCATTTGAAGACGGTTCTGACAGAACACCTGATTATATCCGGGGCTATATTAGCTGGTAAGGTAACCAATGTATATTGACGCAATAAAAGACGCTAAGAATAATAAAATACACACGGTCAACAGAGTTAACGGCGAGCGAATCTATAAGTCGTACCCAATTGACTGGTCTTTTTATTACGACGATTCAACCGGTGAACACATGAGCTGGTATAATACACCAGTTAAGAAAGTGGAGCCGTCAAGCGCTGCTGACCATAAAAAGTTGGTAGGGTCTTTTGGCAACCGCAGACTTTATGAGTCTGACGTTAACCACGTGTTTAGATGCTTAGAGCAACATTACCCTGATACAAGTCAGAGTCCCAACTTGCATGTTGCTTTTTTCGATATCGAGACTGACTTTGACGAAGAAATGGGATATTCGTCACCGACAGAAGCATTTAACCCTATTACGTCAATTGCTGTATACTTGCAATGGTGTAATACTATGGTGTGTTTGGCTGTGCCGCCTCCTACATTATCGCGGGAAGAAGCAAAAGCCATCGCCGCGCAGGTCCCTGATGTTATACTGTGCGCCACTGAAAAAGAAATGCTACAAGATTTCCTGAGCATTATTGAAGATGCTGACGTGTTGTCTGGCTGGAACAGCGCAATGTACGATATTCCGTACACTATTCACCGCTTGCAGAAAACTATAGGCGGCGAAGCTGCACGACAAATGTGCCTTTGGGGACATATGCCACAGCGCAAGAAAGTGAATCACTTCGGTAAAGAAGAGGTGACATATTCACTTATAGGCCGTCAGCATTTGGATTATCTTGATCTGTACAAGAAGTACACGTATGAAGAGAAACAAAGTTACAAGCTGAACTCAATTGCAGAAGCCGAGCTTGGCGAGCAGAAAGTTGAGTACCAAGGTACACTTGATGACCTGTATAAGAAAGACTTTAAAAAGTTTTTAGAGTACAACATTCAAGATACCAAGCTACTTGACAGCCTAGACGAAAAGCTAAAGTATATTGACTTAGTTAACACCATTGCACACAACAACCAGGTGCCAATCCAAACAGCGCTAGGCACCGTGTCCATGATGGAACAGGTCATCACAGTTGAGGCGCACAACAACGGGTTTATAGTTCCAGACAAACGTAAAGATATTACGGATGATGGACAAGCCGCTGGTGGTTGGGTTAGTAAGCCTAAGAAGGGATTACATCGCTGGGTAGGCAGCTCGGATTTGAACTCACTTTATCCGTCAGTTATCCGTGCATTTAACATGAGTCCTGAAACGATTGTTGGGCAGGTAGATATGTCTTACACTCGTAGTTGTGTTGAAGAATACATCGCTAAAGGATCCAAGTATACGTTCTCTGGCTGGTGGAATGATCGTTTCAATATTCTTGAAATGGAAGCGTTTTACGATGGCAGCAAGACTACACCTGTTAAACTGCACATTGAAGACAACGGCAAGAAGGGTCCTATCCTTGATATAACAGGGCGTGAATTACGCGATGTTATATTCAGTGAAGACCACGACTGGTGTATAAGTGCTAACGGGACTATTTTTGATAATAGTCGTCAAGGCACTGTGCCTAGCTTGCTTTCAAGATGGTATAACGAACGTAAACAATTACAGAAAGTAATGAAGCGTCTTAAGTTCCTTGCCGCAGCCAACTACGAAGTGCCCAGCGATCTAGTTGCGCAATTTGCAGTTGATGAAGAAAAAGAACTTACTAAGAGTGACGTTTACGACTTTCCGCTTGATGCGTTTGACGAGATGGTCAACAACAAAGACGTTGAGGCACTCAAAAGCTTTATGGACACCTGGGGCTTGACTGTGCATAACGGGCACTTTGCGCCTTGTCCTGCTTGGAAGACTGCGTACACGTATGCATGTGACTATTGGGATAAACAACAATTAGTTCGTAAGATTAACCTGAACTCGTGTTACGGTGGACTACTGAACGCCCACATGAAGTTCTACGATCAACGAATTGGTCAGAGTACTACACTAAGCGGGCGCTCAATCACGCGTCACATGACTGCTAAGACTGCCGAGTTGCTAGAAGGCAAATACGACATAGAAGACGTGAAGTCTATTATCTACAACGATACTGACTCTGTGTATTTCTCAGTATGGCCTGTAATCAAAGACAAGGTAGAAGCGGGCGAAATGGAATGGAACAAAGACATAGCTGTGAAGCTGTATGACGATGTATCCGATCAGGTAAGTGACACTTTCCCTGAGTTCCTTAAAACGAAGTTCAATGTGCCTGAGCACCGTGGATCTATTATCGCAAGTGGGCGTGAAATTGTTGCTGAGTCTGGATTGTATATTACCAAGAAACGTTATGCTGCACTTGTGTATGACGATGAAGGTGTAAGACGTGACACAGACGGCAAGCCCGGTAAGCTAAAAGCCATGGGTCTTGACTTGAGACGAAGCGACACCCCTGTTTATATCCAGGAATTTTTAAAAGAGATTCTGTTGGATACGCTACAAAACAAAGGTGAAAGCTATGTTGTTGACAAGATACTTGACTTTAAGAAAAACGTACAAGGCAAGCTTAAGCCATGGCAACGCGGTGTACCGAAAGCCGTAAACGGCATGTACAAGTACACCAAAAAGAAAGAACAGCACATCGAGAATCTGATGCGCGGTGTGAAGTCATCCTTGGCTATCCCGGGACACGTACAAGCCAGTTTTAACTGGAACGAGTTACTCGAATCCAATGGCGATATGGAGTCTACTAAGATAACAGACGGCACGAAAGTTATTGTGTGTTACTTAAAGACTAACGAGCGCAACTATACGTCGGTTGCGTACCCGGTGGACCAGTCACGTTTACCTACTTGGTTTACTGATTTGCCATTTGACGTTGATGACATGGAAGAGCGTGTTCTTGACAAGAAAGTAAGTAACTTACTTTCAGTGCTTAAATGGGACTTAAGCATGGCTAGTAAACAAGGCGAGGTATTTGGTAACTTGTTTACTTTTAATTAAAACGAAATCCGACTTGACAAAAACTGTCAAGTCGCGTATAATACATCAGATAATAATAATAAGAAGCCTAGGAGCTCACACACATATGTCTAAAGTAACCTACGAAGGTCTAAACGATCTTCTTCAATTCACTCACCGTCTTGGTTTCATCCCTGCTGTTAAGCTAACAGGTACAGCGGAAGAGACTCAGGCAGCGTCTATCCTAGAAGACAAGTCTGTTGTCTTTTTTGGCAAACTGCGCACACCAATCAGCGAACTACAGGGGCAAGTAGTAGGCCTTTCTCGTATGAACGTACTTGACGGCTTTATGCGTTATCCTGACTTTACGCCGACTAAAAACGGTACTATCTCGTTCAAGAAAGAAAACCACCCATCCCACGGTGATGTTGTTAGTGAAGTGCACTTTGAAAGTAAAGCTGGCACGACTGGTAGCTACCGTTTCGTAGGCCGCACTACAATCGAAGAACAGATTCGCGTACCGGAGTTCCGTGGCGTTAACTGGGACATTACCTACGTACCTACCAAAGAAGACTACGAAGACTTAAAATACCTAGCCGGTATCTTCGCAGCGCAAGAAGCTGTATTCATTCCTGAAATTGCAGGCGATGAACTTGTATTCAGCATCGGTACCCAAGCTAGTGACCGCACACAGATTCACTTAAACACTGGTGAACTTACTGTGGAAAACACGTTGAAAGGTAATTTGAGCTGGCCGCTAGATAAGGTACTAACTATTCTAGCTAAAGGCATGGACGCAGAGTGTAAGATGTTTATTTCTTCAGCCGGCGCGCTTAAGATTGAGATCGACACTGGTGTTGGCCTTTACGAGTACATCCTGACAGCGAAGCCTGTTTAATACAACAATAACAAACACACGAGGCTCGAATGAGTAGAGAAAATCACGATTTGAGTGCCGAGTTTGATGAGCAGAATTACGCGGTCTACTTGCCCGCGTTATCTGGCTTTTATACTCAGTCACTTGCTAAGGTTAAAGACAAACCTGAAACCATGCGTAAAGACGGTCCGCCTAAGGGATTCGAATACGGCTTTGAAGGCTTAGACTTCTTGAGAAAAGAAGACAATTACTTTAGGTACCGTTATGCGCTATACTCTGCAGGTCACGCGCAACTGGACTTAGAAAAAGCTAACGCTGACTCACCTATGGTGCACGAACGTCCAGACGATACTATTATTGTTGGCGACTCGGGCGGGTTCCAGCTTGCAACTGGTGTAATTAAAATGAACTGGGAAAATGCAAAGTCTGCAAATGACCCAGAGCGCGAAAAGTTGTGTGAGAAAATCCTGCGTTGGCTAGAGCATACTGCTGACTGGTCAATGACACTGGATGTGCCAGCCCTAGCGGCAGCGCCACCACTAAACAAAAAGACTGGTTTAACAAGTTTCCAAGATACATTAGATATTACTCTTCTGAATCTTGATTACTTTATGAAGAACCGTGTGCCTGGTGCGACTAAGTTCTTGAACGTGCTTTCTGGCTCCACACAAACCGATCTTAAGCGTTGGTATGACGCGGTAATAAAGTACTCAGATCCCGAGCAGGTAAAGGCTATGGGCTATACAGAAGACCGTACGCTGGAAGGCTTTGCTTACGCCGGTATTAACGCACTTAATATTGGATCTGCGCTTGAGACAACGTGTCGACTAATAGACGACGGCATGCTTAAAGAGTGTGAGTGGATTCACATACTAGGCATCGGGCGTACTGACTACGCGTGTTATATCAACTCACTGCAACGTGAACTGAATAAACACCACGCGCCTAAACTTAAGATTAGTTACGATGCGGCAAGTCCGTTTGTATCTACTGCATATGGCCAGTTTTACGGTGACGGCACGTACACCAAACACCGCATTGGTTACAACATGGGCAAGGCGCCAGACGACAAGCGCTTAGCGTTCTGTGAAGATCGCATGCCGTGGAACAACCCTATTATGAACCGCTGTCGTATTAATGACATTTGTGTTCGTAAGCCTGCGTATGCTGAGGTCAACGGTGAACTACTATTCCCGCGCCAAAGCAAGTTTAAAGACAAGAAGAAAGCTGAAGCTGAAAACGAAGTGTTCCTTGCTGAGTTTGAAGATCAGATTAATGACTTGCGCGAAGCAGGGGTAGAAGCAACGTTTTATCCGCCAGAGCTTAATCGCCAGGATAAAGAAACACGTACTTCTTGGGATATTGGTTCTTACATGATTATGATGGGTCACAACGTGTGGACACACATTGACTCAGTAACACAAGCGATCCGCTTAGGTAAGCTTGAAGCACATAATTATCGTGATGTGTCGTGGCGCGACTGGATGCCAGGCAAGGGCAAGAGTTCAACTAACGCTTTTGCCGAATACGTGCCTGGATCAGTTATCTACTTTGATAGCTTATGTCGTGACTTGTTTGACCCAGCGCGTACTAGTGAAGAACGTATGCAAATTCTTAAAGAAGCGCAACCGTTCCTGAACACCATTAACGCACGTAACTTGGGATCAGGCAACGTGTTCGATAGCTTATTCGATATAGGCGACGAAGGCGCTACTGACCCTGAAAGCTCTTACGCTAGTCTGGATGACGAAAAGATGGTAAATCTGGAACAGAATCAAGACGATTTGTAAGATTAAAACATTTTAAAAAAGCGCCAAACAGGCGCTTTTTTTGTTGCAATTTTTGGTAGTTCTGCTATACTACTTAAAACCGTAGAATAAAAATTATAAGGTTGTGTAAATGTCTAAAGAATATAGATATACTGAGATTTTTAGAAGTTTGCAGGGTGAAGGCATGTACACCGGCGTTAACACCGCTTGGCTACGTTTCTTTATGTGTAACTTGGAGTGCCGTGGTTTTGGACAACCAGAGCCAGCTAATCCAGAGTCTTACTACCCTGTGGGCCAGACTATTGATATTACTGATATCACTAGCTTAGATGATGTGCCGGTACACGAGTACGGCTGTGATAGTGCGTACTCTGTTGCCAAACAGTACAGAAACCTTGCTATGAAAGGTACTGCTGCTGAAATTGCAGACAAAATAACTGCGATGCTGGCTAACGACTTTAATCCGGATGGGTTGTTTTTAAATCCGCATACAGGATTAGATACGCATATGGCATTCACTGGTGGTGAGCCCATGATGCAACAACCAGCTATGATTGACATTATGGAAGAGTTTAATCACAGAAGCAACCCTATCCGTTACATGACTATTGAGACAAATGGCACACGTAACTTAGATGGGAAGTTTGGGTCTTATATTGCGGAGCAACTTCTCTGTTCAGAATTACAAGAAGTGTTCTGGTCAATTAGTCCTAAACTAAAGCACGTATCGGGCGAGGATCCTAAGAAAGCGATCAAGCCAGCAGTGTTGGCAGCTTACGCAGATACGTACGATCACGGACAGTTAAAGTTCGTGTTAAACAACGATCCCACAGCATGGCGTGAACTGCATTTGGCAATTAAAAAGTTCCGTGATGTTGGTGTTGATTGGCCAGTATACATTATGCCGGTTGGTGGTCTTAAAGAAGACCAAGAATGTGACGCAACACGTAGAGTAGTTGAACGCGCATTATATGAAGGGTTCCATGTAAGTGGGCGCTTGCACGCGCACATCTTTGGTAACGAACACAACACGTAATAAGGACGAGGTATGGCCATGTTTTACGACGATGTTAGCTACGATGTACTTAACGAGTCAGGCGGCAGAATTGACTGGCTCGAGGAAGACTTACAGAAAGCAGAGGAGCAAAATAAAAAGCTCATGGAAAAATTAGAGTTTATATTGGCGAATTCTGAAGAAGCACGCGCCCTCGCAAACGCCTGGGACGGTTCAGTCATAATACAGAAAGGTGGTTAATATGATGTTCGAAGAAGATGGTCCTGACACTGTTTTTAAAGGTAGTAAAACAAACCACGACCTTGAAGAAGAAAACCGGGAGTTGAAAGCACAACTCGACGCACTTACTGAGAGACTCGACAAGCTTGAGGAGAGGATTCAAAATGAACGATGATGACGTTTTCAATCCTGGTAATATCTGGAAAAGATCCCTGGAAAAAGCAAGTGATAGTTTTGACCCATGGACTAACCAGCGTGCTAGTGATCATATTTCGGAAGCCCTAAGAAAACAACGGGATAAGGATTTTAAGGATTTCCTGTTAAACGGTTTGTACAAGTCCGAAGACAGCGCGGGAATCAAACGTGCGAAAGAAGCAGAAGAGCGCTACCAACGCCTGCACCGTGATTTAAAAGACCTTTTGGATATGTGTCCGGAAGCGCAGGACGCTTGGAATAAGCTAATGGGAATCAGACGTTTACAAGGCGAGGACGAGTACAATGACAGTATATCCAAAAGAGCCGGAGGATAAGCCGGGCATAAGTATCGGTGGCTACATCAACGTACTCGGTTTCATGATGAGTTACGACAACGAATACGGTATTGCTGATTACATAAAATCCATAGAAGATCAGCAAAAGCCTGCTATGATAGCAATCAAAAAGGCTTGCGCTAAGTTTATCCCTGTTCTTAAAAACGAAAACCGTTTTTACACAGACTGGGCAGCTTACGTGATTGGCAAGAAACAAAACAGCCAGTCCGCATTAACCGTTGAATCTCTTCAATCAGCGTTTCGATACATGGATAGTTTTGATGGATGATAAACATGTAGAGCGATATACTCGTTTAGTTGAATGGTTTGCGAGTCGCTACCGTATTTGTCAGTATAACCGCAACAACCTTATAGCCTTTCAGATATGGTCGTTGTCGCACTTAGAGCACGAGCAATGCCTTACTAATGCTGTGGCTGTATCACGCGAAGCTAATGTCCTAGAGAAACAAGCTAAGAAGACTAAATGCGAAAGAGTATCTCCCTTTTGGGCAGAAAGACGTGCTCTTACCGCACTATTCAGGAGGTTTTTAGAAAAGTATGGCAAGAAATAATATGGGCGAAGCTCAACGAATCCGACAAGAAAAAGCCATTTTTGACACTGCGCGTGACCTGTTAATCAGTTACACCCGAAGCGGTAAGATTGCTATCCCGCTGCATGTTGATGAGATTTACGAGAGTGCTGAAAAACTGCACAAGAAGTTTCAAGATAGAATGGAAGCAAGTGAGGACTGGAAAGATGACTAAGAAAGCATTCCAGCCGGCTGCGCCTATAATGAGTGTTGATATGGCACTAGGCGAAGCACCGGGCCTAAATAAATTAGAGATATTTACTCTTCACATTGCTAGTGGATTGACTTCTGCGAACCAGCAGGCAATCAATAGCATGGCAGCTAGGCAAATAGTATCCAGCGCGGTTAATTTATTAAATGCTGTAGAAGAAAAAGAAAAAGAACTACGAGGCGAGTAACATGGGATTATTTTGGCTGTGGCCAAGGCATTGGGGATTGCGCGGTCGCGACAGAAAAGAAGCACGTATTAGATACAATGCTAAGTCTGACTACGATGCTGAACTGGAAATCATTAAGTTGGATTTCCCGCAATTGTTTGATGAAAATCTCGAACAAGACGAGGACGAAGATTTCATCGCAGCTGAACAACGTGCGTATGACGAAGCTGTTCTTGATGTGCAACTGAAGCACGGCAAGATACGCAAGAAAGAATACGACGAAAAAATGAAAGACATGTCAGGCGAAGGCTGGGTTAAAGTAATCGGGGTAGAGTATAACCCCGATAAACCCGAGCAAGCAGGCATGGTGCTGGACTATAACGAGCAGTTTGTTATAGACTTACGGGCTGCTGGTTACGAAGGCCAAACAGATGACGACGTAGTGTCACAATGGCTGGACCATTTATTCCTTAGTTCTCTTGTAGAGGACGTTGATTTGGAAATCGCAAGCGACATAAAAACACAACTAGAAGCCGCTAGACGGGGGAAACGATGAGCAAAAAGAGACTTTACATACTCGTAGACACTATGAACATGGCGTTCAGGGCACGACACGGCGGTAGCAAAGCTGCCGATATTGATCAACAAATAGGCATGAGCATGCATATTATGCTGACTTCTATCGCGTCCTGTGTGCACCGCTTCGGGCAAGACACAGAAGCAAGGGTTGTGTTCAACTTCGAGGGGAAGTCCTGGCGTAAGAAGGTTAGTGCGCAATACAAAGCAAACCGTGACTTAAAGAAACTAGAACGCACACCGCGTGAAGTGGAAGAAGACGAATTGTTTATCGAAGCAGTAGAAAGCTTCAAAGAGTTTGTCACTGAAAAGACTAACGCGATTTGTCTTCAACACGACGAGTTAGAAGCTGACGACTTTATTGCATTTTGGATTCAGCACCACCCGGATGATGACCACATTATCGTGAGTACCGACTCTGACTATAAACAGCTTATTGCAGAGAATGTTGATCTGTTCGATGGCGTCCGTGACTATATGTACACAATAGACGGCGTGTTTGATAACAAGGGTCGTCCCGTAGAAAAGAAAGGCGTGCCACTTACTGTTGAACCTGAATACGAATTGTTTATGAAGTGCATACGCGGCGACAAGTCGGACAATATCTTCTCTGCATATCCCGGTGTCAGAGAAAAAGGCACTAAGAACAAAGTGGGTATTCGTGAGGCATTTGAAGACCGTCACGACAAGGGTTACAACTATAACAATTTTATGTTACAGCGCTGGACTAACCACGAGGGCGAGGAAGTAAGAGTAAAAGACGCCTACGCCATGAACCGCCTTTTAATTGACTTAACTGCACAGCCGGAAGAGTACAAAGTCAAAGGTGCGATTGCTATTGAAAATGCCAAGAATGCCGACCCAATCCCGGCTGCATCAATTGGTTTTAACTTCATGAAGTTCTGTCAAATGTGGGCACTAAACCGCATTGGTGAGAAAACAGACTTCTTTGCTGGACTGTTGAGCAAAGGCTACAAGTAAACTTTTCCATTAAATACATACCTATAATAAAAACAATAAAGGTACACAATGACAAGCAAGTTTTATCAAGTTGAAGAAAATGCGTTAATGGTTGTTGACGGTGAAGAAACCCGTCTTATTGTCGAAAACCCGGGCATCGGCCTCGTGTTTATGGGCAATGACTCTGTTGAGTTATACAACGACCGAACATCCTTTACAAAAGCAACCGGCGTAGAACTAAGCAACGTTCGCACTAAAACGCTTCCTGAAAAATCTCAGCTGTATATTCGCGGTGTTAAGATGCCTGCAACTGGCGAATTTTATTTGCCGACACCCGAGTATTCAAGTAAATATAACTTGCCGTTATTTAGGAAAAACGAAGTTACTGACATCCACTTTGTTGCGGGTATCTACCTGCTTAAAGAAGGTGAGGGCAAAGTAACGCCTAAAGATACCCCGAAATTAGACACGCTACTTGACGCGGCTGAAGGATACGAAGGCCCGTTTAAAGATATGCGTAAAGCTCGTGATAGAGCGATGGTTCTACGAAAAGAATACAAAAAAAGGACTAGAAACACATGAATAAAATTGTAGTATACACCAAAGACAATTGCGGATTCTGCACTAAAGCCAAAGAGCTATTAGAGTCACGTGGATTAGAATATGATGAAATCAGTTTTAATGACCCGGGCGTACTAGCAGAGTTCAAAGAAAAGTACCCAATGGCGCGCACTGCACCTCAGATCCTCATCGATGGTGAGCGTATCGGCGGACACAAAGAACTGGTTCAGCTTTTGGACTAATTAATGACAATACGTGATGCTATAACAACGCATACGAGCAAGCCGGGCGATGCGTGGGCGAGATCTAATATCTTACCTACGAAGCCTGGCTTCGTTCTTTTTATGCACGACTCAAAACCAGACCTCGAACACCTTGACTTTAGGCATGCTAATGTAACACTGAAGGCAGGTCGCCACCTTAAACCAGACAAACATGGCCACCGAGCTTTATCCGCAGCATGTGGACAGTACGGCACAGCATGTGATATTGAGGTTGACTTCTACGCATTTGACCGTAACAGTATTACTGAATTACTCGCGTCGTTTGAAATGTTAGTTCATGATGCGATCCGCGACCCGAGACGAGTTGCGGTTTCTGTTAACTGGCAAATCACTGACGCAGTGTACGCAGAAAATGCAGATCGTTTAGACTACTGTTTTAGGACACTTGCTAACGCGAATGTGCCTGTATTTGTCGCCGCTGGTAACATGGGCACGGATCTAGTCATGTACCCGTGTAACCACAAGTCGGTAATAATCACAGGCTCCCATGACAAAGATGGTATGATCAGTCTGTTTAACAACACGCCTGAATTAATACGTGTGTTTGCACTAGGCAAAGATGTTCGTGTCGCGTCCTTAGACAGCCGTACAGGGTACACAACTGATAGTGGTACTAGCTTTAGTAATTCAGCAGTGGCTGCGGCTATGGCTTATTATGATACTGTAGACGAGTTGTTGGCTGCGACGATACAAAATACATTGAACTGGAAACGAGCGAGTCTAAACAAACTAACATCCAGAGCATTGTTTTGTGGTGATCTTGATAGAACGCGATCAGTCAATAACGTAACGCACGGCAACACTGAACTCAAATACGAGGACGGCCTGCAGATTATCGTGCACGACTTCAACACAAGTGATTATTCAAGTGACAAGACGCATGTTGAATACTGTGTTGATCACATAAACGAAAAGCTTGCTGGCGAAAACGTTTGGATACCTATGTCCGGCGGCCTTGATAGTGAGTATGTGATGCATTGTGCTCTGCAATCAGAAGCGAGAGTTCGCCCTGTAATTATGCGCTACATGTCTGACTTCGGTAAGCCACTTAACGAATATGATTACAAGAACGCCATAGCCTATTGCGAAGCAAACAACTTAGAACCACGCTTCATTGATGCAAAGATACGTGAGTTGTTTGATAATGGCGAGTACTGGTATTTTGTTAAGAAGTTTATTACCCGTAGTCCACAACTCGCAGCGCATCTGTGGATGATCAATCAACTAGATGCCAACTGTATTTTGCCGGGAGATCCACTAACGCTACATGGTTCTGGCAACATAGGCATACAACCGTATGACTATTACTGCTATGATAGGATGTTCCATAGCAAGCGCATGACGAACAGTATAGCTAGGCTACACACTGCATCTGGCAACATAGTTAAAAAGAGTTTAGAAATTACAGCGAGCTTGGATCCTGCTATGGCACCTGCAGAAAGAAAGCATGAGTTCTATTCTCGTTGCGGCATGCCTGATACTGCGCCAAGGATAAAGTACACTGGCTTCGAAAAAGTGCGCGAGGAGTACGACAAAAAGTACAGCGCGATTGATTATTTTAATCGCAAGTTTAGGATGCCAGCAAAGCACCTTCACACCTACGGGAGTAAGTTTTTCTATGACGGACTTGACTAAAGAAAAGGTACACGAGTTACTAGGCGGCGAAAACGATTTTAGTATTTTTGCCAGTCAGGATTCTTGGTTATTAACACCCGCAGCGTTTCATGCGTTGCGGGAGAAGATAACAGCATATAAGCTAGAGTCAGATCCTAGTATGGTACTGATTAATCGTGATGTGATACGTTTGTCACGCACAATGCGCGAGCCGTATTATATCCAGTACCCAAATGACAAGCGTAGAACAGTGACATATGGCAGACGCAACGGTAAATTAGCTAGGATATATTCTGGTGTTGATGATAATGAAAAACAAAGTGCCGCGGTGTGGGTGTTTAACTTTAATATGGCAGCAACGGCAAAAGTAATGGGCGATTTCCGCCCATTACTTGATCAATTAGACTATTGATAATATTAGTGTTTCTCTTGTAAGCTTGCCGTTCATTCTAGCGTCAAGCTTATCTACTCCCTTGTAGTACTTCTTTAATTCCTTAGCATCAGTGACCCCAGACATCTTTTTCTTGTAGTCTTTTAAGTCAACACGCTTACTTCTTGATTCAGTACTAAAGCTGATTAGACTGGATCCCTTTACACTTAGTCCGTTCGCATCCTCGGCATAGTACACACCCAGTTTATTAAGACGAGTATCAAATACCCACACTTCCTTGGAACCGATAAGCGTTTTTAAGTCTGCACTCTTAACACCAATCTCACTCCAACCAGGCCTAACTTTAAGTGATTTTATTAACTGAGCAGGATCCTTAGGCGTTACTTGTTTGCTGTATAAGTATCTAACGTCAGTTAACAACTTGTCGTACACCTTAGCCAAGCGTTTGGCGTTCATACGAGTAAAGTTATCACCTATAAGTTCATAGTCGCTATCGGCTTCTATGGCGTTATTAACATTAGCAAGTTCTTCACCATAAACTGCGATTAGCATCTCTAGGGCTTTTGCTTTGGGGTCGTGTGGCGCAAGGATAGTGACAAAGTCGTACTTGGGGTCAAGTAAAGTCGTATCAATGATCATACCATCAATGACATTATCAATCTCGCCTGAAATTTGTTCTACTTGCTTTTGAGCAATTTGCTCAGCTGAAGGCTTTTTTACCTTTGGTTTGCTGTCCTCCTCGACAGCGACTATAGACTGTGACTTTTCGATAACTTGATCAACATATTTCCACAGGGAGCCGTATTTGTCGGGGAGTTCCGCGCCGCTATTAAGTGCGTAAAGGTATTTGCCTATTACTGCGAATTCGTAATCGGGTAGCTGGTCCAAGTCTTTGGTTACAGACGTACCTTTATTCTCTCTAGCCCAGCGAAGGGTTTCGGTTTTAAGTTTCTTTTCCAGCACTTCGGACTGAGCCCAGTGTAGCCAATGTCGCCATTGTTTAAGGCATTCAGGGCTATTAAGCTCAGTCTTGGTGAAGCGCGGTTTTGTTTGTAATACTTTTGCCATAATTTCCGTCTGTGTGTTTTAATTATAGTTATTTACGATGTGCTATGATGCTCGTTCTCTAAACATAGTCACATAAGCAAACAATTTCCAGTCATTGCCCGACTCACTGTGCGCTGATAACTCGATCGTATAGCCTTTACGTAGGCGAATACAATCCCAGTTATCAAACGTTTCGTAGCCGTGACTGTCACCGTATACTGGTATTTTGTTCATGAATATTGCGTACACTGCTTCACGATCAAAGTAGATGTCAGCGTTGCCGTCGCCAGCTGGTGCCGGTGTTAGATCCATTGTTTCGGATAAGTTCCAGTAACCATCATGGTCGTGGTTTCTTACAGGACAAGGCGTTTGTGCGAACCCGTGTGTGCCTGCGCCCATACCGGCATATACCACTCTGCCGTCCTCCGTTAAGGTGTAATCCAAGTTTACTGCGGTTTGCATAACAGCTCTACTCGCAATACATCTAGCAGTAACGTAGTCACCTACACCCGCGCCGGACCACATAAGCTGGGCCTGTTGCACGTAAATAGGATCCATATCGTTAAGACCGTGATAGAACTCCAGCTTCTTAGTAGCCACTGGCGTAGCGGCACTAGGCTCCATGATTAATAAGTCGCCAGAACCTAGTTCACTAGTTGTCTCGCCGGCGCCAGTCCAGTAAACGTAAATCGTCCTGCCTTCTTTTTCCGGTCGTGGCGAATTGTGAGTCCACACTTTGTTGCCCGTTGCATAAGAAGACTGTGCGATTGTTGACTTGACTTCTGTGCCGTTTAGGATGTTCCATGCGGCAACTGGTTCTAAGTCACCGCTCTGATCAGATATAACGATACTACCGTCAGCTAGCTTTTCGAATAATACATCGTTATTTGCTAATCCGTCTATCTTTCCAGGGTCGCTGATGTTCCTAGACGCGTTTGGTGAAAACACGATGCCTGATATAGCGATGTGCTCGTCAGTCGTGTTGGTTACAGTTATAGATACACTCATTTATACATTCCAATAGTTGCCGTACCAAGGTCTAAATATTTGCCCTGATGTGTTTCTGTTGTGCGTCAATACCCCGTTCTCGCCTAGATCATCAATATCAGCGGTGTAGTACAATGACACAACCGCGTCATTCATATCTCGTCTATCCTCGCGGTAGAACACTGCTATGCGATCTTGCTGGTCAATCCTTACGTTCAGGCCAGTGTGTATTATCTCTTGTTGATCATAAACCCGTACTGAATATAACAAGTCGGGCGCTGAATAGATACTTCTGTCAACCGGCATGCGTAATATCCACAAGTACCCGTCGGCGCCGTTTTGTCTATGGTTTATAGTGACAGCTTTTAGGATAGAGTTGTACGGCGATATCCACGCTATTCTATCATTTGAAATGCTACTTGCACCTGTCAACTGCAAGAACTCGTCAGAAACTGTATTTGGTCCTGAATATGATATACACCAAGACGGGCAAGAGTTAGTAAATGTCTCTCTAGTAACGGCCTTGCCTTTTTGTTTTCCGGTACACCATACACTTAGACTTTCATAGTTAGAAAGTATGTAATCTATTTCGCCAATCTCAGACGTTGAAAGGTCGCCGTCATAATACAAGGCAACTTGTGAAACATCGGTGTATTCTATGTACTTTAATGGCGTGGTGATGCCCTCTGCGTTTTCCAGCAATAGCTGTAGACAGGATGGATCCACGCCTTCTTTATGTCTTACTAGACTAGGTAACTGCGCCACCGTTTATTCTCCATATGTAAAGTGAATAATTCCATATAGAGGCCTTGGAACCAGCTAAGCCGGCCCGTAGTTGTATATCAATGGTGTGCGTGCCTTCGGCCAATGTTAATATAGAAAAATCATTGTAGCCGCGCTTGAGAGCAGTTCCCGTAGACAGATAGTCGCCTAAAACAAGTCCGTCGTTATTATCGGCAATCTCGTTTAAGTCTATAGTTGAATCCAGTTGTACTTTCCAACCCGCGGCATTTTGCGAATCGCTACAATTGTAATTAAACCTATAGCCTACAAAGTAAGTACCGCCCCCGGCAGGGACACTGAAAGTACTTGACGGACCCGTTGACCATGTAGCTGAGGTAACGGTAGTTAGTGTTGGGTCACTGAAATAATTAAACCCGGTAAGTTCTTGAAACTCGAGTGAAGCGATGGCGTTATTGACGAATTCTTGCGTGGCACTTGAGGCGCTAGCAAGGTCTAACCAATCGGTGTTCAGCTCGTTCCTGAATTTTATTGCGCGTGTGGTTGAGTTAATCCAGACACTTCCAGCGATGACACTAGTAGGTTCTATAGGAGTGTGGTAAATTTTCGGGCTTTTAGATCCGATCTGTATTTCGGATTTAACTGTCCCAGTAAAAGCAAGGAATTTATCACTCATATCACATTTATTCTTTTTGTTCTTATATTTATCGTGTTCTAGACCTTGCAGAGCGCGGGTTATACTAAAGTATAATCAACTAGGCAGAGGCCGAACAGGAATACGGTTTTTCGAGAGTTTGTCTTTGAGATTTGTCTTTTTATGTTGTATGCACTTACCACAAGCCGTACCAACCAAATCCTTTTTGCTAGGCGGGTCACTTTCCTTAACTGCATGACAAATACAAAGGTATGCCATTTTATTCCTCTCTTATTGTTATTTAATACCAACGTGGTTGTAGCTGTGTCAGAAATTATTCACTTAAGTACAGGTCTTCTTCCAACTCTGCTCTGTATTCTGGATCTCTAATTGCACGGGCGTATCTGTCCGGGTCGTACGAACTGACTTTGCCTGCCAAATAATAATGATGGGCCTTTATGTTTGCTAACTTGCGAGTAACCCGGCCTTCAGATACCATACCGGTATGGTGATAATGTGATTTTTCCATATACCTCAGTACATGATCAAGTATCATCGGCGTGTACAGTATGCGGTTTCGGGTTGCTGTATGGATCAAATGTCCGAAACTAACTTCTCGTTTATGTGCATTTCCAAGTGGTCTTGAAACAGTCACATAGCGCTTTATATAAAAGCTCTTGTGTAGGCGATCGGTATTGTTCTTTACTATAGTTTCATATGCACATTGCATGAGATTCGCAAAAAACTTGGCGCGGTCACCTGCAATGCCATGATACGGACCGTCAAGCCTTATTATCTTTTTTGACATGAACTGGGAAAATTCAACTTCGTCAAGTATCAAGTACTCACCGACGTGACAGTAGTATGGTATGCCTATTCCCTTCTTCGCTATAGAAGCAAGAGCGTTGGCTGTCTTTACCATTTCTTTAGGACTAGGGATATAACCGTCACTTATGGTATCAATGTCCAGATCCGGTGTGCATAGTGTAGTGGCTAGGCGCATTGCTTGCCAATGTTGGTGATTGCTACCTGACACGTAATAGGAATTGGCCTGCGATTCAGATCTACACAACCGAGCTTTCGCCGCGGCTATATCGATGCCGACTTTCTCGAATAGTTCACGATATGTCATGTATTACACTCTGTTATGAATAGCTTGGCTAAAAACACTTAATAAAAATGCCTTTAGCCAAGAATCTTCACGACCCTTGTGTTTGCGCTTTCTGTTATACTTGGTAGCGTCTTCTTCAACACGCTTCCTAAACATCGGCGTTCTTACCACTTGTTTAATGGCGCTTGGTTGGCTATGTTTAACTTTCTTCTTGCCCATAATTTCCTCCTGGCGTTAGAAGAGGGCATTGTATTAATGCCCTTACATTAGAACTGGTATGATCATCAAAGTCAACATCAAAGCGTAGAAAATTATCCGTAGGTAGACATTAGTCTTGTGCTTGAATGCGTCGAACCTTTCCAGATACTCAGCCACATTGCGTGCTGACGGCAGTGCTAATAACACCGCAATAATACCCACAAAAGCTTCTAGATACACCGTTAGCACTACGGCAGCGATACAGAGTACCACAACAATAATACCATGGCCTATACAGTCTACGGTTTCTTCGTCTAAGTCGCTGAATAAATGATTCATAATTAGCCCAGTTCTTCTACTAGGTTGCTATAATGCATAACTGTTTTTGCATGAAGCAACGCGTTTTCAATACTAAATGAGTAGCATTCCAAAAAGGCCACTGCATATATGTATATATCCATAACAAGATCACTCCATCGGCGGCACGGTTATTTTTCCCTGGAACGCAAGTAGGGCAATGGTTTCTGGCTCTATCTTAACAAACGTTTCACGGGTTTTATTAGACGCACGCTCATGTCGTCCTGGTGTGCCTACGCGCACTGATGATCCTATCCACATAGAAGCACCGGAGGCTGTAGGCTTTTTAATACGGCCTAGCTTTAAGCCTGACGACTTATAAACACTCACAGCAACAATGTCGCCTGCACGTATTTCATTTCCGAGACAGTCAGTCCCTACTTCATCTGATGTATCTGACATAAGTTCCTCTACTTTTTGGCGATATGATTTCTGCGTCATTACTCTTCTTTAAGATTCAAGAGGACAGGTGTGTCAAACCCGCCTCGTTTTTCTCTCTTGTACTTACGCTTATCTTCAATGCCGGTTTCAGAAACCTTACCAATTTTGATAATTGCTGCCAAAACTTCAAACACGTCTGCTAGTTCTTCTTCAAGCGCTTCGGTATCACCTCGATAAATCTCAGCTAGAACTTCTTCGACTTCTTCGTGTGCTTTGTCACAAAGTAAGGCAAGGTGATCTTGAGTGGTAAGCTCGTCTACGGGAAGTAGGGGCAGTGGGTCAGATGCAATATCGGGGATTTTATCCCTGATCAATTTGTGTGGGTACTTCATCAGATGTTCCTCTTGTTATTATCTCCGTATTATAAGGCAAGAGGATGTCAAAATCAAGACTTAGATGAAAACTTTCCGGAAAATGTGTCTTCGTGTAACGAGTTTGTGAGGTGACTAATATACGCCATATCAGCCGCACGCACTGCGATCATGTTTTCGACATAGTCGCGCATGTCGTGGGCATCGATGGCTTGATCTAAGGTGCCTGCGAAGCTGCTAATCATAGGTATGGTGGACACCCCCGTATAGACAGCGACTCTGGCTTGATCTTTAAATTGTTGCGCTACCTTTATACCATCAGCCATCGTTGTCTCCTTGCTTGTCGGATAAAAATCCGGGTATCAGATCCAGGTATGCGTTGGTGATAGGACACCCTAACAACCTTAAGCGAGCAACTGTTTCGGTATTCATCTTCATTGCGCCTTTACCCTTCCAATTATCGTACTCGTCATCTACCATACAAAACGGCAGATACTTTTTCCAGCGCATATATTCATCAACATCGTGTCTGATAGCCGGGTGCATCAGAGGTTTCAACTCGTCAGCACTCATTTTACCGCGCAATAAGGCTTCCGTAAAAGATCCTGGACTCACACCGTAAATCCAGAACATTTCGACAGCCGAACAAATGTTTGTGTCTAAACTAAATTTTAAATCGCCCATGTGAACTCCAGATCACTATCAGAAATCGGTGCGCCGTTCTCGTGCATCATCTTGATGATTTTAACGTAATCCTCACGCAGCTTTTTCAGTTTGTCCAGGCATTCTTCGCGTATAATAGATATAGTCTCGTCGAGATTAGATTCCAAAACGCCTGTGGCCATAGTCCAATAATTTCTCTCTATAAAACGATCGCGCACCCAGCGAAGTGACTCTGATTCTGTTACCCCTACTTTGAAATGCTCGCCATAATGCTCACGTAATGCGGCTAGGCGTGCTGTAAGTGTATCAGCTATGGCTTTGTCAATAAACATCATCGTGTCAGCAACAACTTCTAAACTAAGAATACTTGTGCTTCGGGAATATTCGTATTCACCGTCCTTTTCAATCATACCAAGTATAAAATGCAAGTTATCCATGTCTTTATGGATTAAGCTCACATACGGGTTTAACGGATCATTGCTCATTGATTTGCTCCGTTACACCGTCAGTTAATGTTTGTTTAATTTTGACAGCCAAGTTCCAATATTTCTCTGCTAGTTGCTGTTCCAACGCATTGTGTTTCAACGTGTAGAGGTCTTTTTTTATTACCTGCTTGCGCAGTGTCTCTATCATTCCGGCACTTCTTCTGAGGTCAAGGTGGTGTCGGCGTGTCACCACTTCCGGCGAACCCTCTTTGGCACTGCGCATTACCAAGACATCGGAGTATGCATCATACAAGTCAATATAGGCACGAATCGCGTCAATTGTCTCTTGCCATTTTAGGGTGTAATCGAGGTTTTCAATCAAAGTTACTTTGAACGGTGCAGATGCAAATATGTTGTCGCTACGGTTTACGTCATCAATATTCGAAACCATGGCAAGCGCATTTATCAGATCGGCTCTCAGCTTTTTAGCATTCATGATCGTGCCATTCCTTCTTCTACTATTTTATCAGCCAGCGTTCGTACTTCGTTAGTCAACACTTCATGCTTGAGTGTCCATTCGCCATCCGACATTAGTTTTTTCATTGCAATTGAAACCAACAGATACGTAGACGTAGGTGATATACGAGTTTCAAGACGCTTGCATAGTAAAGCAGGATCGCCAAGCACGCCGTTTTCAAGCATATTCAACTCACCAAGCAACGACTTACATGTTTTGTCAAATGTGGCAACATCAACCCCGCGCCCGTGTCGTGTAAGGTCCGGGTAAGTTTTGACGACATAGTCAACATAAGGCTGTACTGCGAATAAGTCATAGCCAATCGGATCAAGTGGTCGGTTAAATTTATGCCGCGCTATTTGCAACGCGCACATATCAACCATCATATCAGATGAGTGTGCGCGTACTTTACGCCGCATTTCGAGTCCATAGCCGTACAGCTTGCCGAGTCGCTCACATAATCGATCGGCGTTATAGGCGGCTATACGAAACCGGGCTTGTCCTGATATGAGGTGGGTATTGTCGCGCCTGACGTCGTCAATCAATTCACGGTCTTCGGCTGTGAGTTTTTTATACTCAGATGGGGTGTCGTATAACCACCCCAACATAGAGTCGACGAACACCAGCAAGGTGTGCCGGTATGGCCTTTTAGACATTTGCGCTTTCCTTCAATACAGAGTTGATGTGTGCTACTGCCTCTTCAACTTGCTCGTCAACGGTGCCGTTGCACTTGCCTTGTTTGCGTAGTTCAACAACTAAGTCATACCGTTCCATAGGTTGTAGATGATTAATCCAAATAGAATACGCCGGGTCAACTAAATCAACCGGCGTGCCTAACTCTTCAAACAATTTTTGATCAACTGCTTTGCGTGCTTTCTCTGCACTAAGTATTCTGTCTTTAAAAATCATCTTATCACCTTTCATCTATTAAGCAAGAATTAAGTTTCTCACTACTGTTAGATATTATAGGGTAACTCAGTTAGAATAGCAAATTTATTTTCAACAAGGTCTTCTATTAATTTAACTCTTTCTTTTTTAATTTCACGGATAGCTTTTTCTATAACTGCATCAAGCTTTTGGCGGCCTAACTCCATCTGTAATGTCCAACCACCGTCAGTGCCAAAGTCAACCAAGTCCCTACAAAAGTTACCAGTATACGGCATGTCTGATTCAAACATGAAGTCAATAAACTCAGAACAGCCGCTTATTATATCAGCTGACAGTTGAGCGTACTTTGTGCGGTTTAAAAAAGACCATGAACACAAGTCGTAATTTATTTGATCGTAGTCGTAATAGCCGTCGTGTTTGGTTTCAAGCCTGGATATTAACGTGGCATACGCTATCTCATGCCGTGCTATCCGACAAGCGCGTCTGAATTGTGGCGAGCCGTATTCATCAACCAGTGCCTGTGTTGCTTTGGCGATAGTCCCGAATGCTAGATCATTTGACAGAATAAGATCATTCTTGACTTCCTTTTTCACCACCGAGCCCCATGTAGGAAACGTGCCGCTTGCGTTTGAGCTTGATACATGATTCATCAGACGAAGAATGGTATACGCTTTGTTTTCGAAATTGCGTCTTATCACACACCCGGGATTGACCTTCCCTGCGTAAAAGTGCAAATAGCGAATATACCAAAACACGCGATCATTGGCCCAACATACCATAGGTGATGGATCGAAACGATTTAAGTTTCCTAGATTAAGTACTAATAACTTATGTTTTTGGACGTTCATTATATCGTGGCAACCCTAGTGTGGCAAGCATACGATCGATTTCATCTTCCGACATCTCTCCCATATCCTCGGCAGACGGAATGTAAATCTCATCAACAAAATACTTGATATGATCTCGCTCGCGCTTTTTTGACTTAAGCAAATGGTCGTTATCGCGTACAAGTATAGTCCTACGACCACGTGATGTTATCCAGTTACGTGTGCGCTTATGTACATTAGACGAGAGCATCGCTAAGCTCGTGTATCCGCGATTTGCAAGCCTGACAGAATCAAACGCACCTTCACTTAAAAATATAACGTCTGGACTCCAGTGAAAGGTCTCCATACCGAATAACGGCACCATGCCTTCCTTACTTGAACTCGAAAAGTACTTGCTGTTTTGATCGGTGGTATCCTTAGAGCCAAGCGGGTAATATTGCAATATGCCAGCGAGTTGCATCCGATCATTAGCCAGCCAAAAGGTGACTTTGTCGGCTTCGTCATCAACATGACAGTGATACATATCCACGTCAAGGTGCCGTTGTTTCAAATGTGTTCTTATCATTCCAATCCTAACTCTTCGGATAGTTTTAGTTGGTCAATTAATTTGCGCATACGTTCCTTAGGTCGCAGCTCAGAAACTTTTACTTCAGTACGTTCGTCCTGTAATTGATTACCGCGATGGATGTACAGTAGCGACTTGTTTTTGTCGTAGTAAACATCGTGAGTATCATAGTGCATGAGAAACTCAACATCCTGCCATGTGGCGTACTTATTGCCGAAATTAGGCGTGCGCTTGCCCCTGCGATACATGTTTACTGCGATCTCGTTTAACTGTCGTGCATAGCGACATATTCTAGGAGCGCCATTGACTTCTTTAGTCCAGTAACGGACTTGACCCGGCGTAAGTGTTCTATACTTTAAAAAGTACTCGGCATGTTGCGTACCGATAAAAGAATCGAACGATGTAAACCCGCGACCGTTATGCTCAACGGTGGTGGCGGCTTCTTTCTCGTCTTCAGTTTGACGGTTGTACAGATTTACGAGTGCTTTGCCTATATAGACGGCGACATAGTTGGTACCCTTAGTCGACAATACCAACGCCATGCTTTCGCGGCTAATAATAGTGTGTTTGACTGCCATAGTTTATACCTATTAAAATGATTGTTTATCAAAGTGTAAGGCATAAAGTGGCCAAAGTAAAGAAAAGATTGAATAAAAAATGGCACACAAGGTAAAAGTAAAAAATCAATAATCAAGGGCTAGGCCTTCAACGGCTCACACCCACAACCCAAAGCATACTATCAACTAATCAAAGGACATCATTATCGATCAAAAATCACATGTATTGGCTTGCAATATTCTATATTCGATTTATCAATATCCGTCGGAAAAGTAGTAATCTTCATTTAGTCAACTCGTTTACGAGTAATGGGTTTTTACTTTTATTATTCCTAGTGTGCCAAGTTCGGGGCCAGAAACGATCGAAATCACGCCCCTATCTAACAAGGTGCCTAAGCCTAAGCACCCCGTGAGAATTCTTTAAATTATTTCAAAATCACGTAGTGTGTCAATAACGTCGTCTGACAGCGTGATTTTGTTTGCGAGGTTTAACTCAAGAAGCTGTTCGTCAATTTCGCGAAGTCTGCGCTTTTTCGAGTTAATAATATCACTTATACGGCCTTCATGATCTTCTGACATAACAACTACGTCAGCAGTTCCGGAACGGTAGTTGAACTCATCCGAGTTGGAGCGCTCTGCTTTTGACTTGATACGCTCTTCTAATTCATCAGGGCCCGATATTAGTGGCTGATGTACATGGCGCACATCAAAGCGCTGCAACATTTTGATTACTTCTTTTGCTTCGTTATACTCAGATAACAAATCAGCAACACCGCAACTGGCATTCGCCCGGGCTAGTTCTTTACGGATGAAAAACATTGCTGATGTTACTACTTCAATTTTTTCGATGGTTTCCCAGATGCCGTCTGATGCCTTTTGAGCGGCTTTCACTGCTTGGTCTGGACTGTCAAGTGAAATTGACTTAGATGTAGCGAAGTTAGTGTTGTGTAACTCAGCTGACAGTAGCTTCGCCAGGGCTGAAGCCTTCTTTAGATTTACTTGCATCGGATTTCCTTCCTTTATAATGAATGTTGAATCGCACATGGTTTCTGCGAATTACTTTCTTTTTCATTTAATTTTCCTTATTATACATTATTATTTTTCAGTTGCAAGACCTTTTTGGACAATTCTTATAAGAAAAGTGAGTAGGGAATCTGACTTGCTACCTACTCACTACCCGGTTTGTGAATTACTACTGCGCAGGATTAGTGTACGCTTCACGTTTTCCGAACATGATACGTGTGCTATCTCTGCGCTCATAGAAACGTCCATTTTCTGGGTTGCGTTCGACCAAAATTGGTCCGTTAGATTTCATTTTAAATACATGTTTTTCACCGCTTTTGTTGCGTGTGATTTTGTATTCTTGATTAGTTGCATGTTTACCATTTCGGTCAGTTCTCGATGCGCGGTCTTCTTGAACCACTACATAAGAAAATCGTCCATGAGTAAACACGTCTATTACCGTGGCTGGCGTCTTGCCTTTCCACGTAACTAAGGTTGCCGGCTCGCCTACTTCGCGACCCTGTACAGGATCAGGTCTCGGCTGCATCGGTGCTTTCATAGCTACCCCCACACCCTTAACTACATTTACTCGAATATTAGACATACAAAAAATTTCCCCGTGTTGTGTTAATTACACCGAGATTATTATACAGAAACGGTCATAAGTCAACAAATTTCCTTAAAATAATTAAAAAAACTTCGAAGACAAATTACGTAATGTTAACTTTGATTATTTGTAGTCATGAGCCAGCGCACCAAAAAAGTTCTTAAAAGTTTGTGTTTATTATTGCTTTTCACAAACTTAATACTACCAAGTCCCTTATCGATCTTGTCCCAATGCTAGCTTTTACTGGGAGCGCCTACGGTGTGCGCTCGAATAATACAAAAGTAGCATCCCTGGACAACGTGATATAATATACGAAAGTATACTAGGCCTTGCAAGCGTTTTTTGCATATTTTACAAGGCCGTGTATAAATTACACTCTACGTCTTATAGATAGTGTAAGGCCGCTCGGTTTTACTTTGTGCCACGCACGCACTGCCCAGTAATATAACTTAGCCATGCTGAAGTTTAAGTCCTCCAACATCTCTTTAAAGATTATATCAATCTGTTTAGTAGTAACCCATTCCATCTCTTTAGGATGCTCGTTTTTAATTTGAAGAAGAACGTCATGCACCAACGTAGCGCGCCACAGTTCTGGCCTTCCAATACTAGTGTCCCACTTACCATCCCAAGTACCAATAATCATTGGACCTATTCTAAATTTAGGCGATGCGCCATCCCATGCGTATCCTGGATATACAGTAAGCTCACCGGCTTTTGTTAAGGTTGCTAGAACTTTTGTACCATCGTCCGACATAACGTTGAGATCAGTATAAGGTTCTATATCGAAGCTCTCAGAGACAACTTCTGTGAGAGTGTAAAAGTAATTTTTAGACATACCACTTTCCTTAGTCAAGTACTAGTGATATTTACGTAGATATGAAAATTGGGGCGGTTTTAATCCCAACCCCAAGGATCCTCCCAGCGCTTGTTAGGTTTAAACTCGTAACAAGTAGTGGGGTCAATTGCCATTTTACGACACGCATTTCGTTCATAACAGCGGCGTGCACGATTGTCGTAATGTTTTACATAGCGCAAATAACCGCGCCAGTGTCCAATATCACGAGTGTAAGTTCTCATGTAAAACTTTTCGTCAAAGTCATAATACCAATAAGAATCGCGACTCTTATTAAGTTGACGTTCGATGTGGGCCTTTAGCTCACCTTTCGTTTTACAGTAATGGCGCTTACGCACAGTTCTAGACATTGTATCCTCCGTTGAAAATTAATTCAACGGAAAACTAGTGCTGGTCCTAACATAATTATGCCTCTTTAGATGATTCCGGAACAGGGAAAGTAGCGTAAAACATGCCATCGCCTTTAGTCTGTAACTCAGAGCCAAGGTCGCTTAGCTTTACGTATAAACCCGATTCACCGGATATTGTGTACGCTGTAATAGTGCGCATTGTAATGCCAAAAAGTTGGCTGTGATATTCAAGAGTGCAACGTTGCGACCCTGTAATATCAGTTAACAGCACCGGTGCCATTTTCACATTAGCGTCCGCTCGTAGCGTAGTGCCAATCAAACCGTCTTCGATTACTACTGCCGGGAAGGCATTTAAGTCGTAATCAATTTGTACTTCTTGCTCTTCCGCTACCGTTGCTACCACTTCTGTCATGTTAAATCCTACGTGTTTGTTAATGTATAGGTATTTAACGTGCGGTACTCAGTGTTGCGTCAAAAAGTACTCATTTTGTTCGCTTGCGTGATTTTTCGCGTACTGCTTTGTAATACGCCCTTTCATCTGCCTTGCTGGCAAATACGGTGCGGTAGCCAATGCCGCGAGTTGAAGCAGTCATTTTGCCGTTATAAATGGCAAGATTACGCGCTTTTGCGCGTAACCTGGCATATTGCTTTCTGCCTGCATGAGTCCTTATCTCTGGCACAACCGACAATAATATTTGCCGGTTAAACCATTTTCGGATGCACCGCAGCACTAGAACTCTCGTGAGCGATCAGTCAAAATGATAATCGCATCAGGGTCTGCAAGCTCTGGTTTAGACTCTCGGCCACTTACAAATTGCATCTCATTGACACGGCGCAAATAATCCGGCTTGTCTACATGAGAGTTAATTTCGCTTATTAAGTCGTCGAGTAATTGATCCATTTTGTCTAAACCTTTAAAGTGGTGCCCGGCTTCATTTTATGTATTCTATCCACTAACACCAAAGCCTCCAAGCGCTATGACTAGTATTAGCAACTAACGCAAGCCCATCCCCGTAAGCACTATGTATTATATTATGGTCCACAGTCAATTCACTACTCGGGGTAGAGCGTGCTAAGCATTTAATGATCGTCGTGGACGGGCAGTTGTAAACCCGCCGGGCGTTGTTAATTAAGCCGTGATTGTAACAAACCAAATCACACTTGCAAGGTGTTTTTAGGAAATTTTGTATTTCAATATCTTGTCTAAGTGAGAACTCATTTGGTTATAAGCTTTGACACTAATGCCGTCGGTGTTACTGCCGATCGCATCGTCTAGCGCCTTTATTGCTAAGCCTAGCTCAACAGGCACACCAAGCTTTGTCGCTTGTGCTTGTCTTTTTGCTGCTAGCTCTGCAGCGACTTCTTCCGCGTGCTTGTCGTGCCAATATTGTTGTCCCGAACTCATAAGTTCATTCTCCTATTATATCACTCACATTCAATGTTTTGACTCTACCACGTCTTTCGTAGAGTATGATCTCTACGCCTATTTCGTGCAGTAATTTGACACACTCCAAATAGGCATCGCGCGTTAGGTTCTCACCATGTGCGCCTGAAATATACGCTGTCGTATCCGAAATATGCTGTATTGTAAAAATACCCGTATACGGCTTACGTTCGTCATATCCGTCTGAATCCTCGTATACCCTAATTTGACTAACTAACCTACTTATGTGTGCACCGTACATAAATCATCTCCTATTATAGAGATATTTACAGGTTACTCACTCGGGTTCCAAATCCAGAGCATTACTTTTTTGGAAGCTTTGTACTCAGTCCATCCTTTCGGTATGTCACCGACCCTGCCATTTTTACGCGCTTCGGATGTTGACTTTACCACCTTTAATTCTTTCAACAAGTTGGGTATCGGCATATCATCCACGAAGATAACTTCTTCGTCACCGTACAAGATGTCGAGATCGTTTTGTGTCCATGGACTTGATCTTACTACTACATTCATTGATCCATGCGCCTGAAGTGTTTGGCTAAACTGCGAGTCCTGCACTCTGACAGGTATCGTCTCAGTTTTGATACTTTTACGTGGAACTTGTTAGCGGCCTCGGAATCAGTACAGTCGTGTTCGTTAAGATACTTAGCTGCTCTGCGTACTGCATTACAGTGACGTCTGTACTGTCGTGCCACTTCTTTTTCGGTGTGATTAAACTTTTCGGCAATGCTTTTTGAACACGTTACTACTACAGGATCAGAATCGTTTAAGATTGATATACCCGTTGCGCTCAATACCAGGCGTTCCATTTCCCTGTTTGCTTGGTAATATTTTCCTGGCATACATCCTCCGTGTTTACTTCACGCCCATTATGCCCTCGATTTCTTTCTTAGACATCATGACATATGTGTTGTCAATTACCTTGCACCATTTGCCGTTGATTTTGGTAGCCACTTCAGTGCGATATTGGTTACAGCAAGGATCGTGACCATCAGGGAATCGCGCATTGAGGCTCACTTTTTCACGATCATGTGGATACGTCGAAGCGTGGTAAACCTCGCCTCGTTTAATCCCTAGTCTCGTGTCGTTCTTCAGAATCATTACTTCCACTGGGTATTCCTTTTTCTAGAGCTTGAATTTCACCGGTATCAGTGTCTAATACGTAGACAAATACACGGCAGTATGAACGTATTGTTGCGATGCGGCACTGTCTACGGTCTGACTGAGAAACTAGTTGCTCGCAGCCTGACAATGTGGTGTTAAATGCAATGCGGTCCTGGCCGCTCACATTAGTACAATCTTGTTCAGTAAATGGTTGGAATCGGGAACAACCGGTGATAAACAGTAATGGGACTAACACACCTAATAGTTTTCGCATACTTCGTTGCTCCGTTATAAATAAGGCCCGGGCGCTTTGAGCAGAACAGACGGCCAGTGCTGTATCTACCCATAACGCCCTTGAAGGCATAGAATCATCCCTCTATATGTTTTTTGCGCACGGCATACGCGCCGTGGTGGGATTTGCGCCCAAATGAAGCATGCCAACCAATTTAACTGGTTGAAAAGGGTGGAGAGTAAGGAATCGAACCAAATCCGCCGGCTTGGGTTTAATGAAAACTTGCTGTTAGAATACTAATACAGTATTCGTTTCATTCGGGGCCGGAGTGCAACCATTACACTTCATCTCCATATTCGCTATTATACGTTTTTACTTGTTAGTGTCAAGTAGTTTTAGCAAATTTTTTAAAAATTCTGGATCTTGTTGTTGGACTGGCGCAGTAGTTGGAATTGGAACGGCGCGTACAAACTCGGGTTCTTTATTTCGTTTGCATGACATGACACATCCGCATGTCATATCAAAAGCAGATTCACCAAAACCGTGACTCACGATGTCTTCTACTTCAGTGACACAGTTGCAATTGGTGCATATTATTATTTCATTCATTATAGTTGCTCATATAACAGATGGGCCAAAGGTATCGCGGATAGCAGGGCTAAAGGTACTCTATGTCTATTACCTTAGCACTAGGCACAGTGAACTCAGTCTCACGATCAGTTATATTACCAAAAATGATATCGTTTGGGTTGAACTCAAACGTTACCAGTATTTCTTCTTCTGCTAGGCCGCTATAATAGTCAAGCACATAATCACGGTCAAGTGACATGTAAATGCCGTTACCGGGCATTCGCATCGTATCGCCTTTCTTTATATCAAGCACTATGCGATTGTTGGCGCCTGCTACTACTTTGCCGTTTTCTATGGCCATGACTTTATAGCCGGTCATAGTTTGATTTCCGGCAATGTTTTCAGCCATGCTACGTAGTACAGCCGATACATCATCCTGAAAAAGTTCATCTAAAATCATACAAGTTCCCGTTAGTTGTTACACTATTTATATGATTTTAGTTGAACGCTTTCAATCCTGTGCGGGAAAGCGAACAGCAACCTGATTGCCATTTGTGTCAATACCATTGACAGACCAGGTTTTGTTAATATGATTTTGACGCACCATGGCAGTCAATGTCACAGATTCACCAGTTGTGAACTCCACGAGCATCTTACACATATGGGTGTCAACAAATTGCAGATCATCAAAGTCCACAGATTCGACAACGCGGGTGTCATACCCGCGATATCGTTTACTAAACCATTTGAGTGTTATTACTTCCATCAACCTCTCGCTTGTTTCATTGCTTCAATATCATCTTCGTCGTACAAATACGCATCACCAACAGCGTCGTGGGCTGGGCTACCGTAACGCGGCGCTACAGCGTACCATAAATCTGAACGGTGTAATTTGGGATAGCGGCCTTCTTCAGAAATTTTATGACGCATAATGTTTAAGCGCTCACGTTGCAAGTTCAAATCTTCGCTTGCAGCAACATGGCGATAACGCTTACCGTTGAATAATTCAACTTGGAAATAATAAACATCAACGATGACGTTTTCACCGTCTTCAGTGTAATGACCAGCTTTATATTGCTTATCAGAAACAATCTCAAGCGAATGTATTTGAACGCCTTCTAGGGCTTTGGTGTACTTGTCTGTCATATCGTTTTACCTTGTTTTGTTAGTTTACAATAGATATGATAGCGCCTTGAGCGTCAATGTCAAGGCCTTTTTGAAGAAAAATTAAAAATTATTCTTATTCAGCTTAGCTCTGCACGAGTCGCTGCGTCAAGCAAGTCAGTGATAGTTTTCAAGTAGCCTAGACGCAAGTTAACACCGTGGCCGTCGCAATCATTGCCAACGTAGCGCGCCATTTCTTCTCTCAGTGCTGCCGCCGACATGTTTTGTAATTTTTCAAATGCTTTGTTTTTCATGATATTACCTTATTAATTGGGAGGAAGGGAGGGTTGTTAAACAACCCTTAGCGTAAGTAAGTTTGCTTCAAACTGTCAATCCAGTTTGTCATGCTTACTAGTTGCTTCTGAGTCATGCGCTCAGTGCCTGCCAATTCAAGCACTTCGTCTAACATGTAACCAATTTGGTCGCTGTTAGCGTAGTAAGGATTATTTTTGCTTAACACATAACCAGTGTTACGTGTACGACGCTTAACGAAATTTTTAAGGTCAGCCACAGTGTGCTTTGGCTTTTCAATCAACGCTAGCTGTTCTTTTTTAATGCTGTTCAAAGTGTTCATAGTGTCTTACCTTTGTTTGTTAAATGTCGTCTTCAGTATCTATATTACTACCTTGACGACCAAAGTCAACACCTATTTGAAAAAAATTTCAATTATTTTTCGACACTACTTTAGGAAGCATTTTGACATTAAGCTGCCGGCAGGTATAATAATATAGTACACCGCGTTGTCACCGTGTCCCATTTCATTCCAAAAAAACAACACATAATCACCTGAGTTTATTTCCTGGATTACTAACGACTCACCGTGCATTTCGTTAATGCTAAACGGATCAAGGTTAGTGTTGTATTGCACCGGCGCGGATATAAATTCCAAACCATCTCGCTCTACGCCAATTAAATCAGCTATCACTGACTCATCAGCGTCAACAATATAAAGGTAAAAACCTTCCACGCTAGGGTCAAGATTTATAATACCGTTGCACAGCACGTTTGATACCATGCCCGGAGGGATAGGGGTATGTAACACAGAACCAGGGCGTATAAAAGAAAGTGATGAAAGTCCCGATCTAACAATGCCGTCAACGGTGTTTGCGATTAAGTGAGTCATACTATTGCCTTTTTAAGAATTAGTTCAAAGACAGTATTACATGGTGTGAGATTGAAAACAAGACTATTCGCGAGTTGTCTTGCCGGTCATTTGTTCCTACCTTCTAATTGCCATTTAGTAAGGCTGACCCCGGACCTTCCCCTAACAAGTTAGGCTAGCTGGTTAAGTAGCTGGCTGGGCTACACAGCACATACGGCTCCAGTTTGTCGCGATCCGGTCTTTTTCGTTTAATCCTTGGATGTCTTTTCAACATCCTCGATATTCTGCATTACATCCTGTCTGAATGCTTTATACGCGCTCGCTAGTACATCAGGTCGCGTTAAACCAATCCACCACGACATAATGTTATTGATTCTATTTGAATCGTCAGACGGTGCCTGTGGCGTTTTAAACCAATGAAATACAGTTAGCATACCTAGCAGGGTAAAGAATATACCGCCAACTGAGAGTAAAAATAAGAATAGTGACAGAATCATAGAATCTCCTTTTCTTTTATTTACTCTCACCGACTGCTGACTTTATCAGTTCTGCCTCGCCGCTTGCGACGATGTCAAATTCAGCTTGCGCTTTCTTGAATGCTCGTTGCTTTTTCTCTTTGAGTGCGGTTATTTCGTCGGCATACGCATTAATAAAGTGCGCTTTGCCTTCCGGGTTTAGTAAGTTCCATAAGTAGAAAACTGACACGAAATCGTTATACGGGTTGTCAAGCTTGGCACGCAATACTTGTACTGAATTAAAGTACTCAACCCCACGAAGTTCGCGCGGGTATGCGCCACTTATTTCGATATTGTATTCTTTATTTTCGTGACGAGTCCAGCCATTACTTTTGCCAAGAAAATCGCCCTCGACTTCAGTGAATTCAATATCAAAGTATGACATGAATGTTTTCATTTCAATGCGTGCTGGTTTCTTGAAGTTGATTGTATTTCTATCAACGGCCGCGGCAATGGTTTCAATACCAGGCGACAGGATAAAAGCTTCTTTCATCACTTACTCAATAAGGTTGGAGCACACTGCGGGATTCGAACCCGCGTAATCTGGATTTGCAATCCAGTGCCTATATCCACTCGGCCAAGCGTGCTTTATATTTAAGAACAAGAAGTTGCAACAAGCGCAACGGCGTCAACTAGTGCAAGAATTTCATTTTCAGTTTTGTTTTCTAAACTCTCAAAACATATGTCCATTGACGTACAATCAACGAACTGGAGTTCGAACGAGTCAGTCATTGTCGGAATTACGCCGACGTGAAACATAATCGGTGCCTTGTCGCGAATACGTGCAGACAATTCGTTAAAGAATTCTTTTGAAATAATCTTCTTGTTTGTCATCTTTTTTCCTAGTATGTACTTACGTCTTGTGCGAACTCGTCGCCAAATCCAACCAATAACTCAGTCATGTTTTGGCAATCAAGGTAGTTGGCAGCGTGCACATCTGCAAAAACAGCAACGTCACCGCGCTCGCGGGGCTCTAGCATTTCTGTCGATCTAGCTAAAGTTTCGACGTCCATTTCATAATGTGATTTGATGTACGCACCGTTTACAATGCTACCCAGACGCTGTCCATCTGCGTTGCCGCCATATACCATGAATTCTTCCACGATATAGTTACCAATTGGCATTGAGAATGATTCACTGTCAATCACTGCGATACGGTATTCACCGATTTCGCACACTAACACACCTTCAAGCCCAGTAGCACCTTCGTGCTTTACTAGATCAGGCGTTTTAAGCATAGATATAACTTCGTCTATGTGTTCTTGACCTTTGCATAGTGCAAGGCTTGTGCCGTCAGAGCCGCTAATATCGAGTTCAATACAAGCCGGTGGTGTTACGCTTGATTGGCAGTAAAATGTACCTTCGAGGTTAAGTTTACTGCCCGGGTAGTGGATTTCTACCTTGTGCGGTACGAGTTCCATGATCGTTCTCCGTTACGTAAAGTCCAATTACTCTACTTCGTGCATTATAACACCGGATCCAAATCAGTCAACTGTTTTGTGAAAAATGATTTATTTCTTTTTCTTCTTGTCTTTTTTGGCTGGTGTTGCTTTTTCTTCAACTTTTACTTTAGGTACGCTAACTGCTTGAGGTTCAATGTTATTTGCAAACACTGATTCTATTAGTTCAACAAACCATATTCCGTTTTTTCCCATATATCCTCCGTTATTATGATGATGGTGACCCTAGTGAAAATTAAACAAGCTTGATGGCGAGGTTAGATTCAGAAGGAGACGGTCTTATAAGTATATACTAGAAAATTTCATTAATTACCGGCATGCGGTGTAAAGAAGTGGTAGGGAGTGCAGGACTCGAACCTGCGACCAACGGCTTATCAGGCAAAAAGGATATGCTGTTAGAATACTAATACAGTATTCATTTTTACGTTGCTCTACCCAACTGAGCTAACTCCCTAGAAGTTTCTAATGAACTGTCTTAAGTCTTTGACACCTCCACATCCGAGTATTATTAACCCACCTAGTGGCAACATGCTAAAAATACCTGCGAGTGCGTTAAACGCGAAGCAGTATATGATGGCCATTACTAAACCAATATTAAGGGTTAGTATACCAGCCATCAAAAGCATTGCACAAAAACGGGCTAATGTTTTAAATGTTGTTTCCATTTTCTTAGTATGAACCCAAGTTTACTTTTTGTCAAGGAATTTTTTAAAATCGCTGTAAATTTCTATACCGGCTTCATCAACTTCTGATTGTGTCAAAAACGCCGAGTCCGAGTACAATGTGCCGTCGCGTTTAATGAAGTAAAACCGATCATCGACTTTGCCCAACACAGCACCCCGTTCCAAAAGTCCAGGCACCATATCAATCAAAGAGTCTGCGCCAAACACGGTGCCCTTAAACAATTCAGCATCAGGCACTACACCAATCAAAACGCTGGTAACATCATCTATTGTTGCCATGTTAACCTCGCTTACATTTAACGGGTAGCGTTAAATAATTCCCTGTATCGAACTCTGCGATGCGCATGAGGAACTTGCGCTCCGCGATGATGCCGCGCTTTTTGCCTTTGACGGAAAGTTGGCAGCGATAGTGACCATCCCAGAGTTTGCGTTGGAGTTTCTTTAGTTCGCCGGACTTGATTGAGTACACTTCTTCGCGCTCAATAGAAACATAGTAACCTGGCGCTTTTGCTATTGGGTATAGTAGATCTGATTTGTCTAATTCGACGGCATCACGGGGCGGGGATAAATGTTGCTCGTTAAGCCGGTCTAGCGCCGCTAGTACAGCTTCTTTAATTCTTTTAATCATAGTAACCTCAAGTTAAGGTTGCCGGGCCAAGGAATCAAACCTCGTTCGGGTGCGTACTTGCGAAGTTTGCTGCGACAAATCTAATACAGACTTGATGGAGTTCCCTCAGAATCATTCACCCGGCATAATAGGTACGTAAAAGTTAGCACCTATTTGATTAAAAGTCTACTAGTTTCCTGGATGTCTACGATGCCATTCACGCTCTTGTTCAGCTTCAGCGTCATCTTGCCATTGCTGTTTTTCGTCACTAGTTGCTTCAAACTCAATCTCGGAGCCGTTCACATCATATGTAACTTTGTCGAAATACTTCTCGTTTGCGTCGAAGAATTCCTGAACGTGATCCGGGCTTGCCGCGTGCTTTGCCTCGCTAGCAAGTCGTTGGATTTCTTTGTCAGTGATGTAGTCGTTTGGTCCAAACGAATCAGAGTTGGCGATTTCACGATCCATATAAATCTCAACTGGATCCTTGGTGCCTGCCATCTTATTGAGATAACGCAGAATGGCTACTAGTAGTTCAGCCACTGCCATGTTTTGACACAGGTAAAATTGATCGTCTACGCTGTGGTCAATAACTAGAGCAAGGTCTACGTTTAAAGAGCTCTCCATGAGCTTTGCTGATTTGGTGATTTTATCAAACATTATGAATTACGCCTTGTCGTTGTGTTTTAACGTGTGTATTTAGCACTCATTAAAACACAACGTCAAGATCTTTAATCATCGTTTCGATTTCTTTTTAGGTTTTGGTTTATATGTAGGCTTTGGTTTCGGCTTATACTTTGGTTTCGGCGCGTAAGTCGATTTCGGCTTTGGTGTAAAAGAACTTGTGCTGGCCTTAGGAACCGGCTTACGGGTAGTTATTGTCTGATTAGCTTTAGGCGTCTGGGTAGTGGTAGACGATGCTGCCTTGGCATTAGCGTTAGCCGCAGCGCGGTTTTTCTTACAGGTCGTAGTCGTGCAGTTATTCCACGCGCTGTCTTTGTTGCCCGTCTTCTTGCTACCCCATCCACCTTGCGCTACTGAGCTCGATTGTGTTTTGGGCTTCGTGTCGGTTGTCTTTGGCTTTGATTTGATCTTAGACGACACTGTCTGTTTAGTTTCGGTATACTTGCGCTTGCGCACATTATACATGGCATCGCTTGACGACTTACGTCTACGATAGTCAGCCTCTGAGATTGACTTACCGTCCGACGACGTGTAGTTATTAACAGTGACGTTTGTAGTGCGCCATCCGCCTGGGTTAGAACTTTCCCAGCTGTTACGGGTTAATGCATATGCCGCTGATGCTGCTAGTACGCCGGTTGCTATTTGATACGACACGTAGTTTCTAGACTGCTGGGCATAGATGCTATTAGGGTCATGCCATTCCCAGTTACCAAACGCGTTCCAGTGGCCGTACTGCAAATTACCGCGGTAATCAACATAAGCGCCCGGCGCTACGGGGCGGTTGTAATACGCCATTCTTTCTTCATGTCTGGATTTGTTTAGTTGCTCATAGTAGCCTGACTCAATTCTTGCCAGCTCTAATTCATGCTGACGAGCGCGGCGTAACTCTTTTTCTTCAGCTGTTTCGCAACCACTTAAGCTGCTACCAACCAATACAATACACAGTGCCACTACCACGGTGGTTATTGTATTCCTTACCGATTTACTGATTTTCATGCTCTTTCCTTATGTGGTGAATGGGGCCGAAGCCCCAAACGGTTTGATTACATTACTCGCCTTTCTTATCCGTAGATAGGAACTGTGCAATGTTGTTGGTCGTGCCAAGTAATGTGGCTGCCGCTGTGGTACTTTCGCCACCGTCGCCGCCTACAAATACAGTAGCAGTTTTAACCATTTCTGGGTTCTTAACAGCACCGTCTACAGCCATTTTAAATAACACCTGCTCTTGTACTTTCTCTTCACCCATTACAGCTACTAGCTCGCGCTGACCTTTCGCAGCTTCAATATCACGGTCACGCATACCCTCACCCTCTTTCTTAAGTTCATAAGCGCGGGCATCAGCTAGCTTTTCACGTTCGGACTTGATCTTGTCAGCCGCTTGGTCACGTAGTTCAGCAGTAACAACAATCTTCTGATTTTCTGCTTCTACACGGGCTGCCTCTGAGTCTTTACGTTGCTCGTAGGTAGCTTGCTCTTCCTTAAACGTGTTTTGTAACTGTCGAGCATAGTTAGCACGCATACGCGGGATAAGAGACTCAACTGGTAAGTTAGGATGACCCATAGTCTGGATGTTAATTCCCAGACCGTAGTCAGAAACAAACTCGTTAAGTGCTGTAATGCTTTCCGATTCAATCTCTGCGCGGTTGTTGATCAAGTCAAATAAACGTCGACTTTCGTCAACACATTCTTGATCCTTATACGTGCCCGCAGCGTACTTGAGCTTTTTGCCTTCGTACACATCGTTTTCGTACACAGCACAGCGCATGATATCCTGGCCTTGTGCTGCAATACGGAACGTACTTTCAATTGGGTTTTTAAGGAACTGCTCCACAGCGTGTAAGCCTGTGTTTCTGTCTTGCACGAAGTCACCGATTGTTGCAACTACCAGAGGCGCGTCAACAACTTGGTATTTCGTTTTCAAATCAATAGGCACTGTCCAGCCTTCTACCACTACATCAATGGCTTCGCCTTCCGCGTTAGCTGGTTTAGTGATAGTGTCAGATCCAATGATGTTTTTGATCTTACCGTCATCTTCCATTTCAAACGATACGGTTTTCTTAACGTATCCGCCGAAACGGTCAAAGTCTTGCTGGCGAGTAGGTACGTGGGTAATCGTATACACTTTAGGGTGGAAACGATACGTTTTAGGCTCAAGGTGTTCGTTCCATACGCCAGCACAGCCCTTAGGCACTAAGTAAGTAACCGCACCATTAAACGAACGTACTTCTCTACGATTATCATTACAAAATTCACTAGGCAAGTCGTCTGTAGCTGAACGCACAACGCCTACTTCACCAGTTCTAATGTCTTCCGCAGGGTAGTTTTTAAAGCTGTATAGGATTTTGTTTGCCATGATCACACCGCCTGTTACTAGCGTTGACTGATCACCGCGGTAACCAAGCTTGTTGCCGTTGCTGTCAGTTTTAGATAGGAATGTCGCAGCATCAAGGAATTCGTTTTGGTCCTGCCATTTTGGCGCAAGGATCATGTCGTCTGACATTGGACGGCCATCACGTGTATTCACGATAGCGAAGTGGTTCGCAGGAATGCTGTGAGGCTTAGTCAAGTCAATTTCAGTACCGTTGATCTCAATCTCGTCTAGCTCTGTATACAAGACATCAATTAACGGGAACCATTTAAAACCAGGTGTGAATACTGTCGCTTGTGGGCCTTTCATGCCACCGAACGGGTTCGCTGTCATTGGCTTAGTTGCAACATAGTGTCCAACTGGGAGTGGTTCACCACCGTATACACGAGAGAAGTGTTTGATTTCACCGTCACTAACGTATACTGAGTTGAGGTCAACCATCAACACAATTACCAACACCGTCGCGATTACTGCCGGAAACTTGGAAACGACACGAACAATGCTCTTAGCTACTTTTGCATGGGGCGATTCGTTTCGTCTACCGTACTGATCTTGTTGCGATGAATGTTGCTCTGATTGTTTTTGAAGTTTTTCTCGCTTCTTGCGCGTCAGTGCGAAATACACGAGATAGATTATTCCTACGAGTAGGAGTAGTAACTTGAACATATATGCTCCTTGTGTGTGTATGAGTATGTTCGGTTAGGTTTTACATTATAGTCATTTAGGCATTCTGTCTAGATAACTATGAATTTTTTATTAATACGAACGTCGCTGGCCGGCTCTTATTTGTGAATATCCTGACTTGGACTTTACTTCGCCAATAGCATCAACACAATGGTTTATTGACTTGTCAAGGCTGCGGCCTAGTTCATCCAACTCTTCGTAGTCGCCGAGTTTGGGCTCGTGTATCTTGTTAAATCTTTCTTTAATGCGTGTGAGGTCTCTGTGGATAGACTCCAGTACGCCCAAGTCGCCTGGAGATTCTAAAAGTAGTGCTATTTGTTTGAAATCTTGATTTTTCATTTGTTATCCTCAATTGGCACAGTATTTAATTAACTGCGCACGGATAACACCATATCAATTACCAATCAATATGTAAGTCAAGCATTTCGCTGTATACGAAACCGTCTTCTTCGTCATACGAATCGTTAAGCTCAGAAGTATACAAATTAATTTCTTCTTCTTCGAAGCCAGCACGCTTCATGACATCAGCAATTGCGTCAATCGCTTCTTGCTTATTTTTGCACTCAACAAAGCCGTCTTCAACTGATAAAATCATTTCAAGATCATAGCTACCATCGTTTGGCAGGTCTAAAATAATAGCGTCAGTGGCGTCAATAATTTTAAACGTATTCGGTTGTGCCATAATTTCTTGCCTTGTTTTGTTAAGTTCGTATACATTATAGCGTTTTGAAGTTCAATGTCAACATCTATTTGAAAATAATTTCAAAAATAGATACAAAAAGAGCCCTGTTATTAACAGAGCTCAGCGTAACACGAAGTTATATCACGCAAGTGTTATGACGTTACCTTTACGGACTGCTAGGCCTTCGTCCAAAACACGATGCACCCAGCGTATTGCTGTTTTTTCAGTGCAACCAAACTTCGCGCTAACTAGGCCACGTACTTGCCAGTCAAAAGCCGCAAACTCGGTTTCTGACAAAAACTTCGCTACAGCTTGTGGATTAAATTTAGCCATTTTGACACCTTGTGTTGTTAAGTTCACATACATTATAGCAAGGCGAATATCAAACACAAGGCCTGTTTGGATTATTTCTTCTGCATATATTTGTATATCGCAGCGCACTTGCCGAGCACTTCTTCTATTTGGTTATCGAGTTCAACCAAAGCGCGATCAAGGTTAGGGTCTGCAAGGTCGGGCATGTCGTTTTCAAGCTTTTGTTTGGCCGCTTTGATAGACATGTAGGCGTTTCGAATTGGCGCGGTGGCCTTGGTTACTGCTGTCGTAGTGTTTGGTGACGAGCGTTCAGTAATACTGCTAATTTTCATGGGGTACTCCAATCTTATGTGCAGTATTTAGCCCCCGGCTCGTATTACCAGACAAATCGCACGCCAGGCACAAGGGTAGGCTCTAGCGCGTCAGTGTCATCATTTGCATCTTGTTCAGCGGCAGTGATATAAGCGTCAACCACCTCTAAGTCAACGCCGTTGCCTAGCATTTCAATTGCTAGAGTATCAAGAGCTTCTTGCTTTGTTTTGAATTTACGTTCTTTCATAATCTTCACCTTTCTTTTTTAGTTACGTGAAGAATATAACACCTATCAAACAGGCAATCAAGATGATTTTAAAAATAATAAGACTCGTCGTCTTCGCGATAGTTTTTAAGACCAGGAAGTATTTTGCCGTCGTTATAGTTCTCAGTGATTTCCTTTTTATGACCCATAGCACCAGCACAATAGAAACTATCATCAACACATAATAGGAAATTGTTAAGGAAGAACGGCTTCAGCACACGGTCACCGTTGTGCCACTGCTGAGTTTCAATGTACCCGGCGCTTTCAAGGTGACTGCGCAGTGTCTGGAATGCAGGGTGGTAGTCAAATGACACGGTTCCGAATGATGCTTGTTTTGAATCATAATACTTTATGCCAGAAAAGACATCACACAAGTATTCCGGCTTAATGAAATAATAAGGCGGACAGTCTAAATCAAGCTCAAGCTGATAATATACGCCCTGACTTACAGCAATATCGTGAATTAAACCTATTGAGACGGCGCCGAACATTCTTCTACCCCGGATACTAAATCTAGCATTGCAGCAAGGAACCTTTCAACATCACACAAGTGCCACATATTGATATCGACATTTGCGGTGTACATGTTCTGTCCTGCGAATACCCATTTCTCAGACACCATGTTGTCTATTTTGCTTATGTTTTGTTTATTGGTTGTAACTGAAAGCGAGCCACTAGACGTGACGTTTATGATAACAGAGTTTTCGTACAAACGAGATATTACAGTTTCGCCCTGTGGGTCAGGATAAAAGAATTCTCCCAGATAAATAGGACGGATGAGGTTTGCTACGAGCATAAATCCCTTCTTGTTATAATAGTGGCGCCCCGTGAGTCGTTAGACTCATTAATGAAACGACAGGTTTATTGTACTGCCACGCTTAGGAGGCCACCACAGCCGTACCCCTAGGTGATCAACGTCCTACTTATGCAGACAGTACATGAGTGGTTAGTCCATATAGCGGCCTGCATACTTTCAAACTCAACAGTGACCAGAGAGATCATTTCATAAGTGCCATGCACCGGGGCATAGAACTTTTACGACTTACCGTCGTTTTGTTTCTTTTCTAACTCTTCAACACGTTTTGTTAACTCTTTAACCTGTTCTATTAATTTAGATACAGGATCTACACCGGCTGTGATTGTTAACATACTTTGTCTCTATTTGGCAGTGGGTGTGGGATTCGAACCCACGTGCCCCGAAGGACAATTGCTTTCCAGGCAATCGCGTTAGACCGCTCCGCCAACCCACTAAAATTCGGATATAAACTTACTACGCTTTAACCACATAAGTGATTGACATGTTACTGTTAATCATTGTGGGCGTTCTGTGCTTGGTGCGCTTAAGGTCACCTTTCTTTAACAACCGTTTCAAGTCTGGATCCTTGTCCAGCACAATACAACCACGGAAATTTACAGGAATAGCCATACCTTCTTTACAATATGCAAGGATACGGTCTCTGCGTTCTTTACCGTACGGCGCTCTATAAAGCCATTGCTGTACTTCTTCTTTCACCTCGAAGCTTGCGGCTTTGAGCCACGCATCGGGGTTACTGATGGTTTCTGCGGTCATCATAGACTCCCTTAAGTGTTAACCATTTTGTGTAATACCTCATGGTAGGACCTGATCCCTACTTCGTCAAGCCAAGCTTGATTTACCGGTACCTTTAAACCTGCCTTTCCTCGAGTAAACGAGCACAAAGTATTACACAAAATGACACCAGCACCCCGCCGCATTCACAACGCTTATCTGGCTTATCCGCTCCGCATTCAGCGCAGAGACTTACAAGGTGATTACTGCAACGGTTGACGGGATTAGTAGGATTCCCGGGGTATCCACACCCCGCCCGTCATTGCTCGCCTGCATGGTGCGGTTCTATTAATCCTAGCGATTGAAATCCCGTGGACTGAATTAATCACCAATAGACGCTCGATACCGCATCGTTACAATAATTCGGTTACAAGTCGTTTACTTCAACGACTCGTGCAAAGTCAACAATAAATTGTACAATATAATCCCAAGAATGACCGTTTTCGATGTTGTATTCAGCAATACGACACAGCGCGTCGAGCGTAGCTTCGTATTCTTCATCATCATCGCCGTCAACGGTGCACGTCCCTTCGTCGTACATTTCTTTGGCTGCTTCAAAATCCATTTCCAAGTCGTGTACAAGCATTGAAGCCAAGTCACAATCATGGATGGCAACATCGTCCATTTCAGCACCGAAACAAACCATGTGTTCGTGTACGAACTCGCTAAGCTCAGGACTTAGTGATTCACTATCAGTAAACAAAATGAAGTAGTCAGCCACTTCAAATACGATAATCTCGTCGGAACCAATACTGTCGCGCAGTGACTCGATATCACTTTCATCTAGCATACCCAGGAAAGTTTGGATATCAGACTCGTTAGACGTCACGTAAACACTAGCGTAATCGCTACCAGTCAAAAAAGACGTATCGTCTACGTCACCGCGCACGGTGTCAGAGTCAGTAGGCAAGTATGATGTATATTCAACATCAAGCGTTTCGTGTACTAACTTACGTTTTTCGGTGGTGAATTCCATCACGCCTCCAAAGAAATGGTGCCCCTAACTGGATTCGAACCAGTGACCTAACGATTATGAGTCGTCCGCTCTGCACACTGAGCTACAGGGGCTTTAAATAACTTCTTAAAACTTGTGTCTATTATACAACCATTTAGGTTGCTTGCAAGAAAAACTTTTAATTATTTTCCACATTGACACGGTGATTGGAGCGGATAAGGGGAGTCGAACCCCTTCACTACGGCTTGGAAGGCCGAGGGCGTCACCAGTGAGCTTACCCGCGTATTTTGTTACTAAGCATGATTCACATAAGCCGTACTAATAATACAAGCAGTGTGATAATCAGCTTCCTGTTTAAAAGCGTTAAAGAGTTCAGCGTACTGTTCTTTAACAGATAATTCTTGATCCATGTCAGTAATGTGGAAACGACATTTATGACCACATAGCTTTTTACTAATTGAACGGCCGATGTCAGTTTTTGGATTACTGTCACAGTAAACGTAAAGGCCGATACGTTCTAGTGCAATGCCGCCGCCCCATTCTACGACTAGGCGATACGTGTTATCAATTGCATTACCGCGTATGTTAAGGAAACAACGGGTACTTCTGAACGTAGTGTCAACGTCGACATTGTACTTTTGCTTGAGTTGCTCAACATAATCGACTAACTGTGCCTTTATAAAAGCAAAGCTGTCAAGTTCTTTAACAGCCTCGCCCATACTAATCATGCCTGGTAATCTCATCTTTGTAACCTTCTTTCTTAAAGTTCACAAAGAGTATAACAAACGATTACCAGTTTACAAGACTTTTAAGATACTACTTTGACCCACTGGTTATAAAACGCATCGCGTCCAAACCCAAGGTACATATCGTCACCAACTAACACAAGAGCTACTTCACGAGAACTTGTTTTAGATGCAGACGGATTAGGCGCAGCAAGATATCTGCTCCAGTCAGCACTAACGATACCATGTTTGTCAAGAAGGCTTTCGATATCTTCATAATGAACAACGTTATTGCCGCGGCCTATTTGGCGCCAATTTGAAGGTTTAGTGTTCCACTCTGCACCCAAGTCATGTAACGCTTGGTAAATTTCACCAACTGCATCTAAGTCAGTAGCATAGCCGTCGCCTGATTCAAGAATGGCTTGGATACGACTTGCTCTTGACGACGGGCGAGCACTTTCCATTATCTCGCCTATTTCTTCAGCCATTTTGTCTTCAAAGTTCATAAGCTTATCCATGATTCTGTCATAGAATGCTTTGATTTTATCAGCTGATGCTTGGTCGTCGACCTGAAGCATTAAGTAATTGCGCTCTTTAGTCAGAGCAGTGTAAGTGGCGTTAGCCAATGAGTTAAATTTTGACATATTAGAATCCTATTCTTTTGTTTTTGTTATTAGGATTTGGAGCGGGTAACGGGGTTCGAACCCGTGGCCTCTACCTTGGCAAGGTAGCGCTCTACCAACTGAGCTACACCCGCATAAATGGTTATTCGCCTACGTACTCGAGATGTCTTTCGCAATGGCGATCTGAACAAGTCTGGTCAGTGTAAGTCATAGTACCGCAATCGGGACAAGGAATACTTCCTTCTCTCCCTTCGCGCACTTTGGATTCGCTTCTGCGAGAACGGCGCTTAACTGAACTTTCTGTCAGTTTACTTAGTAGTTTTTTGTTAGTTTTATCATACTTTGACATAATAGTTTCCTTGTATTACGACTATTTAGCATGTCGTTCAAGGTCTGTTCTATTATCTTTATCAACTGAATGCTTGGCTCTGCGTGCTTCTGATTCAGAGCGCATACTCACCAAGTGCTTGCCCGGCGTACCCAATACTACATCGTGGATTGGTTCTATGCGAATAGTGTTTACCATTTGGCGATAGCGCTTTTTAGTGTCGTCGCTTAACTCAGTATACTCTGTGCGAGTACCGAAAAAGAAATTAGAGCGCTTGGTAGGTGACCCGGCAATTAGCCACTTTAGATGATTTACTGTCTTACCGATTCTTTCAACTAAATGCCCGTAGTCAGACCCTGCGACTATTTCACTATTATCCAATAAAAACTGGGTGTCGCCATTCTCTAAAGTGAACACAACAACATATATTTTAGCTGCATGCATTTTGACCATGCCAGAACCTCATTATAAAATGGACGAGCCGCCGGGATTCGAACCCGGGAATACAGAATACTTCCGCTATTTGCATTTCGCTTGGCATTGTCTGTACCTTTAAACCCCTCATACCAATACTTGGCTTAAAGAACCGATGCACCGATTCTTAAAGTTGCAAGGAGTCAGCCCGATTGTTAAAATGGCGCAGGTGTAGGGAGTCGAACCCTCAAGTCTCTCGACACGGTTTTGGAGACCGCTTTGCTCGCCAATGCGCACCTACTTAATTCAAATTACCTAGTATCGCAGTAAGCACGATACCGACTTCTAGTCCCAGTAAAACGCCTACACAAGCGCAGGGAATCATATAACGGTATTCACCCTGCCGTGCATGGACAGGTTTTCTTGCATAGAACGCCAACGGCGCAGCCATGCCTAATAACATTCCGATAATACCGCATACGATTAGCATATTTTCACCTAATAATTGGTACGGATGGAGAGACTTGAACTCTCACGCCTTGCGGCACTGGAACCTAAATCCAGCGTGTCTACCAATTCCACCACATCCGCGTTGTTACTTTTTAACTTTCTCGCCGAGCGGAAGATCGTCTAGCGCATACGCATCGTAATCGCCGAGCACTGTTTCTGCGTGCTCTATTGCATCTTCCACTGACCAAAACGGTTTAGGCGGTATATCATCTTCATGATCACCTACCCCTTTTGCTACGTACCGTCTTGTATCTAACATTAGGTACACATTAAAGCGCTCATACGGGTCTTTGTATTCTATGAATGCCTTGAACTCGTATAAAGGCAATAAATCGTCTAACAGCATATTCGTACATCCTTATGGTATACGAATATTTATGCATTTGATTTAATGCTCGAAAATATCGTCGCAGGTTATTTCACCATCAATTACGGCTCTAACTAGCGCACGTTTTTCGTCAGCTTTTCCAATAACAGGACAACCAGCAGTTTCAAAGTAAAAATCACACTTATTGCAGCCTGCGTTGGTTGAGCCTGATACAAAATCTTCGAACGTTGGTGTCATCATGGCCAGCGCTTGCTCGCGCTGCATATCATACGAAGCAACAACCTTATCAATAGCGGTTGCTAGATGATTGATGAACCATGCTCGTAGATCATCTGAAATCTTTATGCCTTTACGCATAAGTAAACCTCATATGCTATCTAAACATAGTCTTAGTATAAGGCCTTTTTTAGTATTGTAAAGACTTATCTGACATAAAAAATGCGGCTAACTTTCGTTGCCGCATTTTTGTGAACTGCTTAAGTTAAATTAACGTGCAGTACGCATAATTGTGGCATAAATTTCTAACAAGTCGTTGAGTTGGAAAACTTCTTCTTGTAGAAAGTCGATTGCTTCCATAGCAACGTCATTGCCGTAGCCTACGCGCTTAGCCCAATCAAAAAAGTACTGCTCAACAGCACGGTATTGATCGTCGCTAGCTGAACCGAAGTTAGTAACACCGAATTGCTTAAGGAAGCGGCCAGGACGGCGGCGTTTCATTTCAGCTGTGATTTCCCACGCTACGTGAACGATTTGCTCAGGTGAACCATAGTCGCTTGCAGCGTCCATAACTTCGTCAGAATCAAGTGTTGCGCCAGGTAGGGCAGCAATGTCAGCAGCATATTGGCCAACTTCTGAGTCGTCTTCAGTCATAAGGTTCATAATTTTTCTCATATCCATAAAGCTGTCTCCTTTAAAATGCTAATTGGAATGTTTGTCGCTTGCATATTTCGCATAACTTACAAGAGTATTTAGTAAAGTTCTATCGTTGTCGATAATTAACGGTTCAATTTACTCTTTTTGTATTACTATCTAAAGTAACGTATTTAGTGCCTTGTTACAAAGCAAGCTTCAATTATTTATCGCCTTATCAGTTCTATGCTACATTTTCGCTTTATTTTGGCAGAAAGTTTTCTTGCTTTAGTCTGTAAGCGATGCCACTCAATGGCAATTTCGTTATCGTGGTCACTTTCTATATGCAACATTCTTTCTTCAAGTTCACCGATGCGATCGAAAACTTTGGCTTCTTTCTTAAGCAGTTTCAGGAGTTTATGTGACATGATGTGCCTATAATATGGCAGGTGCGGCAGGATTCGAACCTGCGACCCTTGGCTTAGAAGGCCAATGCTCTATCCAGCTGCGCTACGCACCCATTAAAGATGGTTTAATCAAACGGCCAGTTCGGGTCTCGTTCTGAGAATTCCATCATAGAGCCATGGAATTCAAGGTTAATTGAACCTACCTTAGCTTCATGGTAAAATATCCCTATCACCGAGTCGTCTTGGTTGTATATCACCTCAACACGGTGCCCGTCAATTTCTGACTGTTCGATGTCGTCGCTACTAACCTCCATAGTGAGGTCTTCCCAACGACTGTAATTAACTTTTTTGAAGTTTCCGGATTCAGTAAGTGGCTTACCTTCCATCACGTTCATAAATCCACGCATTGTATCTGACATATTGAGTTATCCTATATAATGTACGTATTTAGTGACAGAGGCTTCTTCACTGTATAATTCAAAGATTAAAGTAGCGGTTTCTATCTTCAATACTAGGGGTCAGTTTACGCGTGGTTTCGCGAAACTTTTCTTCTTGTTCACGCACACTGCGCCAAAACTCTAGACCCTCTTCTTTAGTGGGTTCATGTTCAGAAAGTGCTTTCAGTAACTCGTCATCCATTATTTCGACTCACTCTCGTGTATCTTCTTCCACTGTTCAACAGCATCAAAAAACAAGTCACTCACGGCATCAGCGCCGGCATCAGCAATAGATATCATTGTTTCCGAGTCGTTCCACTGCGAAAGCCACTTCATGGTTTCATCAAACCATTTAATTTTATCTTCGTCTGTCATTATGTATACGCCTTTAAAACAGTACACACTTGCAAATTTAATTTGGTGCACGGAGTGGGACTCGAACCCACACGCCCATTACGGACAGGAGATTTTAAGTCTCCCACGACTACCAATTCCATCACCCGTGCATGAAAGACAGTTAGATAACTGTCTTTGCGATTGTTGAAGCCGATCTACCGTCGTATAAACCTTCGTGATTAGCTTTAAGGTGCTTCATCACTTGGCCCATATTACAACCTGGGTTGGCTTCTACGAATGAAACGATTGTGCCTCTCAGCTCATCTTCATTCATCTGTTTAGGAATGTACCCGTTTACCACATCAAGCTCAAGCTCATAAGCGGCAAGCTCGGATACCTGATTGCGCTCTTTCATGTTAGTGATAGTTTCATCAATTGACTTGACGAACTTTTTACACATCTGCACTACCTCTGCATCAGTCGATAGACGCTTACCATCGTCTAAGCCGATGCGCGAAGCTTCAGAATACAACGTGGTTAAAATACTAACTCTGGCGCTGTCTCGTGCTTTCATAGCTGCCATACGGTCAGCCTTTATCTTTTCTATCAACATTTCTATGTTTCCTTCGGTTATGTGCCAGCCACCGTGTCGTGGTAAGCGGTGTCGAGTTTCCCGACAACTTTTACTTTCATAATACGGTGCGGCGGATAGTGTTCAAAATAATCTTCGCCTTCGGGGTTTTCTGGATTGTGGCGATAGCCAGTTGCAACAATAGCGGAAGAGTGTTCGCGGGCTTTGCTTTCGTTCGACACGTTGTATTTGAATACTCGGCCGTCGTCGATGTAAACTTGGATTTCCATTAGTGTTACTCCGTGTATGTAGAAATGCAGGATCATGTCGCCAAACACTCACCTGCATTGAGGACAAACTAATTAATAATCGTCGGTAGGATCAAACACAAGATAAGTATAACGGCCGCCATATGCATTCACTGTGTGAATACGAGCGTATACACCACCCTCGGTGTCTACTCCACGATTACTACCGTATGCTACTTGTACCCGGGATCCGTGCTTGGCTTTCACTTTTTGCAAGTCACTGATCAACTCGTCGATGTCATGTGCGCCAGATATTCTGTCGCCTGCATCGTCGTGCGGCACATCTTCGTCGTCATCCGGCATGTCGTAATCTTCGTTTACGGCTTTAACTGGCATGCCAGTGTCCGGATCTAGACCTTCTAATATTCTGCGTATGCGCTCTGACATATAAATCTCCTAAATGCTAATCTCAGATATCTTTATTTAAGCAAGTAGAGAAAATGGTAGAGACACCGTGGGTCGAACACGGAGCACCAGCCTTATGAGGGCCGGGCGAATACCAGCCATTCTGTCTCTAGTATTTGGCGGAGAGTACAGGATTCGAACCTGTGCGCCCCTTTCGGGACTCTCGATTAGCAGTCGAGCGCGATAGACCTACTCTGCCAACTCTCCTTTAAACTGGTACCAGGTACGGGATTCGAACCCGCAGGGTCATTATTACAGACCGCGACAAACACTTTAATGATGCCGCGCCTTCCCATTCGGCGCAACCTAGTATGGCGGTGAGGGTGGGATTCGAACCCACGGCCGATGTTGCCACCGACGTTTGATTTCAAGTCAAGTGCAATAAACCAGACTCTGCCACCTCACCATAAACCTTTACAAGCTGTTTATATCAGCTATTGCTTCTTTAAGAGATTCACGCGCACGCTTTTCGCGCTCGAGTTCTTCAACTCTTTTTTCTAGCTTTTTTACAAGCTTAACAAGATCACCGTGTGTCATTGTCATTGTGAACCTCTATTTAATATGGAGCCGGCCCTGCGATACAACAGGGGATCACCCGGCATTGTAAACTGGTAGGTTAGGTGAGTATCGAACTCACTACAACTGATTTGTAAGAACAGCGCCTCACCTGTCGGCCTCTAACCTGATGATTTATATTCTCGTAAATACTTGTTTCTTTTCGAGATCTTTTTATACCTACTACCGGCACCTTTGGCACCCCATGTGTCGGTTTGCGTATGACAATTAGGGCAAAGTAATCTACAATTACTTGGTAAATTATTGTCACTATCGCCGTCTATGTGATCTAGCTGCAAAGTCAACGGCTTATTGTTCCACATAGTACCGAGGCCGCACTCACTGCATACCGAACCGTATTTCTCGACCAAGTATCGTTTAATATTGCCGCCAAGGCCTGCTTCTATTTTGGGAACCTCTTTATTTTCCCAGTCCCATGACAACTTACACTCCAAATCACAATACGTGTTGCCTTTTTTATGGGATATATCAGATCCGCAATACCTACAGTGCACTTCTTTCTTTTTTCTGGCACCGGGCCTGTACCTCACAGATTTGCCGCACGAGCTTTTATGCCCGATATACTTGTGCCTATTCGTGTAAAACTTCGCCGCAATCGCAAATATATTTTTTCATAAAAATATTTAGCAACTGCCTGAATAATCACGTCAAATAAGCACTCTGCCTCTGAGCTACGGATCTATAATTCTTAAACTGCTTCGTGTGTAAACTTACACATAACTCGGTAGAATACCTGCGTTGCAGCATACTTGTCGATATTGTCAAGAAACATTTGGAAGAACTTCTTCTCTGTGTCACTATTGTCCATAGCAACTGCTCTATTCAAAGTAGCTACGTATGTTTCCCTAGGAATCAACATAAAGTTTGCGTATTCTACACGACCCCATTCAATTAACTGCTTAAATGTTTCGGGGTCTAACTCTGCTTTAAGCTCGTTGACGCGCTCTGTAAGCTCGTCTATGAAGTTATTCTTGTAATCTTCCATAATGTTACTCGTTAAGTTTTAATCTATAATAGCACGTCTGTAGAAGCTTACAAGAATAATTTCTAATTTATTTAAAAATAAAAAAGTGCCAAAGTAATTACTACAATGACACCTTAAAATGGTTGCGGGTACAGGTAACGATCCTGCCGGTCCTGGGTTATGAGCCCTGGCTGAACACCGTGTTCACCCGCGATAGATTTAAAAATTGGTTGCAAGGGCGGGATTTGAACCCGCGTCCGCTAGGGTTATGAGCCCTGCCATCTGCCAGACTGATTGTACCTTACTATTGTTTGGCACACCCTCCAGGATTCGAACCTGGGACCTTCGCGTTCGTAGCACGACATTCTAATCCAACTGAACTAAGGGTGCAATAAACTTTTAATCATTTTCGTCAAGAAGGATATCTGTTATAATCTCTTCAAATGCGTGGTAGTCTTCCATACCATCCCAATTGCCTTCGTTATAAAAAATATCCGTTGTTAGTGATACTATCTCGCGGCGACGGTTACGCGGTAATGCCTTCCATTCATCTATCGAAGTAACGCCTTCTCTGCGCAAGGTTGACAAAATAGCAACAGAAAAACTGTCGTCATTGTTGCCTGCCTTATTAGTATCACTTAGCACCGAATCTATCATATCAGCAAACATTGCTGAATCCGGCATCGCTTCATCGTCAATCCAACCATGATTGTAAAACAAGTCACTAGCTAGATCACCGTAGCGATATTTTTCGCGTCTTGATAACGCGTTCCAGTCAGCTAGCGTGTTGATATTATCACGAGCTAACATTTGTAACACACCCGACTTAACAGCGGCATCGCTGCCGCTAGTGTCTTCCATCAAGTTCATAAATTTGCGCATCTGATCTGACATAAATGTTCCTTATTTGATCTGCAATATGCTTGCCGCCTGTCGTAGCGCGACTTCGCGCATCGCTTGCGACTTGTATCTTTCTTGCATAAAACTCAAAAGTTGATTTATGCCATCTTCAAAATCATCATACGCAGAGTCAGGGTCACCAACACCATAAGCACCGATGATAACACCGTTAGCAAAGTATTCACCGTCTTCTGCTATTTCAAGAACCTCGGCTTCTTCTTTAGCTTGAGCAGCGTTAATAACCTTAGTAGCAAACTCGTACGGAGCCATAGCGCCATATGATAAGAGTTGCTTGCCTACTTTTTGCGTATAAGACTCTACTGAACCTTGTTCTATACCGTATATTAACGCTGACGCTTTATCGTAAAACTGATCAACTGATATAGCATCAGAGTTTTCCGTAATAGCTGTGTCAATATTTTGATTCAATGGCCCGGACTGACCTTCCATTAAATTCATTATTTTGCGCATCTGATCTGACACTTAATATCTCCCATAAACTATTGTATAGCTTATTTACGCATTTAAGTTGGAAGGGGTGGCAGGATTCGAACCTGCGAGTACCGGGATCAAAGCCCGGGGCCTTAGACCGCTTGGCGACACCCCTACAAACTGGTCTCTCGAGCAGGATTTGAACCTGCGACACGTAGTCCCAAACCACGCATGTTACCAGACTACACTATCGAGAGAATCAAAACTGGTTGTCCCTGCTGGATTTGAACCAGCGATCAGCGATTATCAGTCGCACGCTTTAGGCCAGGCTAAGCTAAGGGACAATAAACTTTTATCGTTTACGTAGAGTAATCTCAACACCTTTAATTGCATTGAGTTCATCTACGATTTGCTGAGGATCTACCTCTATGTCAGTACGACGTCTAGGCACATACTCGATGTCTCTACCTATTAATTGAATACGTTTAGGCAAAACACGCAATATAAACGGACCACCAACCTGTAGATTTCTATTAGTTAGGTCATAGTAATAACCGAGCATTTTGAGCGCTTTCGCTACTTCGTCCGATACTACCTGTTTTTTCACCTGTTTTGATGGTTTGTCCGAAACAATATACTCTTCTGCGGGTGTTTCGTCGTCGTACTCAAGTGCTAGCTCAACCACATTTTTTACGTGTTTCTTTGCAATAAACAAAACACCGTCGTCCATGTCATGCTCTACGTCATCTAATTCAAGATCCGAAACAAGCCCAGCGATTTCACTTGCTGTCCATCCAGGCATAGTCAGTTGTACCATTTTACGCTTGGACTCTCTGACTGTCTTTTTCGGTCCGTTGCCTTGACTAGCATAATACTTGCTGAACTCTTCGTCAGCATATTCGGCCATTTGCTCAATGAAATCCCAGCGAGGGCCATCTTCAGCATATGCCAAATCCGGAACTATTTTTGTCAGCACTTCGTTTTCAACTGCTGACTCATCATCATCTAGAATTGCACGGGTCAAGTCATGTAAGCGATCTCTGTCGTCACCAAACAACTCGTTACCAGCGTCATGTGCCATACCATCCAATTTAGACATCAAGCGGCCGAAAACATGTCTTTTTGCTTTCTTGTGTCGCTCGTCACCAGTTGGTGACTCCATCAAATTCATTAATTCGCGCATTTTTTCTGACATTACTGTCTCCTATAAACTATGTCATATAGCTTATTTACGCAGGTAATTGGTGGACCCCCGCGGACTTGCACCACACGCCTCAATACTACCCTCACTTTATTTCTTTTAAGACACCGGATTTACAGTCCGGGGTGAGGAAAGGGATCCTTAATCTGTTACAAAAACTGTTTTGGAAGGGGTCGTTACCAACCCCTCAATAAAACAATTCTTAAAAGTGCGGGTTTTTGTCATTGTGAACACCGCGTGCAAGCGTCCAAATGCCTGCTCGTTTATATGTAGCAGTGTTGCCTTTACGCCAAAATACTGTACCGTCGCTTGTTGTAACTTTCTTCATAGTTTTAGAAATCTTGACAATTGTACCGCACGGATACCAGTCACCGTTAAAACCGTAACTTACTACGTCACCAATCTTTGGCATGCGCTCTACTGCATGATCATCGTGACGCTCTACAGCAATATAAGTATCACCGGTTTCTTCACTCAACTGCTCAGCGATTCGTTGCGCAATAAAGCTAGAGCCACAATAATTAAGGGTAACAAACTGGGCCATTATTTCTTTGTAGAAGTTCGGCGCTTTTTCTTCATCGCCACCTGCCATCTTTAGCGCAGTTTCACGGACTTCTTCAGCCCATGCTTCAGTGTAGTCTTCGTTACGATCAATAATGTTACCAGTTTTTAAATCTACTCTATAATGTATCATAATTTGCTACCTTGTGTTTGTTTAATCAACCTACACAGACATAATAGCAGAATGACATTCAAGTACAAGACTTGTTTGAAAATAATTTAAAATATATTTTGCACAGCGGACGGGTTTCGAACCCGCAATGCGATATTCGCGCTGCCTTGAAAGGGCAGTGACTTTACCAGTTTGTCCACCGCTGTGGAAAATATACTTATTCTGGGCAAAAATAAAGCGACTTAATAGCCGCTTTATCATGGCATTAAGGTTTGTTACTATGCGCGTCTACGAACAGCGATTCCTAGTACTGCTAAAAGCGCAAGTGCTAATGAACCTGGCTCCGGTACCGCTGTTACACCACCTAACTGTAAATCATATGAACGCTGCATTAGCCCAGTATCAGGCGATGCAATATTACCGCGCACTTGGATGGCTCCGATGTTTGTGAAGTCAGTGTTACTAAATTCACGCGAAAGGAAAAACGCATCACGTCCTGGGCGATTAACACCGGGTATCGGTAACTCAACAGTTTCAGCAGTTCCGTTAGGACCTGACCAAAACGTTACGTCAAACCAAGCATTCAAATCTGATTCAATAATCGTTGTAATAAATTTTATCGGGTTGCCAATTGCAGTTAAGTCAAGTCCGCCTAAGCCGAATGGATTAATTGCATTTGATCCGTCAACGCCGTCCCATTGAATGGTAAACATTGATTCGTTACCTGCGCCTGAACTAAAGAAAAAGTTATCAGCCGCTACGTTTACAGAGGCGCCTTGGTTGAACTCGTCAACAACGCTTGTTATTTCTAAATCTCGTTCTCCGCCGATCATAGAACCCAATACAGAGCTAAACAAAGTTTGGCCTTGCATTACTACCATTGGTCCTTGGTCATCAGAAAAGTCATCAATCGTTATCATACCTGCGTTGGCTGAGGTAGTAATACCCATGGCCAATACAGCGCCTAACAATAGAGATTTCATTTTCATATAAATGATCCTTTTAAAGTTATCCAGTTGCTTTTAGCAACACATACACTATACATTACTTTTTTACAAGGTCAAGAAGTTTCTTTAATTCGTAAAACAGTATTTAATAGGCATGTATGAATAACACACGATTTTGACCTCTTATTCACAAAAAGCCAAAATCGTGTGTTATGCGATGACCATAATGATCACCGCGCTACACTACTAATTATTTTTGCAAATCGTAATATTCGTACTCATAACGACCACCTTCGATCTCGCCCCACTGCTCCCAGCCGTTCTTTGAAACATGCATTGTGTTCGCGGCGTGCTCAGGAGTAATGATAAAACGTACATCAAAACCAGCAGCGTGTGCCTCAGCTTTTACACTTTCAAAGTCTTCAGCGCTGTGTGCAGCACCGTGCCATACGTTTTCAGTTGCGCCTACCATTTCTTCAGCGCTGTTCCAGTTCGCTACTACAAAACTTGTTGCTTTACGATTGTTCATAATTTGCTACCTTGTGTTTGTTTAATCAACCTACACAGATATAATAGCAAAATGACATCCAAACACAAGGCCTTTTTGAAAATAATTTCAAAAATATTTCGTTGCTCTGGGTACTTATATTAGTCGCTTTTAAACTCATGTGTTTATCATCTCGCAAAATGGCAAACATATAAGTTTTGGTGGGTTGGGTGGGATTCGAACCCACGAAGCATTACGCGCTAGATTAAAAGTCTAGTATCTTTAACCACTCGATCACCAACCCATATCGTTTTCGTACTTTCGTCTTTCGTTTCATTTTCTTTCTCCTGTTAATTATACGAGTGTAGTATGCAGGGACGACGGGACTTGAACCCGCGCTCTCCGCAGTGACAGTGCGATATTTTAACCAACTAAACTACGCCCCTGCATACTACACTCATATCTTTATTTTAATATAACGAGTCTTCTACGATTTCAAACAAGTCATTATACATAGCTGAAGCCATTGCATTAAACTCGTCGTAAGCGCCATCAGCAAAAAAATCACTATACAACATATGTGCATCGCCTTTATTGTCACGTACTGACTTTGACACGTACTGTAACGAGCGAGGCTTAAAGTGCGACATCTTTTGCAATCTAGGTTCCGGCGGGAAAGCACGCATTTCAATATCAATTGAGTCATCGCCTTCCTGATAAAACACTAACATTTTAAGAACTGTATTCGCGTTCCAGTTAGTTTTTATCGGCTTAAACTTGATAGTGAAGCCTTCTTTACCAGCTTGAGGAACATCGTCGCCTTGTAGTACGTCGACACCCATATCAGCAATCTCATCTAACCAAGTGTTCATACCACTAACGATTTGTTCACGGAACTTGCTGTATTGTTCTCTGAATCCGGCAGCGTCGCTTTCCATTAATCTGAAAACCTTTTCCATACCGGAATTTTGTCCTGTTTTTTTCCCTTCAAGGATTTTGTTAACTCGATTTCGGTCAGCCATGTTTAGTATTCTCCTGTTATCCGTTATCGTTACTATTTATCCAATAACTTAAGAGCGTACAAAACCAATAACCAAAATTGGCGGACGGTGCTGGATTTGAACCAGCGCGGGGGATATTCTCCACCTCCGGGTTAACAGCCCGGCGCAATCGGCCACTATGCGAACCGCCCATAAACTTTTAAAGTTTGGTGGAGTATACCAGACTCGAACTGGTCAGGCTATCATCTTGCAAGGATGATCCGGGTGCCCATGCCCATACCCCATTAAACTTGGTGCCGAGTGGTGGTACCGCCCCACCCTCTAAGGATTTTCAATCCATCGCTAATCTGTCTCAGCTAACTCGGCTAAATTGGTGCCGGCGGAGAGAATCGAACTCCCGTAGACGCATTACAAGTGCGCTGCATGGCCACTGTGCTACGCCGGCTGAATATCTGTCTAAATACATTCTGGGGTAATAGACGGGCAACGATCCCGCATCTTCCAGGGTCACATCCTGGGGCTCTGCCATTTGAGCTACTATCACCCCAGAATGCACTTTCGTACATACTGGGTTCTGTTTTAACGCTAGAACCAGCGTTTAGACCAGATATAAGTTTATATCCAAATTGTTAAAGAACGTTTCGACTCCTACGGAGTCCAGGCATAAAAAAAGCAGCCTGTTGGCTGCCTTTATGCTTTTCAATTTCGTACGAGGTTAGATAATCTCTTTCTCGTCTAATTGCATAAAGGCAGTGTTAAAATCTTGATACTCTGGTTTATGATTCGTTTGATTATTATCATCCGACGCAATTCCAGATTCACGGATACTTCTTGTCGCGTTTACCGGAGCATACGATTTTTCGTTGCTTGGCATGATAAACGTTTCTTCACTACGTGGAATTTCAGCTACAACTACGCGTGGTGGCGTAATGTCGCTTAATTCTTTTGTTGATGTAGTAATAAATGTTGCCATTGTATCCTCGATTAATATTCAATAGGAACCGTAGTTCCTTGCTATAGTTTTATTTAGCACCGTAAAACCATTTTTTACGGCAGCTAGTAATAAAACAGGCTAGTTTTTTAAAACGCCAATGTTTTTTAAAAAATTGCTGTTCCTAGCCTAAGTCATTTGTTTTAAAAACTTGATGTCTATTATACATGCTTTTAAAACGTTGTCAAGAACTTTTTTCAACTTTCTTGACTTTAATAAGTCGGGTTGCTTTTACTAGTATCGAATTATGAGTTCGAGTTTTCGTAAAGTTTTGCTGTTAGCAACCCATAATAGATATACACCGTGATGCACATGTATTATGAGTAAAAATAGCAGCGAACTATCCAAAGGGTTGGGAGTTCTCCAGATAGTCGCTACCCAAGAGAGTGGATGAACACTCTAGACAAACAAAATAAGTCGGGCTACATTATCTAAAGTCAAATTAAAAGTTTGATGATCGATAATATTGCTGTTAGTAGCCCATAATAGATATACACCGTGATGCACATGTATTATGAGTTCTAACATTACACCCGGTTTTGGGACCTAAACTGCCGTACTCCCGGGGTAACATTAAAAATTAACGCCGTATCCAAATATATGCGTTCAGGTCAAATCGGATAAAAATCACCTACTAACACATAAAAAGAACTTTGTTAAACTGGATGCATTAAGTACTGGTTTGATTAGAAGTCAAAAGTAATTAAATGTTGCTGTTAGCATCCAAAACTTTTTAGCTTTACGGAAACTTTTGTTTCCCTAACGCTGTCTTATCTATTATACTTCATTTGATCGCTGTGTCTAGAACTTTTTTAATTTTTTTCAAATTAATTTTCTAACCAACAATCTTTTTAAGTGCTAGGGGCCGAAGCCCCTATCTCAGCACTGTGAGATCAGATGATATTATACTAGCGTAGTTCACAGGATTGTCTTCACCGGAAGGTCCCACGAAAAACATTTTCAATATCCGGGCAAGGTAAAAGCAGCAACCAAATTATGCAAAGGTATATAGCTAACTCCCGCGGATCCTCTCACTGCTGGTGTTACTTCGCCACCAAACGATAACTAGACTAATATAGTTACCGACCCAGCTAGGCGTCTATGATGCAGGCTGTACTCTCGACAGCCGTCACTAAAATCTAGCTAGGTTCAACTACGTCTGGTCGCACGTAAATGTCAATCGGCGATGCGTCACCGTACATACACCACTCACCACCAAACAAATAAATTCCGGTTAAGTCGTTTCCGACTGGCTTGCCATCAATACTTAATGGCTTTACTTTTACAGTTAAATGCTTTGCTTCAAGACTGGTTATGTTTTCACAACCATGTGCCTTAGCAACTTCCGATACAGACGAGTAACTCTCGCCTTTACACTCAATTGAGTCAACGAACCATAGTGCGTGATCTGTTTCGCCTTTAAATGCTACTAAGATCGTATCGTTCTTAACAATCTTTTGCTGTATAGTCATTGTTGCGCCTTGTTTGTTTTGTGTTTACGTAATCTATACTAACACCAAATTAGTAGTTGTCTACAAGTTTTTTCAACTTTTCACCAAACACGCGTACCATACGAAAACCGGCTTCGTAGATACTGTACTATCAAGCGGGGCGCAGGTATAAAAGAGTTAACTGGGATGATTTTCATCGTATCTGATTGCGGAATATCCCAAAAATCCTGATAGTTGTTTTGACCATCAAAATATATTGAACGTTCAGAGCCTACTATCCGTAAATGAAAGCTATGCACTCCCACAAACTCATAACTATCAACCGAAGTGCGATACTTTTTTGTGTCGCGTGCTAGTATTTTTATACGATGTAAGCCTTCCAGCACAGCACGTACTGACTGGGACAGGCCTGCAGACGATATTTCCACGTTGCCCATTATTACTTGCTTAAGTAACTCTTCATCATCTGTGCAATAGTAGTACCCTGAATTTGGTATAAGGCATTCAGAATTTACGATATGTATATTATCGTATGTTACTTTGACCTTTTTGAACAATAGCGCGTCGGATGGTATCGAAAGATCCATTTTGTTCTCCGTATAATTCTTCAAATACTTGGCGCGCTTGTGTTTCATCACTGTGTGATAGAAGCTCACGCAAGTCCGTAGAGTTGTATACATTGCCAGTCGAGTTAACTACGTTGTCAATAACGATAACCTGACCTCGGGTGTTTGCGGCTTCCGTGCTATTATTAAACCGACGGTAGTATCCAAGTTCACCGTCTTTCTTGTGTGTCGTTCCTGCTTCGTCAAATTTGAAACGATCAACGTCCTTTTCACCAACAGCGACAATATATCGTATCATCTCAGGCTTACGGCCTAGGCGTTCAATAACCAAGTCACTGCGCATTGGACTGGCTACTTCTATCACGTACTCGGAAGGTACGCCGCTGGCTACTATTAATGATTTGCGAGTTTCAAAATCAAGCGGGCTGCGCTCATTAACGACATTACTCGTTGCAATATAACAGTGGCCGAATTGTTCGACTACTTTGTCGTATACTGCTTTATGCCCAGGATGGAATGGCTGGAAACGACCGGGATAAACCGCGATCGTCTCAAGCTGTACTATGTCAGCAACCCGCATCACGCAACCTTTGAAAGAGGCGTAGTAGTTGCTACACGAAGAGTTCTATCGAACTGTTCAAGTGTAGGTAAGTTGGAATGGAATTTTATTGTCTTTTCGTCAGTGTCATAGTCGTATGTGTTGCCTTCGACATTAGTAAACGACACAGCATAAACGGTGCCGTCACACCCAGTTACTTTAAAGGCTGGATCAGAAGACAGTAATTTAGGATCGCGTTTTTTCGCGGTTGAAAGATACGTTTCAAGTATTGCTTTAGTTGACTTCTGCGTCATATCCAAAATCATTACTTTTTTTGTGCTCGTACTCATAGTTGTTTTTCCTTGTTTCTTGTATAAGCTGACACACCCAACACAGCACCGAATGCCAAGTGAAATGTGCCAGCGCCGCCCAGAGTAATAGGCTCCCAGCGCTCACGCTGAGTTGGTACAGACGTAAGCATCTTAGCCTGAACAGCATCTGATTCTAACGTGCGTACTAACTCTACGTAAGCAGGCATATCGAAGTTTTTAGCATTAACCTCAATATATGTTGGCATAATAATAAAGTCAAAAATACAAATAATCAAGTACACAAATGCCGCCATAGGTCGCCAAGTTCTTTGGTACCATTTCTCCTGCGGTGATTTGGTCTTTAATTCACATTTTTCACAAGTCATAATTAGCCTCTATAATATTTCGGGTGCGCAATCTCTACCTGGAACTGAGGGTCTTGGTCAAAGAACTTAGTAAAGTAGTTATCCGGAATTGGCTTTTCAAACGTTGGTATCAAGTCATTGCCATCCTGCGGGATAACATCAGACTCAATTACAGGCCAATCAAACACAAACGTATCTGCACGGAATAAAACTGTACTTTCTACTACAGGCATCACCCCGTAGCGCTGTATACCAGACTCAACCTTATCAAGCACCTGCGGCGCGTATTCAATAAGACCGTTCTCTGAAACAATTCGTATAGAGTCACCGTATCTTATATCGTCTAGTGCTTCAGTAGGCCAATCAACCACGTCTACTTTTGCGTTGCCTATATCAATCCTTACAAGTACACCATCTACCGGATCATGTTCTTGTGTTTGTATAGGATGCATCTGCTTGAGTGTTTCAGGCAGCCCGGTGATAGTTGACGTCGACGTTATTTTAACAATGTCAGGCACATAATAATGTGAATCAACTGCCAAGACATCAGCAGCATCTTCGAACCTTGCAGGTATCATGTCAGCGACAAACACATACGGACGACGGCCATCATCGTCTATCATTTTGCCAACTACCGGTACATACTTGTCGTGCTCAGCAAGTACTGATCCAACCAAGTGACGTGCCCAGGGTTCTGCCTTCAGGTAATCATCCACAGAAGCCGGTGCGACATCGTCTACTACATACGACACAGCCGACGCCGTGTGTACTGATTGTTTGTCGGTAATATAAGCCTTAACAACCCTGTCGAAAGATACGCCACTAATATCAAATACCGGCTTAACATCTAAATGATCAGGAACATCGTCTCTGTAGCCTGTTTTTATTGGTCCGGTGTCTACATGTATCTTAAACGGGTTGTACAGTAGGGCAATATTGTCGTGGTGGTACAGTGACTCAACAGGATATTGCTTGTCAGTAAGCACCCATTTATCGTCGAATATAGCCTCTGTCAAGCCCGGCACAGTTGTAACTTCGTGATCTATCTCATACAACGTGTGTTGGTATTGTTGATCTACCACATAGAACGTACCCTGAACATTGTCTGGCACAGGCAATGTAGGATGAGTAAATGCCGCTTTCCCGTTTACAAGATAGTTATACTCAAACATCTTAATATTAAGGTGTTCCGGCATATGCTCCCAACCGTTATAGTCAGGGTCATAGCCAAATAGAGTATCTATATCGCGTCGTATGTACTGATCCCAGATCGGCACAGATTCTGTCCACGGTGTACCTGCATACGGGTTCCATGCTTCTAGCGGGGTGCCAGGCATAGACACATGGGGATCAGTTACGTGGCCTACTAATAAGGGCTCTGCTTCGTATGCGTCAGATGTCAGGAAGTCGAAACCCCACTCAAGGATAGCAGGATCCGAGGCTCTATTGTTGATATCACCGTCACCAAATTCTGTGCTTAAAGTGTAACGCGTATTACGTGAAAGTTCCGGACTAAACACCGCGCGATGTGCTGTGTTAGGTGTAGTCGGACGAACTCTGTCAAGTACTACCCCGTCACTGTCTTTTAGGACTAGCCACTTAATGTCATTCGGGTTGGTGAACACAGTGTTGCCTTTAGCGAACAACACGGTCAATCTTACTTCACGATCCTCGGTTTCAAATTCAATGTCTTCCGGGTACACACTAAACCCGTCAGGATCATCTAGCGAGTTCAATATAATGCCTGCGCCTGTTGACGTAGAGTAAAGCCTATTTGCATTTAATTCAGGAAGTGCGTCGTTGCCGTCGCTGTACTTGGCATCTTTAGTCCAACCTTTGAATTGGTGATCTAGCGTGTTAACCGGCGATGCTGCGTTACCACTTGCTGCGGCTAGTAATTCAGGCACTGTTAACGCCCAGTTATAAGCTGTGATATCCTGTACAACTAGGTTCGGGTTTATATTTGCCAAGCTACTCACCACACCCAATGACAGATGCTGCGTGCGCATCATGCCCTGGTCAAGCGGCAATGTTGTTTCTTGGATGCAACGTTCGTTTACATACACTCGTATTAGGCCTCTATCATATACGATACTTATAAGAACTCGCTCGTTATACTTGGTTGCACTCCCCATCGCTGTGTGAATTCTATCAGCTGTATTCAGCTTTAACGAACCCTTATAAACGTCTTTTACGAAAGCACCGTCTGACGAAACACCGTCACGCCATATGCCAACCGTTCTCGGGAATATGTCGTGTTCAGACGACACTCCCCACATAATGTCATGCTGTGCAAAAACGCCTATACCACCGTCTTGCGCTGGGTTATCGGTTTCTTGCCATGCATTAGTCCTGATACTCAAAGTCCATTGATCGAATGTCTGCGGCGCTAGAGCACACGTATCTATACTATACCATCCCGTAGGGTACATACCGTACGTGCCGTCAGGGAATTGGTACTTCGCAGGATCACCGTTATTACGTGAATCCAAGTCAGTGCGCTTAAAGCGTAATACATCATAATACGTGTTGTCCGGTGTATCGAAAGACACCATCATTGAGCGGGCTTTTTCCCTAGTATCCTGTCCAACTAACGGATGATTAATTACGAATCGTCTTATAGTAATTTCAGTACTTGGTATCTGGCGCGGGTTATAAAACTCTAGCTCATATAAACCACTGTAAGGCACCTCTATATCATACCATTTAGACTCTGTTTCAATAGCAGGGTCATATGCTGTGTCCGAGATAATTTTATCAGTTGTCAAATTACGTAGACGCAACGACATGTAATCAGTATTACCGTGTGTTGACTCTATATAAATACGCACTTTAGCAGGGCCGCTTGCTTGGAACTCTACGGTTTCGCCATGCGCAAAAAGTAAATCAGTTCTATCTGATTCAAAGTCATACGTGGCGTTTGTTAGATCACTAGTTGCCGATACTGCCGCTGAACGCACTGCTACATTAGATATACTAAGCAACTCACCACTTGGTGTAGTGGCGTCTGGTGTTCCGATAAAACTATCAAGAATATCCACCGCGTCTGCGCTGCCCATTTGGACAAACATCATGTCAGTGCCGTCAATCATTCTATCAAAAACGATAAAATTAGATATCTTACCAGCATAATCGTACGACGACACAGGGAATATAATCGAATCCGGTGTCAGATACAATGCTTCGGGATTTACGTAGTCGCTAATCACAAGCCTGTTACCTACGTAAATTTTAATGTTATCGCCGCGTACTGAATACGTTAGCCATAATTCACCGTTAGCGTCTAAGTCACCGTCTTTAACCACTAGTAAATCGTTACTAGCAACGCGCAAGTCAGTTCCGCCGAACAGTCTATTAGACCGTGCGTTAGTGGCGTCATTTGAAAACTTAGCAACCCACTCTTCTAGTTCTGAACCAGTGCCTTCTATATCAAACTTAGTTTGATTAGACTTGCCGACTTGCATAAAGTCGCGCACGTTGACAGTCGCGCCGACTGCTGTGTCTAGCTTTAATACCACCGTATATTCGTCTAGTACATCGGTTAAGCCAAATGCAGACATCGCCATACTAGATCTATTAGCTAGCTCGCCAGGCGTCCAAGGGTATACTGATCCATCTAGTGTCTTGGTACCGGCGGGCACTCCCAACCCAGTAGTTAAGTCAGTAACATATAACGACGAAGCTTCATTGTTAGCTAGATGCATAACACGTCGAGTAACACCTTTACCGGCGCCTAGAGACTCAATAACCATATCGTTTGTTTCATATACCAATATACTTTCTAATCTAGAATCGACATCGTAATCAAAGTCTTTAGACATGGAGAACTCATATGTACCGGCAGGCAGTAACACTGGCATTAACCAAGTGTCTCCACCTACATGCTTGAATGTAGGGTCAGCTTTGTCTGCCGTTGTCCATACTTCTCCCGTTGCTATATTCTCTATGTTAACAGGCGCGTGATACTCGTCTTCTGCGTTCCACACAATTTGCATATACGACGGCTCGTCTAATTTATACCGCTGTGTGCCGAATTTAAGTCTTGCATCAGTCTCCAGAACAGCGCCGTGGAATTGGGTTGATCGCTCTATTCCGAACTCGCAGCGCCACACGCGTTCCATATTGAACCATCTACGACCGACAAAGTTATAATCACCCCAAGAACCAGTCGCATTAGAACGTGTTAGATTTTTCATGTAGCCGTCGTAAACAGGGTTCATGGCGTACCCGTTAAGACCGTCTTCTAAAACGTCTCCTGCAGGGATTCTATAAAACTGTACACCGCGCGGGACACCAGTACGAGGATGGCTGAAGTCATCATAAAAGCCAGCACGAGCTCGAATAGCGTGAACCTCAACAGGGTCATCTGTTTTAAATTCAATAACGAAGTACCCAGGATATAAGTACTGCTCTTGATAATATGCGCGTCTACTCAACATAGCAGCGTTAAGACTGTCAGTTGGCTCCATAAATCCGTCATGTATATTTGGTCCTACCCAAGGACCTGTTTTCAAGTAATTATTAGAATCGCGCGGTATGGAACTGCCGCCAGCCGCTAATGGGTTGCCTTTATATCCATATGCCAACGGACTTCCTAAAAAGTTAGGAAACTTCCCAGGTAGTTTCTGTGTAAATCCTGTCGAATTAGGGTCATCTAAGGCCGATTCAATTAAACTAATGGTATACGGAATAGGGTCGCCGTTCTTATCATAGAACGTAATCTCTCCCAAGACCGCGCCCGAGTTATAAAAGTTCCACCAATAGTGCCCTGCATCGTTGGTCTCTTCCCACGTAGGCTTAAGTTCAGGTACGTCATTAACAGACGGGATAGTGGGCATCGGGCCAGGGTTAGGATTAGTAGACGGATTAGCATCGTAGGCGTCTTTTGCAATCTGCCATTCGGCTTGTAACCGTGCTTCCTCTGCCTGTCTGCGATTCTCCCATTCAGCAGCATGCCATGCGTTGGCTAACGATCTCGCACGCTGCACCGCAGACGATGACCCGTTACGAGTAACGTCCTCTACGTAAAACGGTTTCTCTACGCCGATAACCATGTACTTTGCGGTGAACACATTTGATTCGTTATAAGACAGTCTATTCCTACGGATCTGATTTCTGTACAGTTCGTTATCAGCGTCATACGGCCATCCGGAATCTAACTTGTTTACATCATCACCAAGTACGCTATCGCCCTGCGTGGCTTTCCTAGTATTATACCAGTTGTTTACCATGCCGATATACTGGAAGTTGCCGCCTTGTGTATCCTGCCCGCCTGTTACTCGTTTAGCTGTGACGATCTTACCGTTCTCCGTAACAGAAACAAAGTTAAAGCCGCCGTCGTGGTGTAGTGCACCGAGGCGTTCTAGATAAAAAGCATCGCTCAATATAGTGGGATTAGCAAACGTAAAGCGCAACCCATCTGTTATGTCTATTTCACGAGTAACAGTGTAAAAGCCTTCACCGCCGCCGTTGTATAAGACATCTTCGGCAGAGTACCCAGCGTATTGATCTGAAACCCATCCGTCACTTAAACTCACAGTAAGGTTATCAAACACACTAACCTGCGAACCGGACGTAACTAACGTACCGTAATCAAATACGTTGCCCTGCGCGTCGAGGAATCCCCAAGATCCGATAAATGCATCCGACGGGCTACTTGATGTTGCGAAGCCAGTTACTGCGATATTCTTTATAGCGACAACGTTATCGGCAGGTTCAAAATACGACACAGATCTACCGGAGAAATATTCAAACGGTGCGTACAAAAGGTCTTCTTTAGCCATGCGCAGACGTGCGCCCCAACCCGGCGGAAGTGTAACCGCAGGAGCCAAAAGTCCGGTAGTCAAGGCCCCGTCTTCTAGTATAGTACTGTATCCAGAATCATAGCCGTTTTTGGCTATCAATACCTGGTTGGTAGAGGCGTCTACTAAAAACTGTATGACGTCGCCTTTATAAAAGCCAGGAACATCAAATGTCGTGTTAGCTACTGAGCCGTTACTATAGACAGAGTTAGTTCGTGAATCATAACCTACACTCACTAAGCCTTGATCAAACTGCTTGTCGCCTAATGCGTAAACGTTTATTCTACGATCATTAAGGATGCCTATATCAGCTAGGCCAACACGCGCTGACCATTCATCGACTGAGTTTTCCGGGTAGGCTTCTGCGTCAGTAATTTCTATTTCAAAATAGAACAGTTTATTGGTTTTAAAGTCAAGCACTGTATCAGCTAGAACCATGCCGAAGCTTTGTTCAATTAACTCTAACTGAGGTGCACTACCGTAACTCACATACGGATCAGAGTATGTGTTCATTACAGACTCTTGGTCTTCCGATATAACAAATCTAGACTGCTTGGCATGCCTTGGTACTGAATCAGGATTAAAGCCAGGCTTTAGTGTAGAAGTGCTATGCGGTATTTTTAACTGTGCCATTAATTTACCTATTTATATTTTAATAATATTTAGTTTGACAGCCAGACATAAAAAAAGCGCCCGTAGGCGCTTTTTTACGTTTTACACATTAGCCGTCGATTATAGCTAAACGGTAACCAGGGTTACCGGCTGTATCAGTTTCATATGCCCAGATACGATAGTCTTGGTTGTTAACCGTCAACGCGTGGTGAGTTTGACCAACACCTGACGTAAGCAAGTAAACACCAGTGCCTGAACTAATATCGCCACCGAAGTGGCCTAGTCCAATGTTGTGTGCGCCGAACGGAATTAAGATTGGCTGATATGCCAAGCTCGCGTCTAAGTGCAAGTTAACATCTAGTCCTAGTGCGCCAACAATATCGTTAGGATCAGTAATACGAGGACCAACGCCGCCAGATGCAGTACCGTATGACGGGGAGGCACCGCCCAGCGTAGACAATTGCATCATACAGTAGTCAACACTCGAGTCGATGTTATACTCGCTGAAGTCGTTGATACACTTGAAGTAATCATAGCGCTCGAACGATGTGCCGATATTTTTCAAGTTAGGCATAGAGTCAAACTTAAAGAAAGGCATAACTGATGGGCCGCCTCCGCCGCCAAGGCTGTTAGTAAGCATTTCAGTCGAAATAGGAACAGTAGTAAACACATAAGGGTCATACGCGTTTTCAACGGTGTCCCATGGACTTAGGCGAGTATGTTCGAATAAGAACGGAGAACCAGAGCTTGTAGACAAGTTATTGTAAAACGACTGGAAGCCTACGTGACGATCAGACGCCGTGATAAGAAGCATTGTCTCACCTTGCGCTTGTTTAAAAGCGAAGCTGATTTGTTCTTTATGTAGACGCCAGTTAGCACTGTTATTCAAGTCTTCAGCACGCGGCACACCTGCGCCGTTGTTATACGGGTTATAAAGACCGTTATTAATTGCTTTGTTTGCACCCGTAGAGAATACCATGTTGTGGTATGCCGGGTAAAGTTCGCCGTTAAGACCGTGCACTGCCGGATCAGGTGTAGCGCCTACGGCTGCCCACTGTGGTCCGTTTACTGCAAGAGTTGCGTCGTCTACATGAGCGTGGAAGCGTACTAATACACAACGGTCCATACGTACTGTACGAACACCAGTTCCGTTTTCGTCAAGCGTTGCCATGCCTTCTACTGTAGAAGAGCCCGGGTTAGCGTTAGCGAAGAAATCCCATGAAATACCTTCGCCAGACGGATCGCCAGGAAGGATCCCTAGTCCAGGAAGCTTTTGTGGGATGAACAGTTCCATATAACGGAAGCGTGTTGGATCATCAGTCATTGGCTGTTTAAGGAACACGCTCTTGTCAGCGCCAGCACTGTTCTGTAACCTGCCTTGCTCTACCCAGTTAGACGTTGTAACAGTGGTACTGATATAACTATCATCTGGTTGGATACGAGCGCTTAAGGTCGCAATGTTAGTTTCACCAGTCAATACACTGGCAATGTCGTTCATTACATCTACTGGATCGACATTTTCAATGTCATAGTGTAGAGCTGCGTACATTTTATAAATTCTCCTTGATCAAGAAATCTTATTTCTTATTATTTAGTGGACCGCTATCACAGGACTAGTGTTTCTAAGTTCTTCTTAGTAGACACTTCAGGGTCATCGTATAGCTGCGAACTGCGGTTATCGCCAGCTACAACATATTCGATTTCCTGTCCTACTTGCCTGCGTATTATTGTATGGGTTGCGCTGGTGTCAAAATCAACAACATCACTTAATATTAATGTAGGCGACAGTATTGTCGTTTCGCCCCCAGCGTCATTAGTGTCACTAGCTACGCCCATCTGTTCGTATCCATTAAAGCCAAAACCCCATAGCTCACCACTATCATATAACACCAATGTATGGCTTGAGCCGCATTTTACTTTTACTGGGATACCAGTAGCGCCAATGTTAACCAATACAGGCGTGTCAGTGGCATCATGTGTTAAGAAGGTAGGTGCTGTTATGTCACCTAGCTGTCCGTAGTAATTGTGGCCGAGCGCATAAAGATCACCGTCTTTGATATAGACAGTATGTGCACCGCCGCATGCTATCTCGTCAACACCAGTATCTAGTAATACAGGGTCAGCGTTTTGTGATGCAGTGCCAGTCGGGTATACCGTGCCTACTTGTCCGTAGCGATTATAACCTAATACCATTAAATCGCCGGCATTGGTGATATAAGCGCCGTGGTAATAGCCTAGGCTTACTTTGTCCGGGTTGACGTCTATAATGTTAGTCTGCATAGTAAAGACAGCACGGTAAGATGAACCATAAAAACCCACTTGGCCTGATTCGTTGGCGCCAGCTGTCCATACGTTACCGTCAAAATCCATTACCCATGAATAATAGCCGCCTGCCCAAGCACGCATAACATTTCGTTTTAGAGGGCCTCCTGTTTCTTTAGTAGTAACCGTATTGTAACGAGAGTCAGAGTAACCAAGTTGCCCTTGTCTGTTACTTCCCATTACATACAACGCGCCGTTACTAGTCAACAAAAGCGCATGTTTAACACCGGTGGATATGTCTAATACTTTTTGTGCTTTGCCGGCGAAGTAGTTGTTATCCCTGTCTAAGAGACCCCAACTAGCGTAGTCTGGATTATCTTCAGTGCCGGTGTCCGTAATCCCTGCTTCTTCGTTTTCGTTGGCGTACTGTAATCCAAGTTGCCCGTACGTGTTGTCACCGCTTACATGTAGTACGCCTGTTTCGGGGTCTAGTATGATACTGAATGCGCGGCTTACACCGTAAAGGCTAATTATGTCAGTAAGCTTTGCGTTATTATTAGCAGGGGATCCTATTAACACGCCACCAGAAAATACTTGGGAGCCTGTTAGGGTGATTAAAGCCATTAGTCCTCCTGTGACTCTTTGGCTTCGTCTTGCATAATAGCAGAAACGAACTTAGTGAATACTCGGTCAACGTAACGTTCAATCTCACTAGTCACAATCGGCTTAAGGATATACTTGTCAACAGGCCATTTAGCAAACTCTTCTACTATGTTCCTGTCATAATATGACGTGCATACTGCGACATGAGCGTCTGTTTTCTTTTCAGTGAACATGTACTCTAATGTCTTTAACCCGCTGTCCTGCGAGTCTAAACAAATGTCCTGGAATATGAGGTGATAGCTCATTAAGTCTAATAAATTGATAGCGTTCTCCAAGTCATACGCCTGCATAACATTAGCATTACTACCTAAGGTTTTTTCGACAGCCAGCTTAATAATCTCGCTAGTGACACGACAATCTTCTATTATAAGCACTTTAAACATGATTAATCCTCCAGGACAGTAATAGAGATTGGACCGTCCGTTGTTTAAGATTATTTAGTTGTAAAACTTCTTGACATGTTTGAATATGAAACTAATATTAACAGCGACACAGACAAACAAGAGTAAATACTTATGCAACGTGATTATATCAACATGTATCAACAAGAAGAGAAAGGCATGTCAAACGAAACAAAGTCCACAATTAAGTGGGCACTTGCTGCGTTAGTATGTACGTTCATTGTTGTATGGATGGCAGCGCCATACTTGTTAGCGTAATAAAAGTTTTTGAAACAAAAGCGCCTACGGGCGCTTTTTTATTGCCTGAAATAATTGAAATTATTTTCAAATAGGTATTGTGTTTGAGTGTCATTTTGCTATTATAACGATGTAGGGCAATTACGCACTACACAGACAAACAAAGGTATAAATTATGAATACAACTACTATTAAAGTTTTACAAATCCAACTTAGCGACGAAATGTACAACAAAGTAAACGCTGGTGAATTTGTTCCAGAGTTCATGCTTAAGCGTGATATGGGCTTTGACGGCTCTGAGCGTTGGAAGCCAGAAAACATCAATTCTTATACACATGTTGCTGACGTAGTTGTTGAAGAGCGCGACGAAGAGCTCATGTTGAATGACGCAATGGCGAAAACTCAAGACTTAGGCAACTATGGCAAAACAGTTCATCCAATTTTGCCAAAGCGTGTTGTCGTTATTGATGGCAAAACACACGAGTTCAACAACATGGAAACACCGAGCTCAGGCACTGTGTTTATCGTAAACGGCAACTACTACTTAACAGAATTTATTGGCTTCAAAAAAGTTACTGTTAGTCAGTAGTTCCGCTATCCAATATACTACAGAGCTCCGACAGGGGCTCTACATACTCCCGGATATAATTGCCGGGAGTTCTTTTATCAGCTGGCCCTTTGCGTTTGTACGTCACTTGCCGTGCAATGCTTTTTATTCGCTCTGATACGGGCGCGTCGTAGCTGCCGTTAGTGCGCATGTTTACTTTCAGCGCGTGTGCTGCCTGCGACAGTGTACGAACTTCCGTTATTAGTATTTCGTTGCCGTCTATCCCAAACTCGCGTGCTACATACTCCATGTCGCTGCGCGGGTCGCTAGTGTCATCTATGCACAATCCGTATGCAACATCGTCAAATACTTGCCCTATGGTTGTTGGCAGGTGCCTTACAGTTTGCATATTTTACTACCTTGATGGGTTGCCTATAATAACACAATAGCACCGGTAAATTTTTTTGCAAACTTTTTTATTGGAAAACCTTTTTCAAAACAAGAACCTGTTAGAAAATGAAAACTTTTTTTAATTTTTTTTCCAAAAACACTTGCACACCTGTCAAAAAGACCTATAATAGATAATGTAGGTTAAATAAGTAACCCACTAAACAAACTTTTGATTTTTTGATTTTATAAGGTAAGACATTATGACAAACGCAAACACTAACGTAAAAACTACTTTTAACGCTGTTCGTACTGCTACTGGTTATGACTACACACACGTTAACACTGACGGTGCGCAACATAAAATGACTTTTGTGTGGAAGAAAGGCACTCGCGGTAACCCAATACACCTTAAAGTTGCTGACGACAACAAAGCAGTTCTTTCACTAATGATCGGCGGTGCTAAGACGCGTGCTGACGCTGACAAAAAAGCTCGTGACTATATCCAAAAGCACAACCTACGTAAACAGCTTCGTGATTGGGCTAAAGGCAAAATCGATCGTCCGATGCTTGTTAAAGCGCAGTAATTAATAATTTACAAAAGCCTACTTTTATAGTAGGCTTTTTCATACCCGATATACGAAGGAATGAATATGAAAAAAACTAATCCAGCCATTTTAGCAGTGTACAAGAGATGCCAACAGGGCGACAATTCTGCTCGTAAGGAGCTCGTAGAGCACCACAAAAAGAAGTTTCCGCGTCACAGCATTCACGCAAGCAAGGAAAACTTCGACACTATGTTGAGCTCCAATGGCGCGCCTAAGTTTTATCATATGCTTTACTTGCACCTAACTTAATCAAACAGAAATTCTTTTTGAAAAAGCCTTGCGGCTGTCATTATTTCATCTATAATAGATTATGTAAGTTGATTTATTAAAAAGGTTGAAATTATGACACAGTTACTAGCAGATATTAAAGCGTTTTGTTTAGCAAACTACGAAGAAGGTTATGATTCTTGTGTAGAGTGCTGGGACGACAGAGATTATGTTGAGTTCATTGAAGAGAACAACGTGAAATCTGTTGACGACTTTGTTAAAGAATACGCCCCGGTAATCGGGCACGCTAACGAAATCCGCAGCACTGCCTTTTAGTGCTGCAAGGAGACTTGATATGCCATCGCCAAATATACCGCAAGAACTTCGTCAAGCTTGGGCCAAAATACACGGGTTCAAGCTACGTGAAATGATCAAAGCCGAATGCCCTGATGTTGAAGTACGTTCGTGTGACTCAAAACGACGTCACTATAAACTGAAAGGCAAAGTGCGAACTGTCAACTTGTACGCGTCAACGGGTACAATATCAGTCGAGCCACACGGTGATATGAAAGGTTTTAACCAACGTTTAATGATGCCAGAACGCGCAATTAAACGAGCTGTTACTATAGCGAACATCGGTTACTAAAAACTGTCAATTATTTCAGCCAACAAAAAAGCCGCTCGAAAGCGGCTTTTTCATCTTAGCTATTCAACTAGGATTATGAGTTGCGGTATTCAACTACAACAACACCAGCACCCACTGTCGCGCCATTTGGAGTAACAGTGAACTGAGCAGTAACGTCAGAGCCACCCACAGTAACAAGTGGAGCAGTTTCGAACACGCCTTGTACTTCAGGATCGTTTTCGTCAGCTGACATGTACTCAACAGCAGAGCTGTCGTCGAACAATACTTCAGCAGCAGCATCAGCGATAGTGTTAACTTTGAAGCTAACGCGCATAACAGTAGAGCCTGCAGGGATAGTACCAAGTGATACAGTGCCCGCCGCAGTTAGATCAACAGCCGCACTTAGTGAAGCAACAGATCCAGGTACTACGTTACCAGCAAGTTCTTCGTCAACGTATGCTTTGGTTACAAGCGTAGTATCAGTACCAGAAGTACGGATGTCAGCAGCAACGTCAGCAGAGTCGTTAGCGATGTCAATTAGGCCAGCACCCTTAGTAGCAAGAGTAAGACCAACATCAGTGTCAGTACCAGTTGCGCGTAATACAGGAGCAACGCCAGCAGCACCAGCAACAAACTCAAGGTTGTTTACCGCGCCTGCAGGAGAGTTAACAACTTCAGCAACAAGGTTGCCGTTAGCGTCAATTAGTTTAACAGTACCGTTAGTGCCTGTGCCTGAAGCAGAACCACCACGTAGTTCAACATCACCAGCTTGGCCGTCTTCAGCAGCACCACCAGAGATTACAACATCACCAGCGTTTTGGTTGCCAGTGTTTTCACCAGCTTCAATTACAAGCGACTCACCGGTATCAGCAGTAATAGCACCCGCGCCGCCAGAACCAATGATTACTTCACCAGAGCCGTTAGGAAGAAGAACTAAGTCTTGGTCCACACCTAGTGTAGAAATAGTGTTTCCAGAGATGTTGATGTCTGCAACGTCTAGGCCGCCAGCAGCGTCGATGTCAACTTTGTCATTTACTGAGTCGTAAATTACGCCAGCATTTTGGTTGAAATCACCAGTTGCGTCAGTGAATACTAGGCCACCGTCTACTGTAAGAGTAGAGTCAGCAAGGCCAGCCGCAGTAAATGTACCACCTACTGTTAAGTTACCAACAACATCAGCGTCACCGCCCACGTCAAGGTTACCAGAGAAATCACCAGCGCCAGTTACTGTTAGTACGCCTGCAGAGAACGCAAGTGCCGCGTCATCAACAAGTTGGCCTGCAGCGCCAGCAAGTACTAGGCGGCCAGAGGTTAAGTTAGCAGCTTCAACAGTACCACCTTTAACTACTGTAGAAGAAAGCGCGCCAGTGCCAGAGTCGAACGTAAATGCTGCGTCGTCAGTTAGTAGACCGTCAACACCCGCAAATACTACACGACCTTCAGCAAGGTTAGATGCAATAATTTGGTTAGCTTGTAGGCCGGCAGAGTCCCAAACACCAGCTTGTACGCCATCAACTGTCATAGTGATTGCGCCAGTACCCGCGTCAGTTACTGCTACACTTGTGTCGCCTTCTTCAATAGAGTTAGCAGACGTGTAGTTATTACCGATATAAGTACCAAGCGTGTCAAGAGTTACTTTCTCGTTTGCGCCAGTTGAAGCGTTAAAGAACACAACTTCGTCTAGTACATCAAGAGCTTCTACCGCAGCAGTTAAGCCGTTAATGTCAAGACCAACAGTCATGTTACCAGATACGCCGTCACCGTTAGCGATTACGATACCAGCTTCATCAGCAGCACTAGATGCTTCTAGTGTACGAGATGCGTAAGTACCAGCCGCTGTGCGAACTAGGATGCCGTCAGCTGTAGCGCTTACTAGGTCTTTGTCAGCCAATAGTTGGTTGAAAGAGATCTTTTCAATTGTGCCGCCGTTGTTAACGATAACTTCTTGTGAACCGTCAGCCGGTGCAGTTACCGCAGCAAGTGAAGCAAAGTCAAAAGAAAGAGTTGGGTCGCCAGCGATGCCGTCTGCGTTGGTCCATAATAGGCCGTCGCCTGATTGGAAAGTACGAGATGCATAAGTGTCGTCAGCAGTACGTGCAACGAAACCATCTGCGCTGATGCCTTTAACTACGTCAAGCGAGTTGATCATGCTTGCGATAGTAGTCTTAGCCATTGTGCCAGTCGACGCGTCGTAAATTGCGATTTCGTCAGCTTCAGCAGCCACAGCAGACGCAAGACCAACAGTGTAGTCTAGCTCAACAGTGTTACCAGTTAGGCTAATACCAGTGTCGGTATTGATTTGGCCAGCTTCAGAGAATTGAACCCAAACAATTGGATCAGTGTTAAGGTCGATAAGGCCAGCACCTTGAACCACCCAACCAGTAGTTGCGCCGGCGGCACCTTGTTCTACGAATACGAAGTTACCAGCTGAAACTTCAGCAGCAGGTGAACCGTCTTGGTCCAATGCACGGCGCCACACACCGTCAGCACCAGTACCCGCAGTAATTACTTCGTAGATACCGTTTTGTAGAGTGTCAGTTTGGTTCTTAACAAGAACACGATCGCCGTCTACAAGAGTTTCGCCGTCTACTACATTAGGAGCAGCAGTAAAGCCACCAGTAGAGTTAGCGCCAGCTGATGCGTCATAAGTCGCACCAAGGTCAGCAGTAGTCGCGACACGTACTGAGCCCTTAGGGTCAAGACCAGCAGAAAGGCTGTCTACATACTCTTTAGTCGTTGCGTCAGATGCGTTTACCGGTGTTGCAACTTGTACGCGAGACAGTGTAGAGCCATCTTTCGCTGTAGCTTTAAAGGTTCCATTGGCTGTGTCAAAACCTAGTTTACCGCCGCCTTTGCCAAGCTGTAAACTAGAGCCAACGCCCTTAATGCTATAATTAATAATATCAGACATTTTTACTCCTTGTTTAAGTAATTGATCAATCACTCGCTAGCTTGTCTTGCTAGCATACTTTATTTCCTAAAGTCACCATTATTTAGCAACTCATGTATTTTATCGAATTAAAACAGTACCATTTGACTGTTTTAATTTTGGTTATTCTTGTACTAAGAATACGCCGTCTTGATCACGCGCAGTAGATGTGTCTGTGCCCACGCCGTACCCGTGATACATATAGTTGCTTGAGTTACGTGGGCCGGAGAATCTAATCTCACCAGTATCGTCTATCCATGTGCCGTACGAGTTACCGGCGCTCGTAGTACCAGTAATGCCAAACGTGTCTTGCCATGCCTCTCTTTCAGCAGCGGATATCGATTCAGACGGTGCACGATCTTTTAATTCAAATGATCTACCGAAGTAGTTAAATAACAACTCGTCAACTTCTGCCGGCGTAGCCAAGCGCAAGCCCGCGTATTTTGGATCGCTTGTTGCTTCATCAATAGGTACAGAGTCTGTATAAATTAAACGTAGCCATTTAAGTCCAGTAACCGAATCGGTGTAGAAGTTACTAGGATTAAAATTGCCGCGAGGGAACGGCGGTGTTTGGTCTGTATAAGTAGGTTTCGTTCCGTTTCTTACTAAGAATACACCAGAGTTTGAACGCTGTTCAGATGTAGAGTAGCGCCAGTCATATATTTCGCCGTTTACTGGCCAAAAACCGCCGCCACCAACGCCTTCTGTAACAGAAGGTTGATCAGATGCGTATTCATACCACCATCCGTAAGCTGCGCCTTCCACTGTGCCTATCCATTCTTTGAACGCGTTATCTACTACGTCTTGGTATCCTCGACTCACTTTCGTTGCGCCAGGGGTTGGATCGAACTGTACGCCACCAGGCACAGTATGTTCAATAATATTATTGAAGAATGATATAACTTCGTAGTTGTTCGCTACGCGCCATCCAGGGTAAACAGATCCCGCCGCTGTTTGGTTATTCACTGTCTCGAGCGTCTTGTTAGCAGTAGCTGGCATCTTAAGCCAATCTAGTCCAGTGTAGTAATCGTGTGTGACGAGGCCGTCGCCTGCTTTCCAGTCGCCGTGTCCGAATCCTGATGTCTGATCTCCACCCGGGTCAGTTGGTAGCGACCCGTTTTCTTTGTAATACAGTACTTCTGATTTAATTCTCGGCACTTTATCATTCCTTACTATGGGCATATTAATTGGGTCTGGTGATTTTAATTTGCGCGGCTTCACCGGGCCAGTAAATTTAATTGGCATTATTTTGTTACCTTCATTATTCTTCCAGTGCTATCCTGGAACGGGATCAAGATCTCAGTTTCGCTAAGCATTGTGATGTTGTACATCATACCGCCGCGTGCCTGGGTTCCTGTATATATTTCGGCCGGTAAAGTATACCAACTGTCTTGGACATATTCTGTGCCATTCCAGGTATACTCAATAATACTGAAAGCGTTTGCGTTATCTTGTTCTTTACTACCGGTACACACCACTAGCATAGTGCCGCCATGGCCACGCACAGCGATAGGTCTATACGAGTTGCCCGGTACTGGGTACGGGTTAGTTATGCGTTGAACTTCCGTCATCGTTGCAGCTACGTCGTCATACTCAAACACAGATATAAGGGCATGGGCGCCAGAGTTTTCTGAGGGGCTTGCGATAGCCGCCACTAGCAGCCTATCTTGATCAACATCCATAGAGCCGCCGAATAGCAGATCATCGTTTGGAAACTCGTACCCTATTAATGCCGTAGACGTGTATGTAGACGAATCGACAAGTGTATGGGTAATTGTCTTGCGCGAGTTGACTGGATCAGTTCTAAGCCTGTATCCGATCATGCCGCCGTAGTCAGTACCTTGACGCCAATGAGGCGACGACGTTATTTGCAAGTCTTTATAAACTACGTTCTGGCGTCCTTCTAATCCAGCAGTCGATGTAAGGTCCGCACACACCTCGCCAGCACCGGTGATAGTCGCAGTACTGAAGTCAAAGTCATATCTTAAGGTTTGTCCCGAGTTGCTAGAAACAGTCGGCCTACCAACGAAGATACAACCGTTCTCTCGGTCAAATATCGTTTGTCCGGTTATAAGGTTGTTTAGTTGCTTTGTTTCTGTGAGGTTCCATGTCATACCGTCATGCTTATAAAAATATAAGTTTCCGGAAGCCATATCACCCACGTGTATTACCATTACATCGCCGTCTACTGTTACACTGTCAGCACCTCTTGCTGATGCGGCACTAGCAGGCATCGTGATGTACTCACTTATAGATGTCCACGGGTCTGATACTCTCGGCATCTCACCGTGCTCTTTATAATATTGTACATCGGCCTTAACTCTTGTAGACCTATTGTCGCGCACTAACGGCATATTGATCGGATCAGGTGATTTTAGTTTGCGTGGTTTCACCGGACCAGTAAATTTAATTGGCATTCTTATCCCTTATAAGATTACATGTACGAAACGCTAATTATTGCTGAACCCACAGTCGAGCCGTTAGGCGTGTAAGAAGCAATAATAACCGAGTCTGTACCGTCTCCGTTGTCTAGCACCATATCGGATTGTATCGAGTACGTTCCTAAAGTAGCTAAGTCAAGTAAGTCGTTATCCATAAGTCTGTCAGGGTCAGTGCTAGGCCCTAGTGTAAGTTCAGCACTGCCGTCGAATTCCGTCATTACAGTAACAGTAATTAACGTTATTCTTGAACCAGGTGATACACTACCAATTATTACAGTAGGTTGAGAGTCAAAGTTTAACTCAACAGTCATTGTATCGGCATCAGTTCGGGCGCTGTCTTCGTCTGCGGTTCTTACCCAGTCTTGGCCAGTCCATAAGTAGATAGCCCACTCGTTATTGCCATCGTCTATGACATAGGCTTGGTCGCCTACAAGCGGATTAAGTATGTCACGGCCATTTACATCGGCTACCACAGTCATGCTTGAGCCGCCTGATCCAGAAGAGATAACACGTAAGCCTTGTTCAACGTACATCGCCTCGGCTTTTGCTCCGTTCTCTACTGTATATAAGCCAGTGTCCTCTACCGGTGTACCAGAAATGTTTCGCGTATTTATAGGACCAGCATCGCTGCCCTCTACTTTGATTTGAACGTCACTAGTACCAGCGGTGTTTAATGGCAAGCCTGTACACGAGGCGGAGCCTGCGAAGTTATTACCGGATCCATCAGCCGTAACGTTAGTGATGTTAATTGCGCCGCCTGTGCGGTCATAAAGACGTAAAAGACCATTACTGTCTTCACCGTATATATCAACGTTGCCGGCCGCGTTCATATCCCTATCAATAGCAGCAATCATATCATCTACGTTGGCTGCGGTAGTACCAAACTGCACAGTGCCGTTCGTAGTCAGATCGAATGTGACCAACACACCGTTTATTTCTGCTTGTGTTGTGTTACCTAGTGCACCCGTAACACCGTAAGCCAAGTCACCTACATTACCAGTTACGCTAGTCGGAGGTGCCACAGCACTAGCAAGAACGCCTGTCGTGCCCGTTACTGCGTTAATAGAACTGATGATATCGCTTGTATCACCTACACTAAAGGTAACTTCTACGCCGTTCACAGACATTTTATTGCCCGCAGTAGTTGTCGGGTTTATTACGTCTGAAATGTGTTCTGTTACGGTTGCTTCTTTAGTCTTTATGTACATAATGTGGTCAGTAACGGCGGTTGTTATCTTACCAGCATTGTTTTCATCGAGATAAAGGATAGATGCAACGTCCCCGGGAAGGGAATCTAAATCGTCAATTATACGCTGAACAGGTGTTACGTAGAAGCCGTCAGGACCAGGACCTAATGCACTAATACGGCCGATGATATACGGATACTCAGGCGCGGATAAAACCCAACTATTAGTAGAAGGGTCAGCTGCGACTATATCACCTACTTGGAAAGAGTGCCCTTCTTGTATCATTGGATAATCGTACTCGATGTTTATATTCTGGAAGCGGCTCATCAAGTTAGCAAAGAATATAGAACTAATAGTCCCGGGCGTTAGGCCATCTAGTAGCGGTTCGCCTTCTTCGTTTAATGTGAATATAAGAGAGGTGCCTGCTTGCGGCGCGCCAGATCCCTGGGCACTCGGATCACGATACGTGTTATATCGGTCAACGTCTTCCACTATAAGCGACAATGACGTTTCCGACTTGCTAACAACGCCTATAATTTTATGGGCTGTGCCCGTAGACGTGTTTGCTATCCAATCGCCGATAGACACGTCATAACCGTTATACTCGAACGGATCGCGTGTTAAGTGGCTAGAGTGATTTGATTTAGTGACAGTGACATCTACTGTCCAGCGATAAAAGCGAGGGCTGGAGCCCCCACTCCAGTAAGGATCACCCGTGCCGTCGTCATATATCCAACGTTCGTGTCCTGAGATATTAGATATCTCGGCACGGATGAGCTTTGAAGGTAAAGAAATGGCCATTTCCGATAAATCCTTTTTCTATTATTTAATAGAATTTTATCCTGGGATTTGGAAAAGGACAAACACCCTCGCATAGTATGTCGGCAAACCATTAAGGTTATTTGCGCCCGTGTTAGCACGTGACATTGCCATCTGCCATTGACCCACATTCTCTTGTGTAGTCTTAGGCAAGTCTGGGTCAGTATAGCTTGTGCCGTTTGGATCAGTCATAAACAATTGTTGGTCGACAATCTCTGTCGTGTCTATGATGTTCCATTTACCGGTTACCAAGTTCTGAGCATAAATCATACAAGCAACGGGTGGCAAGTTATAACCGGAGAACGTAAAGCCAGTTAAGTTCTGCTCGTCTGCGGTGATGTACTCTATTGTCACGCCTGCAGAGTGTTGTGTCGCTGCCTGATCAAACGTGTCGCCTGCTTGGTACTGGAATACAGCCCATTCATATCCGCCTGTGCCACTGCCGCCAGAACCAGCTGGTGCTGTTAGTGCGAACGTGCCAGCGCCTAAGTCGATTGAACCAGTAACGTTACCGCCTGATTGCGACAATGTAGGCAATGCTGTAATCTCAGACCACGCATGGGTGTGGGCACTTGGCGGGAACTCAGTCGGTACATCAGATAAGTCGTTATAACTATATGTTGCAGATCCGCCGGTTGGGGTAGCCGCTACCCATTGTCCACTCTGATACGTCAGTACATCGCCTTCAGTACCCGTAGGGAAGTCAGTAATGTCACTAAATGAGTGAGTATGCGCACTAGGTGCAAACGTGCTAGGTACATTTGTTAGGTTGCTGTAATTACCATCAAACGGCGTGTACACTTCCCACGTCAACGTGCCGTAACGTATGCTCTGCCCTTGTGTCGGTGACAAGTCAAACAAGTTATAAAACTGTTCGAAACCCAGCTGCCCGTTACCGTCTGTTACCATCACTTCGCCAGCATTGCCATCAGCAGTTGGTAAGTTGAATCCGTCTATAGTAAACGACCCTGTAGTTAAGTCGCCACCTAGTACAGGATTAGTGTCGTCCGACACTGCCGTTAACCCGTTAGCCGAAATCGTAGCCGCTACCCACTCAGTACCATTATAACGAAGTACTTGGCCTGACGTTGCGCCTGACACGTCTGTATCAGTTAGTGCTGCGAGTGACGTTGCTGCGCTTTGTGGCGCTTGTGCTAGCCACTGCGTACCGTTCCACGTTAGTAGATCACCGCTTGTGCTGCCTTGCGGGAAGCCAGTAATCTGACCAAATGTATGGGTGTGAGCACTTGGCGTAAACGACGTAGGTTTATTCTGTATAGCTGACCATTCCGGGTTAGCAGATGAATCACTAACATTTACTACAAGAGTTCCGTCTGCAAGGTTTAATGTGCCCGAATCAATGTTCTGACCAGTTACAGGGATATCAGTCGGTTTGTTCTGTACAAGATTCCAGTACGTCTGCCCTGTCGTATTGGCTTGTGCTACCCAACCGCCAGTATTAGAGTTCCATACTAGAATTTGGCCGTTAGCTGTACCTTGCGGGATTGTACCCTGCGGTGCATCTGATATAACCCAAGTAGATCCATCCCAAGTAAAGATCTGTCCAGGGGACGTACCAATTGGCAAATTGCCATTACGGATCTTGTCAAACTTTAATGAACCGTCTGAGTCTACAACTAATATATCACCTGCGCTACCAACAGCGTCAGGGAATAAGTATCCACTAATACCAACACGGCCTTGGTCGCCGCCTTCGAGCATTAAGTCATCGCTGCCATCTGCGCGTATAGTAGACGGTCCGTCACCGGTGTCGAATATAATGCCGCCTTCGCCAGTAATAGCCTGCCCATTAGTCTTTAATGGCGCGCTAAGTGTCGGGTCAGGATCACCGAATAAGCTAAACGATCCGCCTGTTCCTCCGTCGCCGCCGCTTCCGCCGGTGCCGCCAACTTGTCCTACATACACATAGCCCTCTACTGTAAGGCCAGTACCAACATTAGGCACATTGTTTACAAATTGTAGTACGCCAGACACGTAATCAAATACCCACTCAAAACCATTGTTAAGTGGGTTTAACGAGTTAGCCGGATCCACTGTATTGTCGCTATAAACTTTTAATAGGTAATCAGATCCAAACGACGGTGGGATCCAATTCCTTACACGGTTAGCAGGGTCAGTAGTAGAGCCATTCGGATCTACTAGAGCAAGCCATGCTTTGTTACCAGGTACTGTGGGGTCGGGCACTAACGTCACCGCGTCTGTACCCGTACGAAGTTCTATTTGTGACGTAGTGATAAGAGGGGCAGTAGTCGGTATTACTGAAGCTTCACTCCAAACGAAACGCGCATCTACCACTATCGGACTGGCTATCGTTTCGTTAGCTGCCGCCTTACCGCCTATGTTGGTGTTCGAGACACCAAATATAAGCTTCTTCCACAAATAATCAACTTTTTGACTATCACTAATTGCCATGTCTTATCCTTTACTTGATCTCTATGCCCGTAATAGAATCATTTGCTTCCATACGGAAACGAACATAAATCTTGTTATCCGTTGCGTTCGTAGATGTCTCAGTACCGAATGTGGCTGTGAATGTACCGGATGATCCAGTTGCTACTGAACCTAGTGCGCACCCTACTGTGGGAACACCAGCACCGCCGTATAGTTGGAACATATCCCACCAACCAGCAACGCCAGGTATCTGTACTTCAAGGCCACTGTATGTGCCTGTGACTTGAATATCAAATAACGATACTGCCGAGCGTCTAAACTCAACTGTAAAATATTGCACGGCTGCCTTACCGGAGTAGTCAGGTCCAGCTGGTAGGTATCCACTTGTATAATCAGTGTTGTCGTGACGCATAACGCCACCTACTACCGTTGCCTCGTCTGGTGCTACTAACGTGGTAGAATCCCATGCAGAAAAATCACTAGTATTTACACGATATCCATTTGTACTTGCGCCAGAAGGAATGCTGCCTAAACTAGACCTAACCGGTATAGTGAGCTCTTTAACCGGTGATGTCGGGTTACCACTCATCACTAATAATGTCGCAGGAATATTAGTCTTAGATGAGCTATTATCCGGGTTATGCGATACTAGGCCGAGGCTACTTGTTGTGTGCACGTTGCCACCGATAGTGAATACCGCACCAGTAAAGGATGCGCTTGCCAAGTCTTTATCAAATACCGCAGGAAGACCGTTGGAGCCTGGACTAATTGACACACTAGATCCAGTACCGTTAGTTGAGCTTATAACGAATACGCCAGATGACTTATATGCATTAGTTGCTAGGTTAGTACCCGTGCCGTCTATAGTAATAGTCGTGCCACTTGCGTAGTGCGGTATGCCAGAAGAATGATCTAAGACAGAGTTAGATACACTATAAGAGTCAATTGTTGCTGTAGTAGCAGGCGCAGCGGTGTCGTATAACACAGAAGCAGTGTTAGTTTCACCCGACTCATTGTGTGACATCTTAGCCTGGTTCAAGCCCACTGGCATATTAACACCGCGTATACGCGCACTTAAGTCTTGGAAGAATCCAGGGGTCTCAACCGGAAAGTCGTTGTTGGCTGTGATGACAAGCGAAGCATCAGTACCACTATTGTCTGTACCGTCTAACGCAATAGATCCATCTACTACACCGTTTATTACAGCATCAAGAACGCCGCTATTGCCAGAGCCAAAGCCACTAACAACGTTAGTCTGCGGAATAGACGTGGTGCGTGATGATATATCATCACCAGCAGCAGGACCCGCACCAGTATTGTCGATATAATTGTTCGCATATTTTAAGCCGCTTGTATTACCAAACGACAGTGTCTTAGTACTGAGTAGCGCAGGCGCATCAGGAAGTAACAAACCTACAATTTCATTTAAGCTGTCAAATGCGTCTACTATCTTACTAGTACTTAGTAAGCCTTGTACCGCCGGAGTCTTGCCGCCAGCTACTCGCGGATCATCAAAATCACCGTCTTGCGGTAATGCACCAAATTCAGGCACAGTTAAGCCGCCACCGGAGCCACTCGGCAAGTCTATAGCGATCCATGCATCAGTAGCCGCGTCATACGCTAACACCTGGCCATCAGTTGCTGCGGGGAATTCTGCGGTAGACTGATCTACTGCGATCCATGTTGAATTAGTTGCATCCCAAGCAAGCACTTGGCCGTCAGTAACGTTGGTCGGCATTTGTACAGAGCTGTCAGGTACTGCTACCCATTGTGTACCGTCCCACTTGATGATGTCATTTACGTTTACATTAGTAGACGAAAGTTGTACAGAGCTGTCAGGTACTGCTACCCATTGTGTACCGTCCCACTTGATGATGTCATTTACGTTTACGCCGTCAGGTACATTACTACTGCCGCCGCCTGATCCAGACACTGTCAGTAATACAAGGTTGTTACTCGCATCAACACCAACGACTTGGTTTGGTGTAGCCGTGTCTTTACCTAGTATGTTTAACTCACGTATGCCTACCGCGCTTTCTTGGATGTCTTCGGAGGCAACACCACTGTCCTTAATTACTTCGGAGGTTACTCTTGTTAATCCTCGTCTAGCCATAGTCATTAATCCTTATACATATTGATAATTGACCAATCAGTGCCGTTGTGATACAGCGTTACTGATGCGTATGGCTGCGTAAGTGTTAGTGACACCTGTCCATCAATTGGCTGATTAGCGTTAATCGTTATATTACCTGTGCCCGCAACGTCTTTAATAGTCAATTGCTTGCCTGCATCAGCGATCATCATATTCGGTAATGTGATTACTGTGTTAGGCTGCGTAACACTTATTACACCGTCAAGAGGGTCTGCGGTGTAGGTAGAGGTAGACACTCTAACGTGGCCACCAGTAAGTCTGTTGCTGATTTCGATTACATCATTGACCACGCGCATGCACAAGCCCGGGCCAGTACGTAGTGTTCTGATATCACCGTCTTGGTTGACTAGTTGATAACCGTTGCCCGCGTTGTTTACTGCTGATTGTGTAGGCGCAGTAATATCACGACCAATTATCAAGTCGCCATTTACGTCTACATCTATGCGAATATCATCAGCTGCCGTTATTGACGGCACGTCTGGTATTGCGTTAATTTGGTCTTTTAGTGCCTGCGATAAAGCAAAGTCAACAGTATCGGCATTCTCGGTCACGATTATATCATCATCGCCCCGCATTCTACGCATATGAAGTTCATAGCCAGTCTTAGTTCTACGCAACTCCTTGAGGTTTCGAGCCCCGTCTTCGGTTATATAGAACGCCGCCATTGCACATGCGCAACCGTCAGTTTCATCATCGTTGGACTCAAACGTAATGCCCAGTATTTCGACCTCTGTCTGGTTGTCTGGAATCTCGTTTAGTCTGAATATAGTAGAACCGTCAGTCTGCGGTATTACTTCAAATGTTTGTCTACCCTGCTTAATACCATCTAGTGTCAATATAATCTTAGATCCAATTGCCGACCAAGGCACAGGAAAGTCAGCAGTCGTACCATCAGCGACATAGTTAGCAACAGAAAATGTATTGTCAGGATAACCACGTAGACCGAATACCTCTATCTCGACGCCCGCGGGGATGTCTTCAACGAATCGTATCGCTGATTCACCGTCTGCTGGGTAGAATAGGTCGTATGCGCCGGTGTGCTGTATAACACCATCTAGTGTCACTATAAGCGAGGCTGTATTAGTCGCGTACCACGGCAAGCCAAAGTCGCGCTGAGCGCCAGGCGCTACACGAGTAAAGAGACCAAGACGCGATGCTGTTAAAGTTTGGAACCCGTAAACTTCTAATCGCTGACCTTCTACTAAATTATCACTAAACTCCAATACAGTAACAGAGTCGCCGATGTTTATAGAGAATGTGTCAACGTGTTGCTTAACACCGTCTATAGTAACAAGCAAACTTGTCGTAGAGATGGCACGCCAAGGCAATGTGAATCTCGTTTCGTTACTCATCACATCTAGTTGGAAACATTCAATAGTTTCGCTTATTGTTGGTTCTTTGGTGCCGCCCGGGACTTTAGGTAAGGTACCGCCATGCTCGCCTGATAAAACAAGACAGCCTTCTGCCATAATCTTTAAAGCGAGTGATTGACTGTAAAGAGTGTTGCATGCATTAATAGCCATATGTCACCTCCTTATAGACTTAACAGAACTTTGTCTATCGCACCGTGTGTAAGCTTAAGATCAGGGATCTGTAAACTATCAGTGCTTATGTAACTTCTGTCTTGCACAAAGCGTAAGAACGTGAAGTTACCGCAGAAGGTAAATGCCGCAACGCCAGACTCAGGATCATCGTTTAATGGGAATTCGATGAAGGCGCCGTCACAAGAACACGTATAGCCTCGTAACGTTATATCAAACCAATCGTTGTCGTCTGGGTTTAGTGAAAGGGTGCCTTGTATCTTTATACGGCCTATGAAATCCTGATAGTGGATAGACACGGTGTGCAGGCCATCTACACTACCGTACCATCCGTCAGCGCGTACACGCTCGCCTACATAATTCCATTCTTGACCTGTATTAGATGTAAGAAGAACGGGTTGTCTCATTGGGTATCCTACTAGAAAGTTTTATCTTTCCAGTATTTAGTGATACCATTTTATTAGCCGGCTACTAGACCGTATTGTAATACCGCCAGTGATAGTGATTCTTTCGGGATTCCTAGTACAGAGATATCGTCTAGATGAAGCTCGATGGCGTCCCGTAGTTCTGCGGGTAGTTGACCTTTGTTCATGCTGTGGTCCATGATATAACACCCGTAGCGATAGAAGTCCATCAAATCAGTTTTGGACGGCATAAACACAGGCTTGCCCATAGTGATAGTCCAGCCTGTACTTTCTGTTTTAGATTCAGTCATGCCGTTACAGCGACTAATCACAGTGTTAGGTATACCGATAGTCGTCTCGTCACGGACTAGTTTCACCACCGTCTCATAGTCTTCTTTAAAGTTAAGCACAACAATAGCGTTGACCATTCGCATACATATCTCGTCATTGCGCTTATCGTTATGAAGTCCAAATGTGCGGTGGTGTGCTATGATATAGAAGCTGCCTGTTTCAGGATCCAGCTTTAAGATGTCGAGTGTACCGTTCATCATACGCAGATAATACTTGTCGTCACCAAACTGGTAAGCTACACAGCAATCAAGGCCTGTATTCACATACATCAAGTCAGATGCAATTTTTAATTGGCCGTCGAAGTCGTCTTCCCGGACTGCCGCTAAAAATGTTTTAGAACTGCGGTACATCTTTACGCGTGGTGACTTGAATTGTTTCTCAATCACATATGTTACGTCACGTACCCACTTTTCTACGCGAGCAGAGTGATGTTTCAGATCTAGTACCTCTGCAGGTGATAGATAAGAAGTCTTCTTTTTGTGCACGTCGAGTAAGGTAGTCAAGCAAGCAATAAACGACGGTATCGATTTTGTATACTGTTTTTGATGCATAATTAATCCACTACTTGGTACTGGTCCTCAATACCGTTTAATTTGATTTGTGCTATTATACGGTTCTTAACCTCGTCGTCAAGGTTTTTTACGCGGCCAAGCTCATTTATGTTGATAGTTTGGTTATAAGAATAGCCGTGATCGTTTAATAGCTCGCCTGTCTTTGGTTTTCCTACATCACTTATGTACTCTACTGTGCTATCAAGCAACGGACCGTAACGTCTGAGTACCAACCATCCTTTCTTATACTCGATACCATGAGTCCCAAAGCTATGGTCTATCAAAGCCAGCTTCGAGTTGCCGTCTGTGATATTACTATCCGGGATTTCTTCACAGTATTGAATTGTATCAATACGACCTGTCTGCGCGACAGTATGGTAACGCACGAACTTTCTGTCGCTGCGCACTACTAGCGAACAATTACCGACGGTTCCTTTGACTGCGTGTATCTCATAGCTCGGACTGTCATCAACACCTGCCGGTGTAAGATTCATTTTGGTAGACACATCTGGGCTGCCTACTCGGTCGGCCGTGCGCGTTATTGTTATGAAGTATTTCCCGGACTCAGGAAGCCCGGTGCTGATCCTCATGACACGCCGCAGGGCACTAAATGCGACAACGTTTATCTTTGCGCCAGAACTCGTAGTAAATTTAGACTTAGTACCATGTAAAATAGGCTCGTTTAATTCGTTCCATTCAAACTCGCTTTCTACATAGTCAAAAAATAGGTTAGCAGCCGTGTTCACTTGTACTATCAAGTGGCGCAGTTTGGCAGCATCTGTAGCCGGGTGTTCTAGTGAAAATACCGTTTCAAGTCTCCTAACAATAATCTTTAGGTTAGCTTCGGCGATATCAAGAATACTTTCCATTATTTTAAGTCTCCCCTAAGGCGCAATTTCGCTATAGTTTCGGCTTTTTCTTCATCGGATAAATTGTCAATCTCCATGAAACGGTTTGCGCCTACTATGACACGGTACTGATTGTTAAATTCACCAACCAAATCGCCTGCGACAGATGTCAATAACGGTACTACATCCGATGTTATCTCGTCCACTATTCTTAACTTGTTACTGTCCGCATGCTTCGTCACCAACCAACCGTTAATATGTCTGACATTGTTAGATGGATCCTGCGGGTAGACTGCACATTGCGCTACCGGCATGCCTCGTTCATCCTTGTCCGGGTCTTCTATCCTGTATACCATGAGCGATGTGTCGCCTAGATACATAATGTGAGTTTCGCCCGGGCTACGTAATACAACTGACGCGCCACGATGCGGTTCGCGTGCTACGAAACATGATATATCGTTTCCTGCAGATTCAAACCCGTAAAAGGCAATGTCTGAATCCGTTACGAAGCTTACTATCCGATCGGGCCTGTGATTGTAATCAGGCGGTACTGTTTTATTATGCGATGCGGCGACTATATTAGCAGTCGTAAAACGGTAATAGTCAACCATTTTGCTGATCGCAGTGTGTGTCTTGCCGGAAAAATATATGGCACCTTGTATATCACCGCGTGTCACGTCCCAGTACATGGTACCCATCGAATGTAAGGCAGTAACACACCCTATTAAATCAAGAATAGTGCCTGATAAGGTATCTTTGATAGTTGTGCTTTTTATTGTAGCTAGCGAATCTTTGAGCTTAGCAGGGGCTTCAAGAACTGCCTCTGCTATTACTCTATCCATAGATGTAGTAGTCATACCATCCCCTGTATACGTAACATAGGCAGTGCTATATTATTGGCCAGTAAAGGTTCATATGTCGCTACTACTGATTTCAAAGTATAGTACTCCACTCGCTCAACCAACCACCTGTGAACGGTCTTTATTTCAACCGAGTCACTGATTTTTTTCTTTTCCTGCGTTACTGCGTTGCTGTCTAGTGTGTTGAAATCAAATTCAGTAAACCACGACACACGATCATAATCACGGTTTTGTTCAGACGTAATTTTAATAAAACCTTGTTCCGATGTTCCGATTGTGTCTGTCACCGTATACGAACCGTGGTAGCCGTGTGCTGGCACTACAAGATTATAACTAAGGTAACGATCACGTTCCATATCTTTAATGATGAACTTGCTATTGTTTAATAAAGCAGTGTACTTGAGCGTTCCTCTACTATAAAGGCTAACTACATGGCTAGTAACTGTTCCGCGCTTGTAATCCACATCGTATTGGGTAACAGGAGGCTTTGTTTGCTTAGCAGAGTTTCTCAGGCACCTATGATGCATGTGCATCATCATCGCAACCATTGGGCGTTTCTGCTTGTTGTGAAAGTTAAGGAACGCCCAGCGTACAAATAACATTAGACGCGCTTCGTCTGAATTTGGTAGAGACTTTAATGGCTTCCTAAAGCTGCGCGTTTTGTTGTGCGCTGATGCCAGATAAGCCCTAGTCGGCAGATATACGTCGTCCCATATATGATTAATCATCCCATATCCCAATTTAATAATGCGTTACTCACAACTTCTTTTGAACAGAAGCCCCGTACCAATACCAATAAGTCACGTATGTTACCGAACGTTCTTGTTTCATCTTTACTGTCACGGTAAACCCACATAGAGCTAGTGAGTGTGAATTCTTCAGTATCAGAGTCATACGCGTAAGAGTGGTAATTCTTATCTAGTGTGTTCCAGTCAATTACCGTAGTCCATATTGAGTACGACATCAACTTAGACGGGAACCCGTCTCTAGTTGTGCCTTTATAGTTCATACGGTATACTGACGTTTCTTTATAGCTGCGCCTAGAAGTAACGGTAAATTCTATTAGTCCTGTGCTAAACAGTCCACCTCGTAAGAATTCTACCAAGACCACAGCAAAACCATCACCAGTAGCCACTTCCGTTAACGTTACGCCCTTATGCGTCGAATAATACACATTGTATACAAGTCGATCCTTAAAGTAAACATCAATATCAATGCCATATTCTCTGGCAGTTTGGTAGTGTACTTGTACCGTAATGTGGTAGTCAGTGTTGAAAGAAGTTTCTTCTTTTCCTATAGTCGTATTCATAACCTTTTCGATTGAACCACCGCCACATACTCCATAAAAGGACTTGAGCATGCGTTCTTTTAAGAGCCATGTACCGAGTGCGATGTCAGATTTATTCCCGTGCTTATTCTTCCTTAGTAGTGCACGACACACAGCATACCATGTCTTGCCATCTAATACTTGGCTATACACATTATGCGAGTTAGTGGCGTGATCGTGCATTGTAGAGAACAAATTACCAAACAGTTTCAAATTAACATCCATACTGTAACCTCATCATGGTCATATCTTCTTCCGGCATTAATACTACTCCGTATTTTTCCTGCTCAACTATTATGCGCTTAATATGATTGCGTACCGATTCATAGTCGTGCGGGTTGTTGGTAGTCAGTAAACCAGACATAGAGAAACACTCTATTTCAAGACCATTCTCAGTCCGGTAATATTTTATCGCACCTGCGCGATATACCCCTTTCGCCACAATTGTACCAGTCCCATTAACACAGTACGCAGAAAATGCCGGCCTATTGACAATGACTTCTCGCATACGTAAGGACGCGTCCAAAGGATGGTGTATCGGCGTACTACTAAGCGGCACGGTGAACTTCGCATTAACTCGTAGCGCCTGCATCTGTGCTTCTTTTAAGAAGGGTGTGTCTGAAGGTATGCTGTTCTCTACTTGGCCACAATCATAAGAATTATGACGCAAGTAAATAGCCAAGTGTTTGATTCTTTCACATAGCGGTATAACCGGATGCCCAGTCATTACATACTCAACACTAGACGACCTCGTTATACCAATTGGGCTTTCTCTGTGCAGAGATACAGTGACTGAGTAACTTGCACCCTCTGTGCTAGTGGCAGAATTTGCAACGTACCTCACCCCAACTAGGTGATTCTTGCTTGCTTGCCAGGTAACAGTCATATCGACATCAGTCCATTTGGCCTCCCTAGTCTTTATTCTAAACATACCCAAGTCGTTTAGCATGCAAGCTTCGTTCAAATTCTTGTTAACTGGTAACTTCTCTGTTATTGCGAGTATTCCGTTACCTTCGTTAGAAAAAAGATCCAAGAACGTCCAAAAGTCAAACGGTTCATCTGCCCCCTTGCCGATAGACGCGAAGCGATATAAGTGTCGATAATCATTCATTGCGATTTCAGCAATAGCAGCACTATGCCTGCAAAGTGTTTCAATAACCATAATTAAGGGCCATAATTGTTGCGTCAGTATCGTTTAAAATTCTCAGGCCTGTTTCGGCTTCTGCCTCTCGCACTTCGCTTAAGCGATGCGCAGATGTAAACCATTCACCGCTTAATTCGTCATAGCCAAACCCAACTCTTTGATTCGCGACACGCCCATCGGAGCCATACTCTACTACTGTACGAATTGGCTTACATGGATTAATGACATAAAATTTAGTGTCTTTGGAAAATGGGAAGTTATCACCATATACAGCAAACGGACGGCGTAGTATTTCCTTTCGTAACAGTGCGCCACTGCCAGAGTGTCCTTGGGTTTTTGTTAAGTAGCGCCTTGTGTATATGCTTCCTGGAACATACGCCGGTATAGCAACATACCGCGACGTACGGAATTCAACAGCGCCGGTTTTATACACTAGCATCGTTAATTGTCGTGTGGCGTTTGATCCACGTTCCGGTGCGCGGTGCCCTTCGGGTATTGACTGATGAAGTGACATAAACAGTCGCGTAAATGATGTACGCGGGCTGAGGCGTATAATTGCGTCATAACGCTTACCGGTACCAAAATCAATACCATCTATGTATATGCCGACCGAGCGTATTCTCTCAGAGTTGCGTACTGAGATTGCCAAGCCGCACATGTTGTATTCGTACTCAAACCCCTCACTTTCACCATCCGATGCATACGGCAGCACTTCCAATAACTTATTAGTAAAGTCCTGGACAGTATTCATACGCCATTCCGTATGTGTTTCTTTCATGTTGCGCAGGTAAAGCTTGCCAAAGTGTCGCAAGCCAGTCATAATAATACCTAACGTGCGGTGATCGAATGCTTTATTTCTAGTAACCATTTAACATTCCTGCCCATACTTCTTTAGTTTCAATTGGTGCTAGATTTCCTTTACCTTTGCGATACGTGTTAACGAACCCCATCCGGCGTGTAAGAGAGCTTTTTTCACCAAAGTCATCTAAAACACCGACCACTTCCGGCGAGTCAGTTATTTCGAGCGGCAGACTCCACTCCCTAGTAACCCTTGCATCACCTGTTTCGTAGTCCTTAGAACTCACTTGTATCGCTGGAATATGTGCTTTTACCGGTACAGCTTCAGTAAAGGTAACGTTGCGATATAAGTAACGTATAGTGATCTCGTTGTTTTCGTAATCAATTATAAGCTTTGAGCCGCTAAGTGAGTTAAACCGAATTTCAATTTTCCTAACTTTTGCACCTTTAGACACTATAATAAGGCTAAGCGCGGGTCGGTGACATTGATCAAGTCCGATTCTGGTTTTAAGGAATTCATGCGGTACTCGTTCTTCAACACCGCGTTTTTGATACACCGATAGTGTAACCGCATTATAGTAATTACTGGTTTTGGACTCGATATAGAAATGTGTTTGACGATCACCTATTTCGTGCGTTTCGCTGAACACGTTACCCTTCTTGACTTGGCTAAGGATACGTGTGTTGTGCTCGCCTATTGCTTCGAGCTTTTCTCGAAGCGCATCGAAATCAAGTATACGCGCACGCGATACCATGGGTAGTATTTCCATCGCGTAGCCATAGAACTCTTTAGTTAGGCCGTACATGTCAAACATTGTTGCTCTCCTTTATCATAAGCACAATATACGACACAAACAACCGTTAGTCAAGAAAGTTTTCTAATTGATTACATATACTGTATTCTGTTTGCGAAAATCTCAGGATAAGTTAAAGGTGGTTGGTTGTATTGTTTGCGCTTTTTGTCGACATAGTCCATAGCATTATTGAAACTACGTTCACCAACAATTGCCCATTCTTGCTGTAACACTCGCTCGCTAGACCGCGTGTCATTTACGAAGTCAGTGTTTAATACAAACTGGCGCGGTATGTGTACTCGTAAAGGCACTCGCTCCTCCCAAAGTCGGCGCTGGGACAGGGTTTCGTAATTGGCCAGAGTTAGCCCTTCGTCAGTTAATGTCACTGAGCGAGATCCAAAAAAATCAGACTCGGTGCGTATACACAAACCAGCAGAACTAAGTTCTGATTGCTTTGTTAAGTTAACATTCATAGAAACGTCAAGAACGCGTCTATACGGGTGTGTTTTACGCTTGCGCTTGCCAGGATACGTGCGCAGTGCGTAAACGTTGAAAGACCAGTACATGCTCGCAAGGACAGAGCGACTCACACGTATTTTAAATTCACGGCCATTAACTACCAAATTTGGTGATGAATGCTCCCAAGTACCAGCACTTTCACCGAACTGGTTCTTGAGTTCAGAACAAGCCGTTGCGATTTCAATAATAGTAGTGTGCCATTTTGTACGAAGCGCACGCATAGTGTCATAAGTAGCTTGCGGATCGGGGCGCCTGACTTGACTAACACCAGTAATAATACTGAAGCCAGTTTTTATAAAATCAAGTGCGCAGCTTTCAGCTGCCCGTACCGTTGCTTCACTAGGCTTCACAGATTACACCGTGCTGTAAACAAAGCATTGAGCGCTCGTTAGAGTCGCTTACGTGCTGTAATTTGTCGTGTACTTGCAGTGCAAGCGATCCGCCCATATAGTTTCTACCGCGCTCAACGATAGTGCTATCAGGGTGTAAGCGCCATACAGCAAGTGTCGGTGAGTCCATAAATAGTGCGTTTTTGTTAGTAACGCCAACTTCGCGTGCAATATTGATTATTTTTTCTTTCGGCGATGTTGCGTCAAACATTTTTTTATGACTTTTTTTCAACGATGCGTCAATGTTAAATGGAAATTTGGTTGTCGCCGCTTCAAGGCTAACGTGTTTAACACGATAGCTGTCGTCGCTATATGAACTAAACACTGTATTCAGCACAACATATGCACGGTCATGCAAGTTTACTTTGCCGTTTGAACGTTCTAACACACTAATTGTAGCAGTTACGCTCACTGTGCCTGGACGATATTCTTCAAACGTATAGTTTTCAGCTACATCTAAAGTTAAGCAATATTTGGCATTTTTTGTATCAAGCAATGTCATTGGGACACCTTGGTACACGCCAGATTTGATCATCGAATCACATAAACCAGGAATCAAATTAAGGATTTCTTCAGCGCCTTCGTACGATGCACTATCACGAAGTCTAAAGTTGTGACGCGCTTTGATTAACTTTTTTACAAACGTATTGATTTCAGCAGCTAATTCTTTCATAAACCTTGCAACCTTGTAAGTGTAATAAGTCTAGTCTTTTCTTCGTCAGCAATGTTTAATCTCTTTATCTGTTCAACAACACTGCCACCGCTATAATTGACATTATATACGATTGCCTGTTTGGTTGTCAAGCAGAATTCTGAATATTGTTTCATTGGTATTAACGGAAACGTAAGGCCAAGTTCAGATCGTAAGTATTCGTCCTCTCTAGTCCATGATATATAAGACTTTCCTGATGATTCATACAAAACAAGAGTAAGAGCCCTTTTTCCAAATCTTGTGTCACTTAGAACTACACTAGTAGGACTGCCTGGTTTCGTGATCACTGTGAGTCTACGTGTTACATGGCGTTCTTCGTCATCTGACAGTATTTGTTTTTGTATAGATAATATCTCAAAATGCATTGCCTCAATTCTGGTTGCCGGCTTGCGTGCGCTTACGCCTACTTTATGCGTATCACCGTCGTATATAATCCCATCGCGCATTACAGTCGCGCCCGGGCATGCTTGGTTTACTGCTAGACGACTTAAGCTTGCTATCTGTAAAACGAACGATTCCATGGCATCAGTATCATATGCTCTTCTTAGTGAGCGCACATTGCTGGTTACCAGCTTGCCTATGTGGTTTACGGTTTCTAATATTTCATCACGCATATTGAAGCCTTAGCATTGCGATACGGTTTGGGTCAACCTTCTTTTCATTATTACCTATACGATTGCGTATGTGTAAGTCAATATCATTTCGAGTGAAATACGCGTTATTGCCGAACTCATTATCGTCAGCGTCAAACACTGATGTTTCGATTGACGGGGATTCCAAAAACAACGGATAGCTTTCTACATTACCTACGTTACGTTTTAAATGCATATACGCGATACCTGTTTGCGACAATATTTTAATAGGAAACCTGGACATACTATACGACACACGAATTACCGATTTTGAATCAGAACTAGTATGGCCAGGCACAGCGGCTGATCGAATAGATAACTTAAATGGCTTCTTTGCTAGGTACGAGTTGGATACTGTTACCGTAAAGCCGTTGTCGCTCTCTGAATTATAAAAAGTGCTTATTGTCAATGTAAGCTCGTGTATGAACACTGATATCGACAGACTTTCTGCCGTGAATGGATCCCGTATGAGTCGTATATGACTAGAGTTCAAACCAGTCGAGTGCGCTAATTCAGCATAAGACATCGCTTCTACGACTTTGCGGGCTTTGTTGGCTATCGATACATGTGCGCGTCTAGTTCGCTTAAACTTGCCTTTAGTTGTAGTCAGATACAACCTGTTCTTTAACACACACTCAAGCAGATCTTTAGTACTTTTCATATACCGCTTATAGCCAGGCGTATTATCGTATACTCTACGATTCCTAATAGGCTCATATACTCGTTGCGTGAACCCATCTATATCCAATATGTCCATGTTAATATTGCTCCCCAAGTACGAACAATGCTGCGGTAGACCGTTTTAGTATCGGCCCATGCATCTCTTCAACCAGTTTGGCTTCTTCTAAATACTGACGTAACGTCATTGTTATATCAAACCCGTAGCGCCAGCGTCTTAGGTTTAGTTCTAATTTGTTAGTGCCCGATACTTGCACATATGTAGAAACTACAGGCACAAACGGTCTGAATAACTCAAGTGATTCGTACATCCAATAATCCGCGGTACACATTGCCTTATCAGTAACAGTACATGACATAAGACGGGTGTCTGTGTTTTTATTTGCCACAAATACTATCTCACCGATATTAGACGATAGACGAACCTTTCTTTCAGCTGAAGATACACCGTCCCAGTTAGACCATAATCCAGTGCGTGCGGTTGCTGTGACGTACCGGTGCTCCATATAAAACTCGTATGAAGCTCTAGACCAGCGCCTATAGAATACCGCACTTGGGCCGTATAACTTTGTCTTAGTGAGTTTGCTATGCTTACTAAAGGTTATTTGCACCGTGTACACAACGTCGTTATATTCAATAGTAACACCGTAACACTCACTGGTATAATCACCGTCCACGATACATACGTTAGACGGATCGACAGTATGCATCCGCTTACGCGTCAACGTTACTTTTACGTTAGTGCCAGGCAAACGACACAAGTAAACCGGATTAAAATCACCTGACTTTAAAATAGCAGGGCCAATTTCTTCATCAACGAACGACATAAAATCGCCCATCAACTTATGCATTGTTTTACCTACACCGACAACGCCTATATCCTCCCGTGGACCAAATCTAAACGACACCTTCCGTCTAGTTTCAACACGTTCTTTGCGCAGGCGCATTAAGTGCGTCAGTAGTTTGTTTCCTGGGTTACGCATAATTCAACCTCATTAAGGCAAACTGTTCTTCTGTTAACCGATCACCAATACACCACTCGGCCACTGTTTCGCAAGAACCGCTTAGTGTCGGCAGGGACTCGTAATCAGCGAGAAACACGTTTTCTGCTATTACGGTGCTACTGGTATCGTAATACTTGTCGAAACTAGCAAACATCATGGTAGACTCTTCGTTGTTGAGAACTTTAGTCCCAGGATGGTAACGACACGAAATTGCATTAGGACCCGGGTTAGCGTAGTCAAACCGTCTCATATACACTATCCGTGTCCCATGTCTATATGCAAGTGAATGTCCGCGCACCCAGATCGCACAAAGCCCTCTTCTCGAGGAGGCATACGCTATATGAATAGGACGCTCGATAGTCATGTCTTTGTTTGGGCTGCTCATGTTTATAGTCAACATGTAGTCGCTTCTAGGCTGGTGCTTATAAAACCGTAACGTGAAGTCAACGTGAACATTACCAGCGACCACGATAGTTACTCGACGAGAAAACCTGTCCTGCCAAGTTACTTTGGGATCATATTCTGCTACTTCTTCAAGTTCGACTTTGGGTATGAAATCCACATTGTATAGCTTAGACGCAATATAAGTAGATAACAATGAGCTGCCGACTAGACGAAACACTGCGCGTTCAACCGGGCGACCATCATCATCCATTATACGGTTAATACGTTTGGCTATTGCTAGATGAGTCATTTTGCAATCGTTGGAAAGTGCATCGTTTATAGCTTTTATGTTGGCGACAACATCATACCCAAACACGTAGGAATCCTTATAATTTTCCATCACCGTACTCCATTTTAAGTCGTAGACGTTCTTCGGCGGATACGCGGGATAGTACGTCATTAAACTCTACAGGGATATCATTTAACATCCACTGAGCCCTTAGCACTTGTTTCACAGCACTAAAGTCATCCACATCGTATTGGAAAGTAACAGCGGCAGGGCGCTCCGTTGAATGAATGACAAAATCATTAATTATTTGATCTGCATTCATATTAACCGGATCTAACCCTGTATTACTGTAATACCCGTGAGTCATAACACACGGAGTGTGTCCGGATACAATTTTTTTCGTTCCGTCTATATGTTCCATAGCAACACTCATTGACGTTGACGAGTTATAAACATACTTGACCGCGTCCGTCGTACCAACGCCTTCAACAATAATCAAAGTAGGCGGCCAGTTTCCTTGACGAGACTCTTCAAGAGTGCGAGTGGCGATCGCTGCCATTGTTTCACGAGTGTATTGCGTGTGAAATGTCATACCAATACTAGTACGCGAGGTTGGACTCGTAAACATTACGCTAGTCACTAACTTGCGATTGGCGGTTAGCACAATACCATATTGTCGTTTGATTTCGGCCGCACGGCCGTTTATATAAGTGGCTGCGCATTCGTGCCTAGACGGTATGCCGATTATGGTTGTCATTGTAGTCATCTTAAAGAAAAGGTCTTCAAGATTTCTTGGCAATGTGGATAAGCTGGAGATTGTATCTAGCATCGTTGCCTTCTTTGTTAAACGTGTATAATGTTAGATTAACAAAGTCGGCAACAAGAAACAAGATTATCCGTAATTTAATCTATATAAGAGGTATTCTGAAGGGCTAAGGTGTCGTTTAAGATAATAGTCACCCATGCCACTGAGTGCGGATTTCAAATCACATAAATCAATCAGTGTGTATGAGCTATGAACTGGCCCATCGCTGTTTGGTGGTCTGTGGTGTGATTCATACATAGCAAAGCATTCGTCAACAGTAATGTCTTTTACTCTACTACCAGCGCCCGGAACAAAGTCTTCATGAAGAGATAGCCAGAATTTAATTGACCGACCAAACGGCATGGGCGCGTCAGTCATTTTGCGGCCTAATACTTTAGCTGGATTTGGAAGATACGATATCCGTTGGCTATAGTCGCTGATAGAAATAGATAATACTGACCTCCCACTTGCTACACGCACATCAAGAGCAGGTATACCGTGTGCATAGTTATTCACAGTGAGCTTTGTCGTGAAACGAGCGGTGTCATTTGGGTTTATTAAACTAAGATACTCTGACTTGTTAATCTCCCAAACCCTATCTTTGCCAGTAACAGATTTTCCGTTTATCACTAAATCAGTCATAGGCCATCTAGGTGACACAGTATCACCGATATATCTTACGCGTGTCTTTATGATTATCCTTGATAGCTCACATACACACGAGTGGATGCATTTCAAATCTTCTACTACTTGATCAGCAAAAATACTGAAGTCCTTCTTATTACGTGTCAGTTTGCGCACTCGGCGAAAACTATTCAACACATCATCGAAGTTAGACGAAAGCTCTACTTTCTTGTCACCAAATTCTGCATAACTATTCATTGCATCTCCAAGAGTGAACAGAACCTACTTGTGCATTCAGGTTTCTTGCTGGCTATATTAAAACGATTCTTAATGCGCGTGATACATAGCTTGATAAGACCTGCTTTTTGCGTAACGTCCTCTGAATACTCAAGTCCGCGCTTGTACACGAACCCTGCATTATAAGACGCAAGAGCCATTGGATGATTGCCGCCACGTATACGCAACCAGTATTTTATCTCGTTTATGGCAAGATGTGCGCCGAGACCTTGATCCATTACTAAGTCTTGGGCGAGCACGTTCGCCATAAACGAATCCCTGTCTATCCCAAGACGGCTTGTAGCCGTGTCAATATGGATTGCATACGGACCAAAGCTAGGATCGTTTATATTCAACAAGTACTTGCCGAGTTTACTTTCCCGCCACGCAATAGCAGGAAGCACAGACTCAAGCCCGTACTCCTTGCCAATCTCATAGCTAGTTACCAACACGTTCGCTTGATCGTGGTTTATTCTGATGTTTGCATCGCAGAACTCGTCTATAGCTTGGTGCTGTGTACTACTCACAGTCAAGCCCAACGTAACGCCTACGACAGCGAATATGTTAATCATAGCGTAGTAGTGTCGTTTATCAAATGTGCTTCGAACTTGTTGCCGCCATTCGCATCTTCATCAATAAGGCGCTTGGCAAACATAGTTATCTCACGCACGGTTTCGTAGGTGCTGCAATTGTTTTCTTTTGACAGCAAGATAATCGCGTTAATCATCGCCGCCTGGGCTTGGAGCGTATGTAACTCAGGATCGTAGTTGTCTGCCACTTCCAAGTAACCGTAGTATTGCATCATACTGAACACAGTATTGTCAACACGGAAACTAGAGTCGTGTCTCACCCCATTATTGTTGCGAAGAAATTGTATTCCCTCATTGGCAGCCTGCCGACCAACGTTCGCAACAATTAGATCGTATGCGGCCTGTATTACGTATCCAGCAAAGGACATAAACGGATCAGTAGGCACGCCTGGCAGTTCACTTAGAGCAAGCGCGAGCATGGCGCCGCTTTGGCCGCAATTCGAATGCAAAGGATTAGTGAACCAATGTATGGTGTTGTAGAAGACTTCTTGTGCACTTGAACGATAGTACTCGTTGTTCTTAAATACCTCAGCTTTTAAACCTTCATTATAGCCGATGAAGTTTCTCTTATAACTCATGAACGCGTTAACCATAGATTGTGTTCTACGGGTTGCCTCTTTGGAATCATAACGGTGCCCGTCTTTGGCACATGACTGCGTCATTTCGACTGGTGAAAAGCCAGTTTGCAAAGCTGCTACTATTTGGTTGGCATACGGCCATTTGTTCATGTTACAAAAGCCTTTAAATGTAGCCGCGTGGTTGTATATCAGTGACTCTTCACACGCATCGGCATAAGCGAAAGTATTGGAGTTTACTTTATTCAAAAAGGCACTACATTCCTCCCTATCAGCTAGAAGGCGCTCAGCAGTCGTCAACCCAGTTTTGTCGGTGCGGATCATGCCGTATACGAGCATCTCTATAAGCTTATTCGGAAATATTGTCGTACCACGCTCTGAATCGGTAGCGTTACTCACGTCCGGATAAGCAGGACGAAATGGATCAGAGGTCGGCGGATGTTTGGCCAAAAAGCTGCCGTCGTGTTCAGGTTGACCGACTGACGCTAGCTTGTCAGCAAGTGCATTAGCCAGTTCAAGCTGTTTGAGTACTTCTTTCTTCTCGTTTGCCTCTCTAATAGACTGCACAGTGATCCTTGGCTGTACAACTGAATCAGAACTGTGTAAATCTTTAGCCATGCGGTACGGTGTCAAAACACCGTGTGAGTTCATCTCTTCCATGCTGAAGTCCTTTGACTTGACTGGCATTGCGATTTTGTTGCCGCTACTCATCGTCTATCCTTACTTTTTCTAACCAATGTGAGTATGGTATCAGATATATCCCTAAATGGCTGGATTATATCATGCTGAGCAATATCCGGGTTATTGTATCGCGCAACTAACGCGTAATACTTACGGTACAATTCATACATTTCGTTCCAGTCATCACACAAACGAAGATATTCTTCGCGAAATTCGGAATCAGTTTTGCTGCGGATGAATCCAGTTATGTTGGATTCATTAGTGACGTTCATATCCAACATCGGCCAGTTATCTGATCCAGTACGTATACCGGCAGCGTCTAGGAAGTCTAGATACTCATGTAACAAGCGAATACTGGCTGAAGTGTCTAACACCTTAATGCCATGTACTTTGCGATACAGGGTTTCACTGAACGCGATAATTTGATCATCACTGTTAATCGGCGCGTCTTCTGTTTCAGATTCTGAGTAGCGCTGTATAACTTTTTGATCAACAAGGTTCGCGGCAAGCATGGCTGGATCACCAACAGTCGGTGCGCCCATTGGCGACAGTATAGACATTAGTCTACAAAAATAAGGACACTCGCTGTGGTCATTTGTGTTGAACATAACAACACGTTCACTAGCCAACGCTTTGAGGTTAGCTTCGATATATTCATCCGGATCTAAAATCATTTGCTATACTCCACACATGTATGGTCTAATCCGACCAAGTATGTATCAATAATAAATTCGACTATTCGCCAATCACCGCCAGCCAAGCCGCACCCGATTTGCGGGTATGCGACTCGTATTGGTGGTAGACCGTTTGCTTCGCGTTCAGCGGCAGAGTCGCGTAAATCATTACCCAACTCTCTAAAGAAATCAACCAAAGCAGTGTAGTCGACAGGGCAGTCTTCAGGCGAAGTTCGCGGGGCGTACTGGGTGTAAGCATTAAGGACAACAAACTCGTGATCGTTTATCGTTAACACCGCAGACGAAAAGCTGCCTAGCTTAGAACGATCACCTTTTTTAGTCTGTTCTTTATCAGCTTGCGGCACTGCTTGCCAGCCAGGTCGTCGTGCTATTTGCCCTGCTATACCGGAGCCCATCGCATGCAGACAATTACAGCCGTGAACCATAATGTCGAACTGCGCGTTCTCCATCATCTCGAGTAAATCACCTTTAACTTTTTTCATACTTCACCTTTTCTAAGTACGCTTCGTACTCAATTTCATCTATATAGACAAATACACTGCCGTCTTGTACAGCAAGACCAAAGTCAGCCAAGTTGTCGGCTACACTATGTTGTAATTCGTCTCCGCCCCATATCAACGCAACTAAGTAGGCTTTAAACCACAAGAAGCGTTCTTCGGAGTCGTTAATCCACAGCCATACAAAGGCTTCAGTAATACTGAGCTCGTCGTATTTCTTGACTGTCTGCGTCTTCTTACTCATGGCACGTACATTGTATCAACTGTAAACCCGCACTCGTTACTCAACGTGGCAAGAAACTCAACAAGCATAGGATCCAACAATTCATCAGCTGTGGCTGGCACAACCATTGTTTCACCGCTAATTGTTTCTTCTTTGCCAAGGTAAACACCAACGATAAACGGCGGCTCACCGAAATGTCTCCCTTCAACTTTTAAGTCAGTAACGAACAAACGTTCGCCAGCGCACAAGTTGTGAGACAGGTATAAACTGATGGTGTTGCGGAGCTCAGACATGTTTGGTTTTATCTCAGTCACTTCACGCAAATACTCAGTTGAGTACTTATTCTTTTTAACAATTTTAGCTGACATTGCTTTCCCCTTTGTAACGCCATACAACACGCGTATCGCGGTCATACACTGCGTCTTTTGTTTTTAAAACTACGTTATTACCATCACGCACAGCAACACCATCGGCAACTTCTCCAGAGCTAGAGATCACTTCAATCTCACTATCGTCTAAGGGAATTGCAAATGGGAAGGTATCGTAGGCTGCGGTAAAAGAACTGATTGCTTGCATGGATCGCGCTCCGGTATAAAAATCACTGAATACGCGCCGACTTACGACGGCGTCGTAAACAAGTCGGTTAATTTGAGTTGATAAGTTGGTCTGCATAGTTGCGGTAGTGCTCGTATGAAGCCTGCATGTTTTCAGCGCCGATGGGGTTCCTGGTATGGATCATGATCGGCGGCAGTGTAAGATCAGCGGCAATATACTCTTCACACATGAATTTAAGACAGTCATGCCCAGTGCGCTCCACTGTACGGCCGTGCCCCTCTTTAAAATCCTGTATATCGTGGTCAAAGCTATAAACGCACTCTTCCTCTGACTGCACTACATCAAGAACAGCGTCTACGAATTCATCATACGTGCGCACTACTGTCCAATCAACGTCTTGCCATAATGAAACCCACACTACGTCAGCAACATTGCGTTCGTCGTCTAAGAATATGCCTTTACGCATATAATTTCATCCTTTTTATACTTTTGTATATTGTAGCATCTAGGAAAAGTTTTACAAGTAGAAAACACAAATGAAAAACTTTTATTTTTACCTGAAGACGAAAGATGAAAAAAGGGGCAGTGTGCCCCTTTCAATTATTCTGCGCTGGCTTCTTCTTGCTTGGCGCGCTGTGCTTTGCGATCTAGCGTTACGTTAACCACTAGTTCGTTATTAGCAACTTCTAAACGTACAATGCCACCTTCAGTCAACTTACCATACAAGACTTCCTTAGCAATTGGCTTGCGGACCGCAGTCTTAAACAAGCGCTTAAGAGGACGGGCTCCGTACTTGTCGTCAATCCCGTTGTCACGCAACCAACGCGTAGCGTCAGGTGTTACGGATACTTGGATATTCTTAGTACTCAAGTCTTGATTTAACTCAGTAATGTACGTCTTGAGGATTCGGTTAATACTAACCTCGTCAAGCGGTGCAAACACATGAACATCATCAACACGGTTAATCAGTTCCGGCTTAAAGAAGCGTTTCACTTCCGCGTCAATTTCCGATGCCATGTTTGCGCTGCCAGCTGCAAAGCCTATACGACTGCCGCTCGCTTTTGCTGCGCCAGGGTTACCAGTATAAAAGATAACGGTATTGGAGAAGTCTGCGGCTACGCCTGACGACGACGTAAGTTTGCCGTGATCGTGTATCTGTAAGAATAAATCATATACGCTTCGGTGCGCTTTTTCAGATTCATCCATCAGTATTACACAAACTGGGTTTTCAGATACTTCCGTAACCAACTTACCATTCTTATAACGACCTTCACCGTGACCCTTGTAGCCAGGAGGTGCGCCAATCAGTAACGCGTCTGAGTGCTCAGCTGAATACTCACTCATATCATAGCGCAGTAACGGCACGCCCCATTCTTCCGCAAGTACTTTCACCAAGTGTGTTTTACCAGTACCTGTGATACCAGCAATAATACCACCGTAAATAGGACCTTCGGAATTGTCAAGCCCAGCTTTGCGCGTTTCAATAGCTTCAACTACCGTGTCAATAACATCGTCGTGTCCAAACACACGATCCTTAATACGGGCAGCAAGCGTCGACATACTGTCGCTGTCGTTCGCTGTTAAGTCTTTTTCAGGAATGCCGGTAGTCAAACTTAGTGCGCGTGTGATGTTTTCATCGTTTACTTCGTCTTGTCCTTTAATCTTAGCGTTAATCATCGCTAAATCAAGTAGGTCAAAACTTCTGTCCGGGTTGTGCTTTTGCTGCACATATTTGGTAGCCAAATCAACCAGTTTCGGTAAGTCTGCCATATTAAACGACACGTTATGGAAGTCTTCGTACGAGAACAGGCTCTGTGCAAGTATACGCACAGTTTCATCACGCGATGGTTCAGGCACATCAACTAACGCAAAGCGGCGCACAAGTGCTCTATCACTTTCAATTTGTTCGTAATACTCAGCGTTAGTAGTAGCGCCGATTACTTTAATTTCACCGTTTGCTAGTTTAGGCTTAAGCATGTTGCCCAAGTCAAGCGCTGAATCTTTAGTTTGTCCAGCTGACATTGCGGAGTGCATCTCGTCAATAAACAAGATAACTTTGTCCTTAGAACACAGCTCGTCAATAATTGACTTAATACGTTCTTCAGCATCACCGCGGAACTTAGTACCTGCCATCAGGGCAGCAACATCAAGTGAATAAATTTCGTAGTCTTTTAGTGAATCCGGGATTTCGCCGTCTACAATTCGTTTAGCTAGGCCTTCAACAATTGCTGTTTTACCAACACCGGCTTCACCTGTCAAAATTGCGTTTGACTTTTTGCGGCGTCCCAGTACATGTACTAGTTGATCAATAACATCGTCGCGCCCAACAAGCGGATCAATTTTCTCAGCTTGTTCGGTTAAGTTTACACAGTATGTGCCTAAAGGATCAGTTACGTTTGAACCAGTACCAGCGCCAGATTGAAGAGCAGGCTCTAGGATTTCTAAAATCTTTTCACGTGTAATGCCGTGCTTTTTAAGATATGCTGCCGAGTGCGAGCGCTCTTCGGTAACCATCATTAATACTAGCGACACAAGTGTCAAATCAGAATTGCCTGAAATTGCGTCTTGTGCTGATGCACGACGGATAAGTTCAATTAAGCGCTTGGATTCTTTGGGTTCAATGTCAGTGCCAGTCCATGGTGAACGTAGCGACTCACTTGACAAATAAGTTTCAACATCAGTGATAAGGCCGTTAAGCGTGCCTTTACAGCGCGTAACTAAATCAGTGAATGTTTTTTCTTGTGTAAGGGATAAGAGCAAATGCTCGGTAAGTAGGTATTCGTGATAGCGGCTAACCGCCTCGTTTGTAGCGCGTTCCATAACACGCTTGATGAACTGTAAGTCTTTATCAGCCATATTTTGCTCCTTGTGTTTAAACTATTTATTCACCCGATTGCGAATTATTCTGTATTTGTTGCTCATATGCTTTTATCACAGCTTGCTGGTCCTTAATATAACGTAATAAGTCAGCGGTGTTATACGACAGATTTTCATAGTCCTTTGCGCTTAACACAAAGTACGCTTGATCGTCAGTCATATTGTCAGTTAAGTCAACCATAATAGCCCGGTTGGCAACTCTGAATTCGACTGCGGCCATATTAACTGGCTCAGGTCTGCCGAACGTGCCATATATAGGGCATATAGCGTCACTGACGTCCACAGTCTGCGTCTGTTCCTCATCCGTTAAAGTACAAGCCGGCGTCGTAAGAATAATTCCTACGGTTATACCGAGCACGATAATAGACTTCACACCGTTATTCAGTTTCTTCATCGATTTTAGTCACTTCTTCAATGTCAGTACCCAGCTTAGCTATGGCTCGATTTACTCGAGTTTCTATTAAGCCCGGCTTTTTGCTGGCTAGATATTCAAGGTCATGTTTGCGCAACACGTCTTTGATCTTATTCTGTTCAGCTACGTTTTCGTTATACATCTCACGTAGCTCAGAATGTTGTTTCAACAGTTGCTCAACTTTGGATGCCTGAATCTCAAGCCGTTTGACTAAGTTTTCGTTCTTATTTGTAACATTAGTGACTTCGGTTGTCAAGGTATTAACTTCTTTTTGTAACTCAGTGTTATCTTCAATTACAGAAGTTAAGTACGAATAGCCAAGGTACACGGCAAACAGAACACCCGCAAAGGCGGCAAGTACGGCTATTGTACCCCAAGTCTTTTTAGATCCTAATGCGGCGAGTCCTGCTAACATGTTATCCGTTCCTTGTTACTTTAAGACAGTGGTTGTCATCATTAACCACTAATATATGTGAATCACTAGTACCGAATACAGAGTAACTGGCACCTAGCGAGCGCTCTAAGAATACTATATCAGTGCCGCTTGAAAACGGCGATACTTGACTATGAAAGCCTTTAAAGTCGCCTTCGTCAACAACACGATAAGAACTACCTTCCAACGAGAATGTAGACTTCTGCGTATCTGTGCGACTTGCGGCTTTAGCAAGAAACTTGGCTATTGCATCTTGTCCTTTATTGGCCAAGTACTTTTTGTGAGTCATGTACTTCTTAGGATCAAGAGGCAAGTCAGCATGCGGGCAGCCTGCGCGGTAACGCTTAACTTCACCTGTCATATAAAACCTAAGACTCCATTTCATCTTATCAGTCATATTTTCAATGTCAGCGATCATCTCGTCAAAGTTTTTCCAAAAGTCACGATCACGTCTATATTCAACGTGCACTTTCCACATGTTGTTGGTATCGCTAAGCTCAGTGAACTCTGTATCAATCGTATCATACGGTGACATTTCAATAAACATAGCAAAGTCACGAGCGGCAGCTTCGTCTATTACATTAAACGTCACTACTACCACTTCTTCAGGTGTCCCCGACTTAGGCTTAAAGAAATCAACTAGAATGATCGGATCAACCATGTGCTCTAGTTGATGGCGTCTAAACCTTTCGTTTAACTGTCTTTTATTACGCTTCATCGTCGCCTTCATCCTGGTTTGTTTCTGGGGCATCATCTGTGTCGTCTCCACCAAATATGTCGTCACTATCGTCGATTTTCTCATCTCGATAATCAACCCCGCTTAGCGCGGTAGACAGATTCAAGTAATCAGTAATGTTGCTTGCAATTAGACGTTTGGGGAATTTCAAATCAACTACTGAAACACGGTAAAGCTCGCTTTTAATTGGCGCGGTTGGATTATCGTCGAACTCTTCAGCAGTCGGTACGCCTGTCATATTGAAAGCTTCGTTACGCAGGGTATACTTAATACCGAACTTCTCTAAGCGCGGCAAGCCTTTTACATCAGGTGGTCTGGACTTGGGGTACATGATAGACACGTCAACCCAGTACTCTGTGATATCAGGCCCTGCTATAATTTCGCCTTCTTCCCAGTTCTCATATGCATAGACGCCGGTCTCGCCAAGGATACTCTCGCACTCTAGCAAGTAATCCATAGCAGTAATGTCGCCCATAATATACTGGTAGTTTTGTTGTAATGAATCAAATTCTATCATTATATCGCCTGTTTAGTCTTTACCATATTTAGTACTTGGGCAATTGTAATGAAAGATTAATCTACAAATTGAATTCTGGCCGTAAATACTTTTGAACACTACGGTGTTCACGGAACCCCGGATGATAGTAAATTCATATACTTACAATCCATGCAACACGCCAAAGACTCTTGTTACTAGAACGAAGGGTCACCACTTCTTTAACCCTAATAAAGGAACTATTTTATGGCAAAACAGGCTAAGTACGACCAGAATTCAACCAAGCACGGTAAACATAACCAAAAAGCAACTGTTTACGATATAAACTCACTTACTAAGAAGAGCCCGCCGTCTACTAAAGACGTGCGCCCGATTCCTAGAAACGTTGCTCAGGAAGAATACGTACAATACCTCAATAACGAAAGCGTTCGTTTAGTTTTCGGCACAGGGCCTGCAGGTACCGGTAAAACACTACTGGCTACACTGAAGGCAATTCAACTATTTTTAGAAGGCCATGTTAGTAAAATTATCATTACTCGTCCCGCAGTAGCAGTAGACGGAGAATCGCACGGATTTCTACCCGGTGACATATTCGCTAAGCTAGAGCCATGGACAAAACCTATCCTGGATGTATTTTTAAAGTTCTTTTCACATTCCCAGATAGCAGATATGATCGACACCGATATGTTAGAAATTTGCCCGCTTGGTTTCATGCGCGGCAGAACATTCGATAATGCGGTGCTTTTACTTGACGAAGCACAAAACTCAACTGACGTACAGATGAAAATGTTCTTAACCCGTATAGGCACCGGCACGCGTGCATTTATTACTGGTGACTTAGAACAAAGTGACCGAGAAAAAGGCATCAACGGCTTAGAGGACTTTGCCCGTCGAGCTAATGACCGTGCGCCGGACAGTATCAAGTTCGTTAATTTCCAACGCAAAGATGTGGAGCGTGATGCGATTGTAGAGACTGTATTGGCACTTTACGAAGACGAATAAGGTGATATGAAAAAGCCGCTTAAACGCGGCTTTTTTGTCTTTGGATTTTATTATGCTGCGTCTACTGTCTCAATCACATCAGACCAGCTATTAACAACCGGAAACTTGTCTACTTCTACGCCGCTGTTATACTCTTGGTAAAAGTTTAAAACTTTTAAACCATACTCGTGCGCTGCTAGTGCATGTTTTAGGTGATCTTCTACGTAAAACAACCCGGTGTCTTTATAATGATCAAACGCTTCTTCTTTGTGGTGGTGAATGTCCACAGCCCAAAGCTTGTCAAAATCAAAAGCGGCTGCACCAAATACCGCAGTAAGGTTATCGATACGATGTTGACGTGTTTCAGGCGATGTACCCATTAACGTAATAGGCACAAGCGTATAGCCGCGTTTTACTAACTCGCGGACACCTTCTACAGCGTCCAAATGCGGTTTTAGTTGTGCGAACTTATCACTGCCGTTAAACTCTTTAATGAGCGCTATGGCGTCCTGAATAGTATCTACACCTTCGAAACGTTCGTTCACGTTATAAAGGTGATCAGTATTTGGGATGGGCGTGTAGCCTTTTTCAACCATCCATTCTGTAAAGCCGCCAAACCAGTCAAGTAGGCATCCATCAACATCTGTTAAAAATAGTTTTTTACTCATCTGAGATTCTCTCTCTTATTATTGTTGTCATTAAGTAATCAACAGCTTCGTCGCTAAAGGCCGATTTAAGACGCGAATGTTGGCGAACCTTAATTGGGTCTGAAGTTTTAAGTCTGTTGTTGAGGTGGCCTTCGTATAACACGCCGTCCATATCCAGGCCTAAGATATGCAAACGTGATCCGGGGTTGTGTTCCAGTATTACTGACGCGAACGCTCGTTCAGCTGGGATTTCAGTAGTGCGCTTGATGCCGTGAGTCAAGTATTTCACAACACGCTCAATACGCGATGTATCTGTCACATACATGTTACCTTTGTTGAGTATCTGACCAGGCATCATATTAGTGTTGATCCACGATACGGCGTCGACAGCCAAGCTTAAGGCAGCAATCGCAGGGTCATAACTCATTGACATCATGTCTTTTACCTTAAGCGACATTCTAGCCGTATAAGGCACGTTGCCGCAGTTATTGTAAAAGTTTGTCTCAAAGTCACCAACCACGCCCGGGTTCAACTCTCGGTATACTTCGTCGTTAAAAGCACGAACCTCATCCAAGTACCCAACAAGGTTATACATTTTGTGCGTATTATCCATTTTACTGGAAGCCACATTACTGGCTGGACCAAGTCGTCTTCCTGTCGACACAAATAGCGAATTTATAGGCATCATCGGGGTAGTTCGTAGCGCGAATATTTCGGGCTCGAGGCTGTTCCATTTGCCGACAGCGATTCTACTAGACACCATACCGTACAGATCCTTGTACGATGTATAAAAGGGACGTCTGGGCATTGCATAAATGACAGATCCATCTTTGCGCTCCAAGCCATACATTACCCGCGGGCAATTCTTAGTTGACATGAAATGCATGTGATCCGGTACACTCATAAAGATGCCCAACATATTACGCGCCTTCTACTGCGAGTTCTAACTCAACCAAAGTTGCTGCTAGATTAAGTTCAGGGTCAGCACATAGCGGCGCCTTAGCCATACCGTTGCGTAGTGCAACAACACAGTTTCTTTCAATATTAGGATCACCGTTAGACCAGAAGTTGATGTTGTTATACAAAAACGTCCAGATCTCATCGTACTCGTTAGGTTGTGCCTTAGCGCACATAAGTTTACGGCCTTCCACATATTGCTTTTCACGGAAGTACGCCACAGCGTGCACGCGCCAGTCTTCTGTATCGCCACCTTTAGATGACGGTGATTCAAGTTTGCCGTTAATTGTGTTCTGCTGCAATAAGTTCAAACACTTACGCAAGTCAGGATAGGTTGCGTCAATAACTTCCCCTAGTGCTTCAGGGTCAATATCAACTTGCTCTTCAAGCAGTACGCGCACCGCACGTTCTTCAAACTGCGGCTTATCTGGTTTTGAGATTTCGTACTCTTGCAAACGTGACTTAAGCGCGGGAATAATACGATTCGGGTAGTTACACGTCATTACAAAACGACACTGATGCGCATAAGTTTCCATTAAGTTACGAAGCGTAGCTTGTGCCTCAGGACTTAAGTGATCAGCCTCGTCAAGAAGAATATAACTGAACGCACTCATAAAAGGCATGTTAGACGCAAAGCCTTCAACAGTTGTTCTGATATACTCAACACCATTTTTCAATGACGCGTTGATAATCTTGATGTTGGACTTGTCGACCTCAAGCATGTTAAACAACACCTTAGCCAGTGTCGTTTTACCAGTGCCCGGGCCGCCGTGGAATAACAAGTGCGGAATAGTTTTTTCTTGCACCCATTGATTGATTTTGTTTTTAAGACTTTCGTCTTTAAGAACATATCCGTCAAGAGTGGCAGGACGGTACTTTTCAACCCAAAGATCAGTTGCCATGTGTTTGTGTTCCTCTAAGGAAAGGGGAGTTACTCCCCTACGTTTCTGTTATTGTACTCGTGAAGTTGTGATATTGCCCTTACCACAACGCGTGAAATTTCAATATCAACTCCGTATGACGCAATGCGCGGTACGAGTTCGCCGGCTTCGCCGCTGTCGCTAGGAACTATGTCCACTAACTGAATAAACATCTCTGTTTCTTCTTCAGATAGTGACTCCCAGCTAGGCTCTGCGAACGCTATGCCGTATACGATACGGGCTATTTCGTTATTACTCAGGGGTGCTTTCAAAGAACTCTCCCCATGATTCGTCGCCTGGATAAGTGTCTGAGACGGCGATGACTGACTTCGGATACTCGAGCATATAGACTCGTAAAGGTTCTTTAGTTTCTTCATCTATGATTTCCGGGATTTTACGTGAGCGCGTCCAGCGCCCGTGCTCTACTAGAACCCAATTGCCTGGTTCTATATCAACAACGTCGTCACCAACAGCGAAGACGTGCGCCCAACGATTACGTACACCGTGCGCTTTACCATCATCGTTAGCGATAATGATACTACCCACCTTACGTTCGCCGTGGACTATTTTGTCTACTAGCACTCTACCGGGTAGAGGTTTTACTATGGGATTCAAAGTTTTCATATTTTTATTCTTATTATTACTTTGTCTGTCTATTTTACACTAAATTCATTTTTTATCAAGATGAATTTGCGTTTTACCAAACTTCAGTGTATGCGTGCCCTTTGATATTGTGGGTTTTGATATGCGATCGACGCGTAGAAACAAGCGTACTCAACGGAACTTTGTCCCTTGCTACTATTTCATAGGTTAAGTGCCCAGCTAATAACAAGGAACCCAATTCCTCACGCGTCATGTAATCGTCAGTTTCTTTGGCTTTTGCAGCACACAACACAAAGTCAGACTCACAATCATACACCAACTCATGGTAATCAAGGCTATGTTCAAATACAGATATTTTAAGAATATCGTCTGTGTTCTCCTTGAACTCAACAACGATATTTTTATCACTGGCGCCTATGTTCCCGACTGTGTCGAAATACATTGTGTGACTATGCAACACACACAAGATACACTGGTTGTCCGAGTAAAGTGCCGCGGTGGGTATATCAAAGGTCATAGGATTCTCGTAAACCAAAGTCTTGCCATGGCTTTTTAAGATAAAATGACCCTGGGAATATATATCACGCGGCCTTCCGCTTGCCGCTTCCTCAGTATAAAGTATTTGACTTAATGTCTGCATCGAAGCTCGATCAGTTGCCTTGGCCATAGCCTTTGTCAGGTCCCAAATCTGTCCGAGTACTTTATCTACCATGTCGTTTTCGAAGACATGATTATCGTAACGCACATGCCCGTAAAATTCAGAAAGTCGAAATTCACATGATCTAAATCCAGGCAAGTCTTGATAGCCATTATCATCTTGTTCAACTCTAATACGAACCGTCAAGTCAACAGGATTTTTTATAGCCCTAAGCCGTAATGTTCCTATTTCTAGTGTATTTGTGTTAGCGGTTGCCATTTGTGTTCCTTATACTTCTCTGTATATTACACCGGTCTCGTAAAACATTTCAAGTGAAGCGTCATACCCGTCAGTGTGCCTCGCAGCGTACCAGTCAGATCCTACGCCACCGCTCTTGTCTACAATCACCTCGGCTATCTGTACTTGAATGATAGCACGGGCACAATCAGCGCACGGTGTGTGGGTGACGTAAATTCGACAACCAACCAGCGACTGGCCTTGGTTTTGGTAAATAGCGTTCCGCTCCGCGTGCTCAAAGTAAGATCGTTTAGCCGGGCGCTCGTGTCGAGATGGCACATCATCATTTACGCCCCTAGGAAAGCCATTGTAACCAGCAGAAACCATCGTATTCCTGCTGTCTACAATTACACTACCAACTTGGGTACTCTCGTCTTTGGACCATGTGGCTATTAGACGAGCAACGTCGAGGAAACGTTGGTCCCATTTCTCTTGTCTAGTAATGGTCATTCCCCTGCGATCTCGTCAGGTGCTTCGTCGCCAGAATCAGCTTTTGGTTTTGATTTAGACCGTGCTCTCGGCGCTGGTTTCTCTTTCTCTTTCTCTTCGACTTTGGTCTCTTCAACCTCTGTCTTAATTTCAGCTTCGTCCGCATCTGGCTTAATGCTTACGTTTTTAACTGAGTTAGGCGATCGCGAGTAATACTCTTCCGACACTTGCTTGGCTGTTTTAATAATCTTGCCTTGGCTGTCGATAATATCGCCACGTGCGTTCATAGATGCATTGCCTACGGCAGGTACAGTGTCATTACTGCGCATTAGTTGACCGAAATCAATATCACGGCCGCGTTTGGTTTTAACTTTCTTCATCGTTGTTCCCTAAGTCTTTTGCAAATTCTGCGAAATCTAGTTCGTAAAGCATCGAATCCACATCATGTAGGCCTAACTTATACAGCAAGTAAGAACTAACACTTGATCCACGCCCTACTCCCCACGTTACGTTTGAAACTTCACATACATAAAGTACGTAAAGCAAATATTTAAGAAGCGGTATTGAGTCGCACTCAAGGAAATAGTCATATTCCATTTTTATGCGTGCTTTTTCTTCGTCAGTTGTGCACAACCCGTATAAGTAATCAAGTAAATCAAGGTCAGCAAATTCAGGCGGAGTAAGCCATTCGGACTTACATCTTTCAAGGAAGGGTAGTGTTTTTTCGTAGTCGTAATCAGGCGTGGTTATTGCCATCTTGTCAAACAAGTCGGCAGCTTCATGATAGCGTTTGACTTCGTCTTCGTCGCTTACTACTACAACGTCAGTCGGTTTGACGCCTTCTAGAATCGCGTTCACTACGTCTGCTCGGTCGAATATTGGCCGAGCGAGAGCGTCTAGCTTTCTTACTTTTGCGTTCATCTGCACCGTTCATCTTATCTTCGATTTCTTTCTGTTGTTTTTCTTCCAGATCAGAAATCAGTACGTCAAGCTGGGCTAACATTTGATGATAGCCCTTACCTATCGCGTTGGCACGGCGCTGTCTCAAATGCATGAGTTTTTGCTGAGTATTCAGCTTATCCACATCTAGTTGATTTTCATCGCCGTTACCGTTCATTGATTAGATATCCGTCTTAGTACGCTTTTCAGAACGTTCCACGTCAAACCCTGTCGGGAATCGTGCTTCTAGTTTTGCGCGGTTAAGTTCCATGAGTTCACTAGGTTTCATACCCAGTGCCATCACAGCTTGCACCCAGTAGAAGATAACATCACCGAGTTCTTTCTTAAGGTGATCAGTGGTTTTCTCGTCAAGTTCTTTGCCTTGGAATAGCACTTTCTTCATGATGTCAAGTGTTTCACCTGATTCTGATGCAAGTCCGATGACACCTGTCATTAGACGAGAAAACGATTCGTGCTCTTGTAAAGAGATTAAACGATGGATAACTTTGAGAAGTTCATCGCTGTCTTTTGTAGGCAGTGATGACACCGAGTCTACAAATCTTGAGTACTCGTGTATATCAAAGTTATCCGGCGTGCTTAGGTCAGTTTGTTTAATAGGAGTTGATGACATCTTTATTATTATCCTTAGTGTGTCTTTGTTGCGTATATTTAATATTATACTGACTTATATGATACAAAATTGTATCACTTTTGTCAATATTCGTTGTGTCTTTCGCTTCTTATAAACTGGAAAAGCATATCTAATGTCTTTTCTACTTTTTGCTCTACTCGAGCAATTTTCACATCGTTCGCATCATGTGAACGTTGAATTTCTTGACGCAATTGTGCCTGATAGTCATTGTTGTTTTCTCTAGTTTGATCAACACGGCCGTTAAGCGCGTCAAGTCTAGATACTAACTCATTATAATTGTTAACAGATCCCGTTTCTAATTTAGATAGGCGCTCTTTTAACTCTGTTAATGTACTATCGACATCTTTCTTATACTGCTCATTGAAATCGGATTTGCTCTGCAAGCTCTTTTCTTTGGACTGGTGTTTAACCAGCGTAATTATTCCAATTACTACAGCTATAACCGAGCCAACTATTGCGATGCCTGCGCCGAGCGTTATAGTTGTTGGTTCTGCCATGACTACCTCACATAGACTTAATTTTTGTTAACTCGTCCAACATTAGGTCGAGTTGATTTTTGCGTGATGTTCTTGCTTTTTGGAGGTATGTATGTGTTTTGTCATATGCCCACTGTACCAATTCCTTGGCGTATTTGGTGCATAACAAGTCAACGGGTAATAAACAATTTTTACTACGAGTCACTTTCAGTTCATCATTACTGATATATGCCGCCGGCACTCCCTTACTGTTAATCAGTGTCGCGTAATTACTAGTTACCATATCTTGATCGATTAAGATAACCGCAGTAATAACGCCATCCGCATAACGGAGAGCACGGTCAATATCATTAAAAGATACCACCGCTATTTCAGTGACAAACGATTCTAAATTTTGAACGACTTCTTCGTACTGAGTAACAATGATAACTTCTAATATAGGATGTTTTTCTGTAGATACCATACTTAGTTTACCACGTTTTGTTTAACTTTATTTAGCTAAAGACGAAGAAGCCGCATACGGTGCGGCTTCTTTTTTAATGTTTGTGTTCAGCTATTTTAAGTCGTTAATAGACTTGACTACTTCGTCTATTAAGCCATACTCTTTGGCTTCAGCTGCTGACATAAAGTTGTCACGATCAGTGTCAGCTTCAATCTTATCGAGCGGCTGTTTTGTAAAGTCCGCAAGCATTCTGTTTAGTTTATCTTTAATAGACAGAATCTCTTTAGCGTGTATCTCAAAGTCAGATGCCTGGCCTTGGAATCCGCCCAGTGGCTGGTGAATCATTACACGGCAATTAGGCAGCGCGTAACGAACGTCGCCTGCCGCTAATAAGAACGAACCCATTGAACAGCACTGCCCGGTACCAACAGTAATAATACGAGAGTTCACAAACTTCATCGTATCATACATTGATAATCCCGCAGTTACAGCACCGCCGGGTGAATTAACGTATACGTAAATGTCGGCTTCCATCTTGGATTCAAGATAAAGGATCTGCGCATTTACAGACTCAGCCATGTGATCATTTACAGGACCGTTAATCAGTATAATGCGGTCTTCCAAAAGTCGTGAAGCCAAATCAACTACACGGTTATTCTCTATGATCATCGGAATCATATATTTTCCTTATTGTGGTAAAACTTTGTCAATAGTAGCTAGTAAATCCGGATCAAATGCTAGCTTGTTTTCTGGATTGAGTGAATCCATATTCTCAATACACCATAACCAGTAATCAGCCGGAACTTCTGAGAACGGTTTGCCTTTGTGTTTTCCAAAAGGCACTGTTTGGTATATTGTCGGTTCTTGTGCGTACTGAACAACGTCAGCGAGCATATCAGGACCGGGCTCTATAATACCGCGTACGAGCATCGTTTCTACCATGACCTCTAGTAATCTGGCAGTGAAATATGCATCGTGCGGGGCTCTGTGAAGCTGCAAATTATCTAATTCAGGGCGGTCTTCCGACAGGTCGAAGTGATATCGCATGTCAGGCAAATTGTATGATTCCAACTCAGGGAACAACTTGCGGCCTAGACGCAGAGTACAAATAAATTGTTCTTCAGGGATATTTGCGCCATATGCGTCTGATACAAGGAATTCATACTTTGCATTGTGCGCAACAATAAAACGATCTCTGATAGAGTCAAAAAACTCATTACGCTTGTAAATGAACTCTTCGCGCCCTGCGAGCATGCGCGGGGTAATCAAGCACACTGATTGGGTTTTAACAGGAAGGGCACCTGCTACGTTGAATAGCTCGCCTTCCATCGACCACGTATTGCCATCAAAACTAGAAGTACCAGTTTCAATAACTTCAACATCATACGGGTCTAGCCCGGTGGTCTCATAGTCTATCACGACTAATGATTTGTAGAAATTCTTAACAAATAAATTCATTGACATATTCTCGTGTGTAGTCTGGATATATAGGACTCCGACTTGGCAGACAATGTCTCATAACTATAGCGCGGATTAAAAGGATCTTCAACTGCGTAGTAATCAACAATTTCTTGCACTTGTTGATCAAAGCTGTCTAGTTGGGTTAAGACATGGTGGTTTACTGACCCGCGGCCGAGGTCGTCAAATACGGTTAAGTCTAAGCGATCGTCAAACTCGATATCGTCGTCCATAATATATACTCTTTGTGTTTGTTATTATATCTAGCGCACATAATGATTATGTGTGAATTTTTTTAATCATTATGTGCAACATACACAAAAAGTGGTCAACGGTCAAACTGTTTTTAAAAACTTTTTAAAGTTTTTTGCCTAGTGCTTCATTCTCCAAGCGCACTGCGCCAATCTCTTTCAAGACACTAAACGGATTAATACTGGATTCGATCATATCCATAATGCATTCTACTTCGCTTGCCAAATCATTTACTGGAAAATCTCGATGACTTTCGTCCCAGTAAGCGTATATGTGTTCGGGTTTCATATCCCTGAGTATTTCACTAAACTGGTCGTCTTGCATGGCAATGTTAAAGTTATTATACACGCCCGCGTCTGCTATAAGGCGGTTAGGTTCGTTTTCTTCGTGGCGTAACGAAATCAAAAGTACAGGTATATCTAGCGCTGATTTCAAGGTTGTTATTGTTGTCATTCTGTATCCTAGCTAATATTACTGACGTCAACACCAATGGTAACTACAGTGTTGGTCTTCTCCGCAATTGCGGTATTCATCGCGTCTATGACTTTTTCCATGTCTGTCTCAGCCGTGCCATAATATGCGTTATAAACTGAAAAATTCCAACCGTTGAGGTCTTGACCTGCAAGGGCTATTGCTTCATTGAAAAGCTTCGGTGTGATATCCTTATAAGACTTAATTCGGTCAACTTTAAGATATTTAATGAGCCTTTCCATAGGTAGTATTAGAAACGTGCCAATTTCTCTGCCGGCGTCATCGCGTCCGTGGACTAGGCGACCAATGCTTTGTATGCTTGAGCTCATATAACTTCTCCTCATTATACAATAAGTATTTACGCCACAGATGAAAAAGCCAGCTAGTAAACTAACCGGCTTCGCCTTAGTATTTTACACATGTTGACCCCAGTTTAGGGAGCCTGTATCAAACAGCCAGAACGGCAAGTACAATAACAGTCGTCACGACTAGTAAAGTACCGTTCAATACAGCTTCTTCCCAACGTGTTACCTGTGAAAAATTAAACTTATTCACAAGATTTTTAAGCATTATTCTTCCTCAATAGATACCTTTAATTTTGCCCCATTGAGTTTGTTAGCACTGTCAACTTCATTTACTTTAGTCTCAGCGATCTCGTAGGGGTAAGAGCCCACAACGCCGCGTTCACCGTTGTGCACAGTAAACATAAAGTTTATAGCTTTTTCTTGGGAATAGCCGAAAACGTTAACTAAGATGAATATGACATAGTCCATATGCGTTACTTCGTCATTATGCATGACAACTACCACATCTTTAGGAATCTCAAAATCTTCGTTAGTGTCGATATCGGTTTTTTGAATAGTATCCGTTTGTTGAGCCATTGTTACCTCTTTAATAAGATTTTTAACAAACTCTACTACAAAACTGAGTAGAGCGTGATATTTTCATATCACGCTCTAACTATACTAAATTCACCAAGCATTGTCTAGACTTTACTTTCACGTCGTTGCTATCTTTATTTACGTAATTCAGTTACAGAATTGAGTATTTTTGTACAAATTTAAAACTATATTTTCTAATATTATGTATTAGAATAACTTATTCAACCGTAATTTAATCGTAACATGGCAAGCTCGGATTCACTAAGCTCAGTGTGTTGCGCAAATTCAAGGACATCTTTGCACCAGAGACCATTATAATGAAATTCAGCGATGTTATCGCCGCTAGCGGATTCAACTACTACTGCGGGGGCGTGCGTATGATGCATTCTCCCAAAACGATGGTACACCAGGCTTTCTTTACAGTCTACTGTACCCAGTGAATTGACGTATATTGTGCCGCCGTATTGTACTAAAGAGGGGATGCCGTTGAAAGAATGCGGGCGCCAGCGAACAGACGAAGAACGATTCTTGTTATAAGGGTGCCTACTGTCCATCCCGTTTGTGTCGGCTATGAAAGTAGATAACCTTTCATAATAAACTTCAGGTTCACCCGGGGCAACATTAAAGACGCTATGTTCGATTTTTTTGAACTCGCTGCCCAGTTCGTCGGTGTATAATTCCACAGTAGCATTTTTGACAGGTCCTGCATATTCTTCAATTACGGCAGCTTTGCCGCCACCTCTTACAAATTTAGATCCGTCAAACCACGAGTGGGTGACAATGCTGTATTCTTTTGACTGATTCGTGTACTTGGTAATAAACGCAGGTTCGTCGTTCTCTGACTTCACTTCGCCTGACTTGTCACGTATCCAGGTTTCTAGCACTATCTTTTCATTTATTTTCTGGGGCCTTTTTGCATCGTCGTCCATAAAAATGCTTGGTGCTATACCTAAAGTTTGAACAATGTGTTTGTTATCTGATTTAGTATACTCACGTATACTGTAAGAGTAGTTATCCATACTCATACCTGATGTGTAGCTTTTTGAGTCTATTATACTGACGAACTACGTTTTCAGCAAGACTAAATATTATAAAATCCACAAACACGAGTCCGTCCATGAAAGATATTGTATATTACTCAAAGTCGTTGTCTGCCTTAGAATCATTTAAAAAACAATGGCCCCATGCCATAATAGTAAACACGTCTGATATGGCGGAGGCAGTGCGAGTTTTAAAAAATACTTTTACTTCTGTAAGATACCTTATCGCGGAGGGTGACGAAGACTTCCTACAGTACGTGCCTGCGGGCAGTGATGCTGACTTAATCCACACCTTTAATAACTCTCTTATCGTGCCTTGGCACACTGAAGTCACAAGCGACTTTCATGGTTTCGGCATAGCTGTTTCAGCTAACATGAATCCAGAGTATGTCGAATTTGAAGGATTACAAAACATAACAGAGCCTGTTGATTACGTGCCGACCGATGCTATTACTGTGGTATACGGTACCGAGGAACGTTTTTATAGTGAGGATGTAATACACATACCATCGTTGGGCGAGGATGCATTGTGGCCATCACTTGCCACTCAACCAAAGTCATGGATCCATTTTCAACATGTGTCGGTTGCTCAATCTGATACTACCTTGCGCAGTAAACTTGACCCCAACTCTATACACAGACGCGGGTCTAATTACTGCTTCACACTGCACAAGGACTTGATCGACACCAATCGTAAGTTTAAATTGGCACACTTAAAAGTTAAGGACCATCATGCGCCTAATACAGTAGTGAACCGAGCTTCGTGGCCTGTTTATCAAGATATCAATAAACTAGAAGCCAGCAATCACACCGAAGCACTCTTGGTGCCGCTCGGCTCTACTGTCAACGACACTGCGTTAGAGTATGTACCGGAGATATACGAGCACGAAGCATCCGTCTTAATGAGGGAAACTGATTCACGTGGTTTTAGCATCGGCGGAGGCGGCGTCAAACTAGTCAACAAAGGCACTAATAAGTCAGTATACAGCAAAGCAATCGGCTCTTCCATTGCTGAGTTTGATATCATATTTTTATCAAACAACGAGTCGTTCGCTGACGATCACTACGCTCAATTGAAAGAACGGTTCCCGCGTGCTAAACGAGTAAACGGCGTGAAGGGAATAGGCAAAGCACACCAGGTATGTGCTGAAGTCGCCAACACTGATATGTTCTGGGTAGTAGACGCCGACAGCGTGATTGTCCCTGATTTCAAGTTTGATTTCATTCCGCCCCGTAGCGCATGGCACAAGGTGTACGTTTTCAGGAGTAAGAACCCCGTTAACAATTTAATATACGGACACGGCGGTGTCAAGCTTTTTCCAAGGAACAGAGTACTGAGCGCGGATACTGATGTTGTAGACTTCACTACCAGTTTAGGCGACTTTAGCGCTGTCAGTGTACTAAGCAACATTAACGCATACGATAAAAGCGGCTGGCATGTATGGCGTACCGCTGTACGAGAGGCGGCAAAGTTACAGGACCAAGTAAAGCACAATCCGGAAGACCTCGTATCGGCGCGTCGTCTAGAACAATGGTTAACAGTAGGTGAAGGCAAGTACGGTAACATTTCATTAAAAGGCGCTCGTTTTGGCGCTGACCTATCACTAAATACGATTAGCATATCACCGATAAACAATGACGAGTGGCTACGAGGATATTATGATGAGGTTCATGAATATGGAGATGACGTTTCCGAATTGGAGTGACGTCGACATATACAACGCACAACACACAATGTCCACTAAACTAACAAATTTCTTGTCAAGCAATTTTACAGACTACGACAATATTTTAAACAACAAAGCAGGGCTTGCCACCATGTTTTGGATTTCCACTACCATACGTGATATGGATATACTAAACGGCAAAAACATGATTATATGCGGCGATAAAGGCGTATTGGGTTCCCACTTGGCGAGTACTACCGAGCTTCGTAGAATAGACACCGTCGGTCACGGGTTGTGTAGTGACTTACAACACTTAAACCGAGCTAACGTAATTGAAACACCGATTAACCACATCCACGATTACGGGGCTAGTGATTTTATTTTACACTGTTCATTTGACTCAATTGAAAACGCAGGCGACTGGTTTTCTGACACTACAAGGAAGCCGTTATTCGGTCTTGTCGCAACGCACGCAAGTGAAGGATCAACGCAACCTATAAAATGTGCTGCTGACCTTATACGCTTGTCTGGTTTAAATACCGTATATTACAATGGCACTATACACTTTCCCGGTCAATCTAAGACAATGATAATAGGTAAATTCGAATGACAGTAAATGTGGTAAAGATCAGTTTTGATGAAATCAAAGAGATCTGGTCAAATGAACTATGGCCGGGACGAACAGATGTAAATCCTTTCAGTACTATGTTGCCCTACGGAGGCAACGATATTGACATGGATAAGATTGCTAGTCCTATTTTTATTGCAATCATGCATGATGACTTCTTGGCCGGGGTGAATAGCGTACATTATACAGGACACGGGATGGCTCGCAGTCGCGGGCTATACGTGCGCCCTGATTATAGAGGAAAAGGTTACGGAGTGGCCTTACTCAACGAAAGTAAAAAGACAGCAAGGGATGAATATAATGCAGAATACTTGTGGTCGTTACCGAAGAAGTCGGGTTGGAAAACATATTCAGCCGCTGACTTTGTGAAGTACAGCGACTGGCTTTCGGGTTTTGAGTACGGCCCTAACGCATACGCCATGGCCAAACTATCTGATTGAGGCCCATACCTTTTCTTCTATTTCGCTCGCCAAACGGAGAACGTGGTCAACGTCTATGACCACTTTCACCATCATTATATCATTCTTGCTTAACTTTTCGTTAATCATTTCTAATAACGAAACACGCGCATCAGGTTCATAATCGACTTCAGTTACTTCCCCATTAACGTGTATTAAATCAATCCTGACAATGAACTTGAACGATAGCTGTTTAATAGACAGACTAGATATGAGCTCACTCGCCTCGTATGGATCCGCTGTACAAAAGTCAGCCGCGGCGAGTACTATGTTCATCGAGTAGACGCTCGCTTGCCGCCTTTGCGCAAGTCAGGTTCAAGTTCATACGCACGCTTGCGAAGTTCTTTGCCTGCTTTTTCCAAGTCACGTGCCATTTCGATAATAACACGGGCATCGCTTTTGGCAGTGTATTGCTCAACCACAGTCGTTAGCTCAAACTCAGTACCGGTTGGTCCGGTTGTCGGCGCAGGAGTGTTTTCAGCTTGCGTCACGGATTCTTGAATGTTTTCTACTTTACCGGCTTGGGCTAGTTCGGCGACGGCTTCAGCTGCGCCAATATCGTCGCCGTGCATCTTTGCGTTGAGTTCACGCAAACCAATTGACTTGGTGTCGTTTAAGATCATCACAACGGTGTCTACAGGAACTTTTTTAATGTAGCCGTAGTCTTGTAGGGTTTTAAGCACATTACCTTTGTTTGTACTGAAAACACAGTCACGAGAACCTAAATAAGTCGCAACGTCATTCGATTGTTGTCCGGCAGTACTGCGCACAAATGTCATCATTTCAGTGTCATACGGGGCAGTAAGAGACTCAAACGGACATACTAGCGCATGCTCGTTATCGTAGGTATTTGGTGTAAGCGGAACACGGTGCCACAGCACGACATACTTGGTGCCAGTATTCACGCATTTGGCTAAATGTTTTGTAATTGTTTGCATGTTATTCTCCGGTTTCTTCTTGTTCTTCTGGTTCTTGTTCCTTCGACTTTTCAGCGTTGGAACGATCAACTGACATTAACAAGCCTTTAAGCTTAGAAGCAACGACACCTATTTGTGCAAATTCTTCTAGCTGGAACGCACCCCTGTTCGCAGCCAAAGACAGCGCTTCAAGTAATATTCTTAAGTCAGCTACTGTTAACGAAGCTTGATGTTGACTAGCGGCTGCGGCTTGTGCAGGCGCGTCGTCGGATGTTTGCGTTTCTAGCGCGGCGGTTAAGTCGGCAATCATCGCTTTTATATCTTTAAGGCGGAGTTTCTCTGATCCGTTTACTGTGTACTGTCCACCTTTAAAAATTTCAATGCTAGGTTCTTCCCCGTGGGCTTGTTTGTAAAGCTCACTGAAATCAGCAATAATTTTATCAGATTGTTTTGACATTTTGTATTTCTCACTGTGAATATGTTTTGTTATATGTGTTATTTATACGGGGCGGTATTCAGGGCATGAAAAAGCCGCTCAAAAAGCGGCTTGCAAAAATGTGTAACATTTTAAAATGTTACTAGATCTTGTAACATTACTTCTTAGTACTGTCGTACCACACTGTTTTACCAAACGGTGCTTCAATGCGATGCTCTGGATCATCACAGATCAACCATATAGTCTCACAGTACTTGGGATCGCCCCAGCTGCCGTACGGATAACCGTCAGTAGCAACAAGTAGGATTTTAGGAACTTCACGCTCACGCTTCAAATAATCGAAGATTGATGTAAAGCTAGTACCACCACAGCCCACAAACTCAACCTTTTCTACATCAGCGATGTTGTTACGAGTAAAGTGGAAAATATTACGCGAGTCAACTTCATCATCAAACGCAAACACTTTCAAGCTAATTTGACTAAACTGGGAAAGCATGCCTTTAACTTCTGATAGGAACTCGTTCAGGTTGCGTTGACTAATTGAGCCTGAGTTGTCAATCGCAATTACTACTTCAACCTCATCGTCATACTCTTGTCCGGGTAGTACAAATGTACCGCGCCCAAATTGACGTCTATTAGGGCGTGCGTATGTGTGCAAGTTGCGGATATAACCTTTTGTACGCGCCATAAAGTATTGTTTCCAATTCACTTGAGGCTTTCTCAAGTCACGCACAAAACGACGCACGTTGCCAGGAATATTGCCTGCACCCTTGCCCTGTGTCATATCAGCGTTGTCGTGCGCCTGCTGTACAGCGCCCACGATCTCGCGTTGCAATTCTTGAATCTCAGCGCGAGTCAGCTTGTTGCCCTTGCCGTCACCTTCTTGATCACCGTCTTTGGAGTCGCCTGACTGGCTCTCTGCGTGATCGTCAAGTGTTGAACCGTATACTTCTCTGAGCAACTGTTCTAATTCTTCGCGTGAAATTTGCTGTGACCCTTCACCGCTGCCGTCACCGTCACCGTCTTCGTCACCGGTGTCGCCTTGCCCACCACCAGCGCCGGGTACTTTCAGTCCGCCACCTTGGCCTGATCCGGATTCATCAACATCAATGCCGTGCTCGTTCTTCAGTTCATCTTTTAACAAGTCATAAACTTGCTCTGAAGTCATACCGCTATACTTAGGGTCATACAAGCCGGTTGTTACGCCGTTAATAGTAGGCAGCGCTGTACCAAAAATTGTTGAGTTGAGCTCAATCATCTCACCATTAATAACATAGTCAGTTGCCCAACCCCATAACGTAACATTACGATTACCCACACGAGCAATACCACCGTGCTCGTATACGTTATGCATGATTTCATGGCCAATAACAAACGTTACGCCTTTTTGGTCGTCAATTGACTCGGTCCACTTTTCGTTAAACTTAACCCAGCGGCCGTTTGTTGCCATTGTATGAATGCGCGGATGATCAGCAGGCACTTGAGAAAATGCTAAGCGGCTAACTAAAACACCGAAGAACGGCTCGCTCAACATGATGTTTACTACGGCCTGCTTGACTCGAAACTTCGCGTCATGCTTGTCTTTACTAAACGGGTTTCTCATAATCTTAAACCTTATTTGTTATTAAGTACGTCGAATATAGCAAAGGTAACCAAAGTAGTAAACACCTTTGGTCACTTTTCTATACTTTTTTATTTTACTCGTCGTTTCCGCAATGGACGCAAACATATGAACGGTGTGTTGGTTTTTTACAAGCTTTGCAGCGCGTAGTGGGAACGAAAGCGTCAACTAGGGTGCGCAGAAGCTCGTTTTCTTCGCGTAGCGACTTTAATTCGTTATCCAAGTCGCTATTAGCTTTGTCGGGTTCAACTGCCGCTTGCGGCTCTTGCGGCGCTTGAAGATTTTCTAGCTCAGCGAGCTTGGTTTTCATCTTTTCAAGACACACGGCGGTTTCTGCGTTGAGCTCACGTAACTTTTTTAAGTATTCCATTTTATTTCTCGTCGGCAAATGTAATATAAAGCAACTTGTCACCGCACCAAGAGTGGGCTGCGGCTTCTTCTAGCGCTGTGTTAGTTGTGCGGGTTACTAAGTCCGCAGGAATATCAAACGTAGCAAGCAGGGTTTCTGCGGCGCTGCGCCAGTTGCTTGTCGCTGCCATATCGAAAGTACACTTGAGTTTCGAAAAGCTATGCTCTAGAACTTCAACAGTAACAACGGGACGAGTAAATTTTTCAGTAACCATAATACTATGCTCCTTAGTCAGCAGGGAGGCCTTATGCCTCCGCTCCTTTGTTTGCTTTTTTCTCTTCGAGTAGGAATCTGAACTTAGCTTCACGACGCATCAAGCTGTACACTGCGCTCTTTTTCCAAGCGTTAGGGTTACGACGTGCTAGTCCGCCGATTTTAAGCGCTGTACGGATGCTAACTTCATCCAAGTCATGCATATAAACATTCAGGAAGTCAACGATTTCTTGCTTCATGTCGTCACTCAGTTCCAAACGGTTTTTCTCAAACAGTCCAGTACTCACTAAGCTTTTGATTCTGCGAATTTTATCTTCGACTGTACCGATTTCCAAATCATAGTACAAGCTTCTTGACTTAAGTGCATCCAAGTGAGGTTTAATACGCACACTACGAACACGATCAAAGTCAAGGTTAGAGATAAATATCACACTACCGCAGAAGTCAAACTGTCGTGGAACCCCTTCTTCTTCAAGGATACGCGACTCAGCCATCCAGCTAATTGTGCGTTTATGGTCAGTATCAAGTGCCGCTTTTAAAATGTTTAAGCTAACGTCGTCATAAAACAAAGTATCACAGTCATCAAACACCAATACTTGACCTTTGTCTCTGTACTGAAATAGCTCTTGATAAAGCGCTATCGGGGTTATTGTACCTTTAATAACGCGATATGTACGTTCTTCAGAACCAAACGGGTTAGTAGCTGTGTGGTCGCCTGACAGGAACATGCCGTTCGTGCATAAAAAGCGGTAGTAGTCTTTGGCTACTGCGTTCACTAAGTGACTTTTACCGATACCAGCAGGGCCACTAATAATCATGCTTGACACGTCACCTTCACACACCGACCAAGCGATATCACGTAGTATATCAAAGCTTTGCTCAATGCGCTCAAGTGCTTCTTCTTCAGTCTCAGAATTACGGTACGCTAGTTCGTAGCTTGTGTCGTCACAAGCTTCACCAACCGCCTCAGCGATTGCTGTTTTCTGCGCTTGGGCTTTTTTAGCGTCTTTCATTGCTTTGCTTTGCAAAGTAATTGTTTCACCGTCGTATTCTTCTAAAAACTCAAAGTTTTCAACGTCGTCGGAAAAAACACGCTTGCCTTTCTTCTGCATTGGAACAGGAACAGTAACGTAATATGAATTTTTAACAGGAAGGAAAGTTGCAGAATTAGAGGTAGTTTCTAAAACACCGTTTAGTTCAGAATCGCCAGTAGTAGTCCAGCCATCAACAATACGTACAAACATAATTTCACCTTTAAATTCTGCGCTACTGCCTAATTGCTGTAACGCGTCAATGTCATAATAATAGATTATTAGGTGGATGGTTGCAAGAAAAGATTAAAAGAAAATTGATTTTTTTCCAAACATAAAAAAAGGCTGCAATTGATGCAGCCTTCAAAGGGTAGGGCGTTGCCGCCCTTGTCAGAAATCTTAAGCCAAACCAAGCATCGGTCCGTACTCAACAATGAATTTCGCAAAGTTCTTGTTTTGAGGCGGTACAATTTGTTCGCGGTTTGCGGCAGTCATGTACTTCGCTCTCCAGCGTCTGATCAGCGAGCTAACAGTAAAGAACGTCATCTCTGAAGTACAGAACTTTTCACAGAATTCGTACAAGTTGTCGAACATTACGCTCGTGTTAGCGTTGCCGATGCCCGTTTCCTTTTTGTCCTTGTCGTACTGCTCAATCATTTCAAGCACAGCACCGTAAGTCAAGCTGTAAAACGCTGATTGCTTTTCAATTTTCAAGTTTTTGTCGTAGTTGCCTTCAAGGATTTGTCGCGGAGTTGGTAGCGAGCTAATGTACTCCATGTGAACAACAAACTCGTTCGCAATACCGTCACCAACAGCACCGGCAACCATTAAGTCAAGTGTTTCGTTGTCAGCTTCACCTTTTTGTAGGATGTCGCTAACCACTTCCCATGAACGCGGTGTTGCAAAGCTGTACGACTCGTTTTTAAGCGCTTCGTCAAATGTGTTTAAGTGGCTCTTGCGGTGCATTAAGTAAGCAATAACCTCACGCGCCAAGCCGTTTTCAATTGCCCATTCCTGCCATTCTTCGAAGTTAACTTCAAGATTTACAAAGATAAAGCGGTTACGTAGCGGCATAGCCATGTCGAAAGTCGCGCCGCGATCTTCTGTTCTGTTACCCGCAGCAACAATATCAACGCCCGGTGGAAGTTCGTAGTCACCTAGCTTGCGATCAAGTACTAGCTGATAAGCTGCCGACTGTACAAGAGGCGGTGCAGTGTTAAGCTCGTCAAGGAAAATAATAGCGTTAGCTAGTTTTTCGTTAGTAGGAAGCGTTGACGGCTCTGCCCATTCCATCTTTTTAGTCTCTGGGTCAAAGTAAGGTACACCACGAATATCGGTGCTGTCAAACTGTGCTAGACGCATGTCAATTACTGGACGGCCTGAGCGGCTTGCAATTTGTGCAATAATTTGGGATTTACCTACACCAGGCTGTCCCATAATCATAATAGAACGCTTGATACGGAATGCTGTTTCAACGCACTTAACAAGTGATTTCGGCGTTGCTTTGCGTGTGGTGTCTATACTATTCTCTGACATTTTCTAACCCTTTTTAATGTTGGTTTGTTTAAGACAGTACCTAGTATAGACATCCATATTTTTTTGTCAACTAGTTTTTCTATTTTTTTAAAAATTATTTTTTATCGACACTTCCGTCTATATTGATTATGAACTGATCACCGTTAAACGGGTTGTCTATTTGTTTAAGTACGCCCAAGTCGCCAGGTATTGTTCTATCTGTTCTCAAGTCCCATGCTTCTGTATCGAAGTTATAAACGTAAACCTGATCAGTTTGTACTACATATACAGTACCTTGATCAAAAGCACCTTCTAAATATATGTTAGACCAAGTACTGCTTCGCTGGCTGCGGTTCGCATATCCATAACTATGCGGCTCATTTCCTACCCATGCTAATTCTGGATATTGTTCAGTATCCACTTCTATTAGTGAGTTAGGATTATCCTTAGGGTCACCGTTAGGATTGCCGCGCGTTGTTACCCACATACGTATAATAGGACCATCGCGTTCTATACGACAACGCCTTGCACTTGTGCGCCATTCGTTCACACCGTTATGTGTGGCAGTATAAGGCGCAGTAATAGTGAGTACCGCTTCTACCAAGTCATTTGGTCTAGCCGCATTCGAGCGAACATACACAAAAGCCCATCCTATATCATTAGTCATGCCATCATAGGTGTAGCCGTTTTGTGTATTATACGCAAGTAAAGAATGGTTAATTGAGCCTTCACGCTTAAAGGCAGCAATCATATCAATCTCATCGTCGTCGTTATCGTCAGAAGAAAGAGTAGCCTCAAAAGTCAAACTACTTGTTTTATCCGGGCTAACAAAGCCAGTCAAGTTAGGATGGTTCTCTGTGCCGATTATTTGCTCAAGTGCTGCGTCATAATAGTATGAATCAGCACCGTTATCCGCAGCGGTCCCGCCCGGATAGTAATAGCCGTTAGAGATACGGTCCCAATTGTTGAACACCTCAGCCGGCGTAGGCGCGTTATAGTCACGCATATATGTCTGAGCCTCAGACAGTGTTTCGAACATAAGCGCTTGTTGGATAGGTAGTACCGCTGCTGAAATTGTAACTATGCCTTCATGGTTAGTAGCCAACAACCTTTCTTCTAAGTTCGTTATAGCCACACGGAACTGTTCTTCTGTTTCAGTAACATTATCACGCAACACACGAACGGATATATTCTTAACGCTGTCACCTTCATTAAACGTTACTGACGCATTAGTCACATTGAAGTCCGGCTCAAGCACGGTGTTGTAGTTCTCAATCTCTGCTGTATTTGACAACCCAGCATGGCTGCCGGTTAACTGCTCTAGTCCGTCTATAATAGGATTGCCACCGTATGTTGCTCGATAGTTGTCAAAGTTAGTAGCAACAAGAGAGCGATGTACGCTACCCTTAAAGTTAGCATAAAACCTACGAGCAAGGTTATTGGCGTTGGCAACGTATCCGGACGATCCTGTGTCATTACCGTTAGACGTCACTATATACAGGCCTACTTTATCACGGCGCACTGCGCTTTCGATAGCATCACCTAGTAAACTAGATATATTTCCGGGGTAATCCTGCGATAAGCTACTAACGAAAATAATTGCGCCATAGTTAGATAGCGTTGTTGGATCCACTTCACTGATATATTTGGTGCTTATTATATACCCGGCTTCGTTTAACAAATTGCGCATGGCTTTGCCGTACGAGGTGCTCGTAGTGGTATCTTTCACACTCAGGGAGCTTTCGTTATCACCAAGTATAAGAACGTTAGATTTGCCAGTGCCGTATGTTAGGAAGTCCATTATATTCCTAAACATTTTATATTCAACCGTATTGTTTGACGGACGGTCATCCCATGTACTGTTTCTGTACTTTTGAACAGACGGGTCAAACACAACTTTAATATCACTGAAGTCGCAGTACATTAAGCCCGTTCTTCCTGACGTATCGCTGAACGCTTCCTGTGGGCGCGACACTGTACTGTTAGCTCTAGCCGTTTCATCCACAGTAGAGTAATTAACAGTTATATTACGACCCTCGACAGGCTCGCTCGCAATTATCTGCAAGTCAACATCAATATACGCACTGTCTTCCGGCTCCGATACCGTAGCTGACGTGATACGGAACTTAGGATAGTTAACAAGGTTTCGTATTGTAAAGGTTGCATTGCCGTCAACCACTTCACCGGTGTCATTGTCTGTTACTTCTAAATTAATAGTTACTTCAGTATCATCCGGCACATCAAAAGTAGTAAGAAGCGCATTTAATAAATGCGGGGCTGAGATGCTGTAAAAACTATTGCCAGACACTTGGCTCCACTGGTAGCTAAAATTGCCGCTGCCGCCCGTAATAACTGGCACTAAGCCAAGTCCCGCGTCTTGTTGATTCTCGTCCACAGACATTGAGTTCATACGCAGAGCTAGGCGCTCACGTGTGTCAATTACGTTAATAGTTGATTCTGCCAGGTACTCTTCCCATGAATATAAATCAATGACGCGCACTTGCAACACAAGGGATTCGTTCTCGTAAAATACAGGGTTGGTACCTGCGTTCAATACGGCTACAAGCTGGTCAGGATCTGTTATGGTAAGGTCCATGCCGGGTTCACTTGTGCTCAGTATGCGCCAAGCATAGTTAAACGCATTAGAGCCGCCTGTTACTGTAACCAAGTCTGCCAAGTTTAGCGACGAGCGGTGATCCATAGTAGCGCCATCCAACGTAACAGTGGCTTCTGAAACTTCGTAACCGTCTTGCTCGTCTAAGTGAGTAACAACTGTATACTCTGGCTTAGAGTCAGTCATGTCAATATTGGCCACACTATACGAGTGGTCAACGTTTATTCTAAACTCGCCGCCTATTGGCTGTGTTTCAGGGTCACTATGACATAATACCCTAAACGAAACAAAGTTAGCCTGAACTGCCGTCTGTAGCGCGTTCAGTTGTATGCCTGGATCGCCCGGACCAAATTTGGCTTGGACTTCAATACGATTGGAAGTGCCCGCGTCATAATATCCGCTCGGCAGGCTATACTCATAAACAGTTTGGTACTCGTTAGTCAAGTCATAAAAGCCCAGAATATTTCCCGTACCCACACTGTTTTCAGAAGTCATGCCATACACTGTGAACTTAAGCGCACCGACATTGTCAACTAGTGTCTGCCACTTTGCATTTTCTGCGGGGTCGCCTGGCGGTGGTCCCTCAAGCGGATCAGTGTCATAATAACTAGGCGCGTCGTATGAATCAGGTTCAGTATAAGTAGGCGTTACAATAATACTTGAGCCGGCATTAAAGAAGTACCTAGCCAAGTTGTATTCATCCCAAACAGCTTCGAACTCAAATTCCAAGCTTTCTGACCATAGCTTTGTACGAGTACTTGAAGCGCCGAAGCCGTCAACCGTGGTTAGCAAATTACCGGGTTCCACAGTAAAGCGCTTCGCAGCAATGTTTTCCATAAGCGTAGTGAGCGGGGCGGCAGTGCGTTGATCATGGGCGTAAATCAGCTCGCCTTGTTGAATATCAGCAGGGAACGAATCTGTGATTGTTTGCCTTTCAGTTTCACCTAGATTAATGTGGTTAACTAGCTTGCGAATTATGCCCGCAAGGGTGCCCCACTCTTGCTGAAACTTGTACTTGTAATCAGCAGTAGAGCCTGTCGTTGTACCCGACACAAGGTCTGAAATATCACTTACTTTGCCCGAGCCGTCACTTGCATTTTCAGGGGCAATGACATCCGAACGACCGTAACCAAAGCCGCCATCGTTTATGCCAGTTTCACCTAAGTGACGATCATTATATAGTTCATTAACAATAAACGCAAAGCCGTTATAGTCTTCAGCATCTATCGATCCGCCTTCTACATAAGACGCCATTAATTCTAAAATGTTATTTTTTGTTGCTGCCATTATGACCTTTCACTTATTGTTCTTGTAGACACTGCTCGTATTTCATAATACTCAGTACCGCTTACTACCACAGCCAGGGTGTCTGCAACTGAATCCCATTCAATAAATATACCTGCGCTCGGCGCAGTGTGCGGGTTACCCTTAGACGACATTGTGTAGCCGTCGGGTGCTACCATGTAATATTTATTACCAGTGGCGTTCGCATTAGTGAGTACGTTAGTAAACAAGTCGCGGTAATTACTTGGCAAATAAAAGTAGCCGAATGTTAAAAACTCTGCATTCTCTAGTGTTGTGCCACCGTGCGAGTTTGTTCCTCTACATTGTGCCCATACACATATTTCTATGTCATTTGTTGCGCTTGCTACTGATGCAGGCAAGTCGTACTCAACATTTACCTTATTCCAAGTATCAACCGATGTTGCTTGTAACAGTAAGGAAGAGTAGTCAACCGGCGCATAAGACCTTTCCATAACGCTAACAATATTAGGCAGTGGGGTGCCAGTATTATCCAACAGCTCACATAACCTAACCGTGCCATCAAACGTAAGTACCAAACGATACGTAGGTGAGCACTCAATAACAGCGACATAATTGTCAGTGCTACGCACGTCATAAGTAGACATGCCGCTTGAACTGAATATACTGTCGTCTAAAACAAAGTGATACTGAGTAGATAAAATATCAGTATTGCCCAGCGCACTTGTGTCAACTGTTACCATATATTCTTTGCCTGAGTCCCAATTAAATGAACTCACATTAGGCGCGACAACCTCTGTCCAAATTTGGTTGGTTGCTGTACCTGCAGGGGCTGTATTACCTGCATTATTGTAATAAACAGGCCTTTCGTTTAGTTCAAGTATTTGTGAGCCAGTACTAATGTCAGGAATAGTTTTAAATTTAGACCTGTTTGTCTTCCAATCAGTGTCAGTATCTCTATCAGTCGGACCCCTAAATATAGCCGATATACCAACTGACTGGCTACGTGACGATCCGCCTATTACTATCTCACTAGCAGGTGTTGCCGACGAATTAAACGGCTGTAATACTTCATAAGCAGGGACTATTCTGTTCGAAACTAAACTTACCAAATCAGTATTTGATGCGCCTCTATCAGTTACACTTAATAAGGCATACTCGTGGATGCCGCCTCTAAACGTATTGTGGTTCACTGCGAAACCATCTTGCTCTTGATAAGGCTGTGCACGTTCAGTTTTTGGCTCAATCCAAATAGTAGCAGGATAGTCGCCATTGTCGATTGTGCTTAGGCCAGATCCACTGTAATAATTTACCCAACTAAAGTTAGCGTTTTCAATCGTTACCGTAGCACTGAAATTAGCTGTACGATTGGCAGTGGTGTCAGAAACAGTCACATCAACAGTAATTGTCTGTGATACGCCAAGATCAGGAATCGTTAACGTTGGGTTAGCTGCGGCTGGATCATCAATTGTAATGCCCTGGTTACTCGGATTAAACGACCAAGCGTAGGTGTAATCACCGGAGCCACCAGCTAAGTTATCAATTGACATCACGGTAGTGTCATCATCATTGACAGTTTTGTCGTTTAGTGTACCGGTAATCTGTGGCCAATTGTAATTGACATCGAATATAATCTCATTACTTGCCTGCACAGTGCCTTCGTCGTCAGTTACTACTAATGTTAGTGTTTTAGTTTGCGGTGTGCTGTCACCATCGATAGCGCCAGTAAACGTTAAATCAGTCCCGGTAACATTTACGTCAGCCGGGGTAGTCCATGCGTACGAGTAAGGTGCGTAACCGCCGCTAATTGATATTAACGAACTCAAATTATACGTTGAATCATGTAACATTGTGAACGACGGTGATGCGTTACTGCCGTTACCTAACGTAACAGATAAAGGTGTTGTTTGATCACTAACGGTAATCTCGGATACAACTTGCTCTACTTCGCCGGTATTATCATCTGTTACGGTTACGCGTACAGGAAGCACAAAAGTATAGTCAACATAGTCAACATCAATTACCGGTGTGCTGCCAGAATCAGTCACGTTGTACACGTCAATAAAACGGGCAGTGTTGCCTGCTGAATCAAGTACTGGCGTATTTTTATCATATGCCCAGCTTACACTGTAAGATCCGGAACCGCCAGTCACACCTAAATAATCACCAAGTGTTATTGCTGATTTTTCAGTCATGCTGTTAGCAGTAAACACAACTTCAAGAGGCGGTACATTGTTGTTTATTGTTATTGTGCTTGACGCAGTAACCACTTCACCAGATTCGCCTAAGTCAGTAACAGTGATTTGATAATCAACTGCCTGAGGCTCAGTGCCGCCGATATAATCACTGGTATAAACTGACCCAACAAGGTTACCGTATCCCGGCGTTAGAATTTCATACACCACGTCAAGCGGTCCGTTACCGCCTGAATATGATATAACAGTACTCAAGTCAACGCTCTGTGTCTCGTCAACTGAAACAGTACCCGCGCTCGCAGTAACAGGTGGCGTCAAATCATATACGTTCACAGTAGCAGTGTCAGTCACAGTTGTACCGTCACCCGTGTCAGTTACTTCAACAATAAGAGTAAACGCCTTATCGCCCACGGCTTCTGTAACTTGGATTTGCGGCGCTTCTATATCAGTGGCAGTTATGAAAGAGTACAGGGAGTCATTAACCGGGAAAACAGACCACTCATATGTGAAGGGTCCTATACCGCCGGTGCGGTTTAGTTTGCCGGCCAAGTCAAGTACCGCATTTTCATCAACATCGTATGAGTCTTGATTTAAGCTCGCACTGAATGGCGCAGTCGTGTCTTTTACAAGTATGACGCCGTATGCTGTTACTTGTTCATTTAACACTGTATCAGTAACAGTAAGGGTCATTTGAACTGCGCGGTCACTGTTTACGTTGGCTGCTGTAATTTGCGCGTTAAGACTAGCACTGTCATCTATTGTCAGGAAACTAGCAGAGTAAGACCAGCTATACGCATATGAACCAGATCCGCCAGTTAAGGTAACAAGACTCCCCAAGTTATAACTTGTTTCTTCATCCAACGTTACATCATCAACGGATAGTTCCATTTCCGGCGTAGTATCAGTCACCGATAGCGTAACAGTAAAATCATAAGTTTGGCGCGTTACAATATCATACACGTTGAGATTAAAGTCAACATCATATGCAAAATAATAACTGCCATTGTAAGTGGGCGTAAACAGAGCGCGTAACTTGTCGTCGTCTGTTAACGTATGACCGGCAGGGAGTTCACTAGGCGGTGCTGGGATTGACCAAAGGAACTCAAAGTCGCCTGATCCACCAAGCACAGAAACCACAGTTGACATATCAACGTCAACATCATCTTCAGTTATTGATAGTACTTGTTGTGACACTTGCACTGGTTGATATACTACCGCGTCTACTGAGTCTAGTCCAGTAACAATAACAGACGATGGCAGTAATGGCCTAAATTCATCACTAGCATATACCAAGTCAATATTCACATACAACTCAGTGCCAACCGGGTTACCCGAAATGTCCAGGTACCTTACACGGATATAGATGTCTTTGTCAACTCTACGTAACTGAACACTAACAGAGTTACCATCCACATCTTCTAAACGATAGATTGTACTGAATGTACTGCTAAGTGAATAAAACCCAATGTTATCGGCAGGCTGTTCACTATTAGACAATGTTGTGTTATTAAAGTCAACTACTATTTCAGGGAAATTAGGCAATAATGATTCCCAAGCTGCGTTGCTTGATGGGTTACCAGTACTGCCAGGCGCAAAGTCTGCGTTAATCTTTATCTTGCCACCAGTGTTAAAGAAGTAACGCATATCCTTATAACTATTAAACACTAATCGTGACTCGTGCTGGATCGCACTTTCCCAAAGTTCTGTTCTCGAAGATGCGCCATAAACGCCTCCAGAGCTGCTAGAAACTCTATTAACGGCAACGTTAAATCTATTGTCGCTAATTTGATCTAGGGCGTCTGTGATCTTCTTCGGGTCACTTACGAATGCACTAATAATGTCGTTAACTGCTGGATTACTGTCATCAGTCAATACGTCATCAACTGAAATATCATCTTCCAACACTGTGCCTTGGTGTGCTGCGATACGGTTAATATTGTTGATTAACTCAACCCATTCACTAGCGGTTATAAGTTGCTCATCAAACTTAGTTGTAAAAGACTCAACTTTACCGTAACCGAAACCCGCAACGTTTACGCCGCTAGCAGTTCTACTCGCGACATCACCTATTAGCTTTTCTACAGTTTCCTGAAAGCCATTGAAGTGTTCGTTTTCAATTAAATTGTTTATATTATAACTCATATTCTACCTTTTAAGGTGGCGTAATAACGTCGGGTTCTGCCTCATCCAAAGCAGTCATAAGGTTTACAGTAGGGGTCGGCGACGGCGCGTTAGTGTCAACACTGGTTGTATGATCAACATACACTGTAAGCAAGCCGTCCGAGTACGTTTCTCCAGGCTCACTAATAAACTCAACCTTAAACTGAATCGTATACGCCGATGCAGGAATAGTGTTTAGGCGCGCATACACACGCACAACATCCTGACCATTATCGTAGTCGCCTACTACCCTGTATATTTCACGCCAAGCTGTCACACCGCCTGCCATTATTCCGTAAAAGCCGGAACCCAGCGTTATTGTTCCAAAACTGTCGCCTAGTTCACGATAAACGCGGTCTGCACTTATTACAATACGCCCGATATCTTCTAAGCGTTCTTGCCAAATAGCATTGTACTCGTGGGTGTAAAAATAGTTCTGTTCGTACGGAGTGTCGTAATACACAGTGCCGTCTGGTGTTCCGCCAGACTTTTCAAACTCAAGTAGTATTTTACTACCCGTGTTGAAGTAGTGACGCATTTCGTCAAAGTCGTTGAATGCGAACTCAAATTCCAGATTTATTTGATCAGTCCAAGGACGGGTTCTAGACTCAGTAAGCATGGTGCCACCAACCGTAGTAAACGACTTTGCAGGCGAAAGCTCAAAACGATTAGCCCTTACGTATTCCATCACAGCAATCATGCCTTGCTGGGCATCATCATACGAGATGACATAATCACCTACGTTTACTACGTCAGGCATCTCGCTCACTGTGCCTTGGTGTTGCACGACTCTATCAATAGCAACTAGTAATGAAGTCCACTCAGCTGCGCGAATAATTTCGTCAGTTTGCTTAATAGGAATAGTCACAGGAGATCCGTAGCCGAATCCGCCTTGTAGTATGCTAGAGTTGCCTTGGTTACTGTCGCCTATGACCTCGTTAATCTCAGACGCCAATAAGTTGAAGTCTTCTGCGCGAATGACCCCCTCTGGGTGATACGTTGTATCATAAGCAAAATTTTGATTAGGCGGTACATTTCTTTCGTCGCCTGGCACGTACGGTGTGCGCAATGAATCATCGGCCATATAGTCACTAAACCCTTTAATCTTTTCGTGTATTTAGTGACTATCAGACCGATATTATTTACATGAAGGTTTCTTTACGGGGAACAGAGCAGGGCAATAAGCAACATCATATCCAGTTGTCACAGTGCCTTGGACCGTTTTGTTGTTGAGAATCTCAATATCAGTGTAGACAAATACATTGTCCCACTCGACTCTAGCATCAATTTTGATACGCACGTATTTGCCATCATAACGATAGACGGTTGTGCGCTTAGTGCCAATATCCATTATACCGATATTATGGCCAGTACCCGCATACGATGTGGCAGTGTCACCGAAACGTAAACGAACAGTACCCACTTCCCTATCAAACTTAGCTAGTTCAGTAGAGTAAAGCGACGATGCTAGACGACTACCATCAATAGTCACAGCAAGGAACCCGCCCAATTTAAAAAAGTTCTTCATATGTTTGAAATCATCAAACACGTAAGTCGCTTGTGATCCAAATGTGGATTTGGGATTCTTGTGCTTTATAAGCTTTAGTTCACCAGGTCCAGTAGCTGCGATATAAGACGCGCTAACTTTTAGGCCTTTACCGGCTTCTTGTTGCTGTTTAAAGTGTTGTGAGATTGTTTCTATGTTTCCGAGCATGGTGCTTTTTTCAGGCAAGCCAAGTAGAGTTAACAGCTTTGCAACTTCTCGCTCAAAATGAGCGCATGCATCCGCGTCAGCCTCTTTTAAAGGCGACACTAGAGGTATGGGCTGTGCGCCGATACCCCTAAACTTGTCTGCTTTAGTGATTGGTTTTTCAGAATCAACCACTAATTTGTTGAACAAGATGGCACATGTATTATATTCAGTACCATGCACGTTATACATTATAGCACGAACCTCGTAACAGCTTCAACAAGTTTTTCACCTTGTTCACTTGAACGACCAAGTGCGCGGCCAATTACTTCAGGAGAACTACGGTGGCCAACTTCTGCACAACCAGGGAATTTACGTGAAGCAACCAAGTAGTCACCTACAAGAACTTCGCCAACTACACGAACAGGAACTCGTCCAGCAAGTGCTACCGGCAACCATTCATCTGCGCCTGTCTCTTCAGTTGCATTCATTAAGAAAGCAGGTGCTGTTGACACTACACCAAACGGAATGTCGCCACTTTGTGTAAACTCAGTGATTTCTTTTTCGCCACCAAGCATAACAATTGTGCCAGGCTCATACACCTTATCTGCATGGTATTTTTCTGCAATATCCGCGTAACGTGCACGGGCTGCTGTACCAGAGAACTCTTGGGCGTATACAGTACAGAATTCTAATGTACTTGACCCGATATTGTGCTCACCACCTGAACAGTTCTGTGAAGGTAAAATGTTACCGTCAAAGATATAGTTCTGACCTTCTTTAAACGGGAAACTGATCCAGTCACTGCCTTTACGTAGCTTGAATTCAGATTCAGCAATATCCCACCAAGTTTGCCCTTCTGTTGGGTTAAGAGGTTCGGATCCGCTTGCTGAGTTTTCTAGGATCTGTAGCATGGCTTTCATAACATGCTCGCCATATCCGGTTGTGTTACGGCCCACTAACGGGATTGAAAATTGTTCTGTATCAACTGTGCTGTCGTTGATAGTGACAGCGCGTCCATCACTTAAATTAATTAGATATGCCATGATTATCCTTAGCTCATTTGCACTCGTATGGTGTATTCAATTTCTAGTATCCTGTTAGCTGATTTCAACACTGGGTGAAATCTAACGTGACTTAGCATTATGCCGCTTGAGTCTTTAAGTGCTAGTTCATTGAAAACATATTCGTTATTAAAATCTGTTAAGTCGTCCAAATCCAGTTGGTTTCCGTATGCGTTGCCGTCTTCGTCTACTTGTTCAGAATTAGGTTCACCAGATGCCAAGGTTACCACTACACGTAAGTCGGCATTGGCGCCGTTTACTGTTTCGACGTAGCTGTCCGGACCACTGTTCTGCACGTCTTTTTGGTATGTTTCATTATAAAGCGCGGCTTGCTCGTCATACACTTCACTGACATTGGGTTCTGCGTATAAAACAGTACCGTCAGTTTGTATGCTTGCGCCACCGTTACCGAAAGCCATATACCTAATATGACCACTGTCATCACCGGATAAGGCACGAACGATAGCTGCGCTCATATTACCGTAGTGAATAGCGTTTGATTTACTAACTAATACCTCGCCAGTAATTTTATCACGCACTGTCAAATGCCCGTTTATTGGCAGTTCAGCTATATTAAACATTGTTATCCTCTACTCTTAACGATTGCGGTTCCAGACTCTTTGTCTCTAATTAAAATAAAATCTTTGACGTCGCCCTGGAATTTATCGTTCGGCTTTGTTTCTTTATTGCTATTTAGCCCGGAAAAACCCGGGCTATTGTTGTCTTTATGCACTATAAATCCCTTTTAAAGATATTTATAAGTGATAGGATTAGCTGCGCCTGAACTCTTAACAAACGACTCTACACCGCTGTCAAATTCAAAGCTATCGCCTGTATAGAACACGTCAGGATCAACATATTGTGTATCAGACACAAACTGTATTCTGGACCCGGGTGCATGGTTTGCTATACTTGTGCTTAGCTGGCCTCGCTTCAATCCGTAGAATGTTGTGTGAGTGCCATCGTAAGCAATATTTGAGTAAACAACCATCTCGCCGTTTATCCAAAAACGCCCTGTATTACCTTGATTCGTGTAATCTCCTTCAACTTTTACGCTGTATTTATTACTTGGTAATTCACTGGAAGACACAGTCGCAGACGCGTTGCCCATTACAAATACTTGGTGATCACTTGTCTCATCAAGCAAATAACGGTACGCGTAGTTTGCGTCACTAAACGATGATTCACTCACAATTACTAACCAGCTATTGATAGGAATTGTAGTGTTATCAAACGTTATACTCGCATCTGTGTCCCACGGCGTGCTATCCCATCCATGCACGTACTCGCCGTCAACAAACTCGTCCCAAGGCTCCGAGCGCACGTTGTTGAAGAAGTCAGTTAACTCTTCTACTATCCACTCAGTTGTAACGCCAGGCGACACGTTGTAACGAGGTACTTTTCTAGCAACATAAACCCGTGATGTAGAGCTATCAACATCAGCAAGAGTTAGGTTGTCACTTGTCACTTTTACATACTCAATTGTATGAGAAGGGTTAGTTTCAACCGTAACAACTAGCGCGTCGTGTACCTCAATTGGCGCTATGCCAGACATAAGATCTTCACGCGTCATAGGGTTAGCAAATGAACGAGATTCACTTGGACGAACGTCATAAATTTCAACAATGTCGCCTTCATGTAAAGGCACAATTACCCGCAGAACTTTTTCAGTCGCATCATAATTGAACATATTAATTTCACGTCCATTTACGAACACAAACGGCCCCATTACGTCTACAACTTGGGTGGTTACGTCAAATTCAACCACAAACGTTTGGTTCATCTCCGGCTTATATTCAATGTACATATATCCGGCATCGCTTGCGCTCATTAAGCCTGGATCGTTCTCGTCAAAAGTACCAAACTCGCCAGAATCAATTGCGTAAACGCGACCTGAGTTAACATCATTAACACGATCAAAAGACGCCTCGTCATACGTCAAGCTAGTCACACTACCGTCGTTAGGCGGTATATCACTTACGCTTTCTGACCAAACTCGGTTAATGTTTATCGTAGTCGTAGTAACAATGTCTTCAAGCCCAGTTATTTCAACCAAGCTATCATCATCACGGTTAACCGTATAAGCAGACGAGAAGTTTCTTATCTTAGTTCTATACGGTTTCACATCTTCAATATACGAGCCCAGTAACTCAATGTTATTTGGTGTTGTAATAGCCGGTGTGTCGAACGTGTTGCCTGTTTGGCGCACGCTTACATACGAAGTCTTAAACAACCAATCAACATGATCCTGTTCGCTCATTACATAAACGAATGCAGTGAATACGGCACTGTTCATGTATTTTTCAGTGTCGCCAACAAATATGTACTCACGCAATAGATCCATAAGGAGTCTAAGTTCAAGTCGTAGTTGGTGGCTATATTTGCCAGTCCATGCTCTTGGCAAAATTTCCACTGTTTCGTTTTGTACAGCAACAATCTCAAAACTACCAGTTGAGTTAACTTCGTAGATAGTGTAATTTGCATTGACTACTGGTTGAACTCTTACCTGGTCCCCAGTTACGAGCCTAGATTTCAGGGCACTTAGTTCACTCGGCGACTTTACTAAACGAGTAGGGTTAACATTCTCAGCGCTATACCCGTCAGCATACCATACACCCCATTGCCATAAAGTACCCTCTTGCTCTGCTAAGAATAAGTTCCATTCAGGATAATCAGACCTAATACGTAGGTTCTTAATGTTTTCATTAATATCCTGGAATATAACCTTACGGGCAGCAAATACGTCTTTAAACCAGCTTTGGCGAGGCGTATTAGAGTTACCGTATTTTTCGTAATCGCCAAGGGAAGGATCAGGAACCATCAAGTATGAATCCGTGCTCTTGGCACCAGTTACTGCTTCTATTTGAGTTGGTAAATCAGGCAACGCACTGGACGTATATGATCCAACAAACTGCGACGGTACGTCTGGACTTGTTTCATAAACAAGGCGCACATACGAGTCAACCGGATGCTCTACTACGTCAGTGTCTTGATAACCCCTGTCTAACCCAATTAGTTTTATTTTCCCGTATTTAGATTCGTTGCCATCGGCGTCAACAATTACGCGGGTATTGTAGTAAATGCGCTCTCCGTTTAGCTCTATAACACCACGAGATTCAGGGAATCGGGTGTCGTATCTGTCAAGTAAAAGACTAGTGACGTTTCCGGTTGTTAGCTTGGATTCAGTGTAAGCGAAACCGTCTTCACGTAAATTGTAAAGACCTTGTTTAACCTCGTCCCATCCAGTCGGCTTAGTTATACCAGTAAACGAGTCAATGAACTTCTCCCAGTGCGCTTCTGGCAACTTAGTATCCGACCCGTCTTCGTTTATAATCACCCACTCGGTGTGATCTTGGTTATGTGTTTCTTTATACTTGTAGTTTATTTGGAACGCGGTGTTTCTATTGCGTGCTACACTAGACACGTTAGCGAAAACAAAACTATTCCCGTCAACTGCGTAACTAGATGTTTGGTATGAAATCGCAAATGTTTCGTTTGGCTCAAGCACACTATCAAACTCAAGACCTCCCTTAACTACACGCCAGTTATGTCCATCACCATAGAACTTACCGTCGCGCAATCTAAACACGCGCACGTCACTGATCCAGTCTGCACCCAAATCAATAAAGTTGCCAGTCTCATAATCAGTTGTAACCTCTACATAACGGTGACGTCTATCAACGTCATTTTTATGATCGTTAATAGGCGAGAACCAAATATAGTTCTGCTTCGTAGGCGTTAATATCATACTCGCAACTTGGAACACGCTCGCTGTTCTGTTAGGTAACGAACCCGCAATTGTTGTTTTGCCTGCTACCCAGAAATAATACTTGATTACAGACGCTTTAGTTGCAGAATTGTACACTTCACGCTGAGTGTATTCGTTTACGTTGCGCGGTGTTCCTGATCCGCTGTACTGACTAGGCGGAACGTCACTTTCAATCCACTCATAAACAGCCGCTTCAGAACCAGGGAATACTGCGCCCCAGTAATCACGGCGTTCATAAATACTGCCTTGCTCGTAATACAAGTAAGCCATTTTAGACGTGTCCCACCAAACTTGACCAATGTTGTCTTGGTCAAATAAGTTGTTTAAGTCAACATTCTCAAATACATCTGAGTTAGTGTATTTGGCTGGGTCAGACGTCATACGCCACGTTACATTCTGTTCGACTACCGTTGGTAGCAAACCTTTAAAAGGATCGTATACAGGTAACAAGAAGAGCGTTTCTGCGGTCTTTTCGTCATATAAAAACGCTTGATCAAATAAATGTGTGTTTACTAACGTTTCTCGTTGTCTTACTGTGGTTTGTACCTCGTCATTTACCACGGCTTGTACTTCGTACGGCACAAACACGTTGCCTTGGAACTGATAAACAGCCCAATCGTTCTCGCCTGCTGCGTGATCCACCCATGCTAATTCGCCCTCTAAGAAAGGACTGTTAGCTGAATACACTTCCATGTCATTGCGTGTGTCAAATCTACAAGATTCGAAACAAATAACACGCATAGTAAGGACTGGCGCGAACTCGTCTAGCGCATCAATATCAGCGTTTTCCAACAACACAGTGTCAGCAGTTGTTAAGTCAGTGCCTTCTAAGTCACGATACAGTGCATATCTACGAGCATAGCTGGTCTCTTTCTCGCTCGTTTCATCTAGTACCGGCTTAATAAGTACTTGTTTTTCTGCAATATTGCGACGTGGTGACTCTGTGTCTAAGCTAGGGTCAACTGTCACTAAACGGCTATAAAGCACGAACGCTTCGCTCGTTACTTCACGCGCAAAAACGTCATACAAGTCAACATCAGTTTCAAGATACCATGTGTTGCCGGACTTGAATACTGCTGAGTTTTGTTGAGATAATAACTCAGTGGCGCGCAGAACGTCCCAGTCGTCTTTTGCATTACGTGCTAGCCATAGGGTATCACGAGATTCAACACTCTCGTTACCTTCACTATCGTACGTGTAATTTACGCTAGGAATAGCAGGTTCACTATTATAATCAAAGACTTGTTCAACATTAAATGCAGTGTAGTTTACATCGCGGATATGCACATAACCAGCAGTCGGCATGTCGTAATCAATTACGTCAGTTTTAGGGAACAAATCTACCGGGCTAGTGTTCACCGGGCGTCGGTGCCAGCTATCAACACTATCTTGGTCAACTACAATAATATTATCCTTGTCGCTGTCATTATCAGACAAACCTTCAAGGGTAGCAATCATGTCATCTTCCCAAGCAATGTCAGTATCATCCCAAGCATCAGTGTCAAACCCACCGATGTCGAATGAATCTGAACGAGCAACAATAACAGTAGGTGTCTTGGTATACCCTTCACCCGAGCTAACCAAGGTAACATCGCTTATTCTACCATCTTCGCTTAGTTCGCACTTAGCAGTTGCCCACACTATATGTCCCGTATCATCAGGCGCAGGGATTATTCTAATATGCGGCGGCGTTGCGTAGAACTCTTCTAAGTCAACGATCTCAATAGAATGTACCTTTTTATGGTCAGTTACCGGCGTATCTATCAATACAGCTTGCGGGTCGCTTACTACCTTTTCAGACGATAGTAAAATATCAAAACGCTGGGTATTATTGGTTGCGCCAAAGTCGCCTACCTTAACAGCCCATTCTTCGTTTATAGTGATATTTTCTGACGCGTCTGTATCCAGGGCACGCAGGATCTTGTCACTACTTGTAACTGTTCCTTTTTCTTGGATCATGCCACGATAAAACTCGTACTGTGCGTTGTCTCCTAGACCAAGCGTAGTCAAGTAATCCTTGCTATCGTAACCTATCATGTGTCGTGCTGCGTTAGTGATGCCAGATCTATCTAACACGCTTTCACTGTTATGGTAATCACGGATACTTGACGTATTGTTTTCCAAGTTAGTTATAAGAGACCCTGATTCAGTTATAATATAACCAGGCGCTTCTTTCTTACCGCTCCAGCCGAATGATCTAAATCCGTCAAATATGATGCGTTTCTTTCTTTGCTGCAATAAGCCATCAAACATAACGTCATCAAATACGGTTTTGTTATCAAACACAACCACATGCTCGGAATCTTTAACACCAAATCGAGCAAAGAAAATACCCGCGTCCTCGCTTGCTGTTTCAAGTGAAATATGCTTTTCAGTACGGCCGAACACAATAGCGCTGCGACTAAGTGGCAGGCCAGCTTTGTTTAGTACAACAAATTCACTTGACTTGTCGCTTACTACCGGAACCGGGTAGCCTTGGTCAAATGTTACTGACACTTTTGAGCTTATCGGACTCAGTGCCAATAGCGAGTTATTTTCCCAGTTAGATGCTATCCAGTTTAGTAACTGTTTAGAGCTCTGAACAAAGTCTCTACGCGCTGAAGTTACCGGGTCACGTTCTTCAAAGTCAAAGCCAATATCATTTAAGTAAGCACCATAGCCTATCATGAAGTCTACCAAATCCTGTACAGACGTAAACTCGTGACCATAGTTTATGCTTAGTTCGCTTGTTGAATCACGATCCGGATATACTTGCGCAGACACAGCGTTAATCTTAGGCAACTCACTCAATGCAGTCCAAAGAGTAGGATCAAATACTTGGCTATAGTGTGTGGATTTAGCACGGTAATAAGTGCCGTTCCTTTCTATAATTGAACCAATGTTGTATTGCTTGTCTTCAGTATAAGTGCTGAAAGGCGCGTCTTCACCTCCGCCCTGTATTGTGTAAGATCTAGCGTCAGACAACTTACCGTAATATTTGAACCACGGAGACTGAACGTCATAACCATAAACACGGAATGTATTAGCCCTAACTTTACGAACAATAATGCCCGAGTATGCTTTGACGTCGTATACTTCACTATCTAAGATTACCGTGTCAATGTTTTCCGACGGTACATTCAAGTTTGCACCATCGCCTGATACGTTTATTGAGCTTGTCTTATACGTTGTGTTTTCAGGCACAGTAAACCCGCCCATTTTATGAACAAGTTGAACACGCGCATTACGCACTTTCTGGCCTAGTAATTCTGACACGTCTTTGTTATTGCGGTCTAAGTAATCAGATAGCCATTGCTGGTATCCGTAACGAGATACTACTTCACCGTCACGTACTTCACCATGCACTACTAAATCAGCACGCTGTACACGTTTGCCAGTTTCGTTAAACACGATTTGTTCAGGGCTACGGCTTGACGCAGTAATGTTCACAGTGTCCCACATCAAGTCGCTGAACTTAGCAGGCTTAGTCAACAACATAAGACGCATAACTTCAAACGGATATATAGAACTCATTCTCCAGCTTTCTTCAGCAGGAGATCCGTCTCCGAAATTCCAGTCACGGGTAAATGTTGATGCCTTTACTAGCGCAGGGTCATTCACTAATCCCAACTCGTACGGCGTTTTTAAGTTGCCGTCATCGTCAACTGGAATTTCAGTAAAGCCCATCTTCTCGGACTTAGGTAGTCTTACGTTCGTAACACCTGTAATTTCGTCCCACATGGCTGTGTTTCGTGCGCTGTAATCTGTACCGTAAAGTGAAGTCCAATCACTTGGCCTGTCAGCGAATCCTAAACATTCCCAAGGAGTAAGGTGCGGAGTAGTTGTCCCGTATCTATAACGATACATGCCACGCCACGAATTAGGCATATTAGTCTTCACTTTAGCCGCATCGTAATTATACGTCCACTCATTACCTTCTTGATACTGGGCATTCTCACGCCACTGTATACCGTTATCAGTAGTCCATGTGTTAAAAGGTCTAACTAATATTTCATTAATCTCTTTGCGTGAGAACTCAGTTTTTCTTAACTGATTTGGCACAATATCGTTAACCAGTAGCGGCGGCGTATACCTGCCGTCAACTAAAGAGTTTTCTTTGTACTCATCCCTAATATTGTTGTAGATTCGTTTCTCTAATTCCAACAATAACTGATCACGCACATCGCCATATACAGGGGTTTTACTTCCGTCATGGCCTAAGATGTAGCCGTTTTCTGGCTTGTTAAACTCGCTAGGCGGAGTAACCGGCGCTTGGCCAGGGTAAGGAATACTTTCGTCATACACATAACGTGGTTTGAATACAGGGTAAAGTCCAAGTGTACTCGGCGTTGCCGGTATACGAGATGATTCCAAGTTACGATAAACACGGATTGTTAACTCACGGTACAGCGTACTCACGTCACGGTAGTATGGGTCAGACGGGTACGTGTCTGGATCATAGCGCTCGCGCATATAAACGTCAGTACCAAACAACACATAGTCGTCACCCTCAGTTAACACACGCTCAGCGAAACCGTAATCGCGCTGGGCATTTGAATCCAACAATTTCTCAATAATTATAAGAGTAGAGCGCGTATCATCATAACCAGATATGTCAGTCAGCGTTGGATTAATTGCGTCATATTTGACAAAGCCTTCGCTCATCTGCGCTGAACGTCTAAACACAGTTGGGTCACTAAGCTTGAACTCTTCGTATACTGACCCAAACGGAAACATATACGTATTATTGTAAGTATTGTATGACACTGATCCGTCAAGAACAGTAGTGACAGCCTCGTTAAATACGCGGTCAATCACGCTGGTATTTTCTAGGTCCAAACTCTGCGAGATTCTAGTTAAATCGCCAGAGTCACTTAAATCCTTAACAGCTTTTGTGAACTTGTTTTTAAACCTAACGTAGTCGCCGCCTGCTTGTTTCATAGCAGGAATAATCGGCATGTCTTTGCTGTTGGCAGTAAGCATAACAGACAGTAAGTTACTTGAACTCTGTCTAATATATTTGCCGCCCGATACGTCTTTTGACGAGTTAAAATACTGGTTCTTCTGGCCGTAGCGGATCGCCCCAGTTTCGGTATGGGTAGCCAGTATGCTTAAGAAGTGCGGCATCAAGTCATTAACAGACGCTTCAACTACATCTTCATTGTTGTAGTTGGTCTCCAGCGTTGATGGCACCTCATAAAATGCACTTGTATTATCCTTTAATACTTCATCACTTTCGTACTGGATGAAAATAGTATCGTTGTCTTGCGCAGTATCAGGGAAGTTGCCGAAACGCAATGTGCGCTTATTCACAATACGGTATCGGCTGGAATTAAGCTTAGTACCGTTATGGAATACACTAACCTCATCGCTGTAATTTACAGGATGAATAAGCTGGTAATCTGTCTGCGACAACAAGATTTTCTTAAGTTCAAGTTTGGTTTTAACCGATCTTGATTTAATAGTTATATTGTCGTTTGCAGATGTAGGCGCGTCAATGAACACTTGATCGTTTACAACTGAGTAAACGTCCGGAGAAAGCCTCTCGCCGTTTATTTCTATATCGACAGTAGTTGGTTCAGGCACTAAAGACAAAGTTAATACACGAGTGTCTAGGTCGTCAGTCGCTACAAATTGATCTACGATAGGCTGTTTTTGTTTATCACCAAGCGACCAGAAGTTTTCATACGTACCTGCTGAGGTAAATCCATTACGAGCAGTTGGGTATCGTTTGAAATAGTAGTAGCCAGGAATCTCAACACTTTCTGTATCGGACTGAACGTAAATTCTATCCTTATCTAAATTAGCAGAGAATACAATGTCAGTAATCTGACCGATACCAGTATAAGTAAGGTACTTGCCTACTTCAGTATTAAGTACTGAGCTGAACTCATTTACTTTGTAGCTGAATAGTTTACTACCCGAGAATATTACATTCGGGATATCTTCTATACGACGGTTTTCTAAGCTGTCTGAATTATAAAGACTGAATAGCGGATCTTGGTTAACGTCATATTTTTGTTGGCCAGAGTGAAGCAAGCCAGCACGGAGCTCGCTTTCAGTTTCAAACAAACTGATGCGGTCTTCAGTCGCCTCATATACATACCAAAATAGATCTTTGCCGCGGTCAGCTACCAGCTCGCCGTCACGTACTGTTACAATGTCATTGTTAAGGAATCTATAACGGTTATTACCTGACAATTCAGGGTGTATAACAACCGGCTCAAAGTCAAGTTGAACCATGCCTTGGCTGTCAACCGAACGGCTAATAACACGGAATACGTTGTCGCGTCCACGGTATCTACTGTTAGCTGCTGCCTTAAGTCTATCAAGGTTGTCGTCATGCCATATACGTGAGCCTTCGTTTGACTCAGATAAAGTGGTGTAGTCAGTACCGGCAATGGCGTCAATAGGTGAACGCAATACAAACACGTTGTCAACTTTAGGATTGAACGTGCCGATGCTGTCAACAGACAAAACGTTGTCGACATAACGTAGCCAATTCGAACCAGTATGGTAAAGTTCAATATCCTTAGTGAACTCTATAATAGGCATACTAGCGCGTTCTGCAAATGTAAACAGCGATAGCTCAGTTGCTTCTTGTTCGTTTAGCGCTTTTTGCTGTGCTGTGATTGTATCAATATGCAGCCAGCCATTAGTGCGAGACCAAGGGTTTTTATCCTTTGCGCCACGCTCAATAGTAATATAGTCCTTGCCTATTACGGACTCTATGGCATCCCATGCATTAGTGTCCCAGCCATCCGGGCCATCATAAATGTTGATGTCATAAGTGTTCGGCGGAGTGCCTCGAGTTTCAACGCCGATTTTAGTAGCGTTTTCATCCCACGGCAAGTACTCCCATGGATCAACAGGCAATACTTGTTTCTCTACTTCTATAAACTCAACATAGCTACCGATGCCTTCCACGATAAATTTCTTACCAGCGTAATCACCAGCGGCAATGTTAGTAAACTCAACTACCATGCCGTTTAACATCTCAAAACCAGCAAGGGTTAAAGACGTGCTACCAATTAGACCTGCAATATCAACATCAGTTAAGTCTGATACTTTAATTGCAGGCATGTTGTTATACAAGTCAGAGAACCAGTAATACCAAGTGTGGTTTACAAATTTGTCAACATCAATTGGCGGAGACCATACGTACTCGTCTGACTCGAACAAGCGTTCATGATTCTCGATATTGCCACCGTTACGCTGCAAATACGCAAGGAAGTCCATGTACGACTTAATATCAGTCGGCGTAGTACTTGTATCAGTGCCCGAAATTACGCCGGGCTCTAGCTGATATGCGTGTCTAAATTTGCTTAGCTCTGGTTTATAATAATCCGAAGTATTGTCATAAACACTGCCTGGACGCTGGCCAATATATGCCTGGAAATACTGTCTTTCTTGTTCACTAGATAATTGGTCTATAGTTGAACTAAACAGTTTTTCCATTACCGGGGTTCTGTTAACCGCCGGTAATTTATTGATGTTGTTATTTTTAGCCATAAATTATGATCTTTTTCTCATATTACCTGGTGTGAGATCGTTTACAATCTCAACGTTATCAACTGTGGCAGTTGATATAAATAATTCGTTTGTTTCAGCCTGTACTTTAAACAAGTCACCAAATGTGCCAGTTGCTTTTTCAGGGACAATAACAACAGAACTAATCTTTGTAGACAAACGTTGATGTATGAATGCCGACAATTCTGTGTAATAAAAGCTATCACCGAAATTCCAGTTAGAAATTTCAAAGTATTCATCTATAGCCTTTATAACTTCTGTTTTAATTTCGTTATCGCTTACCACCACGCCCGGTATTTTAACTACTAGGAATTTCGCTTGGTGTTCTTTATTAGCTTGTGTTCCGAATAGAGTTTTAAACTTAGCAGGACGGAATACAATCTCGTCACTCATCATTTTGTACTCTTTTAAATCACCAAACTGTATACCCAATTCACGCATTGTCGGGTAATCAGGAAACTCACTAGCGCTACCGTTTGATCGCTTCCAGCTCTGCACTTGTGCGTAATATCCACTCGTCAAAACATACATATCAACTATGTTGCTTGGACTAGGATCTATACGGTGATCAGTTGGCGCATAATGGATCCATCTAAAGTAAACAGGAAGCGTTTCATCGCTAAAGGTATTTACCGCAAATGATCTGCCCCTTTTTGCCGAATACGAAGTAGATTCAACAATATTTGACGTAACTGTTTCACCGTCTGGAATATCATCAACATGTTTAATTAACGGCAAAATATAAAACGTATCTTCTGACTCAACATAAACAACCTTGTTCTCGAAATTACGAGCAACCGTAAATTGGGTACGTCTATCAACTGCGCCACTAGACACTATAGACGCAAACAAAGTCATATAAGAATAATCAGGCATTGTGATCATTTTAATATTACGAATACGCTGGCCGTTAAATTCAATATTAGTCCAGTCAATTAAGTTAAGTTGGCTAGTTGCGGTAATATTAACAATGCCGCCTACTAATACATTTTCGGACTCGTTTCCTTGATAATCAATTACAGATTCAAACGCAACTTTAGAAGCAAGTGGCACAAAGTTATCAAACGCAAGTGGGTTTTCACTTACACCGTCGGCGTTTAAATCCGCAGGTGTTATTTCCACTCGTCGGTTATTAACTGAACCATCGTCGTTTAAGTACTGTTTTACTACGTTAAAAATAATATCATTACCTAAACGAGCACCGTCACTATAAGTAATTGTAACGGTTGATTGCCCATCAGTTACAGGCGGTAGCGAATCCAAATCACTGTCCGATACTTTTACAAAACCGTTACTTACTTCCATAGAAATATTAGTAAACGCGCCGGTTTTAGTAAGCGTCACATTACTACTATTTCCAGGGCGAGTCATCACGATAATATTATCCGTAGTAACTGTGCCATTGCGCCATACTACTTTTGTTTCAGTACTCTGCAATACACCAAAAGAATCATATCTCGGTATTTTCTCTACTGTACCAGTCCAAGTTTCACTAGGGTAAGGACTCGTGTTATCGGCAGTCAGTACAATTTGGTCACGGCGTGCGCGGCCAGTATATAAATCAATTGCCGGGTTGTCACCATCATAAAAGAATGCTGCTTGTTGGTAGCTTTCAAATACGTAACGATCACCGCGCGTAATTACTCTATATTTTGTTAGGTTATTTTCCCTAAGTGACTCAAAGTAAATTAACCAAGAGTTTTCACCTGTAATTTCAAAATCAGCATTAGGGTCAGCTATATTTTCAATAATGTACCACTGTTCTTCAGTAATATCATAGCCTAAACCAAATGACTTGGTATTAATGATATTCTCTATAATGTTAATTCCGACACTATCGGTGATATTCGAGTTGTCACCAACTGTGCTTGAAATTGTTTCATAAAGACTTGCAGTTGTTCCGTCCACTCGTTGTTTAATTCCGGTGAAATATGACGAGAAATCAATATTCATTCTAGGAATAATACGAGTTAAAATATAACCAGCGGGTACTTCTTTACTCAGCGTAATTGGTCCACGAGTTTCATTGTCCGACGGAATACCAAAACGAGTTAGGCCGGTTACGTTCACATGTATTTTATCAAACGAATCGTTCGGGTTTACAAATGTTAATGCCGCGCCTTGTTTGATATTAGGCAAAATACCACCATAGCTACTTGTGTCCTGCGAGGACAGGGTCACATCACTATTACCTCGTCTAAAATATAAGTAGCCGTAGTTATATTTGCTCAAGCCAGGTTTCGTTTTCCAAAGTACCGGAACTTCGGTATCAACCACAAATGCGTCTAAGCCTGCTTCGGGCAAATAACTCGCAAAGAAAAAGTTTCGTAAACGATAATTATCCACAAACGGTGACACACGGTTAATTAATAAATCCCGAACTGGTATTTTATTACACTGGGATGCGGCGACAGGGATATCAAATATCTCTTGTTCTGGCTGATCACGTTCAATAAACAATACCCCGTCGTCGCCTGCTACACTTAAATTTTTGACATGGCCTGTCGGATCCGCTGTGTTAACGTATCTACTATGGCCGGCATATGTACGGTTTACAGCGTGAAGCTTTTCAATCTCGTTGCCCTTTTGTAGAGGTAGTGAGTTGTAATCTTCACCGTTTACCATACGGTTTTGAGTGTAATACACAGCCGGTGCGCGTTGCTTAATATTCTCAGTTGTTTCGGACGGTGCGCCATTATCAACTGTATATTCCAAACTAGCAGTTACCGTAAGTGTGTAAGTTTGTTGATCCTTACCTATATAACGAAGCGCTATTTGTATATTACTCGCGTCACTAGGGCGGATAATAACATTTTCGTTCTGTGACTGGCGGTACCATACTCGGTAGTTACCCTTCGGCATCTCGCCGTTTACACCGTCGCTGAATTTCAAACTTACCGTATCATTTAAGTTAGTAATTTCAGAATATATCTTGCGCTCGGATGCGCTTATGCCATTGTAACTAATATTCGTGCCAATATCAGTCGGCACTTTAGTCCATTTCTCAATAACTTCTTGAGTTGAACGATCTATTCGCTGGAAATAAACGTCTTGGTTATTGATGTTCTGCTCATTAATATCCAGGATGCGGTTAGGCACAGGTGATGTAAATTCAAAGCTAGACGATGTTAGGCTGCCTTGTTTGAAATATAAGAAAAACCCGTTGTTAATTGAGCTAGTACCTTGCCCGTCATTCACATACAACATGTGGAACGGGTCAGCTGGGTCCGGGTGTCTCTCGTAAACATAACCACCATCGTCGAAGTTGGCGTTGGTGATGTTAAGTGGCAATGATCTACCGTTTACGTTAATGTCAACTGAGTAGTTATCTAGCGCGGTTTCGCTTGTGTTTACTGCGTATAATTCGGTAGTTTCTCCACCTACTTGGCCTGACTTTAGTGGTCTACCAAATTGGTTAGTAGTTAGAAAAGCTGCGTTTAAAATACTAGTAAACTGCTCAATTGAATCACTGTTATTCGCATCGTCCCAGTATACGTTTGTGCCTTTAAGGTTTCGTCCAGCTGAGTCATATACGTCTTGGCTGGTTGATACTGATCTAACGCGCAACAGGCCGCGAGCAGGTATGTTACGGCTAGCTTCATAACTAAGCATACGAGCAAGGCGCACAACAGAGTCACGACGCTCAGCAGTATCGAGAAAGTTTTCACGAGTGTTCATGTCAGTACGAAGCGCCATCGACGTTGTAACGAAAGCTAACAAGTCAACAATAGCAATTAGTTCTGAGCTTTCTACGAAATCGTTAAAGTCTTCCGGATAGTGCTCGTTTATATACGACAGCAAATCACGTTTGATGCCGTCGAAATCATAGTTTGTGAAGTTAACGTCTTTAAAACTGCGAAAGACTTTTAGGTAGTCCTCTGCCGCAAAAAGTGTTGATTGACGTAAGGGTTGTGACATGCTGTTAAATTCCTGTATTTTCCGTATATTCTAGGTATAATTGGTCGGTTGTTCCCAACGGATCGTAATTGATTGTTGCCGATATCAAGATAGAATGATCGCCTACTTGTATTGACACTGACACCACAGTTACACGCGGGTCTCTGCGCAGTATTAATCTGACTTCATCTTCTATGGCGTCTACTACTGCCTGTTCGTTTGGTTCCCCCAAATACAGGTGCAGGTTAGACCCGTAACTAACGTTACCGATCCTTGATCCACGTCGGGTTGTCAATTCATTTAGAATATCGCGCTTCACTAATTCGGCATCCGTTAAAGTATACGGTCCCGAAGTTTTGTTAATTGTACTGAGTCCTTTGAATCTAGCCATAGTCCTGATATCTTGCTCTTTAAGGATATTTAGTTGAAAAAAAATTCAAAAATATCTTGACAGGATATTACTTTGGCACTATTATAGTTTTTACTTTTTTACTTTTCCACAATAATAAGAGGTTTAAAACCCATGTCAGTTAAAAAGTTAGCACAAGAGATCACTGATCTTCACTCTCGCTTTGCAGACTACAACAAGAAACACCCTGGCCGTCGGTTCCATATCATCAGAACCGGTAACAGCAACCGCCCACAGTTGCACTGGATTATTAATGAATTCGGTGTTTACGATTCAAAGTCAAAGAAGTACATTCTGGCGTACATTAATCACTTTGATGCTCCTAGCGCAGTTGAAGAAATGCGCGAATTGATCACTTCGGCTGAAAAGGAAAAGTAAGTCGAAGTTTACGTAAAAAAGGCGCTTTTAAGCGCCTTTTTTTATCCCCGTTTGTCCGTCTTATAGTCAGGATACCATTTTTCTACATCACCTGTATTTTCATGCTCCCTGCACGGTTCACGTGTCATAAATCGTTTAACGATTGTTTTGATTTCTTCCGACATGTAACTCAACGAAAATACCTTATTACCGTCGGGTTTTAGTTCGCCCAATACGTTGTATTTTTCATTTAATTCAGCAAGTTGTATTTCATCGGGTTCGACAGGATCAACAACCATTTCTTCGTTTACGTCTGATCCAGTGCCGGCAGCGCCTACGCCAGATGCGCCCGGCGACACAACGGCAGCAAGGAAGTTAGGTGCACCGTTACCATCTAAAGTGTCTTTAACGTTCTGTGCCAGTACCGAGCCAGCCAAGTGCGTTGTGCCTTGCAAGCCTATTTTGCCAGCGTTAAGACCTACTTCTGAAGCATCTATGGTAGATTTTCCGCTTGATGTAACCCCAACGGTACCGTCAGTGGTAATACCTATTGACCCTGCCATGTTTATAGTTGAACCAGAGCTCTTAATAGTTGTAGTATCACCAGTCACGCGCAATGACGGTGTCTTAGTTGTTATGTGCTGGTCTACTTCTGTAACTGAGTTGCCTTCTATTTTTACGGTTACGTTTGCTTCTGAGTATGTATATGAATCCATTCTGTAAATTGTATGGGTGTTTTTACGGTACTCGGTTTTTACTTCATCTTGGTAAACAAAGTTCGATTTCTTCTTGATGTCACTACGCAGATCGTTTTCAACATAAATGTCATAATCATTATTAGCCTGTATCTTAATGTTGCCGCCAGCGCCTTCTAGTTCCTCAGCAACTTCGCCTTTATCAGACCCTTTGTAGTCTTTAGCGGCTTTCAATTGCATATCGCGTCCAGCTTCAATATTAATATCCCTGTCAGCACGCAGGTTAAGGTCTTCATGGCTTCGAACACTTACTGATTTTGCACTGAAGATATCCACATTACCTGTTTCACTTAATTGTATCCAGGCATTACCATCACGGTTATTAATGTAAACAATGCCGTCAGTTTCACCTATATAAATTTGTGCGCCTGAACGGGTGCGTAACCTCACAAACTCCGAGCCTTCTTCATCACTCAAAACAAATTGTGATCCACCCTTTCTACGGATAGGTATTTCTTGGGTGTCTTCTAGCTCAGGATCTAGTTGATGCTTGGTGGTTGACTTATATATTGCCTCGCTCTTAGACTGTGAGAAACTAGGCTTATTACCCTTTACAGCATAATATTCTGCATCAGCTGCGGGGTCAGTTATGCGTGGGCCAGGCGTATTCATGCCATATATTTCGGCAGCGTTTGAAGTCATAGAACCAACACTCGTAGGCCCTCTAACTTGGTCATGTATCAAACCACTTTTACGCAACCCTGCAGACAAATACGGTTGAATAGGACGATTCTCATCTCTAAAACTCTCTGTAACAGCCGAATAAAGTTTATTGTACTCCGCAACGGGCAACGGTGTACTTTCTGAATTGGTGCTGTCATAGAACCCGTCACGTCTTTTATTGGGTTCTTTGGCTGTAACAGCGGGTACCATATTATGTGAGTGGGCTTCCGGTATACAAGCGAACCAATATGCTCTGGTAGTTTTACCCACAGCCAACGCAATTAATACTTGGTTATTAATATCAGGCGGCACAGCCCAAAAGCCGTAGCTGGACTGAGTATCAACATACGACTGGTGATCGTTACCAATCCAGTCTAGCGGGGTGGATCCGGCGAAAGGACTTGCGTAATGGCACTTTATCCAACCGTTTCTGTCGCTGGGTGCTGATCCCGAAAGCTCAGGCACGTACACCATTAAGCTGCCGTTTCTACGAATATCACGGTTGTCCTTAACTTGCCCTACATAAATGCTTTGGTTGTTTTTACCGGGATAATGATCACTAGCATCAGTAATCATATCCGGCTTGTTATTCTTTACACTTCTCATATTATTCGTCTACACTCACGTACCAACTAGCAGGCCTTACAAGATTTAATGTTTGTGTGAAATTACCTTCATCAAATACATGTGTTACTTCTAAAACTCGATATACATTTGTCATAGCCGGGTCGGGTTTTGTTCCTGGCTTATTCTCGTATGCCAAGTCCTTTTTCATATTGTTAACTTGTAGATAAATGTACTGATCGTACGGCAAATTAAAACTAAGCCAATCAGGATCGCCTTGTATTTTAATCTCACCTGTTGCTGCAACATCAAAGTCTTCAAACAACTCACGAACAATACTTTCGCTTTCAATTATTACACCGTCACGAGTGTCGCCTATTACTCCGTGCGACTTTTCTTTCTGGTCAGCTATGTCATATACATACGACGGCACTGTGTTGAAAAACTCAGCGTCACTGCTATGCGACGGCGTAGATTTGGTTGTTACCAGATTAGCAGAAGGCGCGGTGTCTGATTCAGCTGTGGTCCTTACGTCATTTGTCTGTGCCTTTTTGCCCGGTGCGTTAACCGAGTTCATAAATTTACTAAGGTTATCCGGGCGCAGAGCTCTATGCCAGGTGAAGTCAATCTCAACGTCAAAGTCAATTACAGATTGGTTTTTACCAGTAAAAATATAGTTGTATTGTTTATAAAGATATACACCGTATTGGGTGTATTCATTACTAAGCAGAGACTCTTTCCTAAAACGCGCAGGCCCAGTAACATCAACTCGTGCTTTTCTACGCTTGCGCACAATATAATAATAGTCGTAAATGTTCCTGTTAGCGTCTTCTGAATATGACACTGGACGTACATCAGTCTCAATAGTGTAGTAATCAACACTAGATAAATTCCCTGACTTCTCCTTTTTGGGGCGATCCACTACCGCATAATGCAAGCGAGTATGTTTCATTAAGCTGCGAATAACAGTAACAATGTCAGTCTTGGAATTAACTTTAAGGTCTTCTATATTGAATGCTTTATTTTCAGTAGACTTGGAGTTAATTGCGAATTCCAATTCTTGGTCGTTAAACCCTTCAAATATTACGACTGATTTCTCGCGCAATGAACTCATGATAATATTGTATTTTAGCTCGCCGTCTGATTCATTAAGCACGCGTTGAGCTCGGTGCTTGGCAGTTTGACCTATCTTTTTAAACAGTTCGCCTTCTTCGTAGTTTCCGTTACTGCCGGTGGCACCTAAAACATCCTTGATAGATTTCATCTTCTTTAGTTCTTGGGACGTTATAGTGACTTCATAATCTAGATCTACTGCGGTTTTTTGCAGTGCAAGCGAGTTAAGGCCAACGAGTTCTATTTCGTATTGTGAACCGTTGGAATCCATCTTAGTGCGTATTCTAACTACTTTAAATCGTATTGTTTGTTTGGATATTTGCTCAGTACCAAACTTCACAACTTCAGGCGCGTTGGTTGTAGATCGTCCTGTAAACCAAATATTAAGATACGTAGGTACCGAGATAGGACTGGATCCCAGATCCAATGTCTTAATACCTTCTATGATTTTTTCAGGAAGCGTGCACCCGTTAGGCTCAGTAATAGTCATGCGTGCCTTTATAGAGGGCATACTACTTTCAGAACCAGTGGATGTATGGATTGTTACTAACTCAAACTTAGAGATGATCAGTTCACTGGCGCCTGTTTTGGCTAGCACATATTTGGATCCACCGTCGTCGGGTAAGTTACCCACAGATGTAAGGTCGTCAATAACTGAGTACCTATCCATACGTAAATCACCCGCAGCGTCCAAGTCCAATTTAGCCATGAACCATTCAAGGTTATACATGTTTGTGTGATACTTGTAAAGCGGGTTACCATCGTCTAGTACTTCGCTACTTTGTTCCCTGTCTGTTTGAGTAATATCATCATCAAGAGGCACGTTTTGTCGGCCGCCCGAGTTCTCGAAAGCAGTAACTTCTTGACGTCTATTACTTTCATCAACAAGTGGTGAAAAGTCATTCCCCGTTTCTGTCACAGTGAACGGGTTAAACGGATTCGGTTCTACTTTATTATTACTCATATTTGAATGTTGTCTCTGTTTGGTACTTTTATGCTTAGGCCAGCCACAAAGTCATGTATAGGATCTTCGATTAAGTCCTTGTTGTGTTGCCAAAAAACCCAGAATAATCGCTCGTCACCGTATAGTTCACTAGCCAATAAATCAGGGCGTTGATGATGTGCATTAGAAATGACTATTGTCCTATCATCACGGGATTTAGCTATACTAACCGGCTGCCACAGATCGCGATAAAAATCGCGCAGGGGCGTGTTTTTATAAGGGTTACTCATTAGTAGAATCCTTTAATTGCGTTTTGTCCAGTCGCGTATTGTTCTATATCAAAATCAGTGAGTGACTCGTTCGCAGGGTATACCGGCGATAGGGTAATGTTTATGGTGGCTTTTACTTGTACTCGCCCGTACTCAGTATCCACATAATCAGAATCCTGGTTGTTAATCGGCACGACAAAGTTCTTCATAACTACTGGTACTTTGTTGTAGATGAAGTCGCCGTTAGAGCTAAACTCTAATATTGGCGGCGGGGCGCCTGCGCCTTGGCTCTTACCTATAAAACCTTTAGTCACGGTTCTACAAAACTGAATCGCGCCTATAAAATAATGCGCTTTGTGCTTAGTGTTGTTTACGAACGGTAGCACCACTGAAATGTCGTTTACTGCACTACGTTTCCAAGAATAAATGTTATGATTGGTATGAACCAAATCGTTGCTGGTGTAGTCAGCCTGAGCACTGATGTTTATCTCGGGCGGTAGCAAAAACGCGATGCCGTTCCTTGATTGATCAGGGTTGGCTTCGTTTCTAGACGACAGGAAGCTCATAGGTTCTTTCCCAAACCACTCCCCATATGCGTCATTTTTTATAAATAGTCCACCTTTGCCGATCACGTTAATACTCCATTTTCTAATATTTAGCTATCAAAAAGTTGCATTCTGTTTGGGATCTATGCTATAATGTAGAAGATATCTTCCCGCGCACAGATGCGGAATAAAAACAATAATAATAAAAATCGAGGATATAATGTCAAACACCGATAATTCGCACTACCTGAAAAACCGCGAAATGACAGCGGAAATCAACAAGTGCAAATACACTTATTGTCATTTCATTTCACCAGAATACCAGAGATACGAAGGAATTCTCGAGGGTTCGTATAAGGACATTTTCTCTAAAGCCGTAGACGAGGATGGGGTCGAGTTTCAACCGCATATCGTAAAAGCTGTTAAACGGTACGCTAAAAACAAGCGCAACGAAACAGGCCAAGTAGTGGCTGTTGAAGATGTTGACTTGAGCGATGTTGTTTTCAGAGTAATGACTGACGAACACATACCTACCGACGAGACAGGCGAGCCCATAAAACTTAACTTCCCTGCTTTCAAGCATTACATTGTAACCGACTTAGAAAAGGAAGAGGTTAAAGAAGTGGGTAAGAGCCACCACTCAGACGAAAATACGTTTTCGATGACACACGGCAAAACTTCCAATAAACTGGGAGAGATTTACCTACTTATGGTTAATCGCTATGGCGGCCGCTATAATTGGCGCGGGTACTCTTATCTTGATGATATGAAAGGCCAAGCACTTACACAATTAGCAAAAGTTGGCTTGATGTTCAACGAAGCTAAGGGCACAGATCATCCAAACCCGTTTGCTTATTACACTACTATTATTAAACGTTGTTTTAGTAAAGTAATAAAAGACGAGAAACGAGTGAGCGAGATTCGCGACAGCTTGTTAATGGACGCAGATCGTGACCCAAGTAACGCTAAGCAACTTGAACTAGAATCAGCTTACCGTAACCGCTATAGTGAGGACGACTAATGGATTTTCAGCAGTTCGAAAGATCTATTATTTTTACCGATATTCACTTCGGGTTACGCAACAACTCGGCTACACACAACCAAGATTGCCTTGATTTCTTAGACGCGATGATCGCACACGCGCACGCCAACAATTGCGAAACTGCCATTTTTATGGGTGACTGGCATCACAGCCGTAACCAAATAAATGTGAGCACGCTCAATTACACACACCGTGCACTGGGCAAATTAAGTCAGAATTTCAAGCAAGTATTTTTCATAGTTGGTAACCACGATCTATTTTACCGTGACAAACGTGATATTCACTCAATTCCTATGAGCGAGCTGTACCCTAATATCATGCCAATTACTGAAATTACTACAGTAGGTAACGCTACATTTGTTCCTTGGTTGGTCGGCGACGAATGGAAGAAAGTGAAGAAGATCAAGTCAAAATACATCTTCGGCCACTTCGAAATCCCAGGTTTTAGAATGAACAATATTGTTGAAGTTCCAGACCATGGTGAAATTAGCTCGTCCCACTTTAAGTACTCTGACTGGGTGTTTTCAGGACACTTGCACAAGCGCCAAATTAACGGTAACATTATCTATACCGGTAATTGTTTCCCGCATGATTACGGTGATTCAGGCGACACTGATAGAGGATGGTGTACGCTCACTGATGGCGAAAAGCCAGAGTTACACAACTGGGAGGGTTGCCCAAGATTCATCCGCTGTAACCTTAGTGAAATCGCAGCGGATCCTGACAAGTTCCTTATTCCGAAAGCGTATATTAAGGCAGTAACTGATGTTGATTTAAGTTACGAAGAAGTCGCGCATATGAAAGAAACGTTCCAGAACAGCTTTAATATACGCGAGTTCAGGCTAGTGGCTCCCAGTGAATCAGTTGACGGTGATTCTGAACTTACGCAAGAAGAAGAATCCCAAAGTGTTGACGAGATTGTAACAAAACAAATCGAAGACCTTGAGTCTGATTCTTTTGATAAGAAACTACTTTTAGACATTTACAACGAGCTGGGTTAACCAGCTCTAGGAGTTACTATGAGTTGCACACATGAAAGACAAGTTGATCCTGAGTGGGTGACGGAAACATGTAGCTGGACAGGCGAAGAAATTAGTCGCTGGGAGTACCACGAACCAGTTTCAACCTTTGTTGACGTATCTACTCATTCATATAAATGCACCCAGTGTGGCGAAGTGTTTTATTACTCACAACGCGGGAAACAAATAGAAGAAGGCAAGCTTTAATGTCATTGAACATTGAATATTTAACTATCAAAAACTTTATGTCAATCGGTAATGTAACCCAGTCTGTACAATTTAAAAATGGTGAATTGTATCTTGTACTAGGTGAAAACCTTGACTTAGGCGGTAATGATAACCGAAACGGCGTGGGTAAGACAACTATTGTTAACGCCCTTTGTTATGTGCTTTACGGCAAGCCACTAAGCGGGAATATCAAGCTCAATAACTTGATAAACAAAACAAACGGCAAGGGCATGATGTGCGGTGTGTCGTTTACTAAAGATGGCAAGCGCTATAAAATAGAGCGCGGTCGTGGTCCTGCTGTGTTTAAGCTTTATATTGACGACAAAGAAGTAGAAGACACTGACGAAGACGACAACCAAGCGCGTGGCGAGAGTAAAAATACCCAGGTCCAAATTACCAAAATCCTTGGTATGCAATACGAGATGTTTCGTAATATTGTTACAATGACAACCCACACAGATCCTTTTTTAAAGATGCGTCCAATTGAACAGCGTGAAATTATTGAAGAGCTGTTGGGTGTGACAGTGTTGTCTGAAAAAGCCTCGTTACTTGCTGACATGAAGCGTAAGACTAAAGAACTAATTCGCGATGAAGAGGTTCAAATTAATGCTGTCAAGAAGTCAAACGAAACTTTCCAAAGCAACATTAAGTCGCTACAAACTCGCAGCGTGGCATGGGAGCGATCCAAACAAAACAATATCAACAACTACGCAAGTGAACTAGAAAAGCTTGACAACCTTGATATTGATATTGAGCTTGAGGGTCACAAAACGCATGCAGAAGCTCGCGAACACGCGTCAAAAGTATCTACTGTTACAAACGAGTTAAGACACACCGAAAGTCAAATTAAGCGCCACGATACTGCTATTAAGAAAGCGGAAAAGCAGTTAGCGGGGCTAGATCATTCCGAAGAGTGTCCTACGTGTAATCAAACAATAGGCGCTGACATCAGGGATCGTTTGCGTGATGAAGCTAATCAAACAATTGAAAAGCATGCAGCTGAAATCACTACTTTAAGTGAAACTTACGAAAAACAAGCTGCTGAGCTCAGTAAGTTGAATGAAAAGCAATTCATCAAGTACGAACTAGAGTACAGATCGTACGAGGAGGCACTAGAGCACAAGAGTAAAATAACAGCGCTTGCTGACAAGCTCGAAGATGTAATTAGCTCAGAAAACCCGTACACTGATCAAATACAGCAACTACAGGACGAGGGTATCCAAGAAATAAACTACGATACGCTCAACGAGTTAACTAAGCGTTTAGATCACGAAGAGTACTTGTTTAAGTTAATGAATAACAAAGACTCGTTTATTCGTAAGAAAGTCATTAATCAGAACCTAGCGTTCCTTAACTCGCGTCTTAAATCATATTTGGATCAACTATCTTTACCACACCAAGTTGTATTCCAAGCAGATCTAAGCGTCGATATACAAGAACACGGGCGTGACTTAGACTTCGATAACCTTAGTAGGGGTGAGCGAACACGTTTAAGTCTAGGGCTTTCTTGGGCGTTCCGTGATGTTTTTGAACATATGAACACGTCTGTAAACGTGATGATGATCGACGAACTATTGGACAACGGGCTAGACGTCAACGGTGTTGAGTGTGCGCTCCGTACTCTTAAAAACCATGTTCGTAACTCTAATAAGTGTGTACACCTTGTATCGCATAGAGATGAGCTTGTAGGCCGCGTTAATAATACTATTAAAGTAATTAAAGAAAACGGTTTCACCACAATAGAAGACGAAAGCACCACTGACGCTTAAATCTTATTTCTTGTTAAAAAGGCAGCTACGGCTGCCTTTTTCATGTATACTAAATACCACACAAAGCATGCTTTTTAGGTGACATAAATGAAAATAAACGAAATCACTGAAGGTTATAGTTACCTTCCGAAAATTGACAGAGAGCGCTACCAAGAGCGCGATGGTCTTGAAGGGCCAATAATGACCCGCAGCGGTAAAGTTGTATACTATGACCCAAAAGCCGGGCAGCACTATGATCCAGATACTGACATTTACTTGTCGTATGACGAGTTTAATGCACTAGATAATGCTACCGGGCCTAAAGCAGAAAGCATTGGCGCGCCGCAGCGTGAGCCGGAACCGATTGAGGACTGGGAAGAGGATCTAATTGATCCAGCCACCGGCGAATATTACGACGACTTGGACGAAAGCGACAATGCTGAAGATTTGTTAAGAGGCAAGAAGTGGGCTGACGAGCGTTATATAAAGCGTAGCAACGAATGGTTGGCGCACGCTAAAGAAAACTACAGTCCAGTTTCAATAGCGTATATTAAATGGGTAATAGCTAACGGGCACTTAGTTCCTAACTCCGAGTCAGTGTTTTTGGGCTGGACACGCGCAATGAAGGTTCCTAAGTCTAGCGCAAGCCAAGTATGGGGTGAAGTTTTTAAAACTAAAATGAGTCCTGTATTACTGTCCAAGTTAAGCGAGTCTATTAACGAAACTATCGACAACGAGGGCGAAATTGTAGATCTTTACGCTAAGTTAAAAGACTGGCGTGCATCTGCGCTTTCTGGGTATGCCCGAAAAGTTGGGGTACCGGATGATGTAGTCAACCCAATTAAACGCGATGAAGAAGAACTGCTAGACGAAATTATGGGGCACTTATTCGGTGATGACTGGATGATAGTCCTTATGAATAAAGAGTTAGTGTAGTTTTTTAAACTTTTTTTGAAATTATTTTCAAATAAGTCTTGTGTTTGAATGTCATTTTGCTATTATAACGATGTAGGCAATAATGCAGACAA